CCCCGAGAAGGAAAACATGGCTGGACCGGCGGGTGTTCACTCCCGAGGTCTTCGGAAGATCAAGCGTCTTCTTGGTCGCAAGAACGTCTCGATGATTTTCACTAACCACACCGGTGAGAAGCCTGGTGTTTCTTTCGGTAACCCGGAATATGAGAAGGGAGGTAACGCCCTTAAGTTCTACTCTGATATCCGAGTCCGCGTTGCCAAGCGGTCTTCCAACGGTCAGGGAAACACCCAACTTCCCTATCCGAACTTCCGGTCTGCTGACAAGGGTGGTCTGGTCAAGGAACGGTCCTGGACCGGAAAGGGCAAGGACCGCTACGGGTATGCCCACCTTTCCATCAGGAAAAACAAGGGGTTCTCCGGTGGTCATCAGGCGTTCATGCGGATCAACACCAGCACGGGTGGTGGTCCTGGGGTGGGCCTCGACATAGCCTATGACATCTTCCAATGTTTGATCATGACCGGTCAGGCTGAGTGGCTAGGCAAGCAGCGCATTTCTCTCCATCTTCACAATCCTGTTTTCAAGGATGGGGAGATGAAATATCCCCGCATCAGGGGGTATTACGATGTCAGCATGGATTGGACGACGTTCTGCGAACTCATTCACAATGGCGGCAAGGGTAAGAAGAAGGGGCCAAATCTGGTGGAACTTTGGAGACGCCAGACTGTTTCCGGGTTTGCCCTTCAGCGATTCTTTGAGGCCGAGGCAGAAAAGTGAAGCCTCACCAGGCTCTCAACACGGCAGCAGCGATCGCAGCCAGAGATGACCTTGATGTCGAGTTTGAGGTCTGCGAGGACCTTGAAACCGTAACGCTGATGGTTACGGTTCCCAGAGGTCAAGCCACTCGCTTGGGCATCTGGATTGACCGAATTAACTTCTTCGAAGCTCGGGGAGTGTTTCCAACGGTCAAGGTGCGGGGGCGCAACACTCTACATATTGAGGCCCTGGTGTCAGCCCGTCGGGAATCCGGGAGTACACTAACTATGGTGGCTGAAGCTTTGGGTATGGACGTCACGGAGTATAGTGACTTGGAACAGGGGACGCGTGTTCTAGCCCAGGCGCATCACTTGGAGCCAGTGCTGTCTGTAATTCGAGGCTCCTCTAATAAGGATGGAGTTGTTGCCCTTCCTACTAGGAAGTCTCAAGAGGATGTGGGTCGGGACCGGTCGAAAGGATTGTCGGAGGATGACCGTGGCTAGACACCTGTGCCCGCACTGTAACAAGATGGTGAAGACCTTTCCTGAGGCCAGAGCAGTCGAGGAGGGTAAGAGGGAGAAAGAACTTGGAGCGTCTCCCACTCCGGACCTCGACAACGTGTTTGACATTCACATGCACGAGGGAGAGGAGTGCCTTGGTACCCATACTGTCTATGTCCCTCCAGAGAGGCACAAAAATCAGTGCATGGCCGAGCCAGAAGCAATTCGTCCTGTTCCAGAAATGACCGCCCGTGAATATCAGATATGGCGGCGAAAGAAAAAGAGGAAGGTCTGATGGGCGTTCGATTGCTTCACACTGCAGATATTCACCTGGGAGCACTTCGCCGATTGGATGTCCCCTTTCAGTGGAAGCTTGACCGGTACAAGGGTATACTGGAGTTCATCTTCACTACGGCCCGGAAGAAGAATGTCGATTATGTAGTGATTGCTGGTGACATATATGACCACAAGGACCCCCACCCCAAGGTGAGGGACATTTTCCTTGAGGCTCTGCTCAAGTATGACGAGCGCCCGATTGTCATCATTCCGGGGAATCACGACGAACTGGAATCCGGGTATACCAACCTCCACAACCTTGCCATCCTCCAAAGGGACAAGAGGTTGCCGCATGTCTTCTTCACGGAGACCAAGCCCCGCATCCTCCACATGCCCCGATGCACGTTCGTTCTGGTACCTTGCACCGAGGATGATACCGGGTATGGCCGGATGGTCGATCGTCTGATTCGCAAAGTGGAGGGTGATAACCCCGTCGTGGTTGTCGGTCATGAGATGGTGGCTGGGGTTACTGATGACTCGGGGTGGAAGGCTCGGAAGGGTGTCCGCATCAAGAAGAATGACCGGGTGACATACTGGGCCATGGGGGATATTCACAAGCGTCAGCCCCTGTCTGGCCTCAAGAACGCCTGGTATCCGGGGTCTCCAGCCCAGCACAAGTTCTCGGAGCTTCCGAACAAGGGAGTCCTGCTGGTGGACCTCGACCACCCTACCAGGCCGAAGCTCATTAAGAACAATCATCCTAAGGTCAAGAAGCTTGTAGCCCTGGAGACTGACGACCCGAAGGACCTGGAGCAGGTCGAGACGGATTCTTGGGTGCACTTGAAGACCTCCAACATCGAGGCCATGAGGTCCTGGCGAGGTGACCTCGTGCGGAGCACGCCCCGAAAGATGCCGAAGGCTGAGGTACAGAAGATTGAGACAAATGACCCTCTCACTGGCCTCGGAAGGTGGCTGCAGGAGAGGGTCGGATTCGATGAAGAGAAGGCCAACCGAGCCGTTGATATTGCCCGAGGGCTGGTCTAGTCCTTCAAACGAATGTCCCCCGCCGCCGTGATTTCGTTCTTGTACTTCGCCACAATTTCATCCATCTTGCTCGTGGCAGTGACGTCTCCGGTCACGTTATGTGTCTTCACCACTTCTTTTTTGCTGGGGGCATAGCTCTCGCCATACATCCTGCCGTATTCCGAGATGAAGTCTTCTAGGCTGCATCGCTCGTCGTTTGTAACGACTATGAGTTCCCCGCGCCCATCGAAGATAGCACCGCAAGTGGCACTTTGCATCTCCTGGATGGCCCCCTCCATACCGTAGAAGTCGCCTTCGGACTCAAATGCTACCCCAAAGCCATTCATCTTGCTCATTTTTCTAGCCCTCCTGGCTATGTCCTGAATCTGTTTAGGAATCCTAGTCCTCCATGCCTGCCCAGAACCTCCGCAAGGACGCGAACCCACCGTTCAACTCGCGTTTGGCAGCGGGGTTCGAGGTCTGGGCGTACAACTCAAACTCGGGGATGTTGTTCTCTCGAACGTGCCGTTCCATCCAGGTGAACACATGGCGGCCGTCCGCCCCTCCGGGGGTCCCAAGGTCGTTGTCAAAGAAGACCCCAACCAACTGGGAGTCGGGGTCTTCGAATACCTGAAGGTACTCCTCCTTGAAGGCAAACGCATCCTTTGCCCAGACCACCTTTTCGCGACCTGGACAGAAGGTGTCCAGCAGGTCCTTGTAGGCGTAGGACTTGGGGTCCCTCATATCATCCAGCCACAGAACGACCTTCATGCCAGCCCCCAGGTGAAATTTACGGAGTCGTATTCGTCGTACTCCAGCCAACAGTGGCTCATGCCGTCCACTACCTCGCGGAGGTCAGACAGAGCCTCCGCAGGGTCGTTGGGGAAGCTCGGGAGGGGCTCCGAGTGTTCCTTGGACGACACCACCTCTTCCTCATATTCGTTCAGAACCCGAACCTGCTCGTGGGTGAGGTGCATTGTGAAGGGGTGGAGGTCGTCGGTCGGGTCGAACTCTACGTAAACCTTCAGGATATCGACCATGGGGTTCTCGGGCGGGCCACTGGTCTTCCACTTGTCGTATCCGGGAATGCTGTCGATCATTGCTACCTCCTTGTATACCCATTATAACATGGCATGCAAGGAGGCGCAAGTATGAGGATCGTCTAGAAGTCCACCGGCGTATGCCAGCCGATCTTGGTGGTGTGGTCCCGCACCGCCTTGATGACGGCGTCAGCCAGGGATGACCCTCGGTCAGGACCAAACATCCCATCGAGGACCACCTCTGCCTTTCCACAGATGGTTGCCCAAATCAGGACTGCAGAGAACTTCCCGTCCTGCCTCCCAACCACAACGAGGGTTGCTTCCCACTCCCCATGGCTGGGTTGAACCGTGGTGGTGTAGCCATGGCTGGTGATGTTTCCGCCCTCCCCAACGACGTGGGCCAGGTGAACCAGGAAGTCGAACAGACGTTCTCCTTCCCCTTCGAACCCGTACGAAAGGTATTCCAGCATCTTCCTGGACTTCTTGTCCTTGATCTTCTTGATCGAATCGAACATACTCTCTCCTTTGGGTGCGGGTGCTATTCGATGAGTCCAACAGCTTTGGCGACCCAACCATCGCCCATGTGACTGGGGAGTGTCTCGGCGTATTCCTCCGCTTTTTCCTTTGTGGAACGGCAAACGAGACGCACGTCACTGTTGGTCACCAGCGTGCTTGAAGTACAAGGGTAGCCGCCAGATGGCAAGTCCTCGACGATGAGCATCTTTGCCTCTGGATGCCAAATCACGTAACCAAAGACCATTGGTCCTCCTCAGATTGGGTGTTTCTCAAGTCACTTGGACTCGACGAGCTTCTTGAACTCGGCCATCAGAGTGTAAGGGATGACTTTCTTAGACCAGGTGCGCCACTTATACTGGTCGGAGTTCAGAGTGTTGAACCACATGACGAACTCTGTCATAGATTCAGACATTTCGCCCCACCGGCCGTGACAGTCCAAGGTGAGGGTCCGGCCGGTGGGGGACTTCATCTTCATGGTCCGGCGATGGCTGTAACCGTCGAACCACACTTCGACGGTGCCCTCCTTGTCGGCCTGGCGGAGGCTGACGATCCTGACGACATCGCCAGCATAGGTGGCCAGCTCGGCCACGTGTTCGGCGGCGAACTCTGCTGCGTCATCGCCCGTGGGCCGGAAGAAGCGAGTGATGTCCTCAGCCCCATCCACGCTGTACGTCAACTCCCAGAGGGGCCAGCCATCGCGGTTCATAGTCTTCATGTTGCCTCCTTGTATAACCATTATAACATGGCACAAGGGAGTCCGCAATACCGCGATCCTAGACCCCCATTTCGGCACAGAACGCCGTCCACCGCAACCAGTTCATCAAGCGGCGATGGGGACCCCAGTTGTGTCCCTTGGCCGCCAGGGTGAGACTCCGCCGTCCGAAGCTCCCGAGGATGCACATGACGTCCCCGAGGCTCTTGCCCTTGGCGTAGAGGCGGACGTATCCGTGCTTGTTCCACACGCTGCAGTCGCCGGTCATGGCGGCGACGGTCTCGGCGACCTCGATGTGCCACTTCTCGGACTTGTTGGCCAGCCAGTGGTTGTAGGTGGCCTCGACCACGCTGAAACGGGCCTTGGCCGCCTTGTGCTGCATGTCGACTACCGCCCGTCGCATCATGTCCATATCCCCATCCCACCCGATCCGCTCCAGCTCGGCCACACCCTGGGCGGTCTGCTCGACGTCCTTGATGGCCTCGACGGCCCGCTCCCTGGTGACGTCATCGACGAGGTTGACGACGGGCTTGGTGATGACGGTGTTGTACATTTTGGATTGCCTCCTATACCAGTATTATAACATGGCACGTTAAAGGTGGCAAGTGCGATCCTTGCGCGATCCTCTATGCCGTGCTACAATCGGGAAGGAGGTGAAACGTGAAGTCAGTGTTCATGGTCAGTCGTTTGTACTCGGATATGGAGGACCACGAGGAGGTTCGAGGCATCTGGGATGAATTCGAGGACGCTTTCGACGCCCTAGAAGGGATGTCTCTCACGTTTCCTGTGCTTCAGTGGTGGGAGATCACCGAGGTTCAGGGCTCTGATATGGAAGTAGTGGGGCGTTTCCGCCGAAAGGTCAACGGAAAGTTGTCCAAGAACAAGGCTGATTCAGAATACTCCCCCATGTCGGTCACATCGCTGGCCGAACAAGCTGGTCTTCGTCGCGACATGAAGGGCGACGGCTGGTATTGGGATGGGACATGGAAGGGTGACCTTGTTGCCCAGGTCCAAGAGGGTTGGAATTATGGCCTTTCTCTGGTTCCTCTCTCCGGGCAGAATTTGACTGAATGGCCCTGGCTTCTGTCCGATGGGATTACAGACCAGACCCTCGATAACTGGAAACGGACTTCTTGCCGCTCTATCTATGATAGTGAGAGGCTTGCGGTCGTCGCTGCTCGGAAGGTCATCAAGGCCCATGTTCACTTCTTGAAGGCGGTATCAGGCACTCTCTGATACCCCCAGTATTCGGGAAGCACCCTGCGGGCCTATGAAAGTTTGCCTTCTTGGTCTTACCAAGGAGCAACTGGATTATATGGAGAGTGTCCTCCCACCCGAGTATAGATGAGCCCCGCTGCCTGAGACCGGAAAAAGGCAGCGGGGCTCACAGGAAGATGTTATTACTTGCTTTCGAGAGCGTCTATATCGTCCAGGGGAGGAGGTTCGTCACCGATTGACCAATCGACCTCGCAGCTCCCGCCGACACAGGCAAGCTCTTGACTGCCTTGCCCCATGTCTTCCTTCTCATAGAATTGGAGGAGGTTGTAGTCCACATCTGGGAAGTCCTTGACCAGGGCTTCGTACTGCTCTTTGGTGATAGCCTCGTAAGGAGCCAGACTGTACTTTCCGCCATCATAGGGTAGGAAGGATAGACCCGTGACGTGGTTCCAATTCTCGAACAACCAGTCACCAACCTCATCCCACTCATGGTCACGGACGTAGACGGTAGCAGACTGGTTGTGCCCTCGGGTAGATATCCAGGTTCTCATCACCTGGAGGTATCGGTTGAGCTGACCGATCGCTCCTTCGTCGTCCCGGGTCATGGCACCTTCCGGGGATTTGACCGGGAACTCAGCAACCCAGGTTGGGCAATCGGCGTCGTTCCAGGACTGATACTTGTTGTCCTTATGGACGGGGACACCAGAGTCCCGGATCAGCTGGAACAGGGGGTCGGTAGCCGACACCCGAACGCGTCGGATGTAATAGGGAGCGTAGCGGGTATGGAACCCAGAGGCGCAGTCGAACAACTGGCTGCTGTTACCTGAGGGCTTTCCACAGGTAACACTCTTCGGTTCGTTGATTCCCAGGATACCCGAGGCTATACTGGCGGTGGAGTTGGCAATTGTGTTGAGGGCCTTCATGGCGAATTCGTCGGTGGATAGAGCCGGGTTATCGCAATGGCCAGTGATATCCACGCCAAGCAGGCGGTCCTCTTCGCAGTGCTTTCTCCAGGCCGGGCGAAGGTGTGGGAAATCAATGAAGGTAGACTGGATGGCCCCAATCCAGGTGGCGATGTATACCTTCTTGGCCATGGTGTCGACGGTGTCCCATGGGCGCATGATGGCCGCGCTGAGGTTGCAGAATTGACCACCACCGCCTTCACCCGTCCAGGGGTTCGTAGCCATGGCGTAGCGGAGGAGAATTTCACCACATGGGTTGGACCTCATATCGGCGGTACCGCGCTCTGCTACCTTGGCCGGGGGCAAGAAGTAGAATCCACGCTCGCCGGACCCAGAATCACGAAGGGCCTTCCACTCAGTATCGAAGATATCCCGGCTCGGCTTTTCGGACCAGAATGCTGAATTGTTGGCTAGGAACCGGTGCATCCCAAACCCAAGGTAGGCATCCGGATGTTTCTCCAGATACTCGGCCTCGGTCATTCCATGCTCCTCCATGAGGTGGGCCTTCTCGTGGTCTGTGACAACCACGCCTATCTCATTAGTGACCTGGGAGAGATGCGTGGCATATCCGAATCCGCATTCCTGGCAGATGGGGAACTTCTTGGCATCCCGCATTTTGTTGTCGGTCGGATCAGAGAAGGAGATAAGAGCAGAACGGCGAACACCGGATGCCACAACAATTTCGCCAACCATGCAGGCAATATCGTTGCACTCGACGGTGAAGAGCTTCCGGCCGATGGCACCCTGAATGACCTTCTTGGTGAAATTGAGGAGATTCTTGAGTGGTTGGGGACCGGAGGCACGACCACCCTTGGTCTTGAGACGGGCACCAGCCTCGCGAATCTTCGAAAAGTCGAAGGTTATGTCTCTGCCCTGGTACCAGGCAGTCATACCCTTGGTGAGAGCATCCATCCATCCCTTGGTGGTATCTGGTATCACCATATACTCAGGGGGAACGTCTATAGGCTTCGCCACAGTAGGGAGGTTGTTGACGAATTTGGATTCAACCGAGTATCCAACCCCAGTGCCCATCATCAGAACATATAGAAGCTCACCAAAGCTGGGCAAGCAATCCAAGGGAATGAAAGAACAATTGTAGAACATTGTGTTGTCACGTTTGGCGGCCGGTCCGGCACTCCAGAAGGCGCGCATTGACGGGGCCACTTCCATGGACAACAAGGCGTTCTTGATTTCGGTCAGAACCTCGGCGGGAACTTTGGGCCTTTCTTCCTTGATGAACGTCACATAGCGCTCAACCGATTCCTCGAAAGTCTCACGGCGCTGGTCTTCCTCTCTCCAGCGAGGGTAAGTTCGAGTGAAGACGAATTGAGACAGGGCGTTTGGAAATTGAACCTTGTGCTCTTCCACTGAAATCGGTTGAACCTCTTCGATTCCGGCGTCAGACGAAGGTGCGTGGTTCATGGGAAAGTCTCCACTCTCTGTTGATTCAAGGGATGTGCTGAAAGAGCGATCCAGACCCGAAGTTTAGTCGTTTCTCCGCATCCGAGGGTCGCTTTCGGTACCTATTAGCGGTTGCGGCTAGGGCAGCGTCCCTGGGCCGTCAGTCCTTCATCTATCGATCACTCTTCCTCTTGATGAAGGATTTGCTCAAGTCTACCTTTCTCTTTGTTTTGTGGGGGGTCTTGGACCACAAGAACACTCGGCGACCTGCCGACTTGGGACTCTCGGTCTTGTTGAAGCAGACCTCTCTGGCCCAGGGACAGACCTCTCGGAAGTTGTAGGGGTTCTTGGCATCGTCGTATTTTTTGCATGTGCCAGGGGGCAAAGTGCCAATTCGGATTGCCTTTTTGACCCGGGGCACATTCTTTTCGATATCGGCTAGACCACCCAGTCGCGGGCGACGGACTAGAGGAATCCAGTAGCGGGGTTTGGGTTTGTCGCGAAGGACGTAGATGACTAGAACCACCTTGAGGTGAGGGCCTGGTGGCATCTTGGCTTTCTCATCGATGAGGATAGGTCCATGCCTCTCTCCAGGTTCCGGGCGTCCTCGCTCCCTGACCCGAGCGTATCCAGCATCAAACATCTCGTGGTATATACCCACCTGCTGTTGATGCTCCTCGGCCGGGCCCTGCTCCTTCCTCTTGGCAGCCAATGACTGACCAGTCGTCTTGATTTCCAATTCGAACCACCCCATCTTATGAGGGAGGACGATGATACCATCGCAGTGCCCGAATTCTCCAATTTCGGGGTTGGGATGAACCAGGGAATATTCAACGTACTCGACCAGGTCTTCGCAGCAGACACCAGGAGAGGTCTGGTTCAGGTAGACTTTCCCGCAGTGATTGCACTTCCATGACCCCCAGAGGAACCCAGCCCCGCCCAGATACCTTTGGATAGAGGCGTGAACCGCGGTTCCGATGTCTGTGTAAAGAGTGGCCCCGAGGGACCATTCCTTGGTGGGGCACCGGTTCCCTTTTTTGGCCCAAGCGGTAAGGGCAATATCCCTGTAGCAGAATGGTAGAGAGGAGGCTCGGATTTCAGCCCTATGAGGAACTTCAAGCGATACCTTCTGGTCGATTACAGGCTCGAACAGAGAAAAGATACGACTACGGAGCGACTTAAGCATGGCTACTGACCGCAGCCACGCCGAGGGCCATCGAGGTTCTGACTACGAAACCGGCATCAAGATTCGGTCCCTCCTCGACACTTTCGGTATCGACTACCGAGTCAAAAAGGAAGGAAGTTTCTTCTACGTTCGCTGTCCGTTTCACAATAGCACTTCCAAGTCTTTGTGGATTCATCGGGGTGGTCGCAAGATCAAGTGCCACAGGTGCAACCATGAATCTGATTTTAATGACTACGCGGTCAAGGTGGGCCTTCCCAAACTGAAGTCTGATGGACCTGGGATTGATGGCCGGTCCTATATCAAGCGTCGGTTTCAGTCCATGGATAACGTGAATTTTGCTGACGTCGAGGAATTCACGATCCCGCGAAACACTTCCCCGTGGAAGGGGCCGTGGCGTGGACTACCAGAGTCCTTCATGACTCGGATTGGTGCCCGTAGGATGCGTGATCGCAGGGGCGGTCGGCGGGCTATGTTCATCATTACTCATGAAAACGAGATGGTGGGGTACACTGCCCGTACGGTAGAAAAGGATGGAGACCCAAAGTGGCTGACGTCCAAGGACCTTCCCACCGATACAATGTGGTTCATGCTGGATCGCATCTCAAAGGGACCAGTTTTGGTCATCACCGAGGGTCCCTTTGATGCCCTCCGTCTTTTGCGGTACGGAATTCCAGCCGTGGCGGTCATGGGAGCCGAGACATGGTCAGCTGCCAAGACTGATTCCCTACTTATGCGGTCTGGGCTTAGGCATATAATCGTCGCTGGGGATGGGGACCACGGTGGGGAGGCCCTGTGGGATGCGGCCAAGTCTGAGCTTGAGGGCCAAATTGACCTCATTGAGTTTGCTGCCCCGGCCAAAAAGGACCCAGGTGACGCTCCTATCTCTTGGGTCAAGAAGCTCCGGGCCAAGTGTGCAAGTTTTGGGGCTAAGCCAGTCAAAATCAAAAAGTTGAAGGTGGCATGATGGATCTCTGTCTGTTCGTTGGGGTTTTGATGGTAACAGCCAGTGCTTTGCAGCCTCTCGTGTGGGTCCTCCGGAGGTGGATACGCACTTTCAAGGTTGACCCAACTGACTTTGACCGGGCGTACTTAGATGGCATTCCAATTCAGCGGGATTCAGATAGCGTTTGGACCTGGCGGTATGTGGAGACTGGGGAATTGCTGTCTGAGTTGGATACAGAAGCCACCAACAAGAAAGTGACCGACCATCTGTTCAACGGTCGCTGTGGTGGTGTATCTATAGCCAAGATAGGCGGGCATCTATCCTGCCCTAAGGAGAAATAAGATGGAACAACTTCTTGCCCATCTCATTGGAGATTACATTCTCCAAAACCACTGGATGGCAAACAGCAAGACCTCGAACAGTTGGGCGGCTCTACTACACGTGCTGCTCTATGGTCTTCCATTTTTGCTGTTGGTTTCCAATGTATATCAGTGGTTCATCATCATTGGAACTCATTTCATCATCGATCGTTGGCGCCTGGCCTCCTACTGGATTGATTTTTGGGGCACCGGAAAGGAAGGATGGTTCACGGCGGCCATTATGCGTACCCGCGGCTTTGAGAAGTCCGGCGGTATAGGATGGAAACGTCATGTGGTGGGGGTTACGTATGAACAGCGTTCCACCGCTCCTGATGCCCCCGATTGGCTTGGCGTGTGGCTGCTCATTATCGTGGACAATACTATGCACCTCACTATCAACTGGGCAACATTGCGTTGGATGGTTACATCATGAGTGACGATTCCGTTATACGACTTGACCAATCATCATACTTGGATGACAGTGTATTTCTGTCAAACAAGATGTGCAAGGGTCACTACATTGGTCCTGACAACAAGAAGTGCTGTTGTCCCCAGGGCCGATGCTGGTACAGAGAGCAAATGGACCGCAGAACAAAAGGGCAGAAGGCCATCCGACCGGAGGCATGGGATGGCCTAAAGGATTAGTCCTTTTTGGTCCAAGGCTTCAGCATGTCATCTAGAAATGACCACATGTGGTCCATACTTTGCCCGGCGGTGTGGGCTCGTTTGAAGATGTGGTGTTCCCGGGCGTAGAACCGCATGATTCTCTTGTTGCCTTCCCATACAGCTAGTTGGACGTTTGAAATGCGGTCAGCCAGTTTGAGGGTCTGTATTTGGCTGTCAAATTTCATATGGTCGGCAACAACGGATACTGCTTCAAGACGGCTCATCTCTTCGGGCATAGTCACGCCATGGACCAGCCTGGCCATATCGGTGCCGAAAGAGTCATGGACCTCGTCCAGTTGAACGTGGGTATCCTCGACTACATCGTGCAGAAAAGCAGCCCTGTGGATCAAGGTATCCTCGCACCCGAATTTCTTAAGAGTCCAGAAGACCTGGTCCAGGTGCATCACAAAAGGAAACCTTTCAGCATACAGCTGGTCGCCATGGGCAAGCTGTGCAAAAGTTCTCACATCACGCATGGTGTAGTCGTCACCCATTGATCATCCGCTTCGGCTTGAGGAGGATGAAAGGAACGTCGAGCATCCAGTTATCATCCTCAATGAGCTGAAGCATGGAATCGATGCGGTACACAGTATTCTGAACAACCGGATTGGGATGACTGGCCAACCAAGCTCGCCTGGCTTCGAGATAAGCCTTGGTCCATCTCTTCTCATCCCCACCACGTGACGGAGGTAAGGCAGCGAACCGTTTTCTGATACGGGCGATGCCGTTGGATCCAGAGTGGATTGTACTGTCATAACATACTAGCCAAGATAGGGGGAGGGTTAGTCCCATATCCCATGCTTGGCTGATGGCTGGGTCCCAATAATGTTCGTCGAACACTTTGTCTTGGGCGGCTTGCATCAGTGGGTCCTCACCCGCAGCCTGAAGAAGGTTCATCAATTCCTTAACCGATTTGGGGAGATCGTCAGGGTTAGCCTTGGTGGTTTCATCATCGGCTAGAAGAGGAAGGTACTGTCGAAGCTCGTCAGCATATTTTCCACCATAGTCTATATATTTCATGACTATTTGGTCCAGGGCTCCGCCACCATCGGTGCTTTGATGCTTTCCGTATGTGATACCAGCCCCGTCATCGAGGAACACCACCTTCGAGTAGGAGGGCTCGGAGCTTCCGGTCTCAAATACACTGAGGACCTGGTCTATGACTTTCTTTTTCTCTTCTGGAACCGGATGCATGGTCTCTTCCTCAGTAGGAGGTTTGGTACCATCTACAGCTGTCTCGGATATCTCCAGTCCTCTAGAAGGAGCAGGATTGGGGGTTGCACTAGGGGGAGGGTCAGGCAGGGCCTGCGGAGCCTGCGGGATTGGAGGTACGGAGTCAGTGGTTGGGTCGTCCTGGGGTTGGACCAGAAGGTTGCGTATCCAAGAGCACATCAGGAGGATCCGATTCTATCGGCCGAATTCTCCCAGGCGGCACGGAGAGCCTCGACCGAGGTTAGACGGGGTACAGTCTTGTGGACTGACACCGAAAAAGAAATTCCGGAGATCTTGTTGGGGTCATCCGCTGATTGGACAAATGATACCCCCTCGGGCTTGAGCTTGCCCTCAACCGTAATCATCGGAAACGTAACCGAATTTTGGCTGATGATGAGATCGTTGGAACGACCATCCTCCAATACTCGTTCGCTCTCAAGGAGGAGAGCCATCAAGGCATAGAAGGTGTCGAGACCATCCGGGATACCCAAGCCACCGTCTGTGAATCGAAGGGGCAGAGCGTTGCCAGTAGTGAGGGTATACCGAATCTCGATCTCATCAATAAACTTGCCGAGACTCTCGGCTCTTTCGAGACTGGCCTGGGCAGTGTGCTTAACCTCACCACCCCCACATTTCTCTAGTGCTTCTCGGGTGGGTATGGTGTAGGAAATTTCGGTGGGATTCAGGGCCGCATACACGAAGATTCCTGCTTCTTGTTCACCGACTCGGGTGAAGATGAACGGCTGCCGGCTATAGAAAGAGGAACCGGAAGACTCGGCATTTCCGAGGCTCTCCTCCCTTTCTTCCTGCACGTCCGGCAGCCGCTCGTTGAGGGCAGCAATTACTTCGTCATCAAGAATCCCACCGGGAGAGGAACCGAATTGTTCATCGGCTGCCTCCTGGGACAGGCTTTCCACGGTGATAGGCAACACTTCAGCCAAGATTCACCTCCTACAAAAAGCCTGCCCCGTGAATACTCAGGGAGTAACGCTGAGCTGCTTCATGGCCCAGTCGGTGATGCGGGAATTCACCTTACCGGATTCCTGGTCGACGACAGTACCGTGGCCCACCAGGTACCCGAAGTCCTCACGGCTCAGGTCACTGGCCATGCTCTTCAGCTCAGCTAGACCACTCCGTACTGACTTGTTCTGTCCGGCCTGAATCGTGGCCATGATGTGCTGAACGCGGCGATTGAGAGTAGACTCAGCATCCTCCTCGCCATCATCATCGGGACGAGTGAAGTCGATTTCGATCTTGCCGGAGGGCTTGGAATTGAACCGATCCAGACCCTTGGCCTTGGTGTTCTGGCCCTGTCGAGACTGCAGGCGGTCGATTTCATCCGCGGCATCAACGTCATTCAGCAGCTGCTTGGCCACCTTCGGACGAACGGGAACCAGAATGCCACTACGAATGTAGGCCCAGAAGTCCCGAGACTTCATGAGATTCTCGGTGGAGATGACATCGGTGATCTTGATGGGAAGGTACGTGTCCGGGAAGTTGATAGTGTCGCTCTCTCCGTCCTCACGAGGATAGGAAATCATATGCACATTCTGAGGAATGGAATTCTTCAGGTACACAGGCTTCTTGGCGTTCAAAAGTCGACGCACGAGCTGCTCGTTGCTGTCGCTGCCTTCGGTGGACTTTCCGGGGATGATAGTACGCATTTGCTCACCTCTTGTTAGGTGTGCCGCAACTAATGAGGTAAACACCCTCTTTTGGGGGTTTGTATGCCAAAAGTCCGAGGAAAGGATGGAAAGTATACAGAGAATATTTCCGAAGAGCAAGCCAAGATACTGTATGACAAGGCGGTGAATGGCATCAGTCTTGTTAAGCTCGGAAAGGAATTGGGATTTTCTGATGCCTATCTCAGCAAAAGGTTTCGGGATCTCGGATGGGACCTTACTGGGGACCGTAATCGCTCTTACAACAAGGTTGGGCAGGAACTCTGGAAACGGCACCTCCGTCGAGAGATGTCTGTGGCCAACCTTGCCAAATCTGTGGGTCGGTCCGAATACTGGCTCCGTCACCTCTGGCGCCGTATGGGTCTTAAAAACCCCAATCCCCCCGGCATGTCCGAACAGGATGTGGAAGACTACACTGCTGCTTTCCATCGGTATGTGAAGAACGTTGCCATCCAGTTGCCTGTCGTGGCCGGTGAGTTGGGATGCCACCTCACCACTCTCAAGAAGCGATGGTACGACCTTGGGTTCAAACCCCGCCAGGCTCGTCTCGACTATGCTAGAGACGTGGCTAACAAAACCTTCACTCGGGACCTCAGTGGTTTGACCCTGCGCGAGTACTCAAAGAAAGTAGCCAAAGAGCACGGAACCACGTACACTACATTGGAGAAATTCTGGGTTGAGGGGGACAACTTCATCCATGAACCAATATCCCCCAATAAGATTCGCGAGCTTTTCGACCGTCGGTATATGAACAACGAGCGAACCGAAGACCTGGCGGCCGAAGTCAACCTTCAGCATCACTCTCTACGCCAGGCATGGAGACGGCTAGGGTTAGACCCAGCTAAGGCTAGGTGGGAAGCCGACCAGAGGAAGAAGTATCCTTATTTTCGGCGAGCATGGGCCATGCACGTGGATGGATATACTTGGCAACAGATATATGACCATGTGGGGCATCACATTTCCAAGTGCCCGGTGTCCTTCCGGGCCTCGGTGGTTGCCTGGTACAAGAAGGAGATTGACAACCGGGACCCAGAGTTACCCGACTCCTCTCTTCCATAGGCGGCCCATATCGGTGAGGTCCTTTGAGTGTTTGACTCGACGGAAGTGGGATCGGGCATAATCCATAATTTCTCGGGCGTATCCCTGTCGTTGGTGTTCGGGCAGGGTGAACACCCGGTCAATGGTGGCAGTCTGTTGGCCTCTGTAGGCCCTTTTGGATCGAAGGGTCATGCCAGATACAGGCTCGTATCCCTTGAAGTACTGGATGACGTGAAAGGTACCATCCTCACTGGTGTGGTGCCAAACATTCGAAGTATATGTCTCTACTTCTATGGCTTCTTGACCTCGGGGCCACCCGTGCACATCCGTGGGGTCGTCGTGAAGAAGGTCAGGGTAGAACCCGGCTCCGGGCAAGTTTGGTGCTCTGCTGCGTTCCTTCTGGCGCGGCTTGCCAGTCCTTGGGTCAAAGCCCAACTTAACCCGAAGGTCCCACCGTCTGCTCCAAGCAGATTGACGGTGTCTCCTAAGGCGATCTTCTTCTTCGACCAGAAGTCGTGCTTCCTTGTCCCCCTTACCGGATTCAACGAAGGCGCTATCGATAAGAAGGTCGAAATCCCCTCCATATCTTTTGGAGACGATGTTTTCTAGGGACTTCTTGGTGGCTTGGTATTCTGAATCAATTTCGTCGAATTCTTCTTCTGCATCTCGAAGCCAGCGAAGGTCCTCGGCGTCGACAACAGCTTGGCGTATTCTATTCATCAGATGAGTCCGATGCCGTTTAGGAACCCGATGTAATTGGACCCCAAGGTTGAATTGATCTTGAACACCGTGGTCTGCGAAACACGGTAAGACCGGGGCCGGACTGCCAGGGTTCCCACCCGGCGGTTCTGCCGTAGGAAATCGGTTTTGACCTTTCCGAGTTGCTCTTCGAGGGCAGACCGATATTTGTCCAGTAGGCTCTCGATACCTCCGGTCTGATCCTGGTCCAGAGTAGTCCGCTGACCAGAGAACGAGAACTGGAGGTCAACCGCAAGGCCCAGTTGGCCCATATATAGCCACCATGCCGCCCCAAGGATTACATAGGGCTTGAATTGGTCTGGTACCACCCCGGTCCCACCAGCAAAGATGGTAGGGCTTGTACCCGTTCCGGGTGTGAGCACATACTGGGTGGCCGGGAAGGTGGTGTTAACCAGCTGAAGTCCCATATCCAGAGCACCAAGAATATCGGATTCATCGTACCCCTGGCGAGTGGTATACCTCTTTTCGAGTTTGTCCACGATGTACCGCACATGGGGCGTATATTCGAGGATGTTGCTGGAGAATACCTGGGCTATTTGATATACGAGGTCCTTAGGGGATATCTGGCTTTCCTGGGCCTTCCAGTGAATTTGCCAGATGCCCTCATCCAGGTCGCCTAGGGAAATGTTGGCCGTGGTTTCTGCCGGAATGTCGTAGTAGTAGACATAGACACCTTCGGACACGACCTTCTTGATGTCCCCGTCACCGGACCCGACAGAGGTGGAGTCCACGATGATGTCGGTTTCACTTCCGGACCGGAAGACTCGAAGTGAGACGGAGTAGAGGTCGACCGGAGAGTGGAATATGACCTGAAGGTCATTACCCGAGACCACCGGGTACATCCGGCTTTGATTGCCGGCCTTAACGACGTTCGGGTCCTTGATGATGAAGGTGGTCCGGTACGTCTTTTCGATGCCATTGGAGTCAGCAACGATGGCCGCAAATTCCCATGCCTGGTTGATGGCCGTAACCAGGGAATCAGGAGGAACATCAAAGTCAAAGGCCCACTTACCGGGTACCCCAGTGCTACGAACAGAAGGTGGGCCGCGGGTTAGGAACACCTGGCCATCAGGGGCCACCAGTTGGACCTTCGGATATTCGGCCGTGTTGAATGGGATAATGGGGATCGTCTGGGCATCATCGGCATAGAACCCGAATTCGAACGTCTTTCGAACGCCCCGATAGGCGACTTCTGCGGTATAGGGGGTTGACTGAGATTGGGGCATGGTTGCTCCGGTATACAGATGAGGCCAGTCTCAATTCGAAACTGGCCCCTGTAGGCAGGTCATTCCACAACGTTCACAATTTGAAGTGTCTCATGATTGCCGTTACGACTTCTTCCTCGGTGTAGTCGTAGGGGTCGAAGTCCTCTAGGGTATGCACAGCATTCTCGATGTCAGAGGCGATGCTGTTGTGCTTGCCCTTCAATGCCACAACATAGAACGCGATATCTCTGGGACCATAAGTCCCTGCCATCACAGCCCAGTCTCTTCCTGACTTGAAGACACTTATGTAGTCCCTGCCACCACTACCTTCGGACGCTCTAGCGACGTCTTCTTGGGAGGGGTTATCAGGAAGTGATTTGAACTTCTTGCTGGGGTTTCCATTGGTATCATATATACCAATACTCCATTCTGACGCACTAGCTTGGATGCTGTATTTTGCGATGACTTCTTTGATGCTCATGGTCTACCGCCCTTTGGAAATGAATTCTTGAAGAGTCTCTTCGCTCATGCCAACATACAAGTTGGTCATGAGCCATGAAAGTTGTCCTTCCCGGTCCATGTCTAGGAACTCTGCACATTGCTTGGAATCCCCACCAAACATGATTTCGCAGATTTCGGAATCCGTCATTTCGAGGTCCTTCTCGGCCAGCTGACGCATCATCCGGAGTTTCGAAGCCTCAATGGCGTGCTGGGCTATGGCCCTTCTGACCTTTGAACTTGGAGGAGGAGGGTCAGGTCGTTCGAACTCGGTTGGACTATCTAGAAGTTCATCCCAAGTCACATGGCCTTCGAAACCATCAGCGAAGCGGACCAAGTACACTCTGCCTCCTCGGTCCTCTACTGATGCCTCATCATCCAACTTTCCGAATGGCAGCGGCTCAATGACTGTCACCTTTTGGTGTGATCGATACCACAATTCTGCATCACCGGAATCATGACTTTCGAAACAGTGGTATTCAAACCATAGCCTCTGGCCTGGCTTTCGAGTGCCCTTCTCCTTGATGCTCATGACCTGGCTCCGATGAGAGACTGGACCTTGCTGAGGGCCAAGTCCTTTTCAGTGAACTGGAAGATTTTGCTCTGACGCTTGCCGGTTTCCGGATGCCGCCTCATCAGCTTGACTTCCCAGGTCTCGTCGTCCTCCAATAGGACAAGAGAAACCTGACGACCGGAGGCCACCGACCGCCACAAGGCTCGGGGCTCAAAGGGGTCGTCAAGCTCGTCGGCCACCATCTTCCAATCCAGAGGAGTGGTGGATACATCCTTGACGTCCTTAGGTGTCGACGTAGGCTCGGGGGTTGGAGCAGGCGGAGTCTCATCATCCACTCCGATAGCCTCCCTGCCCTTTTCGGTGAGCTGGACATCAACGTACCGCTTGAGTTCCCGTTCCTGGGTTCCGACCATGTACCCCTTGTTCAGGAGGGACTGGATGACCGCGATATTGAAGGGGGTGTCTCCGCCATACCCGATGATATCCGACCCCGAGGTGTGGCGTAGGATGTCAAGCTTCTTATCAGATAGGCCCTTCGCAGGCTTCTTGCGGATCTTCTTGAGAGTGTCCTTGATGACCTCGGGGGAAGATGGCGCAGGGCTCGGGTCCTCACGGGGGAGTTCGAGCTTCTCCTTGACATCTTCGGGCACCGAAAGGTCGACGGTGGGCTTGTACCCGAACCACTCATAGCAGAGGGTCTTGAACTCCTCCCAATAGACGACCTTAACACCGGCGCTCTCCAGCTGGCGAACCACCTTCTGGACTTCGGCCTTCCCAGGAACGGGCATCCAGAAACCGGAGGTCACCTGACCAAACCGGCCTACAGCCCGTACTTTGCGGATATCGTCCTGGTGTTCTAGAGCGTTGACAGCGAGGTGATGCATACCCTTGTATTGGACGTAGTGAATGGACACCTTGCCCTTCTTGAGGGACCGGCGCCGCTTGCGCATCTCCTGCAGCTGTTCGCGGAGGAGCTTGCGTTGCGGAACCTTGCGCTTCCAGATGGCGTCCCGGGCGTGGTCCGAGAAATCATCCTCGTCGATATCCAAACCAACTCGCTGCAGGTGGTCGATGATGACCCGGGCATCCTTCATGGTCTGGAACGGACGCTGGAAGAACGCGTTGTACCACACAAATCCGAGGGGCCGGAGGTCAGGAGCGCGGTCGTCGTCTGAGTCAATGGTGAGGTACTTGACCCCATCATACTGCAGGAAGCGCAAGGAGCGCACGACGTTGGCCGGAAGAGGTGCTACGGTGGTTTCGACCACTGGAGCCACATCAGGGACCTCCGGGACGTCTCCAGGGGCGTACCAGGTGACCTCACCGAACCCATCGTAGAGGGTCTTGTGCACATGATCCCACTGGATACCAGTGAGCTTGGCAAGGCCAGACCCCCTACCCCGAGCGTGGAAGGTGTGAATGCGGTCGCCACGGGCGGCCGACCCGACCTCACCATCAGTATGATGGACGATCACATACTGGTACGTTTCCGACCCATCACCCTTTTGTTGCTTCTTGGCATACATGGCCAGGATGCCACTGCCCACGGGTCCGACGCACAGGAGCTTGAGCGGACCCGTCTTCTTGCGGCTCTTCATCTTCACCTTGGTCTTCTTCGGCTTCGAAGACTTGGTGACTTCGTCCTTCTTGATCTTGACCGCGGTGGACCCGGATTCCTCAATCAGGGCAACATCGAGGCCAAATGTCTCGGCGGTCTCTACCCAGGCGTCCATGTCGAGGGGTCGATTCCCGGTGTACACAACCTGACCGCTGGAGGTGGCCTCCTTCAAGCCAAGCTTCTTGCAGACTCGCTTGTTGAGCCACTCGAAGCTGTCGGGGTCGGATATCACCAGTTGGCGGTCCATCACCCGAACCTTGACCGGACGATATGCGTCCTCCTCATCATAATAGGGAAGCAGCCCAGTAATGAGATCAGCACCAGGCAGACGACCACCGGCCCGGTCGATGAACTCGGACCCGTACTCAGCCTGGAGTCTCTTGGACTCGGCGAGGTCGAATTCGGCCGCCTTGTTGTACCGGTCCATGTACTCGTCCAACATGCTCATGCTGGTGTACGTCTCGATGTTCTTGATATTCATCGAGATCGGAGGGAGTTCCTCGGTGGAATCATCCTCAAACTCGGAGTTGACGCGTTGGATGGCATCATACTTGGAGAGGAGACGACCGAACTTGGCCACCTCCAATGTGTTCTCCGTGACAATGATATCGATGAAGACCTCGTTGGCCAGAGTTCCAGGGCGATATACCCGGGCGTACGTCTGTTCCATGGCGCCGGGCGTCCAGAGGAGAGACCCACGGATGACCCGGTTGGCCACCTGAAGGTTGTGTCCCTCACGGAGTCCAGCGTCTACAGCACATAGAACCTTCATGTTACTGAAAGGGTCCTTGAACTCGGCCAGAGCGCGGCGACCCTTGCTGTCAGCCTTGAAGAAACCGATCTCGGCTTCGGTCACGGAGCTAGCAAGCATCGGGAGATACTTCTGGAAGTGCTTCGCGGTGTCGACATTGGAGACGAAGACAATAACCTTACCCTCGAACTCCCGACCATCTTCGGTCTTGAGGACATTGGAAGGGTCGGCAAAGTGCTTGTCGATTATTTCAGCTGCCTTACGCACCTTGGGGGAGGCCCGGTCCATCTCGGGCATGTTCTCGATGGCACCACGGATTCGAAGTAGGGTGGCACCCATACCATCGAGCTTTTCCTTGGCTGCTTTCTTCTCCTCGGCGGTCTCTGCGTTCTGCGCCTCATCAATGAGGTCCTGAATGTTGCCGCCCATTTTGGAGTCGGGGGCAGAGACGAATTGGTCAATGCGACCGAGGATGGTCAGCAGGAATCCGTTCTCGTCGATGTCGAGGTCCTCGGCACCGACGTCTTCAGCGAACTCCTTCCAATACTTGGAGAGGACGGGGTCACCCTCGATCTTGGAAATGGTGGCATTATACAGAGCCTCGTAGAGCTTCTGGAGCTGAGGGCTCAGACGGGTGGTGTGGATGGTCTCGGTCCGGTCGGGCATCATGTGCATCCAAGCGGTCCGACGGATGTTCACCATACCATATTCGAGGAGGTCGTTGCGGACTTCCTTGAGCATCTCGGGGGTGAAGCTCACCACCTTGCTACGGACGGTTTCCAGGCTATACCTCTTGCAGAATTCCTCGTGAGACCCGAAGAGGGTGGGGTCCAGAAAGGATGCCGGCCCGACCACATCATCAGGGGTGTTCGGAAAGAGGGTACCTGACCCAACCCGCTTGACTGGGGCACTGGACAAAGCCATGGTGGCCTTGGCCCGGGCAGTATCGATGTTCTTGATGCGGTGACATTCATCGAGGATGACCATGTCCACACCACACTCGTCAGTGAGGAAGGTGCCGCGGGTATATCGCTTGGCCATCATCGGAGTCTTGTTCTTCCGGGTCTTGCCAGTATCGTAGGATTCGGGCTCCAGAGACAGCCACTCATAGGCCACCAGCACGATGGTGTTGGGTGGAGCCTCAATGATGAGCTTCTTAAGAGTCTCAAATCGCTCATCACCCTTGCCCATCTTCCGAAAGGACTGATTGGTGAGACCGATGATGTTGACGTAATCGCCGAACTTGTGCTTCAGCTCATCAACCTGTTGTTCCACAGTATTGGTGGGCATTACAACAGCAGGACGTTTTGCCTTGCCGTTCTTGATGGCAATCATTGCGTCCGAGTAGAACATACTGGTCTTACCAGCACCCATCACGGCCGACACAAAAGCACGGTTCTTCTGGTCTAGTTGAGCACCAGTCTTCGCCTGGTGTGGGAAGAGTTTGATATCCTTCGAGAGGTGGGGAACCTCGGGCATCTGGTCAATGGTAGCGGTTTGGAAGGCAAGCCGCTCATCAGCCACGCGGTTAACGACCTCGGGGCCGTCAATCTTGTCCGCAATCTCCTCAATGTGCACCGAGTTCTTCCAATTGCCATACATGTTTCGACGTATGGCAACCTTCAAGATAGGCTCTTGAAGTCCAGCCCTTTCGGCATTTCTCTGGTTTCGTCGCTGTACCTCGAAAGAGTTGTGATGCATAGCGTTGGCACGACTGAGGAACTGGCTGGACTGAACAAAAGCCGCTGCCCAGGACCCTTCAATCTCAGTCCCATGGGCCCGACAGGGCAGGCCATGCTTCTGAACCCAAGTATAGAACTCATCAACGAATAGGGGGAGATATGTACGGTAGAGGTCTAGACCTTCTTGGACAGTTTTGATGATCGTTGGCCAATGGGTTTCAGCAGTTTCGTCTCTACTAGTAAAACCCCATTCTACCATGTTATTGATTCTGGGGTGGTCGCTTTCATACCTTCCGAATACATTGTCCCAGTGGGTCCGGAACGATTTTTCAAAGTCATACAACGATTTGTCTTTGATAGACTCGTAATATGCTGGAACAGAGATAGCGTCGACAAATCTCTCATATCCTGCGATGAAGGAAGAGAAGATTTCTTTGACCCTGTTTCGAGCCTCTTCGGGACCCTCGGGGTTATCAATGAGAAATTTCACAGACCGTCGGAGTGTGTTGGTATACCCGCAGACATCGAGAGGTATATAGACCGACGGCTCAAGCATAATCTTGGCCTTGCCCTCATCTGATAGAGGAGCAAGGCCGGTAATGTCCTCAGTCTTGATGCGGTCCACCTTCTCCATGGTCCGCATGATGGTGCGATCCGAGAGGTTGATAGCGAGAAGGTCACCAACTGACCATTTCTCTCGAAATACCGTGTGCGGCGCACGGGGACGGGGCCGAAACCGGACTTTGGGCTCCTTGGCTCTCATGGCCGCCCTGAAAGCGTCCAATTCGGCATCGATGATAGTACGGTCAGCGCTACCTAGAGGGAGTTGACTTTTCCGAAGGATGAGTTCCTTTTCCACCTTCTTAAAAGCGGTATCCCATTTGACGTAGCGTTCATATTCCGGGATGTCTCCGGGATTTTTGTAAGAACCAGGAAAAACCCCGGTTTCTTCAAATAGCCGCTCGTTCTCGTGCAATTGGTCAACGTCGGCCTGGTATTCCTCCAGTCGGTCGACCTCATTCTCGATGTAGTAGACGGACCCATCCGGGAGAGTGAAAAAACCGGGCAGCTGGAAACGATGCTGTGTCTTGGGCATCGCTTCGATGGTCGACGGCTTTTCTATACGGCTTTCCCGGCCCGCGAGCTTCTCGCTCGCTGCCGGGGTCTCTTCAATGCTGTCGGACATTTGAAGTATACCTCACATATACCATTGTAACACGAGAGAACGGACTATGCCAGGATATCTTCCTCGGCGTCATGGGTCGGCCTTGGGTCTTCCCATTCGTCCATTTCACTCTCAGACCTGTCATCATGAAGGTCGTTGATTAGGCTTGGGTTTAGGATGGCCTCTTCCCAGATAGCCGGAGGCTCTACGCCCCAGGCTCGGACCTTGTCGATGAGCAGCTGGGCGATGCCCGGGCGGAGGTCATCCGGCCACTGAAGAAGCCGTTCGAGGGTCCACTTTTGAGTCTCTCGAACGGCGTCCTGGTGACTATCAACAAATAGAGCCTCGTTGAAGATCTCAAGCTCGGTCATCACGCACGCTCGATTTGAAGTCCGACATTGACATCGATGTTTACAACACCGCCAACACGGGACACGATGGGAATGATATACTGGGAATACTCCACATCGTTTAGGCGCTCTACAAACGTGCCCTTCCGGTTGAGGAATTCGGCGATGAGAGCCACAGCGTTGGAGATAGGATTGAAAGCATATACCTGGATATCATAGTCAACAGTTGTGGCTTCCTGGCACTCGATGATAGGGTATACCCTAGGCGTTCCCGGGATGTATATGAAATTGTCAGCCCCGGCAGCAGGGACTGACTGGGAGGCCGTTACCGCCTCCCATACGCTGCGAGGTTGAACGCTGTAGGAACGAATTTCCTGGTCATCGACGTTGAATCCAACCCGCCATTCCAGACCCGACCCGCCGACGGTTTCGCCCCGGTTATGAAGGGTAGCGGTAACCACCCCCTTCTTGATGAGTTGGGAAAGCTCCTGTACCTGGCTCAGGTTCATCAGCCCCCATTGGTTCAGAGGCATGAAGTACGGGGCTTTGGCACCGATCACCAAGGAGATAGGGTCTGCACTGACCCGGCCGGCGTGGCCCAAGGTTGAAGTCAGATTCTGCTGGTATTCGGCATTCTGGAAGGGCTGGAAGGCAATGTGCCCAGGCCCAACGTGCAAGACTAGGGAATTGAGGGCTTCCGAAGTGAGGTCGGAGAACCCAGCATAGGAGGTGTCAATCTCCAGCTTGAGGAAGGTATCAGAAAGAGCCATTTTTGGTCCTCACAGAACTCGATAGAGGTGTTCTTCTTTGTTGATGTGGCGAGCCCGGATGGCGGTCTCCACCAGCTGGTTCTCTGGTTCCCATTGGGAGGTTTGGATGACCTTGAACCTTTCCCCATCCAGTACTCGTATGAACATGTCTTCCGAAGTGATGTTTGGGAGTTTTCGTGAGGCTACCGCCTCAATGGTATCGACCACATCCAACAGTCCATATTCTTGGAATTCGATGCTCTTCTCCCTCTTGGGGATGTCGAGAGTTACCTTGATGTCATCCAGGGTCGTGTATCTGAGGTAGAAGAACAGGAACTCCGGAAGCTCCGCATCGGGGTTGATGCGGTCCATCACGAATCTGAACACCAGGGAGTTGGGGCGTCCGAAGGCATCGCGAAGCTTGGTCTCGACAACACTCTTGGTGACTATCACAAATTCAGAGTCAGCCTGTCCTTTCAGCTTGACCAGTGGTGTGATACTGGACCCATTCTGGGCCTTGCCCTTCATCCGCATGGCGTCCAGAACACCCCTATTAGCGCCCAAAGGTACGGTGAGTTCAATATATCCCTTGACCGCTGTATCTAGAAGGGTCAGAGGAACAGGGCGCTGTCCGGACCCGAAGTCAGGGGCTACGTTCACCAAGGTGAGGTTGGGGGCCGTCATGTCTACTACGTGGTGGTTGGTCCCATACTTGTGATATCCGCCAACATAGGCCCGTCCGTAGCAGATGGGACATTGCTTGTCGGCCGCTCCATTGACCCGGTCGAAACAAGAACAGAGCCTACCAAATTGGAGCTTTTGGTAGTACAGGAACTTGACCGGGTCCGTGTCGATAGAAATCCGGGAATGTTCCTGTACCCTCGGGATGAGGTTCTCTCTGATATGCTCAACCACTCGGTCTTCCAGGTGGTCAATTCGTGTGACCACCTGATGTTGGTTGGTCTCATCTCTTCCGCCATACCGCATTCCGGGTCGGAAGATAGAATGAGCCAACGTATTGTCGGCCGTCTCAGTAGCACGTTCTAGGTTTGTTAGGTCGCCATCATTGCGACCGCCGAATTTGGTCATGGCGTCCCACCTTGCGTATGAGACCTACAGGAAAAGGACCGCCCCATGGTCATTAAGACACTATCAATAGACCCGGGGAAGAACAACACCTGGTTCAGTCTGTGGAGAGGTCGCAAGCTAGGGAAGACTGGTCACTTTCCTACCCCCAATACTCCTCATGGGTACATAACCGAAGACCTCTACAAGCGCATTGCGAGGCTTTTTGATGACCTTGAGATGTCCGAGGGTGACGAGTTGGTCATGGAGCGCTACCAGGCCCGTCGAGGCAAGGGAGGCGGATCGGTCAGTGAGTGTGTGAACCTTCTCATTGGGATGTTTGCATCCGAAGCTCGACGTCGGGGTATCAACGTGGTCATCATCCAGGCTGCTGATCACAAGAATGCGTACAACAAACATCACTCCGAAAAATTCCCCAGGGGCCTTATCAAGAAGGCAGGAGATAGGCATGCCACTTGGCGGCCTAGACTCAAAAGATATGACCCATGTGACCACGTGATGGATTCTATGACTCTCGGGGTGTACCGGATCCTTAAGCGGGAAGGGATTCTCTGAGGTAAATCCAGTCCGTGTTGGAGCGTATCATGGACCTGAAAAACTTTCCCGCTGTGAACGTCCTTTTGAAGGATGTATTGAAATCCCGTGGGTTGTCCCCGAAGTTGAGTGTTTTGGGCCTAGAACGCCTGGTCTCTGATTATGGGGACCTTGATGTCATATCTCGTCGGAAGTTGCGGCAGGGCCTTCGTCTATTGGAGATGGACAATGTAGCCCAGGTATTGGAGACGAGACAGGGAGTTGAACTGAAGGAGACAGGGTTCGCCTGTCCTGTTCTCAAAATGGAGGTACTGTCTTCTTGTGAGAATACCAACTGTCGATACAATTTCAAGACAGCTTCTCACAACTGTGTGCTGGTTGAATCAAACAACGAGCCCATGAAGGACAAGGCTGTTGGTGATCTCTTGGGCATCACATCCCAAGAGGTGCGGTCTATCACCAAGGTATCCCTGGGTAAGATGCGAGGGTCTGCCATCGGTGTGGCTCAATCTCGGAGTGAGTTGCGACCTGAGTTTGTGTTCTTCAAAAACACCCAAGTATGTGCTGAGTGTGAACGTTCATTCGATGGCGAGGCATTCTACGAGGAGGACTGCATTCGGATATGTTCTCCCGAGTGCTATTCGGTGCGTGACCCAGCCCAGTCGGTCCTCGAAGCGAAGTATGGTGTGCCCGCCGCGAAGTTGGCGACGTGGGCCCATGATAACTTTGACGATATACATTCCGCTTCAGAAGCGCTGGGTTTCTCGGCAACAGTTTTGACCCGAGCACTTGGGAAATAGGCCCAAGGCCATCAATCACCCAAGCCATATCTTCCACATGGAGAACGAAATGCCCAACGCAGTTGATCGCATTGCTTCTCGGGTCGCCTCCCGCATTGCTACTGATGTGGGTCATCGTGCTGACCTGTCCCTCATCGATACTCGCATGGCGGGTTCGGACCTAGCAACTGTTCTGGTTGCTTTCGACAAGGGGGTGGGCAACCCCTCCTCCGAGGACATCTCGGATTTCATTACGATGTCCTTCAAGGGTCGGATTCGTCCCCACATGGGCACCCTCAAAATCCATGCTGGGTCCGAAGCCGTCAGTCTCAACGTGACTCAAGCCACGGTGACTCGTCCCATCGACGATCGCGAGCGGATGATTCCGAACGGTCCGTCTCGCTTCATCGAGGCCCGTTCCAGTGATGTATGGGAGGTCGCCGACAACGGTGGCACCCCTGTCCTGTACCGGGTGGCTGAGGAGGACCTGGAGTCCATCCTCGCTGAGCGTAAGCTTCAGTCCTCGATGAGCCGGGTTGGCAAGCGGGCTGTGAGCCTTGCTTCTCTCGATCAGGGTCGTCCTTTGCCTGTTGTTGGTGCCCAGGTCATCTTCTTCAACGAATATGGTGAGGAGAAGGTCGGCAGCGTGCAGTCTGAGGCTGACGCTCACGGCATGATAGCCGTTCGCATCACCGGTCGTGAAGAGAACAGCCGTATCCACGTCAATCAGGTTGCCGAGATGGTAGCGTCCACCGAACTGGACCAGAACACTCTTGGAAAGCTCCGTCAGTACTACGCCGAGGCGTTCGGTGATGCTGGGTATGCCGAGCAGCTCACCTCCCGTCAGTCCGTCACGGGCGGTCGTGATGAACTGGTGGCCTTCCTGGTTGTGGCTGGTGCCATGGATGGTGCTTCGGCTCTGGCCTGGGCCGATACTCTTCGGATTGCCTCTGGGAAGGTGCTCACTACTGGTCCCAACGAGATGATCCTTGCCATGCACAATGGTATTGGGTATGAGTGGCAGGTGGACGTCGACAAGCTCGTGGTTGACTGAACAGTCATCCGCGGCAGCCTAGTGGGGTTGGCCGTGAGACCCTTTCTTTCGCCAATGATGCAGGTGGTTTTCGCCTCCTCATTGGCGGACTCGTATCTGGCCTACAGTGAACTCCCGGAGTTTGCTCGTGGACTAGTGGACATGCGGGTCCAAGAGGCGGCTTTGACTTCTGAGGCTGCGCTCCCCTTCGACCGGGCTTTGGCGGACATGAACCCCGCTCCGCCCCAGGTAACCAACCACTACAAGTGGAGGGCCACGAAGCAGGCCCTCGGCCAGCTCCGGGTCCCATTGATGGACCTGGATTCGCTTTTGGTCCATGCTGTTTGGCGTGGTCCGGATGTGACGTCCCAGGACGTGGGGCGCATGGTGCTGACTGTTCGTGCCCAGTCCGGGTACGGATCGGTAGTGGATTTCGTGTCTGACCAAGGAAAAGACGCCTTGGTGGATATAGTCGAAACAACATTCGCCCGGGTGGCATGTCTTCGCGAAGTCATCCGCAAATACCAGGAGACATGATGTCGATCAAAGATGTCGTCGATCGCTACCGGGTGGCTAAGGATGGAAATCCTGCCACGACCGAGCATGAGAAGGACTGGCAGAATTATATGAAGGGTCAGATGAAGGAGCATGGAATCGATGAGATTTCGGACCTGTCTGACAGCGAGAAGAAGGACTTCTTCGAAGAGGTCGATGATGAGTGGAATTCCAAGGACGAGCCTGGTGCCGACGGTAAGACCAAGGCCACGGCTGCCACTCGACTGTCCCATCTCATTGAGCGCAAGCAGGTCGAGGCCGCCATCCCGGCATGGCTGGGGCAGGCAGGGGCCTACCTCGCAGTGACCGTCCTGATGCGTGTTCTGACCTTGTACCTCCGCACCATGGTAACCTTCTGGAAAGATGAAATGGCTGGAAATGTCGAGGCTATATCCCAGCTCCTGGGAGCCCTGGGAACGTCTGCTTCCGAGCGTGACTTGGAAGTCTTCTTCAAGACAGCTGCCTCGGTCAACAACACCCTTCTTCAGAAGCGCAAGGACCGTGCTGGTCGTGTCGTAGATAGCCTGGCCCGTGGAGTTCTCAAGTACCTCAAGGTAGGGCTCATCAAAGACGTGGGTATGGCAGCCACTGCTGTCGTGATGTCGGTGGCCATCGGCCGTCTCATTCCCTACCTCTACAGTCGTTCGAAGACCGACATCCTCAAGGATGTAATCAAGGTTACCGAACGTTTGTCCCTGGCTGGACGGGCCATTACCAACACTCGTCAGGTATCCAATGAAATGAACCAGACCATGCGGGCCCTGAAGGTTCACCCATCGGATTGGGAGAAGGCTATGTCCGAATTGGAGGATGACGAAGGCTGGAAGATGTCCAGCTGATTCAATCTTGACTGAATACAAATAAGCCCCGGAGGGATTATCCTACCGGGGCTCAACCGTCTCTAGGAAGGACGGCTAATCGTTGGACTCGAAGCTGATGCCCACAGGTCCCGTTTGGTCATACCCATGGATGATCACGGACATGAACGACATAAACCCATCCTCCGTTTTCAGACTGCCGGCCTTGAGCTTACGTTGGAAGTCTTCTGTCTGCTTCTTGAGCTTCTCCAACTCCTTGAGAGTGGCTTCGACATGACTCTCAACTTCTTCTGCGTCAAGTTCCTCCCCCTCATCGTTGTAGAATTGGCCATTCTGGGAGGCTGTGACCTCGTTCTCGTACTTCGCAACAACTTCGTCCATCTTGCTCATTTGCTTTTTCCTGCGGAACAATCTCTTGGTCCGTTCATTGAGGTTTTCCTGGTCGTCATGGACCTGAAGGATTTCGAAGGAGTCCCTAATCTTTTCCGCGGTCAGGTGACCATGGGTACGATCTGCCCCGCTCCAGGCAACAAATCGGCCCAATTTGAAGCGGGGCACTGGAATGTTGCTTGGGGTGCGGAGCAGATATACGAAGGGCCTGGTGTGGCCTCGGAAAATGTCGGCCACATCCTTGGGGGCGTCGGAGCGCAACCTGGCTTTGTACCAGGTGTCGAAGGGTAGTAGCCGAGGGTCCATCACAATCCCAGAGATTTCAAAAGTTCTTCGGCCCGGGCACGCCCACGCTCCGCGGCCACCTCACGGGGGCTGCGCGAGGGGGTGATGGGGTCATCGGGGGTCGACGTCTTGGATCCGCTCGGGCCGGGGATGGGGGTCCACTCGCCGCCGCTGCCTCCCTTTCCGCCACTACCTCCAAACGAGGGGGTAGAGGCTCCGGGCGTCGCTGCAGGGGGACCAGGGACTGGAGGGGCTTCCTCCTGAGGGGCCTTCTCGGTATCACCACCTCCGAGTTCCTCGCCGATGATGAAGTCTCCGAACGAGGAGTGGCACATACGACCGGTATAGAACTCCCGGAGGAGAGCGTCGACGGCGTCAGCCCGCTTCGGGTCGACGATCCACCAGAAAGTTCCAGTGTCATCCTTCGTGCCCGTCCGATAACTGGACCAAATGCGGTCCTTCAAGGCTTGGTTGAACTTCTTGGTTGTTTCGGCATCGTAGGGGATGTGCATCCAGATGGCGTCGGTCCACTGGCGGTAATTCTCCCTCTTCATCTTGATTGGGAGGGTTCCCCGCTGCTCGTATTCGTAGGCCCGATGGAACCGTTCCCGGATTTTGGCGGCCACATCAGGGAACCCGAGGGCCTCGATCTGGTCGGCGTAGTCGTAGACCTCGGTGGCAGTCAAGCCCGGCTGAGCAGCAGCATGGATGAGCTTGCTACACTGGACACGGGTCTCGGGGTTGCCAGCCTCATTGTAGCCGTTCTTGGCACGACAAATCGGACCAACACCAGTCTCAACCGAGATGGGGTCCCGGAGCGGCTGACCACACAGGATGCAGTGGGTGGCCAGCTTCTTGGTCGAAAGTGCCTGTTCGTATCCCATCGGATGTCCTCCTATGTACGTATTTTAACATGGCACCCGATGGAGTGCAAGTCAGAGGTACTTTCCTTCGATTACGTCCAAGATATCGGAATGGGCATTTCTGATATCTTGGTCGGAGAGCCAGACATCCCCGAAGGAGGATTCTGCAGGGTTGTATACATTCACCAGGGCGTCCCCAAAGGAAGAGGGGGATGACGGGTGCCTGCTATGTCTGTGCCTCCGTCGAAGTGTGATAGACTCCCCGGACTGGGTCTCTGGAGAGACGATACCGGGTCTCCACTCGTACCACAAGTCCCCCTTCGGAAGTTCGAAGCTCACCCAATACCAGTCTCTTCCGTGAGTTCCAGTCTTGACGGACGATCTGTCAATTCCTGCGTCGTCTAGTATATTGTAGGCGCGCTCCAAAAAGTCATTATGCATTCCTTGACGGCTTGCAAGGACTTCGTATTTTGCCGTTACTTCACTGATTTTGGACACGTTCATTTTGCCCATTTTGTTTTTCTCCAGTCCAAGAGTGTATCAGGCCGAGATGATCACGTCAATGTTGTAACCATTGCCCCGAGCCCACACCTTTCCATCAGGACCGGCGTAGTCGATGTTCACCCTATCTGATGTGTCGGATCCCAGGATAGCCGCCAAACGGGTGCTCGGGCGCCCGCACTTCCAGTCCTGCTCAACCACCATCTCGAAGTCTTCGGAGTCCACACCAAGATTTTTCAACCCAGAAGACATGATGAGCTGGGATAGGCGCCCGGCATTAATCCGAGGAAGACCATTGGACTGCTTCCGGGCCACTTCGAGACGGTTCGGAAGGGTATCGAACAGCGTCTTGTGGTTGACCTTTTTGCCTTCCTTGAGGTGGTTTAGGACAAGACCCCAGTTGGTCTTAGTTCGAGGAGCCAGGCCAGGTGACTGAATGAACGAGGTGATGTCGTCGATGAGCTTCATCACCTGGTCTTGCTCATCCAGAACGCTCTCACCGGTGGGATTCTTGAGGTTGTGGTCCTCGGTGATGTTGTCATCCCCTAGGGAGAGAATGGTCTCGGTAAGGATGTCCAAGCAGACGGCTGCATTGAGGTTCTCGGGGTGATTCTTAACGTCGGCGAAACACCACCAGAAATCGGCACAAAATTGGTACACGGTCCGGGACTGGGTGTTGTACGTGGATACCTTGAGGAGATCGAATCCGAGTTGATCTCCGACACTTTGTGCAGCGTCGGACATGGATTTTTTGGATCCAAACGCAGCTTCATCTTCCTGGTGGAGTTCGAGGAGGAACTCGGCACGACGAATAGGGTCTAGGGGTGCTTCGATATTCCGGGTTCGGCACACCTTCATATGGAGGATGAAGCACCCCTCCTCGTCGATGAATGCGCTAGGGTGGACGGTGCCGAATTGGAACGCATCAGAGAGATTATCAGCGGATTCCAGAAGGTCGTCATTCACTGCGTTGGCTAGGGTGTGCATCATTTCCGACTCGTCCTCAATCTCGGGGGTCTTCCATGAACAGAACACACCCATCAGACGCTTGAAAGAGGACTCATTGAAGCTGAACCGCCACCGAATGACCGGTGGACAATTGGGTTCAAGAATGAGGTCGGCCTGGGACTCTCCATTGGCCGTTGTGACATTGACGAGAACCGAAGTGCTCAGGTCTCCGCGGTACACATTCTCGGGCCGACCAATAGTGATCGATGTTTCGCAGGATGTTGGAAGAATGCCTTTGAGAAGCTTGACCTCTATGTTTTTGGCCATGGTAGTCCGCATCCTCATCCAATCAGTAGCAGTGACAGAGGACACAATACCACGGGTCAGCATGGAGGACCGAACTTGGGACTGGAACCACCAATCGGGGACGTCCACCATATGGCGAATAGCGTCCAGAGTGGCTCGGGGCTTGATGTAGTCACCGCCCAGGGGGCATTCGAATTGGCCATGGACGAGAATTTCCTCCATGGTTGCTTCGCAGAAATCATCGAGGCTTAGGGGCATGGCCTCGACACCGGCCGCTTCGGCCGCAATGGCGACCCGCTTGGACGCCTCCGACCCTCGGGCCTTGTTTCTGCCTGCAACGGTCCGATTGAAGGAGATGATGTCCTGTAGGGCTCCGTGAACGGACATCTCATCTTCGGCCTTCTCAACCCAGGCGGCAAGACTCTCATCGAGTTCCTCAGCAGCCGCCTTCACATGAGGAGAATCCTCATGATCAATGGCCCTCCGGTACAGAGAGTCAAACCGTTGAAGGGCGAGTCTTTCGGAGGGCAGTCGACACTCGTTGTACAGGGACCGGTGGAGGCGGGAGTAGGCCAGCATGGCCGATTCGAGATGGCTGCTCATTGGATCACCCAAAGGCTAGAAAGTCGGTTTGGTTATTGACGTATGCCACGCCGGAAATGATGAACTGGGCCACCACAGATTCGGCACCGTCTGCATGAGACAGGGAGATCCTATGCACAATGCGTGGAGTAGAAGAAAGAGCTTGGAGGGTCATTTTTGGTTCGAAGACCAATTGGCCATTGTCGGCGGAGATAGTGCCCGACCCAAGATCAGTCACGAATACACCGTCGTTCGCAGGGTCTACACCGGCACCAAGGTCTAGAGTCCGCTCGATGGTGTAGGAGAGGTCTACCGTCGGATGGGTATTTATGACCGTAATAGCTGCCCCGGAGATGTTCCACATCGATTGGATGTTTTCGATGTCCACATCGACCGTGGCAGCCGGGCCCACAGTGGCAGGGTGTCGTTGGTTCACACCATAGGCAGTGCTCATCGTGCCCCCTCATATTCCGCAAGCTCGCTCTCGGGAAACATTTCCTTGAGGGTGTCTAGGGTCATGGAATTCAACTGGTCCTCGAAATTCCGGGCTTCTTGGGAAGTGCCCTTCATCTCCTTGACAAAGTCGGCCAAGAACCCGGAATTTCGAATCCGGTCCAGATATACGCTCTCGGCAGATGCCATGACCTTCCGGGAGACCATACGGCGGATGTTGTTCATGTCATACTCCTCGGAATTCTTTGTTCCTTTTTGAGGATCCTGGTGACCTTACGGAGCTTCTCAAGGATATCATCCCTATGCTTCTCTCCGGTCATCAACTCAGCCTCACGATTCGTCATGTAGAACTCTAGGCACAGACGCCACTCTCGTCGGGACTTGCGAAGGCGTACAATGTGCTTCATTCGGGCATCATCGTGAACAAGACTTCCGTTGTTTCCATCGCGAAATCGAAAGTTGGATTTGAGGAGGGTTTCTAGCCCCTTCTTCTCCTCACGGCCCAGGTCCTTAACCGAGACACGGTAGCAGACCGCAAACCAGTACCCATTCTTGCCAGACCAGGGTTGCATGGCTCGGAGTACAGATTTGCGACCCGGGAGGGCATCCAGAGCTGCATTGAGTTTGGCAAACCCTCGTTTGTAGGAATTGGACAGCCTCTTCTGAACTCTTCTCTTGACCAGACCCTCATCTCCGGAGTGTGGGGAGAGTCTTTTGGTTCCTTTCCCGAATGGGCGGATTCGGGCCTTTTTGGCCCGACGCTGATAGAGAAGGATAGCAGCAGCCCATTCACGGGCCTGGTCACCCTCACCCAGGTCCTTGATTTCCTTCTCAAAATCCTCGACAATGTCATCCCAGACCTCCTTTCCCTTGGTGGAGATACCCTTGGGGTATTTGCCTGGTTTGGGGCTGCCAACAGTGGCGAGAATGAGGGTCCGGACCGATTCCTGAATCAGGTCCCCAGAAGATGCTTCAACGGTGCCATGACCAAGTTCGGGCACCAGTCGAAGTGCCTCTAGGGGGTCCCATTCGGCCGTCACCTGGTTCAGGTCCTTGACGGGCTTCTTGAGCCATTGGTCGATGCTTCGGGGTAGTACCTTCCGGTCTCGGAGGGCATCGAAGAGTTTCTTGAGCATCCATCTACCGAGGATACCTTGGAACGTCCGGGGTAGGACATTCTGCACCAACCAGGCCAGTCCGGTGGGGTTCTGGGGCATCAGGTGTCCTGCCTAGTGGGGCGGTTGTCGGGTTGGTTGCGCAGGGGGTTGACCTCGAAGTCATCGTTAGACCCAGAGGCAGCTGCCTCTGCTATGGTGAACTCAGCGGTGCTGGTATCACCGTTGTAGAGTTCTGCGGTCACCGAAATAGTGAGTGTTTGGATGTTCGCAGTCGGGCGGGAAAAGATGACTCGAAAGGCGAAATCCTCATTGGCATAGAAGCGGTCGAGGTCAGAAGTAGACCCCAGGACGTCTTGACCCTGAACAAGAGAGACGGCAAGAGAAGTGACGTCCTGGGGTAGAACCAATGTATCGGCGTCGTATATACGAACCGTACACTCGACGGCATGCATCTGGGGGTAATAGTAGCACTCGGCTGAGATTTCCATTTCCTAACCCCCTGATACGATTCGGGCCGGGCCGCCAAAAGGGACAACCCGGCCCGAAAAGAAAAGGTGCCCCCATAGGGGGGCACCCACGATTCAGATACCGCGAGCGCGGCTCACGGCACGGGGGAACGTGGTCATGGACTGGATCTGGAAGGAGAACCATCCACGCTCGGCCTGGCCGAGGTTGTAGCGATCCGTCTCCTTCGTCTGGATCGGGCTCCGCTGACCCAGGACACCGACCGTAGCCGCCGGACCGGTGAAGTAGACCTCACGGGTGCCGAGCACCTGCAGGGTATCGTACCGGAAGCCGTCGGTGTAGAGCTGGACGTTCTGGATGGCGCCGAGCTTGCCATCGAGGATGGCAGCGTGCTTGTGGACCGGGTCAAAGTAGTTGGCGAACTCCGGCTCAGCGAGAATGTCGACCCAGAGGTCCCAGGAGAGGGCAGCGCGGACACAGGGGTTGCCCTGCTCCTCGACAGCCACGCGAGCCTGGGTGAAGATGAGCGGGGTGAACTTGTTGAAGGTCAGCCCGGGGTTGACGATACCCACCTGGTCATCGAAGTGGCTCTTCATGTGCCGGTCCTCTTGGACCATGTGCTGCTCAAGCATGTCCGTGAACTTCTCGTCGAGCATCTCGGCACCGTTCTGCGACAGCTCCTTCTCCTCAATGGAGACGAAGGACTTGACGTAGTACTCGCCCGGGTACACCCACATCTGGCGAACCATCTGCTTGGTGGTGTTGATGTTCGTGGTTGAGATGACCGCGGACACGTCCTTCTTCCGGACCTTGACGCGGTTGACGTCGTCACTACCATTGAGGTCGTTGATCAGGAGGAACTGACGCACGAGACCATCACGGCCGAGAGTCTCGAAGACCTCGTTGCCGGTCGCCTCGGCGATGATCCGCATGCCGGGACCGTCGGGGTTGGCCTGGGCTTCGGCGAGAGCAACAGCACGGGCCTGGGCCACACGGCTGTACTCGGGGGTCATCTGGCGCTCGAAGCCACCATGCTGGGCTTGGTCAAGCAGGAGGCCGATCTTCTCCATCAGCTCGCGCTTGCTGGAGGCATTGATCTCGCCATTGGCGCCGAACAGACGCTCACCGCCACCGTGGGCTAGGCCACGGGAGGTGGGCGCAAGGCCGGAGCCGGACTGCTGGACGGAGCCAGTGACAGTGCGACCGAAGTTGCGAGCTTCACTCACAACCGGAGCATCAGTGCCCGCAAGCACCATCTGGGTGGTAGCACCCGAAAACTTTCCGTAGGGGTTTGCCATTTTGATTTTCCTCTGTTCCTGATGTCAGGCTTTCTTTGCGAACTTGGCTTTTGCCCGCTCTAGTTGACCACTTCGACAGAAGCTCATTCGACGATCACGACCACTCTCTTTGACGATGATTGCCTTCGGTTTTTGATTTCCGTAGGAGACCATGATAGAGGAAGCGGCCATTTGACCACGACGCTTTCCACTCGTGACTACATAGTGACAGACGCTAGCCCACGCCGTCCCACGACGGGTACGACGCTTTTCGAGAGGGGTGCAACAGACATAGCGCTTACGCGCAGGACGCTTGTTGGCCCTTCTCTTTTTGAGGCGGCGCAGTCTGGCCTTTTCTTGGCCAGACAGTCGAGCCACCCGCTCGGAATCAGAGGTATCAGGTGCATGAGAGGTAATTTCGGAGCTGTCTCCAGCCCCGAGGAAGTATAGTGCGCCCGCGTGAGCGTCCAGGTCAGCAGCATGCTTCTGCTGACCCTTCTCCCGAAGGGAATCACGAACCAAGATTATCTTGGCTAGAATGTCATTCAGGTAGCGCATCGAAGGTCTAGCCTCAGCGGCCGAGGGTGAACCGCAGGCCGAGCATAGGCTCGTCGAGGCTCGGAACGTGGATGACGGAAACCGAGCCGTCCAGGACAGTGCCACCACCACCAACGGTGATCACGCCACCCGCACCGGTGCGGAGATCGCCAGACGTCCAATCCGTGACGGACATGTCGTACTGGTCGGTGTAGATGACGCCGGTACCCGAGATCACACCAACGCGCTCCAGGTCTCCCTGAGCGTTGCTGTTGATGTGGCGCTGCTGGTACAGACCATCACGCTCACGGGCACTCATGGTCACCCGGGCCCAGATGCGGACCTGCAGCCCAGCCTGAGCCGAGTTGAAGGTCAGGACACCGTTGGCTGCGTCGGAAAGCTGAAACTCACCGGACGCCGGAGCACCAGAAGCGAGAGTGAGGTAGGCACCCGTATCAACACGCTGCACCCGGACATCACCATCAGCATTGATGTCGCTGGTCACGAGGGTGTGACCGATGCTGATGGTATAGGCTGCAGCACTCGGGATGGTACCCGTGGTGCTGAAGGTCCGAGTCGAAGCCGGGGACACGGTGTCCAGCTTGGCGAAGCCGAGAAGCTTCAGGCTGGCCGCTGCGGTCCCAACATTCGCCACTTCCTCACCGGAGGCCAGCGTACCAATGACGAGCTGGCCTTCCTCGGTGAAGGACTGGCCGAGGCCCAGAGGGACTTCGATATCGAGATCGGAGTCGGTCTTCTTGAGGTCGATTGCCATTGTGATTTTCCCTTGTTTGGCGGATGGGATTTCCACCCTATTTGATATCTATTGAGGTGATTGAAGAGGTGATGGGGATATCAAATATCCCCGAAGCATCAGGACCGACGGTTCCGATATCCGTGACTCAGATCGAGAGCACGGCGAAGATCCTCGGCAGTGCTATTCGAAGTGGAGGGGTGGGGGTCCGGGGTGATCGGATCTCCCACATTGATGACCGGCTGGTTGTTGCTGGCAAGACGCTCGCGGAGAGTCTGGGGCATGGCCACCGCCTCAACCGAGGCCGAACGGCTACGGACAGGGGCGTTGATGATGGTCTTGGTGATGTGCTCCAGAGCAGCCGGGTCCATATTCTGGAACTCCTTGGCCTTCTCAGCGAGGATCTCCAGGTACATCGACATAGCAGCGGTACGCTCGTTGCTGCCATCGACGGCTAGGGGCATGTTGATGGCCTGCTCTACCAAATTGGGGATGTTGGCCTCACGTACACCGGCGCTCTTGAGGGTCTCGTACAGGGAGAACTTCAGTGGATCGTCGACGGTGTAGGCGTTGCGACGGATACCCTCGTGGGCGAGGATCATGAAGTCCACGATCTCCGCAGTAGCCTCGGCAACCTTGGCGTTGATAGCCTCGGCAGCCAGAGCAGCAGCCTCATCCTTGATGCGACCCATCTCGGCGTGGCTATCGAAGGCGGTGACGAAATAGCGAGCCTCGAAGTTGCTCAGGGCATCCTCGACACCGAAGTTGGCTACGGCGTGACGGATACCACGACCGTAGACATTGACATCGGCGAAGGTCGCACGATACTCATCGGGGTCACCCTGGTCGGCAAGGTGAATCTCACCCACCGGCATACCCTGCACGATGACAGTGTAGTAGGGATCCTCGGAAGCCTCGGCGTGGAGGATGACGGACACCTCATCCTCGCTGACCTCACCGAAGTCCTTGGGCTGGGCCAGAAGGACAGCATGCATCGGTTGAGCAGCTTCAACACCAGCGGTGACCTCACCTTGGGCCTCACCACCCTCCTGCTTGGGAGCCGTAAGAACAGCCGTGCGAAGGTCGTTGACCATATGGGCAGCCCGGGAATGCTGGCCAGACTTCACGAGACCAGCCATGACCTGAACGGCCTGACGGGCATCCTCAGAGTCCTCAAAGCAGACGAGGCGAGCAGCGCCGGGGAGATCGCCAATCTTGACCATCTCAGCAACAGCTGTAGCCGTGGCCTCGAAAGCAGCCTGAATGGGGCTGGTCTTCCGAGGGCTAGGCTTCACACTGGCCGTCCGAGGCTTGTGAGCAGCGGGCTTCTTGGGCTTCTTGGGCTTCGTGGGGGCTGTCTCCGGCGCCGCAGCAGCCGCACGCTCCTCAACGGTCGGGGTATCCATCTGAGTCTCCTTGGAATCGCTGCCCAAGAAGCCAGCCACGAGGGTCTGAAGCCACTGGGGGGCATGATAGTCGAGGTTCGAGTCTTCGATATCCTGGAACATAGCGTCACGAATTTCGCGGCCCATGTCAGCAGCAGCCTCGACCTTCTTGTTGGCGCGAAGGTTTTCCTGAACCTTCATAGCCTCGGCCTGGGCCTCGCGGATCTTCTTGGTGATACGAAGAGTCTCTTGGTAGAGGGGAACCATATCCTTCTGCATCCGACTGAAATCATCATCGGACATGGCCTGGATGAAGGCAGAACCCTCGATGTGAGCACGGTTCGACAGGGAAGTGGCAGCTGCCTCTCGGGTGTCGATTTCGAGGTCGTTGAGGCCGGCGTCGATCAGGGCAGCGGCAACGTGGTCCTCGAACCAACGGGCCTCGGAAGTCATGGCCTCGGCCTTGCCCTTCTCATCAGAGTCGTCGGAATCATCAGAGTCGTCAGAGTCGTTGGAATCATCAGAGTCGTCGGAATCATCAGAGTCATCGGAGTCATCAGACTTGCTGTCACCCTTCTGGAAACCAGCGGTAGCCTTGCCATCGTCCTCATCATCCTCGTCCTCATCATCCTCATCCTCGTCCTCGTCCTCATCGCAGTCGTCTGCGGCGGTGACAATAGGGGCGGCGGTTACATTGGACTCGTCCATGTAGGCAGAGAGGTCAAGAGAATCGAGGTCAACGGTATCACTACCAGCTTCGGCACCATTCCCATCTTCGTTCGTGGGCATCTCGTCAGTGTTGCCCTCATCCATGGAAGCAGTGATAGCGTCCATCTGCTGCTGCTTTGCGCGAATCTTGCGGAGGTCATTCGGCACGGTATACTCCTTTGAGGTATTTTCCATGCGGTGGATTCAAAATTCAAGAGGTAGGGTGCATGGTCCACTTTGGGTAGAAGCAGTGGCACTTCGAGACGGATTTGATATCCAATATCGAATTAACGATATGTCATCTCCAGAAATAGGATTCCCACTTGCATGCAAGTGCGCCCATATCACTTCTTGGAGGGGTACCAGTAGTCGTACGTGCCATCGTCCTTTTTGCGACGATATGCATTTTTCTTGCTACTCTTGACTTTTTCGTAGCCCTTCGGGGGCTTTTCGCCGTTCTTTCCCTTCTTCCCACTGGCGGTAGGAGAAGTGGTACCCTTCGGAGCCTTTCCGGCCTTGAGGTCTGCCACATCCTGTTCGGTTAGGGTCTTGTTGGCTGTACCCTTCTCAACCAGATAGGAGAACACGAGTTTCTGGGCTTTCTCGCCCACTGACGAGTCCATGTTTTTGATGACCTCATCAATCTCGGAATCGGATATACCCTTCTGAGCAATCTTTCTCCGCATGGCCGGCTTGATAACCTTCGGATTCATCAATACCTTCTGGGCACCCTTCTGGGTGATTTTCTTCGCGCCCTGCTGGGCAGCCTTCTTGGCTGCTTGCTTGGCCATGGCCTTCATCGCAGACTGGAGCACCTTCTTCAAGGCAAAACGAAGACCGACGGCAACTGCGGCTCCACCCATGGACGCCAGCCAGGCGGGGACAGCAGCCTCGATTTCCATTTGCTCCCGGATGATATGGCGGATAGTCACATGAACCTCGGCGTAGGTGCTCTGATGATAACTCGACGCACGCCCAGGGGACTGAGTGCGGACTCGGCACGCCTCTGAATGGAGTCCTGCAGCCCGGGCCCCATAGGGAATCGACCCCAGAAGTGAACACTGGCCATTCTAGGGTCAGTGCGAATAGGGAGGGTGTTTCCTCGCCGGTCAGGTGAAAGGCCCAGGTCCTTTGCTGCATTTTCGAAGTTGAATCCCTCGAACTTCTCGGGGTGCCTGACCAGAACGGTGACTTCAAGGTATATATAGTCGCTCACAGCACAGCCTCCAAGGAGGATGCCCAGATGTTGGGCTGCAGGTGTGGGGCCCAAACACCATCGGGAGCCCAGGCATCAGGGTCTGCCGGCTCTTCATCGAGGACCGAGGTTTCGAAGAAGTTGACACCAGCCACGCAGTCATATACCAAGCGGCCGTCAGCGGAAATGGAACCCTTGCCCCGCTGGCGGTGGGTGCACTTCTGGCGCATGTTGTCATTGTGGCAGACCGAGCAGAAGGCGTGGTCGATCCAGGCACCCATAGAATACCCGGTGCGCTTTTTGTCAAGGATGCTCTGGGCAACCTTGGGGTCTTTCTGGCGACAAGCTCCCAACATGACCCGAACCTTCCAGAGTTCGCGAGGCTGGGTGTTGTTGCTCTGATACCCTTGCTTCCCAGGCCATACTTTGTACTTCCGGAGTGTGGCATCGAAGTGGACCCCCTTGGCCTCTAGGGGGTTCTTGTTCTTGTGGTTGAGGTGCATCGGCTTGGCTTTGAAAGACCCGTAGACGAAGCGACCCAGAACTGGGCTGAAAGTAGTCAGCTCCTCATACGTGAAGCAGTCCATGTTTCGGTTAGGGAAATCGGCCGTGACGATCGGAACATTAACGAAGATGTAGTCCCGGACATCGGCTGATATATTGTATGCCTCACTGGCGCCAGCCAGCCAGGACACATCCATGGGGCGCCGCTTGATGGACCCACCCTCGGTGGTAGAAGCCACAACCGCGGTACGCTCAAGTCTCCGATCGGAGCCCGACCCCACGATAGACTCGCGCACTTCCTCGATAATCTTCGACCCCTCCAACACCACAAGAGGGTTGTAGGGGTCGATTTCTGCCAGTCCTGTGATCATCTTGGACATAGGAAGATACCTCATTTGATATCTTCCACCTAGCGCCCAGGAACCTCAGGTGATGTAATCGGGTATGCTCTTGATAACCTTCTCTATTTCTTCTGGCCTGATACGTCCTTCAAGTATGTCGGACTTTCTGCAAGCAACCTCTATCATCTTTTGTCTAGCTTGCGAGAGGTCCTCATCCCACTTTCTTCCGTCTATCTCCATGCCCTTCTCCTTCAAGAAGTCATAGAGTCTTTCATCAAGCCAGATGATGATGTGGTACTGCAAGTCATCATCTTCAATATGCCTGAGGTAGCCCTCGGGAGCGACGTGTCTGAGACTGTCATCCCATAGTCGATCCCACCCCTCTGTGTCAACATATTTGACCCAGTCATGACTATGGCTAATCATCTCTTGATCATGGCCCGAGGCAGTGACTTTGTACTTTGCAATTACTTCTTTGATGCTCATTGTTTCTCCTACCAGGGCCTTGATACCAAGACGTACAATTTCTCCCATCCGATCTCTCGGGCTCGGTCAAACACCCACTTCGAGTGGTCGACACCCAGCGGGACCATGAGCCGAAAACGACATGATGGGTTGCGGGGGACCTCTCTACCATCCATGGCATAGAGGATTTTTTGAAGAAAGCAAGCCTGTTGTTCTCGAAGTTCGCGCATAACCTTCGAGAGGCTCAACTGGTCAACCTGGGGGTCTTTGGGCATGCCCAGGTTTTCTTCCTTTCTCTCAAGGTCGTTGGCTACAACCCAATGACACACTTCATGGATGAGGGCCTCCTTGCGACCCTTTCCACGAGGTATCTCGATGAATCCCGGGTGTTGATACCACCCGTCAGGATTGTCGGTCAAAACAACCGAGCAACCTGTAATTTGCTGGGCCATGGTCCTGGCCCGAGGCTGGTTCATTTTGGTTCTATCCTTGGCGCGGGGTCTTCGGACTAGTAGGACTGGAAGGTTCCGTATGCCTTGGCGGTTTCGCGGTTCTTCTTCTCTTGCCTTGAGCTGAGGCCAATCTTCTTCATGAAGGCTCTTTTTGCAGCCGCGCTCTTGAAGGGACCGCACAGGGCCATGACCGAATGCCCGTCGCGGTCAGCTTCGAATGCATCAATGTCGGCAATGTGTTCGAGGATGAGGTCCTTCTGAGACCACCCATCAAACGCGCTGTAGGAATCGACTTCCTCATCCGGGTCTTGGGGGGCCTCGGCATATCCTTCGACGTACACGTACAAGTCAGGAGACTTTTTGAGCTTGGTCCCCAGGAAGTCGACTACGCTTTGCTCGTCGCGAATCATGAGGACCTTCCCATTCACAGGACTGGCGATGGGCAGTCGAATCCTCATGATTTCCGTCTGCCGGAGAGCTTCATCCTTGTTCTTTTCAAAGACGGCCTCGGCACGGTTCATAGAAACCCCAAATTGTCGGGACACACTCCCTACGATGCCCCGAGAGGAGTAGACAATCCACCCCTCCTCGGTGACCCGGAGTTGCTCCTTCACTGCGGTATAGAAGTCATTGACAGATCGAATGAACTTGCGGTCGTCCTCCCACCCCTCGGGAAGGATGACCTTCCTCTGCTCCCAGTTCCAACTGATGGAGAGACCACCATTGTTCCAATCCCAGTTCTGGATATACTGAGATGGAAGCCACTCCGTCCGACCGCGGTGTCTGGTATCCGGCACCTTCGGTTCTTTTCGAATCATCGACTTTGCGTCAGATGACAGCCCCCTGTGGGACGCAAACTCAGTGGGACTGATGACAACCAACCCCTCCGGGGTTTCTCCTCCCCAAACCTTCTGAACGGCTTGGTTGAAGTCCTGGCGGCTCATAGAAGCGGTGGTTTCGTACTTCTCGATGACCTTCTTGATGCTCATTTCATCTCTCCCATCCTAGCATTATAACATGGCACAACAGATATGTCAACCTATGAGAACTTGGCGATCACCGTTTCAAGAGACGCCTTCTTCTCCTTCTTCAAAAGCTTGGTGTCATCTCGGAGGACTTGCTTTTCCTCGCGGATTTCCTGCTTCAAGCTTTTGACGGTCTTCTGGTGCCACTTCACGGCCGTGTTGTACCGCACCTTTTGCGTGATGGTCGTGGCCTTCTTGTGATTTGCCCTTGCCTTCTTCAGCTTCTTCTGGGCGGCCCGAAGTTTCTCTTCCAGGGTCCGGATGATTTCCTTCGTCCGGGTCAGTGGGTTGGACATGGCTTCAATGTTCATGTCTTTCTTCCTCGGACGAAGATAGTCGGTTTTCCATTGGGCGGGTGGTTGGACGGGCTTACTATCAGAGTCTGGATGGCTGACCCACGCCTTGAACTCAGGCATTGATACCATGGTCACTCCACCGAAGTAGTCAGGGCGGTCATAGTGCTTGAGGTAGCAGGAGATGGCATCGTCCGCAGAAGAGAACCCCAGCATCACCTTGTCTTCGTCGAATTGGCCTGCCTTCTCGTGCCCGCCCGGGTGCACCTGGTGGACCACGAATACCCATTGGGCGTCATCTTCGGGGCCTACAAAAACATCAAGGTAATCACCGTCAGGAGCATTTTGACCGCGAAGCTCACCGTAGTGAGCATACATGGTCGATTCCCACTTGTTACCATTTTCGTCGACGCCAGATCGAGTGCTCCCCTTAAGATTCTCGATGTCTAGGGCCAGCCCCTGATACTCGATTTGGGCTTCGAAGGGGTATTCGGGTTCCTCGGGACGATCCCGGGGCTCTTCGATGGTATAGGCGGTCAGAATCTTTTCAAGAGGGTTCATCAGTAATTCCCCGGGGCGTTCTTGTAGAACCAGTCTACGAGAACCTTCTTTTCAGCATCGGTTAGTGGTTCTGCACCCTTGTCATCGATGGCCTGGATTTCAGGAGGTAGAGGGCCCCATCCATCAGATACCCAGTCCATAAGAAACGTCTCGGCCTTAGGTACCAATTTCTCTTCTCTGGAGGTAAGAGCAGTAAGCACCACTTGACGGACCACGTTTCTGGGTTTCACCGGTTCACCTATGTTCTATATCAAACCTGTTTGGTGTGGGGATACAGGTGACCCCATCAACAGCGTTGTTGATGGGGTCACGAGATATCAGAGGTTGCAGTCGGAGGCGCCGAAGACATCCGTACAGAAGACGGCCCGGGTATCACCTTCCAACGCATCGATCTTGCCCTTCACCTGGTTGAGTACCACATCATAGGCAGACGACTCACCGAGCATTGTATTGATGTAGGCAACATAGGCGGTTCGACCGGCCGGCGTAATGACGATGTCATTAGGGTTGCCCTCCATCACCACACGTGCGGCGTTGATGGCATGGTTGTATGCGGCCACACGCTGGGCAGTGGTAGCCCCTCCGTTGAACGCGCCGAGCCCGTAGTAACCAACAACGTAGTGAACGGTCGCCGGGTCGGAAACCAGGTGGTCGCGCAGGTCGTACATCAGCTGCTGATCGGCAGCCACGTAGTTGATGTGGTTGTTGTCTTGTAGGTCGAACCAGTCGCAGGCTTCCCAGTAGGTCTTCCCGGTCGGACCGCACTCAACCTGAACGATGTTGCAGTCAGGTGCCGTATTCTCCAGGTCCACGCACGCAGGCTTCGAGGTGCACTGGTTGGTGGTTCCGGTACCGCCCGGAACGATGGGTCCACCAGGACCATCGGTAGTGCCGGGAGTCACGATCTCCACAACCGAACTCGCATTGCCATGGGTGACGATCAAGCGCCCGATGTCAAAATCGAGGTCGTCTGTCGTCTGCACCCAGTCCCACCGTTGCAGATTGCTGGACTCCATCTTGTACATGGTGAGGTCCCGCTTGGTGGAGTCGGTGGAGAGGTCACCGATCGCCCACAACGAGGAGTAGCCGTATCCTGCCTGCACTTCGTCCTGAAGGCTAGTATCCTCTACGAAGCCACCGGTGCCGTTCGGTACGAAGAACCGGTGATAATAGTTGCCCCATGCCCGCAGGAACACCGAAGCACCGATCACGTCAGAGTATGAGAGCGTAGTGCTTGGTGTTGCCTGTTCGGTATATAGGGCGACTTCGACCACGTGACCGTTGGTACTGATGCCCTTGCTCGCCAGGTTGTTCACAACCGCGGGCCATGTGGTCTGATCGTCGAAGACCCAACGGACTTCATTTCGAGAATCGACTCCTGCAGCATGGTCAGCCTGCCAGACAGTGCCGAAGCCATCACGGGTTCCGGTTTCACCAACATGGGTATACAGGCCGAGCGTCAGTGAACCCGGGGACACGGGAATCGGTGTACCACAGCTTGTCCCGGTGGCTTCCGCCTCGGTGCTGGGTACACCCATGTACAGTCCCAAAATCATCGCTACCATGACGGTAGCAGCAATCGCAACCTTGCGCATTCCTTTCTCCATATGCTTGCCGGATCTCCGGCGAGGTTATTCCCGGTTAAGCAGAGTGAATCCCTGCTTGATGAGATCGCTGTCGATCGTGTACTTGTGCTTAGACGCTCCAGAAGCCACGATGTGGCCACCAAGGTCCTTGCGATACCACCGTCCGACGATGACATCACCGCGCTTGTCACGGGCCTGGAACCAAGGGAGAGCAACCTTCTTGGTTGCCTCGACGATGACGGTGTCGGTGGTAAGGTCCAGGACTGCTGTGATTGCCTCCACAATATCCTCGCGGATAGCCTCGGCAACAACCTGGTCACCTGGGTCGAGGTCGGGGTACAAGATGGACGCCTTGCGGACGGTGGGTTCTCCAGTGCTCTTGAGCACATCATCCCGGCCTAGAGCCATGTTCCACCCAGCGGCGAGGCTCCAGGTAACCCGCACCAGTGGTTCTTTACCTAGCATGAACACCCGGGTGATGGGTTGAGGGTCGCCATCATTGATGGCCTTGCGCACCCGTTTGTCGAGGCGATTGGTCCAATCAATGAAGCGGTTGCGGTGCTCCATGATTCCGAAGATTTCCTGGCTATCGAACCACTTCAGCAGCTGTTTGGGGTCCATGGGTTCCTTCTAGTCGAAGCGGATGAGCGGGCTACCCGGGTGACACTTGGTGTACATGCTATCTCCGGATAGCATGGTGATGGTATGTCGATGCCATTCTCCGATGTTGCTTCTTGTAACAATATGAAGAAATCGCCCCTGTTGAGTAGAAACATTGACATACGCTACAGGATATCCGATCATCTCCTTATGGACACCATCCGCCCGGTACAAGTCAAACATGAAAACTCGGATACTAGAGGCATCCTTATATGCCTCCATTTGGGGATGGTCCAAACGGAAGGCTTCCACGTTCTCCTTCTGCTCCTTCTGTCTCTGCAGCCGGTCCTGCTTGTCAGTCATCAGTATCCTCCTTTGCCCAGCCCTCTCGGACTGCTATTTCAGCGATCTTCTTACGTCTGTCCTCATCCCAGACGTAGAAGTTTTGCCACGTGGCGGCCATGAAGTCGATGAACCTGTTTCGGGTACAATCCTGAGGGCGGTATTCCTTCTCCATGTAGACGGCCATCGCTTCCTTGGCAGTCATGTAGTCGACGATGGCCTGCCCCTGCTCCTCCAGGGCCTCGCATTCATCGATTCGCATCCAGGCCCCGATAGCACTCTCGGGCTCGTAGAAGACGTCCAGGCCAACGTACATCAGCTTGCCGGCCCCATTGGTGAAGACGCGGACTTTTTCGGCCCGGAAACGGGACTTTCGGGCATCTCGCATATCTTCGGGCCAACCGCGCCGCAGACCCGAGAAGAGGTACAGCCCCTCCTCGGTGGGTAGGGTGGTCGTGATCTTACCCACGATGCACCCCCAGGCCCAGACGTTCGGACACCGAGGGTCCCTTGGCCGCTTCCTGCTGTCGGATGTGGCGGCGAGCGGCCTGGTCGAGCTTCCGCTGGGCCTTGTGGGCGTCGAAGCTCGACCAGTTGACAAGGGCGTCACCGCAGGTGAAGAACGACCCTCGGTCGATGATGGGATTGGGGGAGGCCAGGGCAGCCTCCCAATGGACGTTGTTGGGAAATTGGCGGCTCATCACTTCTCCTGGAGGTTGGCGTGGCCGTCGACCAGCTTGATCACGGTGGCAACGCTGCTCTTGTGCCTGTTGTGATGGGTGTTCACGGCCTTCTGGGCTAGGGCCTCGTCACGATGCCAGGACCAGATGCCCTGGGCTCCTACATCAGGGAAGTTGAGGCCCAGGTCACGAACCTTTTCGGCGTCCCGGCCATGAAGGGCAGCCAGGATGGCCTCATTCGCAGTGATGCGCTTATTACACCCATTGATGAACCCCTGCCACGTCTCGCGGGTCCATCCCCACTTGGTGTCTTCCTTGGTGGGGCATCCCTGGTCGAAGCGGTTGATCACCACCTGGTACTCGGCGATTTGCTTATTTGCCCTGGTGATGTTGTTCTCACAGCGAGCAATCTCGACCTCCCAGACGCGCTCTGTGACCGTGACGAGCATCGCGGCTCCGTACACCCGGGTCTTGCTGTTGCGGGTCTCGGTGGTGCCGCTGGCGAGGGTGACGCTGTGCTTGTTCGTGGCCATGTGGTGCCCCCTTGGTACAAGTATTATAACACGGCACATCAAAACACGCAAGCCTAGTGAACAACCCTCATACTGATAAGATCCTCGACCAAACCTTTTGCACTGGCGAAAGCATCGTCCACGTCGTCACCTTCGGTTGCTTGGCCCAAACTTTCGAACACAATCACCCACCTTCCTGTGAAGCGATCGTAGTCGGTGCGAATGTTGGTCTCTGATACGTCAAAGCCCCAGAGGAGCATGAAGTCCACCAGGGCTTGGCGATGTTGGCCAATGGTCATACTACCCTGTTACATTCCTGGCGGAACATAACCCGTGAGGAGATGAGCCCCACTCGGACCGTTAGGGAGACGTGTTACGCGCTCGGCGTAATGCTCCTTCTTACCCCCGCAGACCTTCACTAGAAGCTCAATCTCCTGGTGGGCTTCACGGGCCGGGAGCGCTTGTGCAATAGCCCGAGCCACTCTTTCGAGGCGCTGGTCGTTCATTTGGTAGGAGGGTGCGAAGCCTAGTCGGACCAAGAGGTAGCGCATAACATTGCGTTGCTCTCGTTCCAGGTCAACATCGGCCATGATGGTCCGCAAGGGTGCCCGTTCTCCATCCCTCTTCAGGTCGGGTAGCATCCGGTCTAGGGCCCGTTGGGCACGCTGGAGAGATAGTCCCAGGAAGGGTCCGTTCCGGAAGAACCCGAGGTCCTCCAGGGCCTTCGAGGCTGCAACACGGAGTTCCCGAGGCTTCTTGATTTGCTGGATGGTGTGGGGTACGAGACGGACCCGACCAAAAATCCCTTCCTCGTCACCACCTTCAATCTCAGCTCGCCACTTCCGAACTTCCTCTTCCTGCTTGATGTCATCCTCAAGCATATCCATGGCTTTGTTGAGGTTGAACCCGGCGGCAGCAGCGAAGTGCTGCTTGGTGACCGGCAGTCCGTTCTCCTTCAGGGTTTCAAGGAGACGGATCAGCTCCTCATCACCCTGAGGCTGAAGGCTCTTGTGCCAATGGATGTCAGGCACAATGAGGCGGTCAGCAGGGACTTCGAGGGCCTGACGTAGAGGCATCAAGAAGGCTTGACGGCGACCCTGCGGGGAGTTCTTTTCGGGCTTGATATATCCGTGGACCCGAGCCAGGGTGTGGAACACCCGCTGCACTAGCACCTTGTTCGTGATGCGCATGCGGAAACCACGCAGACGCTCCATGAAGACCGACAGGGCGTTGGCCATGTTATTGTACGTGGCATCCCCAGATAGAAAGGCATCGGAAATTCCCAAGGACCGCATCTTCCCCTCGGATAGGAAGGGATATTCGTCACTGAATTTCCAGATGTCACCAACAGCACTTTGGCTTCGGTCTGCTTGGATTCCGTTGCGAGTCACCACAACACCACCGCCCGGGTCCTCCTCGGCACCCATCCACATGGCGGCGATGGCGTCCAACTGGTCATCAGTAGGTTCCCACACCTCGTTGCCAACTTGGATATGCAGGAGGCCAGCGCCACGCCGACGAAGGGCTATGACAGTGGTATCAATTAGAGCCTTCTGGATGGCAATGAAGTTGATGAGGCGGGTGTATATTGAGGTTCCTAGGTGGTCATGAGCCGAAGCTTGCCGACGTACAATGACGGTGCTCAGAGGATCAAGGGGGGTATATCCCGTGTTGTCTCGAAGAACTTTGAGAATGTTCGGGGGCAGGGAGCTTCGCATCTCCGCCATACGAGGGTCGTTGCTGGTGGCGAAGTTGCGCCACACCGGGCTGGCCTGGATGTCAACCAAGGGGTCCTGCCCGAAGATAGGGACAGGGGTGATTCGACAGAAGGAGGAATCATGAGGGACAGAGCCTGTGAATACCCCCTCAGCCTCATCGAACAGGAGACCATAGATACCGCGACCGTCCACCAAGACGGTATTTGAAATATCAGGCATCCAGTCCATAGGGTTGAGGTTGGCCAGGGACTGAGCATATGGCTCGTACATGGCCTCGTCTTCCATGCCGGTCAGATCGTAGTCTGACCATGCCATTTCCTGATAGATGTCGACCATTGGGCCGCCGACATCGTCTCGACGATAGATGCGGCGCATCAGCCGATTGAGACTGGGGAGGTCCTTTGGGACCCAGTTCTCAACAACCGATCCTTCCTCAAGGTCATCGTGCACCGGGTTGTATCGGTCCAGCCCGAAGTCGGATTGGGCAGTAACCACCTTGTTGATGAAGTCCCTTTCACTGTTTTTGGACCGACGAATATTGCCGGCGGTGACAGCTGCTGCCCCCTTGGACTTGCGGATGGCGTGTGCAGGGGTTCCGGACCCAAACACAGACCTTTTGTCATTCGAGAATGTCTTGAACATCAGTCGTCCTGGGGCACCGGAAGAGTGTAGCGGCAGGGAACACAATATCCAGCCTTCTCTTCGGAGGCCAGGCGAACCCAATTCATGTCCTTACCGCAACGGGGGCAACTGTGGGCAGCCTCGGTAGACTCCCGGGAAGTTCCAGAGGGATGAGTATAGACAAAAGCCTCGATCCGATTCTTGTGGGATGCCTCTACAAGTTGGTCATAGGAGTTTTTGCGAGCCTCACCAGTCCGAAAGCCGGCTCGTTCTAGAGCAGAAAGCCTATCCGTTTTTCTCCTGGCCATTTCTATCTCCGCTTCTTTCTTGCGCGTCCCGAAAGCGTACGCGAGTGGAATCCACCTACACCTTGGACCTGGCTATTTCCGACTATTGGACGGCCGCTCGACCGCAAACGGACTACACCGATTCCAGGTCGGTGTGCATTCAGGGGATGCACACCGGGGCCATATCTCATCAGGACTTCCAGATAGGGGTCGCCCTTCGGGTCACAGGCTTGGTCCTTGGGGTCGTCATTCATAGCAAAGCGATGGGCCAGAACCATGGTGCGGTAGAGGTCGTCGGTTCCGCCCTTTGGCTTCACTACTTGACGGCCAGTGCGTCGCACGGTCTTGGTTTGCACCACAAGGTGGAGGTTGGGGGCGTTGAAGATGGCCCGTTCATAATCGTCGAAGATAGACTCATATGGCTTCTCCAACCCAAGCAATTGTACCTCTCGGGAGGAAAGCTTTTGCTTAAAATCGATGAAGTCCTTCCACTTCAGGGTGAAGTGGTGACAATCAACCCCCTCGTCTCTCAGACCATCAAAGATAGAGGCCATGTTCCACCGGTCGGCCACTAGAAGCTTGACATTGAGGCTTCTCACCAGGGGCAATAGGCAGAGGTCGTACATCTTCTTAAAATTGACCTTGTGGTGGTTACCAGCCTGGTCTTTGAAAGGGATGACCTCGATGATACCATCAAGGTTGAGGTAGTCGGACATACCCTTAGAGCCTTCGCTTTGGGTTTCCTCCTCCTCGTATTCATCCCGAAGTGCAAGGATGCGACGAACATCTTCATCCTCTTCCTCCTCATACCCAAGGTCCTCCTCCCTGGCACCCATGACATCAGGAGACTTGGCCCGAGCAACAGACCAGATGCTCAGGGCGAAAGAGTTGTTGACCTCCCCGGCATCAATGGTCATCATTCGGGGAATAGACCTGTCTGACTGCAGCTGATTGGGGACAGCGTACACATAGTGTTGCCCTGCCCGGGACTGCCCGGTCTTCATGCCCTGAACGAACAGGGGCTTTCTGGCCCGGCAGTCTTCAAGGATTTGGTCTAGCGCGGCCGTGTTCTGGTGGAACGGGTTATCAGCCAGGGGCGGGATGGCAGCCCAATCTCGGTCAGCTTTGACCGGGTCTTCAGCATACTCGGTCACGACCTGCTTGGAATCTCGGAAGATCTTGGGATTGCAGTTGTGGCTGATGAATCCGTTGGACCAATACTGGTGGTCTCCAGGTACCGTGATATCACATACCACAGACTTGCCCTCGGTGATGGAGAAGATCTTGGTGAAGATGTATGGACCAAAATACTCTCGGAGTTCTTCCACCTGGGCCGAGTTGCGATGGAAGGCTGTAGGGTAGGACCGCTCCAAGTGAGCCAAGTGAGTACGGATGTCGTATACCGTGGCCTGACCCCGCAACCGGTTTGCCATGGGGTCTCTTTCGGCCCCGAGGCGTACATATAGCCTGTGAATGAGCTTCTTGGTGGACCCAGGTACCGGGCTGTTTTCCTGCGGCTCGGGTAGCCCCTCCCAGGATACGAGAACCGTGTCTTCTGGGTTGAGGTCCATCATTTTGGTGAACTCGATACGTCCGTCATCTTGAATGGACAGGATTCGGTGGTCTAGGCTGGCGGTGAGGTTATTGCCACTTTCGGTAGTGATGGTCCGAACGTATCGTTCCTTGGGGCTGCGAAAGGCATGAGAAATCGAGCCAAAGGAATTCTTGCTGCCAAGATGAACTCGGGAGTATTCTGGCCGAAGTCCTTCCTCTTGGGCTATGTTCCCAATCGGTAGGGGACCTTCAGGGGTCAGAACCAGGGTATCAGGGGCCACGCACTCCCAAGTAGGGAAGTGGAAGGCCACACGACGGGGGTTATCCTTGGCACCTCGAATGAGACCCATGATTTTGTCCAAAAGCTCCCAAGGACTGGATACACAAATCATGAGAGCTGTAGGAGTGTGGATTGCCTTCCGGTTCAGAGCATCGGATGCCTCGCGCAAAGTGAACAGAGTGTTGTTCATGGCAGTGAACACTTCTTCAGCATTGGCACGTACCGAGTTTTCTGCTTTGGCGAACATGCCGATCTCATCAATACCCATCATATAGCCGGTACGACCACGCATGGCTTTGGCGAATGGAGGCTTGAGCCGATCTTGTAGAATGGTGGGTACCCAGGAATGGTATGTATCCTTGATGCGATACATTTCGACACCGATCTTTTTGCCATGGTAATCGAGCCACTCATGATACTTCTTGAACCAGGGGGCGGTTTGAAGTCGGATGTGGTAATTGCCCCAGAGGGTGTCAGCGGACTGGGCCAGGTCTAGGGCCGTGAACATCGCCGTGAATTGCTGGGTGCGATCTTCCCCGAAGTGTCGTTGGGGAGTGGGGGCCAGCATCTGGAATCGATGATTTTGGTAGGAGGAAATGAACTCAGCGACGCGGGATTTACCCGAGTTGTGGTTGATGAGCCCGTTTCCTACGAACCGGTGCTTCTCTGGGACGTGAAAGTCAAAGAGATGTCGGTCACCAATGAATCGAGTGGAGGTGACTCGTACGAACCACTCTCCTTCAGTGGCCGTTTCTCCGGCATAGATAACAAACTTGCCATCCTTGCGAGTCACGAAGGGGAATCGACCCATGTTGATGTATGCGGCTTGGACGTACCTGGCCAGACTCTCCCAGGGTGTAGAGATGACGCGTTCGGAAGTGGTCTTTTGGTTTCGGCTCCAAGGGGAATCCGCAGTATTCTTGACCTTGGTTACCTGAAGACCCCTGAGAAAAGCCTCCACAACTGACGGCCTATGTTGGAAAATGGTTTCTTCTCTCTTGCCCCAATACGTAGGGTCCCGGGCCACTTTGGCCCCCATTTCATAGGCTTCCTGGTTGGAAATTTCCGCCTTGTCTCCCCAGACATTGTCTCCAAGGTATACCACTAGGGCATCCCCTACATTGAGATCCGAAGCTTTCACCCACACCTGTTTGTCATCCCTCAATACAAGGACGGGATGAATCAAGCTGGCCTCAAGAGAAAATCCACACTCGGCTTCGATTTGGATGGCCGACCGGACCCCTGAATAATAGGAGGATTCCGCTGACAAGGACCCACCCTCACCACTAGCCACTTCCAGTCCAGGGGTGGGGTAGAAGGTATCAGGTTCTCTCCGGGGGACCAAACGGGATATAGGAGACAACCCCTGGTTGGTGGGGACGATGGTATTGGCGCCCACACACCGCTGACCCAAGCAGAGGGCAAAGTCATTAGGGGCGCAGTGAGGTGCATCCGGGTCAGCCAGCGTCTGGTGATACGTAGCGTGGCATTTGGGGCATACACCATGCTCGGTGAGTTGTACCCGCTCAAGGATTTCATCTAGGGTCCAAGCCCGGCGATGTTCTCCGTCCTCACCGATATAAGGGGAGAGATGGATATCTTTGACGAATTCGGCGTCCGAGCAGTAGAAGCACCACTCCTCAAATAGAGCCAGCAGGAATTGCACCTGGCGGGGAAATGGCGCTGCATCGAGGAATTGCCTATTGGTAATCCAGTCAATGATGTTTTTGGCTTTGGGGATTTCCCGAAAATCCATATCGGCAAACACCGAGGGGTCGAGTTTCTTCTCGGCCGCTTCTCTCATGAGTTCACCGGGGTCAAAGTCATCCCCCAAACTGAATTTGGCTACAGCCTTATGAACGGCTTCTTGGCTCTCCACCCTGGCTCTCTTGAGGTCTTCGGGCATGAGTTGTACGCCTGATTCATACAGACGTCGGGCAAGTTCCTTGCTTGACAGCTCGATCTGCAAGAACTCTCGAAGTTTTCTTGTGTCTCCTCCAGCCCAAAGGTAGAGCTTCTCCAAGTCCTCGGGTTCTACATGGTAGAACATCCGCATAAGGAAATCATCTTCGGACATACTGAGGGCTGAGGGAGATAGCAAGTCGATACCTCAGAGCAGACTGGAAAAGAAATTGAACGAAATCAAAGTAGCATTGTATTCGTTTTCGGTAGGCCATTCATGCGTGCCCCTAACCCGCTGGTGAATAAGAGCCCGAGAGTATCTAGCCTCTCTCACAAAAGTGGAGGGGCTATTGTTTGAACGGCCAGTGTTCGGAATGATAGTCCTTTCGGGGATCTCATTCTGCATGAACCGATCCGAGATAATTTTGCGGACAGTCTGGTTGAAGGTGGTCTTGATTACATAATTATGTGAGTCGTACGTACCAGATGTGAAAAATACGGGCTTAGAATTGTTTGGGACAGTTGCCACCGCACGTTTGTTGATAAGACTGCCAGCTATAGCAAACCCATCAAAGTGCTCGGTGGCATGGAAGGACAGACCCCATGTCATTTTGCCGCCAGAAGAAAATCCGGCGGCAAACACCTTCCCTACACTGAATTCCTTTCGGATTTCGTCTATCATTCCTAGAACAAACTTGATGTCCTGATAACGGTCTTCTACCTCTGGGTCCGGCGAATCACTGGGAACCACCCAGTTGCGGGCCCCATTCAAGTCAGCCGAAGGAAAAGCCATCAGGAAGCCCCGATCTCGGGCCTTGACCCACTTCTTCGAGAAGATTTTTCCAGACCCCCCTCCCCCATGAAATCCGATGATCAGGGGCAGAGTACGGTTCGCTCGATATTGTTCAGGGATGTGCAAGATATACCTGCGAGTCTTACCCTCAACTTCGACTTCAACTCTTCTGTTCATGACCCTTCTCCGGTGTTGGTTTCTAGGGCCATCTTGGCCGCAAGAGACTGTACATCTTCGATCTTGCAGCTCTGAATTTCGCAAATACGGTTTGCTACGTTTTCGTAGTGACCATCGGTTGCATCGGCCAGGACGTTAGCCATATCCTCGAATGCTTTTTCGACAGCTTCTCTTTGTTTGGTCGAAGAGGAAACAGCTACACATCGCTCTTGAGCCTTCCGAGCCTCCTCAACAGTGTCCCGAAGCATATCCTTGATAAGGATTTGGACTGCGTCCTGTAGGATGGATAGGGCCAATTGTTCAGGCTTCTTTTCCTTATTGAGCATTTCAAGGATGGAACGCTGCTCGGAAAGAATGGTTGATACCGCATAGGCAGCCTTGCCCGAAGGGTCTGCCATGAATCCTTCTCGGGCCTTTTGTAGCATTTGCCGGGTACCAACCAGCATGTCTTCGAGGATTTCTTTTGAGCTTCGGCGTGTTGCAGCACGCCGGTATGCCTGGACGATCTCTCGGGCCTCTTCTATATTAATCCCGGCTTCCCTCACCAGGGTTTTGGACCCCTTGCCTTTTTCAGCCAATGCACGAGCTTTTTTCAGGGCTGCACGACCGGACCTCTCAGTTTCCCCATTAGGAGCAAACCCATCAATCAAGGAAAGGTGGCCACCTTTTTTGTTAGACATCACGTACCTCGACACTGAAACCCTGAGATTCTAGTGTATTGAGGATTTTCTTAAGATCCTTGATGGGCACTGACTTCACATACTCATTCTCACCCCACAAGTCGGCGAGGATGTTTTTGGCCTCGGTCATCTTCACACCGAGAGCCTTCTTAAGGCCAACTTCGTATCTTTGGGGGTGATATGTAGAATCTGGACGAACGGCCGTGATAACGATCGTTGTCATTCCATCATACGAGGTTTCCTCTACCAAGGTTTCAGGCTCGACATCCTCCATAACGAATCCAGTCAGGGCTGAAATAACCGCGGGGTCTTGGACATGGTCTCCATCCCCATCAACCAGGTTCCATTCTTCCTTCAAAGGCATGGGGTTGCCTTTGTGCTTGACCATGCTCTCTCGGCCCAAATTTCGTTGGTCATTCATTCGGAAGGAGATGACTTCATACTTGTAGCGATCAGCAAGAGTCAAATACGGTTGGACCATCCACTTTTCGCTGTGTTGATCGTCAATCACTATTATGGACACCCCGCGTTCCATGGCAAGCTCACAGCGTCGGGCACAATCCCTCATGGCATCCCGCCAAAGAGTCACCTTGAAGTCAAACTTGCCTCGATTTCCCACGAAGCAGTCCATGCTGGACAGGACAGTCACCTTGGTGTGGTATCCGTTGAGGGCTTCTGGATCGTCCCTCTCGGTCACAGTGCTGAGGTGGGCTCCGCCCGCAGCGATGAGATGGGAGATATCCTGTCTACGACTACCATCAGATCCGCCGGATAGTATAAGATAACGGCCGCGTAAGTCCATGGGCACCCTCACAAACGGGGCCTTTAATCACCAAAAGCAAAGGCCCCACCGGAATTTCCGGTGGGGCCACCCATTCATTCGTTTGGTAAGAACCCTCCCCAGGGACTCACCGAATGGGGCTCACTCGTATGGCAGGACTTGCCCAACCTGCATCTTGAGTGAAGCTGCTTCCCGGCAGCGACGTACCTCGATCGTCCCGAGTTCGTCTTCCATCTCCTTAACGCTCGCAAAGCGGTAATGAGATGCTACATATCTACACGCCTCCCGTCGTGTACTGGCCATGACCAGGTCCTGTTCCCCATCTGCCCGCACCACAAATACCTGTGGGCCACCATAGGCATCGCCAAGGTCACCCTTAACCTTGGCCGGGTTGGCCCCGATGTACTCACAAATGAGAAGGCATTCAGACTCGATACCTCGGACCTTCTTGCGGTTCTCAGCACACCACATATCAAACTTCAGGTCACCCTCCAATAGGATGCGGAGGAACTCCGACGACTTTTCAGAGAGTTTCTTGGTAACCGCCCTGTAGTCCATATGGTGAGTGATAGAGGATTCGGTCTCATTGCCTGAAAGGCAGTCACCGACGCAGCGCCCATCGTCGGTGCGGACATCAGCGGAGATGACCATGGTTTCGTATTCGCGGTCGGTACGAATCCACTTAAGGGGGACGAGCAGGGACTTCTTCTTAAAACATACTGGACAGAAGAAAGTCCCCGATTGTCCATGCTCCTTCCCATCCAGGGTCTTGGCCCGGTGGACGTATTCTTTCAGGCAGTCTGGGCAGCGAAGTTCGGGAAGTTTGCGCTGTCGCTGTCGTTGGTCTTTTGACATCTCGGACTGAAGGTACGCGGCTTTGTTGTATATGGATCTGACGATGTATGCTTTGAGGCGTGCTGAATCCGGGAAATGTGAGTAATAGTAGGCAATCCGAATAGACTCTTCCTTCAACTCGGAATACCCATCAAAGGAAGGGTCAGTGCGCTCGATCCACTTGAGTCGCTGGCTAGCCACTGAGTGGCAGGTAACATCCGTTTCAGCGATGACCCGGTCGATTGTCTCTTGGTCCTGCATGAAAATGGATTCGAAGCTCGCCTTATGCAAAACCCGGATGAACTCGTCGTCAGTCAGTAGAGACAGGCAGGCGTTGACATCCTCCTCGTCAAACTGGAACCTTCGTTTGCCGATTTCTTCGTCTCCCCCTCGGAGGTAGTGAATCACTGATCGCCAAAAGATGAAACGGGCGTAGCAATTGTACTTGAGGACTTCCCGAAATTCCGATGCCTCCTTGTGGTCAAATCCCTGGGCTTTGACAATTCGGGCCAGGGCATTGTGGTCGTGGAGACCGAGGCAGAAACCATATGTGGAGTGAAGGATTGAACGATATTGGTGGGAGGCCAGGTGCGGAAAATAATTCCGCACCACACGAAAGATGGCAGTGGGCATGCTGCAGTGCTCTCGGGAAGAGGGGGAGGTAGGGTTGTGGCACTCGGGGAGTGGGTGCCATAACCAAAGTAACACGATCCTAACCGTGTTGCAACTCAAGAAAGGCATTTAGGGAGAAGACATCGGTGGAAGCGATGTCTGACTACAACTGCGGCCAGCCGGTTGAAATTCCGGCTGGCCGCAGGGATCGTGCCTGGGGTCATCTAGGACCCTTAGAACACTGGCTCTTCGTATGTTACTTCTACGCCTGTCACCTGTACTTGACCATCAAGAGTGGGGCTGGTACCCTCGAAGGACACAAATATGGTGAAATGCTCGTCATCAGCCAGTACTCGGTTGGCGCCGAGGTTGTTACTGTTAGCCCCGTTGTGGTCAGCAACCAGAGTAAAAGGAGAGCTGGCAGTCTTGTTTCGGACAGCACTAGCGATGTTGTACCCGGGTTCGTTTGACGCCCACGCTCCTACAGAGGCTGTCTTATTTGCGTAGAACGCAAATACAGACACGGAACCAACATCGACGTCGATGTTGTATGATACCTCGATCTCACGAAGCATAGACCCAGTTTTTGGCCGAAAATCCATGTACAAGGAATTTTGGCCAAAAGCACCATCGGCAGTGGTCAAAACCCACTGTCCCGACCCTGCGAGAATCACGTATAGAAAGTCCCAGACACCGGAGTATCCGGCTGTCTGGTTTCCGATCATGTTTCCAAATGGTATGGTTTCTTTCTTGGTGAGGAAACCAGCTGCCAGACGTTCCATCTGAAACGATGTGAAAACATCGCCATTGAAGGTGGCCTCGATGGCCCCACCTCGGATGAGGGAGGCCATCGAGGAAGCAATTCGGCCACCATCTTGTACAAGCTCTGATATCGGCACATTCACAGTGCGTTTATACCCGGTTTTGAGACCGATGTTAGTGCTCGTTGGCTGCGACCCTCCGTATCCTCCCAGAATAGGGAGGGACACTACAGTCAGCAGAGCAGTGATAGTGACAAAATCCACAGTATACCCCTCAGACAGGAATGTCAGCGATCAGGCAAAACGCTTGGAGGGTGACGTCACCTGTAGCGGTCCCATCGACTTCGACTTCGAGGGTTAGGTTCTCACCCTCGGCCACCTGGGTCGGAGCAGCGAGCAAAACCTCCATGGTATGCTGGGCCACAGCGCCACGCTCGGCAGAAGTGTCATGCCCGGCATCATACGTCTGGCTGGCCGAGATGCTGGCACCAGCAGGGGCCGAGCCATCTTCGGGGGAAGTGGCCTTGTAGAGGACCACATCCACATCAGTCACCAGAGCAGTCTCGACCTTGTACGTCAACTCGATACCGGAAACGAGCATACCCGCCACAGAGGTGGGGATGTCGATGGCTGCAGACTGAGCAGCAGCAGCAGCAGTACGGGCAACCTCCCAGACACCAGAACCGGCATAAGACTCGGTCCAGGTACCAGTGATAGCCGAGACTTTGCCTGCAAGGTTGAAGCCGATGCGCTGACGCAGGTAACCAGCAGCGAGACGGTTCATCTCGGCAGCGGTCATGACCTGACCACCCAGGGTGACCTGAATGGTGCCGCCAGAGATGTGGGCCGACAGCTCGGTGGCCAAGCGACCGCCGAAGGCAGCAGCCTCACTGGCGGACACAGTGGCCGAGGTGTCGAGAGACGGAATGGTGCCGAGGCTCTTCGAGGCCAGGCCCTGGGCCAGCGGCTGCTCATCGCTGCTGAAGCCCCGGATAGTCACCGAAGAGACCAGCGCGGTAATGGTGAGAATGTCAGACATGGAAATACTCCTGGTAGTCCCTTGTGGGGTTCAATCGAAGTCTGTTGTTTCGAACTCAGTGGGAGACACTTTGAACCCCACCTCGTACTTCGAAGCTATCTGAGCCAGATGGTCTCTCACAAACGGTGTGAACTGTCTGTGACCCCTCTTCTCCAGGCTCATAAGTCTCAAGAGGGTATATGTTCGTCGCGGCACCGTGATTGTGATCCTGACTTCTTCAGGGAGTTCTCGTTCGCCTTCCCGCATGGCTATCATCTCTTTAACCACATGAGATGCGAAGTTGAGAACCTTGCGAACAGCACCAGTGTTCGTATACCAGGATTCTGCGAGGTCTTTGGCTTCGGTTGTCCTTCCTTTCATTAGGAAGTGGGCCAGGGAGTGGAGGTTTTGGTGACACCCGGAGCATAACCATATGAGATTCTCATCCGAGTTGTCGGCCTGCTTGCCGACCGCCTGGGGTGTGACGTGGTGGCGGTCGGCGAAGGCTTTGGGGGTAAGCTTCGCACAAACCTCACAGTGTACGAAGCCCTCCCTCTGACTCATCTCTTCGTCCAGGTGTCTACAATGAAGATTCGATTGGAGATCAAGTCCTCTTTGAGTGGGGCACACTTTCGGATGAGGGCAATGTTGGTCCCTTTCACTCGACTGAGGTCCGTTTCCTGACCGGCCCGCACATGGACAATCTTCTTCTTGCCGTCCTCCAAGGGAATGGTTAGGGACACCGACACCCGCTCATCATTGCGGACCCTCAGGGTTCCCGAGGAAATGGCCAATACAAACCTCTCACTGGACATTTTCAGGTCCCTCCACCACTATAGATTCGGCGTTCCTCCAGAGGCGAGCAAACTCCTCTAGGTCTTCTTCCCTGGGGGTCCACGTTTCGTCACCTACGGTCACTACTACCGTTCCTTCCTTGTGGGCCCGAGCGAGACAATACTTCTGGAAAGCAGTATCTGCGGCATCGTTGATGCCCTTGGTCACATCCCCCTCAATGTACCCGATTTTGAAGATCTGAACACCTATGGTCTTGAAGACGGGGGTACACTGGATACCAGCTGTTCCGCCAGTACACTTGGCGTCTTCCAGGGCGATGTTGATGATCGTACCATCTTCAACAAGGTTCCCGTCCCCGGAGTCTTCTAGGGTGAAGAGTTGGCCCTTTTTGACATCGATTAGGGGCGTCAGGAACTTATCTCTACAACCCAACATCATGTATTGGGTGATGTCTTCAGGGTTGGCAAAAACATAACACTTCCGCATGTGACCTCCTATGGTCTAGTACATATCGGATTTAGCCTTGTCATACGCTGCTGGGATTGCCATCCCATTGACGATTCGAAGTATTACATCACCATTCGGAAGGATATTGGCCACTTCTCCAAGGGCGGCAGAAGCCATTCCTCCACCTGCGAGGTTCTGGGCCATGGCAGCGTTGGAAGCCTGCGGTATGGCTGATGCCACAGATTGGGTCATGGTACTGGCCCTCTTCATCATGAGGACTTCCTGGCCAAGTTCTGGAGCAATGACGCCGTCTTTGACCAGGCCCTGTACTACGGAATCGGGCTCTTGGGCCAACTCCTTGGAAATTTTGGCCCAAGCTCCAGGGTCAAGCCCCTTACCAATACCGACGCCAAGGGGCCCCTTGCGATTTGAAGCACCCTTGACCTTTCGAAGCAGGGCTTCGGCTCGATTCATTCGGGAGCCTGCGGCGAAGAACCCAGCAGCGGGGGCCGAGAAGGCGCCAGCAACAGCAGTACCAGCGGCGCCTATGGCAGCCAACGTAGCCAATGCTCCGCCACCAACAACAGCCCCTCCGGCGGCTACGGTTCCGGCTCCTATACCGCCAGCACCGGTAGCAGCTGCTCCACCTCCAGCCGCCGCCGTAGCGCCCCCGCCCATCAGGCTCGAAACGATCATCTTGCCTAGGACACCACGTACACCGGGGAGACGCATGATAGACTTGGCCATGTCTGTCTGCTGGCCCTTTCGTTCAACATATGACCCATAGAGATCTCCAAGCATACTGCGGGGACCACCAGGGCCCTCACCACCAGCCCCGCTGACTCGGAGCATGTTGCCTTCTGTGGTGTACTTCTGGAGGACAGCATCAACACCAATAGCCACAGCATTGGCCATATCGTTGTCTGCGGGGATGGCACCAGCAGCCCCGCTGCCCCCGCCATATGTATCACCCGCTCCGCCGCCCACACCAGCCTGCTCGGATAGTGCCCCTGGAATTTCGCCCATGGCCCCCGATACTCCGCCCTTTTTGTAGGCATCATATAGACGGCCGGCGATGCCAAAAGCGGCAATACCTCCGGCAGCGGCTCCGGTCACCCGGGAGTCCTCCAAATAGGCCATATACTGGCCCGCATCGCGTCCCACGTTGCGGCCAGTAACAGCCTCGGCGGCCAATGTCCCGACAGCACCCTGGTGGCCTAGGGACATTCGACGCATAGCATCTTCCCCTCCGGCCGTTCGAGCTTGATTGCTGGCAGCGCCTCGGCTCCTTCTGATGGCGCCCATCAATTCTTCACGACCACCACCAGAAGCCAGGAGATCTGAAACAGTATATGCCTCCATTTCATCCATGCCCATGCGCTGTAGGATGTGAGCAACATCACCTCCGCGGCCGGCAAGGTTTTGCAGAAGGTCCAGTTGGGCCCCCATGCCTTGTTCAGTGGAAGCCAGGGTAGACTGTAGGCGTCGGGCTACAATAGTGTCTACCTGACCTCGTTGGCGGGCCTGAGCAATCATTTGCAATTGGGATTGGATTTGTGGATTGAATTGGGCAAGATAGTCCTCGGATATCTTACCGCCAGGGCCTATATTCTCTTGGAACTTTTCCAAGAGATCCAGGCCCACCATAGTCTGGGTACGTTGGTCGAGGTTGTTCCCGGACAGGAAGTTCGCGAACTTCTCGGCCGCATCCATGGACTGGTTGTATGTCATCCCCATCTTTTGTCCGCGCTCGATGGCAACAGATAGGGCGGCCGACATGTTGCCGAGGTCCTGGGTATATCCCTTGGTTCCCTTGGCTACAGCATCGAGGCGGTTTTGAAAATCGTCATCAAAGATGGCTGCTTGGTTCGGAAAGAGGTCCCGGAGGTCGTCATTGAGAGCCACTACCTGATGACGGACACGGACGATATTGGTGAGAGCTTCGTCGTGGCTCTCACCATATTTGAACATCCGTTGGGCTGCTTCTTCCTGCAGACGATTGGCATCAGTGCCCAGTACTCGGGAATAGAGGAGAGTCTGCTCGGTGAGCTTCTCTAGGCTCTTTTGAGAGACATCCGTAACCTCGTTGTAACGGAGTGTCTGAATCCACTTATCCGAGATGTTTGTCACCTCCTGGACCGTGGCACCAAACTCGTAGGCCACCCGGGTATTACCCATCTGGACCTTTTGGTATTGCATGGCCCGCTTGGTGATGGCATCAAAAGAGAAGGAGATGTCATCGATCCGTTGGCTAGTAGACAGCCACTGGCGGGTCGACTTGGATGTGGCGGTCACGGAGTCCTGGTATGCTTTGTTGGCCAGCGCAGCAGCGGATATGCCGGCCACCATGTCCCGGCCATACGTCTTGGCTGTATCTTTGACGATTTCCTTCGTCTCGGCCATAAGCGAACGGATACGGCCTTGGGACTGCACGATGTCCTTGGCCGACCTAGCGTACCTCTTGTGGGCATCGATGGCCTTCTCAGTACTCTTCGTGCCCTCAGCGAGGGCATCGTTGACACCCTTCTGGGCGTTGGCCACATCTCCGACTGATTCAGCCACCTTCTTTTCGGCAGCAGCTTGCTTTTGTAGAAGCTCGACCCGACGGCCTAGGATCCTATTAAGCGTTCTTTGTATCGAGTTTCCACGGTCAGTGGCCATGAAGTAGCCTCCGACCTCAAGCTGTACGGAGGAAAATATGCCCGAAATCAACTCAACAAAAGCGATATCCAGCGTTTTCGCGGTGATCGCTATCTTGACCGCAGCCTCCGCAGGCTACGTTACTATCACAACCCCCGACGCCCAACAGTGCATGATTGAGTTGGCCGATGCCAAGGCGCGTCTTGAACTTTTAACCGAGGCGAAGGATGCGTGCAAAGACGCCCTCGCCGAGTGTGAGTGAACAATGAACCGCGCTTATTTTGGTCTTCTTGCCCTAATTCTCACTGCCCGTTGCGCTATGGTGACCACCCAAGGGGCCATGGCTCATGACCCCGCTGAGAGCAAGATCGTCTTGTCCTGTCCTGAGGCTTACGTGCCAGTGTGTGCCCCAGCCGATGAGGATACTGTTGAACTTCCTCCCCTCAAGGTAGAGATCGTAGACCTCACTCCAGTTATCTCGGATACGGCAATTAAGAAGCCAAATCCCGAGGCGGTGAAGAAGGCCATAGAAGCCATCGAACGATATGAAGACTTCGAAGAGCAGAAGAAGGCCAAATAAGGTCCCTACATGAGGTGACAGGGGCAGTGCTTGACCCTGCAGCGGTTTGCTGTCTCCTTCATCCTCAGTTCACCCTGGGCCGTTAATCGCATGCGGCCAGTCTGGGTCGGCGAGGCCATCCGGGTCCAGATAGCCAATCCTCTGGTAGCCATAGCTTCAGCAGCCTCGTCGTCCACGGGCATAGCAAGGCCACGTGTGAGAGAGTGAATCTCCACGTCGATACGGCGTTGGAACTTCATGGCCTCACACGTAATCTCTAGTGCCTTGGCAAGGTCAGAGACCCCATCCAGCTCCTTGACGGTGTGGTGGTCACCGTCGAGGGGACCAAATTGAATGGCCGCCCGCTCCGTGGGCAGAATCAGTTCGTATACCTCTGGTTGCCCCTCGACCGTGAGGCGGTTCCACTTGGCGTTATGGTCACGGTCGAACCCGAGGGCTAGAATCAGGTGTTGTAGGTGTTCCAATTCCATCAGATGCCTCGTCCAGTTGGTGGTTCCACGAAGTTGGAAGTGCTGGTGATCTCACGCCAAACCTCAATTGGCTCCTGGTGATGGGAGGTTCGGTACCTCTTATCGGGCCAGTGCCCGACGTACTCAAGAGTGTAGAGGATGGTCGTTTGCGGTGGGTGTCCACCATACTGACGACCCTCAAACTCGAAGGGGTCCATCCCGGGGTCATTTTTGATGCCAGTGGCAGTGTAGCGAAGGCGCTTCTTGACCGTCTCTACCCGATGGTCGTTGGCCCAATCGATGGTCTCATCGATTGACACGTTGTGGTGGGCAGGGATCCACACCTTGTCGTGAATGACTTCCCAGGTGTCTCCGATTTGGGGGTACCGGTCCCGGGGATGATCGTCGCCGTGGTCCTTCTTGAGGGCCCAGCAGTCACAGACGTGACACCAATGCAGGGGGACCGGGTTAGGGATGGTTCCGTCCTCGTACACACTCTGCCTGACAGGTCGATGCTCCCGAGGAACCGTAAGAAGCAGGTCATGCCAGTCACTGTCCTGATGAACGGGGTAGACGTCCACGTGGACACCGGAACGGCCCTTGTGCCCGTGTGGACGCATGACCAGGAGGCTTGTGTTGGCGATCTTGGGCATGATGTTCAGTCCGTCTTCGACTTCAGAACTTCGGAGAGAGAAAGGTCATCCTCGGCCATCAGAGAATCGATACCCTTTTGCAACCATTCGGCCTCACGGTCCAGAGAATCGGCGGTAGCACGAGCCTTCTGGGATGCTTCGCGGAGGTTCTCCACCTGATCCTGCATGGCCTTCACTGCGCGGTCGTGACCTGCATTCCTGATGAGGGATTTGACCGCGTTGTGCATCGTGAGGTGCTCATTCACGAGCTTTTCGTAGTCCTTGCGGAGGTTTTCGTACAACTGTTCGGTAGTCATCGGTCCGTCTCCTGGTAGATGGCCGCATCCAGGTCGGAGATGACCTTGGCGGCAGCTCGAAGTTCTTCCCTCTTGGCGTTGACGAGGATTTCCCGGGCTTCCAGGTCTTCCTTGGTAGGATTCATAGCTCCGAGCAGCTGGAACCCTTCCATATCCTTGCGGGTTTGGCTCATGTACATGCCGAGAGCAGACCGAATGGTCCACTGATGCTTGCGAGTATCAAATACCCTGTTGCTCGATTCGGTTCCTACACATGTGAAAGTGACAGCATCGCCGCTGATGGAATCAACGGACATTGAGACTCCTCCGATTTCAATGGAGTCTCCGACCTTGAATGAATAGCGCCTGGGTGTAGGGACCTTCTTCGTCATAGGCGAGAAAACTTGGTTGATGGTGTCATCGAAAGCGTCGTATGCTGATTCGAGACGTTTCTTTGCCTTTTGGATGGGGAGCCCTATACGAATTCGACGGAGCAATTCATGCTCTGCATGTGTCACAGCCTCCTGTAGGGGACTGTCCATGGGCACCTCGTCGTCAGAATGGAACTGAACCTCAAATTCGGTATCGTCACCGGCCATAGAAGGTCTGCCCTCGGACCATGGTACTACGATGACAGTATCGTCACTGATGAGCCACTTGCGATACACCACCCCAAAACCATAGGATTCGCGAATGAAGAACCAGTTGAGAGCTTTTGCAAAATCCGTATTGTTGGTTTTTGCATACTTATCGATGTCAATTACAGGCATGGTCTCTCGTCCTATCAAGAAAGGGTGTTAGGAGTGTTGAGGTCAATTCCACCGAACTCCCCATCATCGAGCTTTGCGATGAGTTCGCTCCAGTCACCCTCCGCCTCTTCCAGCATATACGTCGGAGGAGTGAATCCAGCCTTCACGAGAGTCGCTACCTGTTCCTTTGTCATAGGGAGGTCGTTCATCTTTCGGTCGAAGCCCATGACAAACAGGTGCCTCTCCCCTGGAGACGCTCGCTGCAACTTGCACCAACCGGCCTTTTCGAGTTGGCGCTTGTCAATTCCGTCAAGCTCCGGAAGTCGACAAAGATATCCGTAGACGAGTGAATCGTGCTCCCAATAGGAGCAACGGTAGAGTCGCCCCTCTGGGCTAACCCACCCGTTGTCGAGGGTTTCGTCATCAACCCTCTTGGCCCAGTGTTGGTAAGTTGTTGTCGCAGACCAGTTGAGCCAGTCATCGGCAATCCGGGCCTTTGCAATAACATCTTCGCCGTTGCACGTTGTGTAGGACGGACCCCAACCCCAATACCACACTCCTCCAGGACGCCCGTCTCGGACCCACACTCGCTTCGTGGTTCCATGTTCACCGGTTCCTTCGTGGAAATCGATCAGGCACCAATCGGCCATGGACCGGCCGCAGTCCTCCGGGATCTTTCGGAACTCCCAGGCGATCTCACCCTCTTGGCCGACCTCAATATCCCACGCGACCTGGCGCCGTTCGAAGCCTTCGAGATCATCGACCTCGTTTCCGGGCTTCGAAATATACAGGAACGTCTTTGCGGACTTCTTGGCATGCTCGTAAGTATCACAAATCCACGACGCATCGTGACAGGGCCGAGCAAACACAATAACTGCATTTGGCACGTTCATGATTTCGTGGTTGCGAGTGTCCCCTAGAAGGAGCCGGGCGACCGCATGGGGATGGCGGGTAAGAGCCTGGTCCAACTTTTCTGGAACCAGGTCGAGGCCGAAGGCGCCAGAGCAACCATTTAGGAGCATGTCCTCGACGAAGTTTCCATACCCACACCCGGCATCGATGATTGGATCTTCACCATAATGGTCTGCCATCCAAGACAAAAAGGCGGGCGTTGGGGTGAAAAATGGGGTAGGGGAGAGGATCACTTTGTACTCCGGTGTTCAGCAGGTGAGGGTGATTTGATGACGGTAGGGGTATGTGCCGCTGTTCTTCTTGACGAGTGTGAAGGTCCTCTGGCGAACCACACAGTTGACGAATCCCCCATCGTCGAGAGGGATGTTGATTCGATCACCGACGGTGGGAATGGCCCCTACCAGAAAGGGAATTCGAACGTCCTTCTGGGTCACTCCGTTCGAGAACCGAATATGGACATTGATAATGTAGTGGTCGGCCATTTCAGCCTCCCTGGAGTAGGCTGGTCGCGGCCTTACCATCACGTCCGGTGAGTTGGTGGCCAGTGCGGTCGAGAATCCACGACTCCCCGGTGAGAGTCACACCATTCCCATCGGGACGTCGGGTCACCGTGACCTCCTCGGCACCAGTGGGCATGCGAACCTTCCACCCATGAATCGGTGTGTTGGTGTAGCGGTCAGCACCCTTCACTGGACCACTCGGGTCTGGGTACACCCACCCCTTCGTGGTAAGAACAGCATCGTCAGGGGTCAGCCTACACCCCTTGCAGCCCCACACGGCAGCTGCGAGTTCATTGAGGGTCACGGTGGTAGTCATCATTTGTTGCCTTCCTGTACCATTTTAACATGGCATCTGATTAGGCGCAAGTGTAGGACCGGAGGTGACATCACCCCCGGTCCTACCTCTCTACCACCCGAGGTCGGAGGTCTTGACTGCCCAGCCCTCCGGGAGGCTCTTCTTACAGGTACTACCGATGGGGTAGTAGCCCATGAACCCGGGCTCGTCCTCATTCTCCTTTGAGGGATCGCCGAACTTGGCACCACCGTCCACGACCAGGGCCCACCACCCCTTGGGGCCACCGGCCCGACGCCCACAACAGACGCAAGTGTTTTCGAGGGTAGCATTGCGGCGCTTACTCTCGTTCTTGTCATATTCGGGGCCAAAGGGGGTGATGGTGTCGGTGTTGGTCATTGGATTGCCTCCTATACCAGTATTATAACATGGCACGTTAAAGGTGGCAAGCGCGATCCTCAATCGCGATCCTTACTTCCCTTGCTGAATTTCTTGTGAAGGTCGGTCAGAAACTTCACAGTTTCAGCCTTGTCGAGTCCCTGGGCCTCAAAGTCCTTGGGGTCGGCAAGGTCCAAAAGCGTGACCACACGGTCGAGGACATCCAAATCGAATTCAGTCATCATTGTGCACCTCCTGTGCATCCTGATCATAACATCGACAAGGGAAGTTCGGAATTTTTCGATCGTTTACTCAATATCTTTCTCATCTTGCTTTGTGGGTGCTACGATACCTGCCTGTTGGAGCTTTTCGATGTGCTCTTCCTTGGTGGCGTCGGTGAGGTTTTTGTCCTCTGCCGCTTGGTCCCAGTCAACCCCATCACCCTCCTCGAAGGCACGTTTCTCTTCACTCTTCTTGACGTGCTCCTCGACCTCCTTGAACACCTTCGGGTCATACACCCCGGTCTTCTTGAGGTGTTCCATCCAAGCACCCTTCGGGGCCTCGGAAAGGGAAATAATCTTTTCGCCCTTCTGAGGCTTGTACGATCCCATAGCCACCTCAGGCGGCCCTTCCAGGCTCTTGCCATCCTTCGAGGACACCATCTTGGCGACTTCCTTGTAGTATTTGATGTCCTTCATTTGGGCCAGGAAGGGCAACCAGTACACAGAGGGGAGCTTTCCGCCCTTCTTTTTGGGCTTACCCTCAGCGATCCACGATTCGATGGATTCCGCTGTTACGCGAATACCAAGGGAAGTTTCTAGCCACTCACGGTCCGAAGACTCTTGATCTCGGGCTGCGTAGTAGTAGAAACTCAACATAATTGGGTCTTTGGCCAACTCCCGAGCGTCAGAGAGGCTCAAACCCATACGAGGAATAACGTAGGCTAGGCTACCGAGGATAGGCTCGTCTTGAATGGCCTTCCTCCACCTCACCCCAAAGGGGAGTCACCTTCCTTGTCATCCCCATCCCCTTTGGGCTTGCATGTGCTGCCGCACAGGTGACAGGATAGCCCTTCGTCATTTTCGAGCTTTTCCTTGACCCGAGGGTTTTGGAGGTCTTCACCCGATACGTGCATCTCGTGTAGACATTCAATACACACAAACGTCTTGGGCTGTTGGACCTCATTATCGCCGGGGTACAGGATGTCGTCACCAGGGAAGGCAGTATCATACTCTCCCTGCAGGAAGTCCACGATGGAATGCTCGTCGAGAGCCTTGATGACGCTCAGGACCTCTTCGGCCGCGATATATCGGACCCTAACCGGGGGGTAGTCAAGGTCATCAATCCCAACGAGGTCTTCAGGCTTGAACTTATCGGCCGCGAAGGACTGGAATACCGGAACCCCGTTGACCCTCGAAATAGCCAAAGCCACCGTAGCCCTAGAGATCAAGAGGTCGTTGGATATTTGGTTAGGAATGGACCCGGTGACACCATGAAGGCTGGAATGCTGAAGGATCCAGACAGCATCATCAGTCGAGTTTACTTTACGAAGGGTGAACGACCACTCCTTGTTTCCCACCCGCATGGCAGAAGTCTCGTGGGTCTTATTCTTATTGATCAGACCAAAGGATTCAAGGAAGTCTTCTTTCAGGCCCATGTCGGTACTCCACGTTCACTTTGGATTTACGGGAGTAGGGGTCCAAAAAGGGCCATGGCGACAGTGGCAGATGTCCACCAAAACCATGCTTTCTAGACCCTTGCAAGCAACCCGGCACTGGTCTTCGGGGGCCTCTTCGGGGGTATAGAAGAACAGGGCAAAGATACCGATGAAGATGGAAGTTAGGAGCCCAGGAAGAAAAAGGAACCAGAATTGAACAAAGCCGATATCCAGGGTGTTATCTCTTTGATTTCTTCGCATCTTCCTCTGCCTTCAAAGCGTAATACATACCGACGTTTGCCTTGCTAAATCGGCTCATGACAGATCTGCAGTCGTCTCGGGTGCTTCGTTGGACGGTGGAAAAGATCGCCCCGAATTCGTAGACCATGGACAATGGAGTATGGCCATGCTCACTCATCCTCATGATGAGCTTGGTATATTTTTTGTATGCCTTGAAGGCCACCACACAGTCATACTTGGTGCCAAAGAATCGGCCTAATGGCTTGGGGCCCGGAACGAAGTGGGCACCTTCATGGATGAAGTTGGTTCCTGTCATCTTGGTAATAATGACCCCGAGTCTGACGGGCCAGAATGTCCTCTCTGGGAGGGAGAAGGGAGGGCTGAACACCATGGTCGGGTTCTTTTCGTAGGCTGCCTGGGCTTTTTCTCCACACTGGCTGAGGATAAGCCTACGGCCATCCTCCTCAATGGCTTTCCTAGCTATTTCGATGTCCACACTAACCTCCAGCCGGTCATTATAGCACGTCGAAGCTTCAGCGTAAAGGATAACATGGTTTCAGAAGAAATAAGTCGGCTTCTCTCCTCTGTCCTTCTAGACGTCGATGACCCTAACATCCTGCGGGTCAACCAGACCTTGGGATTTGCGGCATACATTGCCCGCCAGGCCGGCTTGGAAAAGGATGCCATTCGTATTTTGGGTCTTCGAAGGAGATCACTAACCTCCCTGGTGAGTCCTCTACACCCCATGGAGCGCTCCCTATGGGCCAAGGACCTCAACGAGCTGTCCCGGAGTATCCACAGGGGTTCAATAGAGATCGGCCCAGAGGAAGACCATCGGAAGCGTAAGAAGGAGTTGCGCGAAGCCCGGGGGTGGGATTCGAAGCTCAAGCTGGCGGCCCAGATGGTTCTCAATCCTATGCCCACCAGGGTTGCCACCCCAGAACGGGCTACAACCATTGACACCGAAGAAGAAAAGGAAAAGCAATGGGAACCCATTTTGGCGTCGGGGAGGTTTGATTCTCGAACCCTCCCCGACGACGAGCCATTCGGATTCATTCGATGCCCGGTCATCCTAGTGGGCGGAAAGCTCCGAGCTTCCGAAAAGGTGCTATTGGCTAAGTTGGGCGTTTCGTTTGAAACGATGTTCAGATACAACATCCTGCACAATTGCCGCTTAATCGGTGTGCGGGCTGATGTCTTGCCGGGGCGGGCTGATGCTGCCTACAGGGTTGCCTCGGAAATTTTCCTCAAAGAGGCTAAGCCGGTGATACTGGAACAATATAGAATCTCCCCTACTCTGCCCAGGAAGGTGCGAGATAATCATGCCTTTTGGCCTTTGTTGCCTAAGGCCATTCAGACTCGAATCGAGTCTTGGGATTTCTTAACCGAGGCAAATTAGTCCAAGAAGCAGAAGGGCTGCTATTACTAGGAGTATGGCGTAGATCCTATATCGTTTTTCCTTCCGAAGGGCCCTGTCTTCTTGAATGGATACCATAGCATATTTTTGGGCTTGTTGGACTGACAGCCACACCTCGGCGTCATCAGAAGACCCACTGAGGATGCATCGATCTTTTTTGCTGCACAGAATGGGAGTGGTACACTGTACACACCTGGACACAGGGAAGTCGGGGGTTTCCCAGTGCTTAACCATCATTCGCCCATTCTTGGGGTCGAACTCGCTCACAACACCCCCTTTGGGGCGGATCTGGGATACACAAAGGGCGCGGCGTTAACGCCGCGCCCCGAGGTCGACATCTACTGTGAGCTGTCAGACCCGACGCTCCCGACGGACGTACATCAGCTCGGCCTGACGGATGACACGCATGTCACCAGCCTCGGCCTCGAAGCCATTGACGTTCATCGAGGTGAGCCAGCAGCCACGGTACACCCAATGACGATACAGGGTGGTGTGGCGCATCAGGGTCTCATCACACTGGAATGAGCGGTCCTGATCGGCAAGGTCCTCAAAGACCTCATCAGCATCGGTGAGCCCGAGAGCCACCTCTAGCTCGTTGCCCCACAGCTCAACACGAGTCATGCTGGCACTGTACTGGGTGTTCCGACCCGGAGTAAGGTCCACAGCCTTTCCAGTCGTGGCTGCAGAAAGCTCGTAGGTGTGCGTGGCATCCCGCTGGTATCCCTGGGCCGTCCAGTTGGTTACACGACCAACAGGCAGGACCTGACCACCCGCAAGACCACCAGCATCCTCACGAGCAGCGCCAATGGACACGCCATGGAACGTCTGGGGAGCGTTGGTACGGTTGTTGTCGTACAAGGCGAAGACACGGACCCCGAAGTCGTTGGATGGGGCACCGATGCCAGGGCCGAGTGTCACTGTGCCTGGATGTGGCATACTTCCTCCTCATATGTAGAGGGAACGGCCCCCCTTCCATATGAGAAATCTATCCGATACCCAGGACGTCCTTGATAGACTGCTCGGCCTGTTTGTGTTCCGCAGACCGAGTGTGGTTTCTCAAGAAGGTTTGAACCAAGGGGATGATTTCGTCCTCATCTTCACCCACTTCGCGGTCGCAGCACCGTTCTTCAAGGAATGCAACCTCATGGGCGAATGTCTTGTCAGGGCCATCAGCGTTAAACATGCGGACCACTGAAGTTCGAATTTTGGGGTTAGTGGTCCGTGTTTTCTTATCTCTCTTCTTTTTGTTTCTAGGCAATGTAGGACTCACCAGGCTCATGATACCAGACTTCATCGATGGCTTCGACCAAATCTCCTGCTGTGAAGGGAAACGCGAGTTCTCGCGTTTCGTCAGTAACAGAGTTATGGACCTGAACCTTAAGTCCACCCTGCGCGATGTCAACCCACAGCCCGGCATCTAGATGAAGTGAATGGTCTCCCTCCTCATCCTCCTCAAAATTCTCGAACTGGACAGCCCGCATCAATTCCCGAGGTCCGCTTATTCGCCGGTCCAGGTTGGTGCTGGCGGTGCGAGGAATGATATCCTTTCCGGAGCGGGGTAGAAGGCCCCCAATCTGGGTCGTGTTGCGAACGGTTCGGTAGACAGCCATGTTCATGATGCGCTGGGCGGTACCCCGGTAACCGGCGGCACCAGCAGAGGTCACAATGCCCTTGGTGTCCTCATACAAAGCCACCATACCCGGGTCATCCTCCCAAGAGGAAAGAGTACGGAACAAGGAGACAGCCACAGTCAAGAGGCCCACAGCCACTTGAAGAACACGAAGGGCCACCTTGATTCTTGTCTTACTGACTTCGCGGTCATAACCGCCGAAAGCTAGGCGGATTTCGGCATCCTCTATGTTAGCAGCCGAGGTTACCTCGGTAGGGACTTCGAGGCGGGGGTCTCGACTACGAGAGAAGATGTTCTGAATTCGCTTAACGAACGCCTTGCTTTCTGCGAAATAAGGAGTCTGGCGGAACTTTCGCTCCAGGCGCTGCATCTTACGAATCATAACACGGGTGGCACCCTGAATCTCCTCGGGGTACATGAGCATCACGCCCGAGGCCATGGCGGTAGCCACGGACACCATACCCATGGCAATGGCCGCCATACGAGCAGGATTCTCAAGGTTGAATTCCTTGGGGAGCGTGTCTTCGCCATCGTTGGCGACCAGAACAACATTGCGAAGCGTGTTCATGAAGAACCTCTATGAAGGTGTACGTTTGGTAACTGCTTGGGCTAGGCGGATTCGAGGGCGTCCAACTCTTCTTCGGACAGTTCCCCGTCCTCCTCGTCCTCCGTGGTCTCCCCATCCTCTCCCTTCTCGGCAGATGCAGCATGGTCGGTCTCGATGATCTCCCCCTCGGGACGACGGCCGAAGTAATCGATGATGGCTTGAGAGGCTTCCTCATCCCACATGAAGGTGAGGACTTCCACGATGTCCGCAAACCCGCCCACGGAGATACGATGGCCTTCCATCTTCACCCGCATCCCGGCCTTGCGGAGACCATCAAGAAGGACTTCGTGGAGGTACTTCTTCTTGTTTTCTGCCTCTTCGTATTCTTGGCTGGGCTTACGTCCCTTGAGGGCTTCGGGAGGTAGGGAGACAGAAATCCACTGGGCTAGGTCCTCGTAATTACCCAGAGCCCCGAGTTCCATGGTCATAACATCGCCGGATTGGGTGAAATGGAGGTTGACCCCGGGTCCGGTCAGGGACAATAGAAGGGCATCAGGACCCCACACCTGAGCCGACCCACCCATAATGTTGGAGACGACGTCGGCCTTCTTCTCCCAGGACTCCAATTCGTCCGCAGCCAGAATGGACACCGAGGCTACACGGCCCCACTTCTTGATGTCCATCCACTCGCCACGCTCCCAGAATCCAACCACATGAACTCTGGCCCCTCGGCGAAGCATCACACCTCGTGCCTTGGGATATTTGTGGGCCATTCTCGCTGTACCCCTGAAGTCGATGTCTCGCTTCAGAGCTTGGGCTTCAATGGTGATGGATTTTTGAGTGCTTCGTCGATCCTTGACACCCTCGGTGTATTCACGATCGAGGAGCCACTCACCGTCCAAGCCGCCTAGAGCAATCTCCCCGACGTCGTGAAGAACATTCATTTTCTTATAGACTGTGATGCCCTGAGGGAGGCCGTGAACCCACCCCAAATCAATAGGACCATCCTCCAGGTTGATGTGGTCTGCGATGGCTTTGCGGATGCTGTTCGACACGATGGTGTCCCCCAAATACAGATGAGGCGGTGATACCTTCCAACTGGTATCACCGCCTAATACCTTACCAGGTCTCTGAATCTCAGGCCATCTCGAACATAGGACGACCGGTAATGACCAGTTCGATAACTTCGACACTACGACAGCGCTTGTCAAGGTTAATTTCGCAGTATTTGAAGATGATGGCCTTCATCATCTCGGGTTCGTCAATCTCTGACTCGCACCAGGCGATGAAATCCTTACCATCAACGTTGACGTAAGCGCATGCCTTCCGAGGCGTCTTAAGGATGTTGAAGAGGTCCTCGACCTCACTGTTGGTGCCGTCCAGGAGAAGAGTCTCGTTGGCGTAGCCCTCGATGTCATCCTCGTTCCATGACTTGGCCTGGACGGAGTGCTTGCTGACAACTGCTTCGATCGGGTTCATAGAAACCTCCTTTGCTCAGAACTGACGCCAGCCAACCTGAACTTCAACATTGAAGGTCTTGCCCTCGGCCCGGCCCTGGCGGGCATCGGCCACCACCTGGGGTACCACCTCGTAGCCCCGAGCATCGGGCTCGGCGTCACGGAGGTCGCTGTCCTCCTTGTGGGCGTCGGCCCAGGACAGACCACCGGTCCAGGTGCGGTGGATACCCTCCTGATCGATGTAGGTGGCGGCGAAAAGGGTATCAGTAGGAATCTTGGCGGCCATGTTGTCCTCTCTTGTATAACTATTATAACATGGCACACAAGAGGGTGCAAGTCCAGGACCCTACCAAGCCGAAGATGTGGTTTTCGGTAGGCTGAATTCTGGATTGTTTGGAAAGCAGAGATTCTTGCCACTTGGGTGATAGCTTCACGCCCGCTCCTGCCTGGGCGTGAAGTTTACACGATTCCTCTAGGGATGGTGGTGACCTCGTTTCCTTCCCTATCTAGAACTTGGATGTTGGTCAACCTTCGACCTCTGATGAGGCGTATCTCCGCCTCCCCAGGATGACGACGAAGAGCGGCGATAGTCCCAGGCATATCGATGTCATCCTCCTGAACAATGACCTTGAGAACCCAAGGCTTGCCTACCTTACTATCAACCCGGGCAAAAGGACTGTGAGCCTTCTTGAAGTCAGGGGTCCAGAATTGGCCGAGCTTGGATATATCGAGGTCCTCGTGGTCTTCCAGGATCACCTCTCGGTAGAGAGTGAACTCGGGCCCATGGTCTATCACCCAGTCCTTGATATTAGTAGACCCTTCAATCCCAAACTTGGTCTTGAAATAGTCCAGGTTCTGCCTAACCTTTTCCTGATGCTGGATAAGTCGGGGGTCATCTTTGGGGATGGGGGTCCAAGTGAACGTGCCTGGGAGTCTCTCACATGGGCCGGGTAGGCCAATACCCTTGATATCTTTGAACCCGGGGAAGCACACACAGTAGCCACATTCAGGAGTAGGACAAGTCAGATACCATCTCGGGCCGTCGTGAAGGATACCCTGACAGTGGGGACAGTGGTTAATGATATCATAGGACCCCTCCACCTTCTCTTCCATCTTTCGGGCCGCTTTCGAGGGTCCCTCCTTCAGGACGGTCGTGTAGTGGTCGATGACTTCTTGCTTGAGTTGGTTGGCTTCATCGACTGCCTGGCCTGCCTCATCCTTGGTCTGGCCGATGTCCTTCTTGATGTGCTCCAGGGTGTCCTTGGCGAAATCCCGGACCTTATTATGGGCCGACACCCCAAGGTCCATGAAGAACATCAGAATAGCCATACCGATGCCATACCGTTCCCGGTTAGTCCGGAAGTTGGAGGCATGACTATCAACCTCCTTGGCCTCCTTCTTGAAGATTTCCTCTTGGAACTCCCGCTTGTCGTCGTCCGACCATCCAATCTCATTGGCAACGTCGGTGAATGATACCTGGGTGTCCGGGTGAAGGTTGTTCCCGGTAGCCGCAGGCTCTCCGTTAGGAAGGATTTGGCGAGGCTTATCCTTTGGGGGCACCGAGGGATCTTTGGGGTCTCCCCTTTCAGCCTTATCCCGAGCCTTCTCCTCCTCCATCTTGCGTTCTTGGGAGGTCTCGAAGTTCTTGTCGGAGTTGGCCAGATCAGCGTCATGCTCGGCCTCTTCATCCTCGGCCTCATCCCGAGCATGGTCACGGCCGTCGTCATGCTCCCGCTTCCACTTCTCGTAGTGCTTCAGCTGCTCTTCCCAGGGGAGAGAATCGAAGAGGACCTTGTTGCCACTCTTGGGGCTGGTGAATGCCTTGCCCTTTTCCTTCATGTAGTCCCGGAACTCGGAGGGAAGAGGGTCGGAGTTGCGCTGGGTGCTAGACCCCGAGTCCTCGTCTTCACCTTCATCCTCGGCAATGATCTCCCCGACATGTGGAAACTCCCTCTTCAGGGATTCCCATACCTTCAAAGCATCGTCTGAGGTATGTCCCCCTGCGCCACACTTGTCGGGACCAAGGGCTGCTCCTTCTTTGCGGCACCAGTCCAGGGCTTCCCGATAGAGCTTCCCTCCTACTCCCATTCCTCGATATGCCTTAGAAACCTCAGACGAGATTACTAGGCAAAGCTTCAAGTCGGCACCCATGGAGTCCCGGAGTTTTTGAAACTCGACCTCACACCCCCGTGACAGGTATTGGAATCGACGGTCCTCGGGCCCAAAGGGATGGGTGATGTGCAAAGACCCGATTTTGAGGTCTCCATCCCACGCATAGAAAGCCGTGCCCATCATAGTAAGTTCTTTCTTTGTTATTTTGAGGTCTGGAACTCGAACGGCACCAAGGCGCTCCATCATACCACTGAAGAGCTTATCCTCCCATTTGCGGCCACCATATTTGGCCACGAAATCGGCCAGAGACATCGATTCCAGTCGACCATTCCGGCCTTCCCACTGTATGTACCCACCAAGCTGGTCTATATCCTCGGGGTCAGCACCAAGTTCGATGGAATACTCGATTGCTGTCTCGATGATGGTGTTAAGGGCCGCCTGAGGGAGGTCCCATGGCTCCTCTCCAGGCCCATTGAAGATGAATGGGGTGGTCATGGCCGTCCACCCTTCCTCGCGGAGAATTTGGTGGGCTTCCCAAGGGCCGGCATACTTGCCCTCATTTTTCTCCAGATATTCCCGAGCCCATTGTCGATGGTCTTCTCTGTTCTCCATCTCGATAAGCTCACCCTTCGGACTGACCCAGGCCCAGGAGTGGTATTTGTGCTCGTCCCAGACGGCTTCTACTGACTTGCCGAAGTGTCGGGACAAAGGGACCCAATCTTGATCAGGATTGTCTGGGTGGCGGTAGAAAAGCTCTTCATTGTGCTTGGAGGTGAACCAGTCCAAGTCGTCAATGGCCCCATTCACCAAGACCAACTGGGGACCATCACCACATTCCTGGACCTTGTATTGGGAGTCGGACAGACCCCACTTCCTGGCCCTCTCTAGCCCATCGTCTTTCTCACCTTTGATGAGGTATTCATACCCGTCAACCGAATCGTACCCAGTGCCTCGGCTGTAGTCGGTCGATGCATGAATTCCATCTTTGTGAAATACAACCTTCTTGCCCCGGGCATTTTCTCGGGCCCACTCTCGGGCTGAAGGCAAATCAGGGAGATGGATGGCTACAAGGTCAGTAGAAGGTATACGGTTTCCGACCGCAATCGGGGCTTTGGTCCTTATAGCCTCGGGGGTCATGTGCATGCTACCCCATTCTTCATCAGGAACAACTCGATCGGCATGTTCACTGAATCGGTATTCGAGAACGATAGTCCAGAAGTTCTCTCCATCATGAGCGTTATCCAGTTCATGGTCTGGAAACTCTTGGTGGAAGTATATGGCCTTTCCAGACCACCGGCCCATCCAGTCCTGGCCTGCTGGCTTCGATGCCCCGGGCACTAGACCCTTGCGTCGAATGGGCAGCCAATTGTCGGTACTAGTGGCATGGTATGCGTGAAGGTCATACGTTTTGGGTTCGCCCGGCTGAAGTTCACGAAGAGGACTATATTTGGGAGCCGCTGCCTCGATTGACCCCGGAGCAATTCTATCCACAATCCGGATAATGGATAGGTCGTAGACCGCTATTTCGATGCCATTAGAACCAGGCATGCGTTCCAAGAGCCCAGTGATGCCGATCGTAGACATGAGCTTCCGACCGGACCTGGGTCCCACAGCTCGGAAGATATCCCCTACTGACCCCGGACCATGTTTGAGGGTATTACCCATCGGAAGAGAGGTCATGCCTTTTTGAGCAGCGAGCATTCGGGCCAATTCTATCAGGCCCTTCTTGAGGTGCTCGGGATTGCCACTCCGACTCTCGTACAGGCCCCGGTCGTCTATTTCCACAACGGTCAATTCGGCGTTGTCATGATACTTGCAGTATCGTCGGGCGATGTGGGGATTGGTGGCAAAGTACACCCCGGGACCGAGGGCCATGTTACCCTCTCCGGTTCCGACACGGTCTAGGGTGAACCGTTCGATATGGGGACCACAGTGGTAGGCGGTAATGGGCATCAGGACTCCCCTCGCTTCGCAGCGATTCTCTCTTGAATTGCCTTCCAGAACTCGACTTCCTCTGTCACCATTTTTCCGATCATGATGGCATTCCGGCCTCGGGGCTGCCATTCGACGATTTCCACTAGGTCCGGATCCGATATGGCGATGCTATATTCGTGGACAGACGGCTCCCAGAACTTGAAGGTGTTGTAGCCCTTCGGAATGGCGAGTTTGGCGATGATGAAGGCCCACTCATAGGGAATATGGTTGCCCAGGGCCTGGCGGAGCCGCTCATTGCTGGCCTGCACCCACTCGTGCTTGGCGGCCTCCCTCACGATGTCTGCCGCCTGGTCGTCGATGGTCGGCTGGAAGGGCTTGGAACGGGCCTCATCGAAACGGACCACAGCCAACCATCCCCGAGCCTCGGCGATGTGTTCGGCCTGGGTCTTCCTGCCGGGCCGGCGGTTGGGGTCCGAGAAGTATATTAGGCCATGGCCTTCCTCGCTGTGACCGCGCCAATAGGCGCCGGCCTTGAAGCGGTCGAATTTCTTGTCGGTCCCATGGAGGAGGATGCCGTCATCCCACTTGGTCGAGGCAGTCAGAACACCAGCAACACGCTCTCCTCGATTCTCCAGGTCGTCATAGCGCTTCACATCACGCAATGAGCCCCGAATAACCCAGTATTCGTCGGGCTTGACGTCATCACGAACAGCGACTGTTGGCATCTCACCAGACAGCATTCCAGCCTCGGGGCCAAACCATTCGGGCCACTCTCGGGCCAATTCGTCTCGATGCTGAACGAACCATCGAGCCCGGTTGCCCTGGCTTTCATTGGAGGCATTGTCCAGGTCATCGATGGTCGAACTCATCAAGAAATCAACGACCCTATCAGGGTCAATGAATCGGGTCATTCCGATGTGCTTGAGATATTTGGTCATGTCTCGGTTCAGACGCTCGGTGACAGACTTGATGAACCGAGGGTAGTCGGAGGAGTCGGTCTCTTCGAAGTAGAGCTTGGCAAACCGGGGAATAGTGAGGTTGTCCCGATTGACAAACCTTTTGAGTAGGCCACCCAAGGAATGGTCATTGCGGTCCCCGATTCCTTCGCCAATCTTGGCCAGAAGCTCGGCGTGCTCTCTGGAGTTGGTCCCGATAGGATCAGGAGGGTGACCATGGACCAACTCCCAAAGCTCGTGAAGCTCCATCCGCTCCTGCCTCGGGACCAGATGCATCCATTGCTCTACAATGCGTCCGTATACCTTGGGAACGAGGTCTTCGTCGGCGAAGATACGGGGGTCATCTCGGTCCAATTCGACCACGAGAATGAGTTTCTCGCCGGGAAACTTTCGGGAGGCAGTCATAGCGTGGTCGGTAGCAGTCCAAAGGCTGGTGGTCAGGTAGACGTATCCATCCATGGCTTCTAGGCTGCCTTCCCATACCCGTTGGGGAGGGGTAGCCTTAAGACCTTCACGCTTGATGGAGTCTAGGAAGGCGGTGCTGGTACCATGGAAAAATCGGCGTTTGGTACTGGCCTCTATAGCACTACCTGTGCGCTCGATTTGCTTGACTTTCGAGGCTGGGATGGCGCCAGGACTGCTATAGGAGGGCGATCGGCCCCGGTGAGTGTAGACGTAATACCCATCTTTGTCCCGGCCTAGAGAGCACCCGGGGTTAGGACCATGGCTCTCCTTGAACTCCGCGTAGTCCTCAGAGGTCGGGGAGAGGTCAGACCGGGCCATGATAATCCCGAAGAACTCATCAACCTCTTTTCGGCCATAGAAGCGGTCGATGAACTCGGCCATGGTATACTTGCCTTGGGCTTCTAGGCTGAAGTCAATCCAGACTATAGCACTCTCTGGGTCTAGGTTCCACTGCTTGGTGGAGGTGGCCAGGTATGCAAGAATGGTCTCTTTGGCCCGGTCAGACGCATCCTCCCAAGATAGACCGTTGAACCCAAATTGGCCAGGATTTGGATGAGTAACTCGAATCCAGCCATGACCAAATAGAATGCCTGATGCTTCACTGATGAGGTCCGTGAAAAGGTCCTCAGCTGCAAATGGATCAGGGTCATTCTCAAGAGCTTTGTTAATGGCTCGTTCTGCCTCTTCTATGTTTCTGGCTTGGGTGAAATACTTCAGCCCTGGAAGAGTTCGGAAATCAGATGGGTATTCTTCCTTGACCTTTCTGAAGGCATGCTGGGCGTGATAGTCATTGTCCCCAGTGCCGTAGGCTATAGAACCATCGGCACCAATCCACCCCCAGGAGTGAACAGGTACGGACTTAACTTGAGAGTCCTCAATCCATCGAGCGGTTAGAGCTTGAGCCCTCGTAAGTGCTGTCAACTTCGAGGGGTCCATGAGGGTGCTATCACCAACCCAGGACATCAGAATAGGACCCGGAGTACCTCGGTGCCAAAGGTACACGCCCTTGTCGTATTCTTTGAACCCGGCTCGATAGGCTAGGCGTCGTAGACCCTTGTTTTCCAGGTCCGCCGTGATGAAGTCATACTCTCTCTGCCAATCCTGGATGAGTTTAGCCACAGCGAAGGAGGTCTTGGATTCGATGTAGTGAACGTATATCCCACGGTCACCATCCCAAGAGACACCCTGCACTATTCCACCGACAACGAGCTTGTCATCTTCATCAAATCCGGCCAGATAGGCCGTATTTTTGTCTACGTTAGAAAGGGGGTCGAAGGGGTTGGGGCCTTCACCATAGAGTTTGGTCCATTGGTCGTGGAGACCTCGGGCATCGCTAGAGCGAATGTGGTACCAACGGGTTTTTGCCAACGCTGCCTCGACGATAGCCTTCCAGGCTGGGTTATCATCGGTGCGCTCATGCAGGGGGATGATGGCCACCTCGTGAATGACAGGGTCCTCTCCGGCCTCCGCGTCCGGGGCCTTATTGAAGTCCTCTAGAGTGGCGGCCGTCAGGTCATTCGAAAGGTTGAGAACGAGAACGTTTTCATAAGCGTTTCGGGTCAGGACCACGGTAGGACAGATAGAGGTGAGTTTGACCTCATATTTGGCCAGCCACTCCTTCTCCTCAGAAGTCAGGTCCCGGTTGATATACCCTAGGGTCATGTGGGGCTTAAAGTCTGGAAATTTCTCAGGTTGCGAGAAGGGGTCCCATCCCTCGTTCATCTCTTTCCGAAAGTCATGAAGCTCGGGACACTCGACACGAAGGAAGAGGGGTGTTCCGCCGCCTTCGATACGGTCGAAAGAGTCTATGCCAGTAATCCGAAGGTGGAAGGGGCTGCGATGACTCCTGAGAGCAAAACGAGTCATCACGTTGCCCAAGAGGGCATCATGGTCACCACGAGTCACGGGCCCGATGTACTTCACGGTCACATGAGGGGGTCCCGAATGGTCGATAGGCTCCCCGAACTTCTTTTCGAGGTCACGACGGATGCGTTGGTGTATCTCTGCCATCTTGGGAGGCATCAAACACACGAAATACTTGCCCAAAATTTCGTCGGTCATTATTCTCTCGGGGTGCGAATACAAATGAGCCCTTCCCTGAAAAGTTGCCAGGGAAGGGCCTGTCCGAATGTCTACTTGTTGAGCTTGTCCAGCTTTTCGGGGGCTGATATGCCACGCTTCTTGGCTTCAGCCTCTGCCCGGTCCCCGAGCTTTTGCTTGACCTGCTCCCACGTGATGTGTCCCCAGCGGTAAGAAGCAAAGATGGCGTTGACTTGAGCCTTATCCATAATGCACCCCCAAAACCCCTATTTTACCTCTCTTCGCTCCGACGTGCAAATCGAGGGCAGATAGGGTCCTGGTCAACGTCGTCACCGCCCCAATGTTCCCATACCCAATTATCAGTATCGTCATCACCTCCTTCCTCGATAACATCACAGTCATTCTGAGGAAGTTCGGGACGAAGTGTGAGGTGGATGCAATCAGCACATCGGGGCATCACTTTCTCCTGAGTACGCCTGTGGCTACGAGACATACCACCGCTTCCAGCTGCCAAGGCTCCAGTTCTTCGTTGCTCTTTCCATGGAATCCAATCAACCGCATGTCGTCACTGATACACACGCCATTCTCGAAGAGGATCCGTTCCATCTCTTCGAGGCTGCAACCTTTGGATCGACGGATTTTGCAGTCGAGGTAGTACGCGTCTTGGACCTCTTTGGGTGCCGAGGTTACAGGCCCAACATATTCGGTCCCTGATTCCTCCCACTCAACTTCTGGGCTGAGATCGGTATTTGAGAGGCGCACCATCAGTTGTCATTGTGCTTGGATTTTAGGGATGGAGTGTGAGCGTAGTGAAACACCCACCCACATACGAAGGCGGCCCCACCAGATAAGATGAGAGATCCGAAGGTTTCTCCCCAGAAGTCAAACCAGAGCTGTTCGATCATGGATCCTCCATCCACAACTTTCTCACACCCATAACTTGGGACGTCTCCCAAATGGCCCACGCCAGTGTATTCTCGTCGGGGAGCGAAGCCAGCTTCGGGACGTAGAGACGGCGGTTTCCGTGGCCGACCACTACGCTATGGGATGAAGACGCCACGCACTTGCCTCCAACATGCAACGAAACCACAAGAGGCTCTGAACGACTCCCAGTGTTCATGGCAACCACCTCGGCCGCGGGACTACCCCACGTCACGTCGCAAAAACGCCACCGAGCCTCAGGGATGCGGAGGTCAAGGAAAATGACGGTTGGTTTGCTACTGCCGTAATAGACTAGTGCTCCTTCAAGGCTACTACGACCATCATGCTTGTACACATAGTCGTCCATGTATACCGCAGCGTGTAGATGGTGCGTCAGAAGGACTGGTCCGCACCAGTCCTTCACCAATCTTTCGGTCGCGATGACCATAGGGGCCTTGGGTCGGTCACTCATGTTGCCTCCGCGGCCTGGGCATCAGGGAGGTCCCCCGAGATGAAGAGGAGGACATCCTGGCGGACCGTCTCCAGAGTGGGGACCTCGGGCTCTCCGAGCCAGTGGTCCCACACAAAGTTGGCCAGGACATCGGACACGACCTTCCGGTCGTCAGCATCGTCGAGGGCCTTGTCAGGATCGACCTTCGCCATCATAGCGACGATGCCGATGTCGCACCCTCGGGCTCCCTGATATCCCATACATCGGAACAGGGTATCCATAGTATCTTTGGTGCTCTTCATGCTCGTCCCTCCCTGTCTAGAATGCTGGAGATCTTGTGGTACACCTCGGTCAGTGCAGAGTGACTACCGGTGATGGCATCGTAGCCTGCCCGAGAGCCACTGATGCGAAACTCATACTTGACGCGAAACACTTCCTTGCCATCCTCATAGCGACCACGTTCGATGGCACTGATCTTCCGGACACCAAAGCTGCTGTTGAAACGGTCGTAGTACAGGAGAAGTTCGGAAAGCTTCTCTTCCTTGGGAGGGCGGGATGCCACCCCCTCCTTGTCGAAAGACTGGACAGTGACGATTTCCATCACTTCTTTCCGAGGATGAGGAGCTTGCTGGGCTTGCCGTCGAGAGGAACCACACGATTGGTATCGTAGTCAACCTCAACAGGGAGGGGGTAGGCGGTGACCTTTCCCTCCACGTAGACGGGCACCTGGCGCCCATCGATCACGCATCGTACCCAGGTGGCGACACTGTTCTTGCTGCTGTACAGCCCGTTGGGCTCAGCCTGTTCGATTGCCACAGACGCGCCGTTGTATGCCCTCTTGAGAGGGTTGGTCAACTGCACGTCATAGGGCAGCGGATAACCGATCGATGGACAGTCCCCCTCGATAACCGAGGTATCCCCACGCCATACCGTGTGCGTGGCTACCTCGTGGTTACGAGCTTCGTACAACTGGATGGCCACCTGGCGTTCCAGCGAGAAGTCGAAAGATGGAATGGGCTGGGCCACAGAATACTGCTCTTGCTGCGAGTTGACTCGATGTCGGTCCGCGGCATCCGGGTTTTCACATCCTTCGGCGGCGACCAGGATGGGGAGGAAGGAAGCCAGGGCCAGAATGCGAAGGTTCATTGGTTGTTCTCCAGAATGGTTCGGGCATCCTTGGGGATGTCCTCAGGGTTGAGAGAGGCAGCCTCCCTCTTCATGTTGTCGATCAAGGTATCCCGCTGAAGGACAAGGGCATCAACCATTCGGTCATTACCCTCGGCCTCGATGATGCGAACGTCGAGCTTCCGGTATGCTGCGGAGTATTCGACCAAGGCGGCCTGCCGAGAAGCAACGAATTGGTGACTATGAACCGCAGCCTCTCTCTCGGCGTCCAGCATCCAGGGTAGGGCACCGAGCCATGTCGCGGTTGCGAGTATCAGGCCCAGGGCCAAGATGACCATGGTGGCCAGATATAGAATGCTACTCCAGGCAAACACTTGGGCCTCTTCTTCGTAGCGCATCGGTTCTCTCCTAGAAAAAGTCGAGTTTATGGAATCGGGAGACGAACAGGGGCCACGACCCGGTGTGTCGGATAATAAACCCCTCGGTCCCCTCGGTCCATCGAGCGAAGACCCACTCCACATTTTCGGGGTAGGCAGGAATTTCCCCCAAAGACCCCGAGTTGGCCACCACCAAGATATCCGGGTCCAAATCTGATAGAGCACCCCTGAAATTGTGGCACTCGAAAATCGCGCTAGGGTCAACCCCGTCTCCATCATCCTCCAAAAACTCTCCAACATAGTCAAACCATGGAACCTCGGTATCCATCAACTTCGTGGCCTTGACGGCGAAATCCCTAGCGTCGAGATAGGAGTTGAAAGCAACTACATATCGATTTTCGAAAACACCTTCGGAGTTGTTGGTGCACACATTAACATGAGTCTTCTTGGGAGGATGACTACAAGTGGGGTCTATGAATACAGTGTGAACTCTTGCGCCGTTCTTTTCACTGGCGATGAATTCGAGCATCCACTCGGTGGACACGTATCTATTGATTTCCGAGCGGTGCCAAGATCCTCCCGAGACGACCCAACGGTGGTCGTGAAGATGCCCCTTGTTTATGACCCTCAGCTTTGGCATCACTCCCCCTTGTCCGTCACGAGGTCGATGGCCTTGATGCTGGTCTTGATGCACCAGGCCAGGTTGTTGGTGATGTTCACCTTGGGGTAGGGGTAGAATCCTCCGGTGACGCAGTTGTACTCCTCATCGTAGTCACCCTTCTCGGTCTGGATGTCCAGCAGCCCACTGGCTACGTGGATGATGTATCCGATCTCGGACCCCTTCTCATCCTCGGGGATATTCTGCTGCATGATCTCGCAGACCCTCCCAAAGGCGCCCATCATCTCGGAGAAGATGTCCTTGGTGACCTGGACTTCCCGCTCCTGGGCAGCAACGGTGAGAGCCTTGTCCCGCTCCTTGCGGATTGCCAAGGCGTCCTCGACGAAGCGACGCTGGTTGTTGGTCTTGTAGCGAGACCGGGCGTCGTCGAACTCGACTCCGTCGTTCGTGGGGTACCATTCGTTCACGAAGGTCTGCATCTCCTCAGCGGTGAAGGACCCACCGGCCTCATCGACCCACTGTCCGGGGGTCATGTCCATGCCCTTGGGCATCCGAATCGAGTGGTCCGCACTGCGGGGAAGGGAGAGGGCGAGCTTCAGGTTTGGGGTGATCTCAGACATCGGATTGCCTCCTTGTAAAATCATTTTAACATGGCACGCCATATGGTGCAAGTAGGATCCTTTCACTTGGAGAAAACATGGACCCCTACGACCTCGACCCTGATGACCGGGCATTGTTCTACTATGTTCGGGGTGAAGGACCAGTCCCTACTTCTTATCGAGACAGCCTTGTCTCGCGATACCCTCTTAGAGGGTCCAAAGAGGTATTCCGAGGGCTTCGTTTCGACACCGAGGAAAAACTTCAGGAGTTCCTGTCCAAAATCCAGAATGGTATTATTTCTTCGGATTCTTTGACCTCGTGGAGCCCCCACATCGAAACGGCGTTTCAATTTGCCACCACGGTTCCAGCTTTCAACATCACAAGGCAGCTGGCGAAGCTGATATCTGACAACCCAGGAGAAATCCTTCTAGGGGAAGGTGGGGTCATTCTTCGCACTGTCCTCAAGGAGGGTATTGACGTCACCAAGACCCGGTATGCGGCAGAGAACGAAATCCTAGCCCTACCTGGAAAGATGAGGGTTGAGGTAGTCAAAGTCATCCGCCGCTTCCGGGATATGCTTCACGGGAAGGATGTCAACGAGGTAATTAGAGGTCTGATTGAAGACAATGAGTGGGAGGACCTCATCAGGAGGGGCCAAAACATCGAAGGGTACGAGACGGGCGGTCTTTTCCAATATATTGCTAACATGCACGAATCTGAATTGAACTCGGATACCCGATACCTTATGGGCCAGGTATGGTCCAATAGAGACAAAATCGGGAAACCATATGTAGTCAAATCCGTAACCCAATGGGATGGAGGGGTCGAAGTCCAAGTGCATTTGTCCACCATGCTTGGACTGGTGGCAGCGGGGTTCTTCGGGACTCCTTCAGACGTTCGGTCGGACCCCAGGATACGAAAGTTCACCAAACCGATAGGAGACCTTGTTGATGATACCATAGAGACCATCAAAGCTCACCCCAATAGCCACTTGACGTTCTATGGCCAGGGATCTCTCCATGGTCTTACCAAGTATGCCTCCCCCGCTATCCAAAAGAGGTACAAAGAGGGTCTTCAGGACACTTTCGGGGCCAGATACCAGACCCTAAATCAGCCCGGAGTTAAGACTCGCAAGGAGATAGACGAGATAGCAAACGAAATGACTCGTCTTCTCAAATCCATCTCAAGCTCGGTGCGCCGAGTGGTGCTAGACCATGTACAACGATCGTGAGAAAGAGGCCATCGTCAGGGCACACGCGGATATATCCTGCCCGGGAGACGTCACCACCATCAATATGTGGTGGCAGAATCGTCTGCCCAAGGGGCAGAAACGTCAAATACAGAAACGGCCGCTTCCCAAGACTAAGAAGGCATGACAAGAAGGAATGCCTCGGGAAGCGGCCGTTTATGTGCATGGTGAGAGTCTAGCCATACTCTCTGTCACCATGGTAGCGACAAAACGGTCGAAACCGCATATTTTGCTGGTGATTTGCTGAAAAGCCGGGTCTAACGTTCCCTTCCGGGGTCTAACGTTCCCATCCGCTCATGTTCTTTTTCACTGTCCGGTTATAGCCTTGGACTAATTCCTGATGAGTTCAGGAATGCCAGAATTCGATGGTCGCGTCATTGGCTACGCGTCTTATATTTGGGTCCCCGGACATTTCTGTCCCAAAGCTTACGCTCCGATGCTTTCCCTGTCAAAATTTTGACAGGCCCACACGAGTCCTCATTGCACGATTTCCGGGTATCTTCGAAGGTAGTCCGGCTAACCCTGCCCCACTTCAGGAGGTCTTGCCCCAGTTCCGTCCCCTCCTAATATATAGGGGCTGGCGGCTTCGGGGACTGGTTTTGCTGTTCAAACTCTCCTACACCCTAGAGTGTGGCCTGAATGAACAGCACCCCTGCGTCGTCCCAGTCCGCAAGATTAAGTGCCATCGCTTATTCCCTCGGCATTCACCAAATGGCTTCAGCGTCTACGGGGGTTATCGATGACTTCAAAGGACACGTGCGCCCGCGCCTTCTACGTTCCTATTCCCTACTTATTTTGAGGGGTCACCCCGGGAGGTGGAACACCAGATAACCCCTCAATGACCCAAAAGAGATTCGAACTCAACACCCACCTCCCAGTCCAGAGGGGGCGGTATCCTTGATGCTTCGAGCAGGACTGGTACTCGGCAACACTTGAGTCGGATATGTGTGCCCTGTCTGAAAGTTTCAGACTTTTGGTATAAGGCCGGAGCCAGCCTTATGAGTATGTCATCGCATTTTGTCACCAGCTCTAGGTTTCCCTGACATCACATATGTGCTGCGCCCAGGGACAGCATTCCAGCACATATTCCACAAACGGGAGACTTCCAATAGACTCCCGAAAAGAAAGCGATTGAGGGGAATGCTACCCTAGAAGGCACCTCGGCGCGTGGATAGCATTGCATTACCAATCTCAACCTCAATCGCAACCATCGCTTCCCTAACTGGCCGGGCAGGTTATCGATGACTTCAATGGGGGTTCTCATTGAACCGCACCATCTAGCAGTCTGTTTCCCTATATTCGCCGAAGATTAGGGTAGCCGATGCAGCATCACCTTCGGAGCGAAAGCCTACGGACTAGAACGTCGGTAGACCCAAGATGACCCCCAGCAGGGGTTGCACCGACTTAGGGCCGGCGAGTAGGAACGATCCGAGGAGGGGCGGACTGTCCATCCGACCCACGGTCGCCCTGCTGGGAGCGTTTGCAAAAAATCGAAAAAGAATGCCAAGCAGGTTCCTCGGATGCCTCCGAGTTCACTTGACTGCTGCCGCTCTTGTTGTAGTCTTTCGACCAAATTCGAGGCCCCGCAGCTGACCTCTGGTGTTTAATTGTAATTCGGCGGTTGATCTGACCGAACGTCCTCCCACCTCCGGGTGTGTACATCACCTTTCAGATTTCTGGACGAAGTAGGGGCTACCACACCCTACCCTAGTCACGTGTAACGCCTCGTGACCGCGCCCCTTTCGAGGTTTGAGCGCCGCACCTAGGTGGTCCCGGCATTCTCGGGACAGGGCCTAGCGCCTCGAAAGAAAAAGATGGGTCTGGCGGGATTCGAACCCACGACCGCCGGCTTAGAAGGCCGATGCTCTATCCAGCTGAGCTACAAACCCATGTGAAAATGGGTCCCATGGGGCTCGAACCCATGACCCTCGGCTTAAAAGGCCGGTGCTCTACCAACTGAGCTAGGGACCCTTCTCGCAATGCCGGGGTGTCCTTTCCCCGGCTTCCGAAATCCGTATTGTGTTTTCAATGACCATCGATACAAGTATTATAGCACGACATCCGAGAAATGTCAAGCCTAGGATCGTTATGACGATCCTTGTCGGATCATCTCGTCCGTATCGTTCAGCGACACCCATCGGGCGTTGGCCTCGGCGGGGACGGTCTTCTCAGAAGCAAGAAAAACGCACCACCCATACCGGTTAGGCGGAGGTGGTGCGTTGCGCAACGCAAGACGATCCTCGGTAGACAGGAGGAATTTGCCTCCGCCCACCGGGGCCCACTTGGGTTCCCACAGAGTGCTACCCTCGACCTTCACTGCGCACTCAGGCTCACAGAGATCAGTGCCCTTGGTTTCCTGTCCGCAAGAAACGCATATCATGACTAACCCCCACTTTCGTATTCATGGACACCTGATTCATTTTTAGAGATAGTCGCCCCAAACATAAGGGACTTCGCTACTGCTGCGGCATATTGTGCTGCATCTGTTCCAGAATCAAACCCAATCTCAAACCCTCGGTAGGATACACAGTAGAACACTGCGGGCATTGCTTCACGTGTTACTTCGATCAGAGATCCTGATGTGTCTTCGTAACGAGCGACTACATATGCATCCGAGTATTTGACACGTATACCTTCTGGAAGCATCCAGTCATCCCCGAAGGCTGCAACCTCTTCTTCCAGGATTTCTGACGGCTCCAGGAGTTCTGATATGGACATGAGACTTCCTCCTAATCAAGAAACAGAGCCGTAACCCCATCCATCTCGTGAAGCACGTTCTGGATTTCCTTTCGAGCCGCTTCTCTTTCGATCCTGTTTACGTACCGTCCCCAGTACTTGCTTCTGTCAAGTGGCACCATACAACAAGGACACCAGGCTCTGAATACCAACCTTGCTACTTGGTAGCGCTTGCCATTCTTGCGGCGGCGCCCCTGCCTGTATTTCTTGCCAGTCTTTCGCTTGCGAAACACAAATTCGCGAGTCTCCCCTCGGGAGTGGTTGATGTGTGGCACGATATTCCTCCGAAAATGGAAGTGAAATATCGGCGCAGTGCGAGTTGATAGGGGGTCATATGCATATCCAAGTGAAGAGTTGGGGTGGAAGGATTCGAACCTTCGCATATCGGTGCCAAAAACCGATGCCTTAACCAGCTTGGCGACACCCCATTGAAACGGAAGTGGTGGGATTCGAACCCACGGCGCTTTGAAACGCGGCGGTTTTCAAGACCGCTACCTTAAGCCACTCGGTCACACTTCCAGCAGTTAATTATTCCTTTCTGCTTCTTGGTCCAACCGACCGCGAATGTATGCGTCCCGAATTGATGACACAAATGCGGCACATTTTGCCCATTCATTTGCCAACGACCGGTCGGAAAGAGTATCGAACGCACTGGAACACCAATCACAGGCCCTACCGATAGCGGCTTCCTTTTCGGAGGAGGAAGTTTCGAGGAACAAGCTCATGATCTGGTCGTTTGTGGGCGGGTACATAGCCCGGATACGACGCAACGATGGCTTCGTATCCTCTCGGTGCCCTACCCGAGATAGCCGAGCCTTTGCCCGTCTCATGCGTTCTACAATCTCATCCACTGATGATGCTTTGAATCCCGGGACCAGGTGACCAGGCCCAAAGGCAGCGTCATGAGAGTCATTGTTCATATTCTCAACCTCATCGAGGAAGGATTTGAACTTCGTGGCCTGCCTTCTCCATGGCCCATCACCAAATGGTTCTTTTGCCTCCGAGAAGTCAGAGCACTCGACAAAGAGCTTGCGAAAACGGTCCGTGGCCATTTTGACACCTTTTTCGAACTCTCCGAGTCCACGCGCGCAGCGCCAGGAACTTGCCGTCTTCTTCCATGCGTCTGTATACGCCGGGTTTTCAACAGGTTCCGCAGCGAGTTGCTCGGCGATCTCGATAGCCCGATCGAGCTTCCTCTCATCAAGGCTCTTCGTTCTCACGGCGGTCTCCTGAAAGTGGGGAAGGAGGGATTCGAACCCTCACGCCTTTCGGCCTCCCATTTTGAGCGGGAGTCGTCTACCAATTCCGTCACAACCCCAAAAACAAATATCCTGCAGTGAGTGCAGACAAGCGACTGATGGGGTGAAGGACACTCACTGCAGGATATGTGATGGGTCCCCTGGGACTTGAACCCAGAACCGTTCGGGTATGAGCCGAATGCTACCAACCAATTGAGCTAGAGACCCTCAACAAATGCGTTTTACAGTCCCTCGTCTTGGAACATGGTCACTAAACCCTTGAGTATCCTATTTCTGTTCGAAGAGGTCAGATACTTGACCATGACGGGCCACTCGGTCAGGCTTTTCAACTGACGAGATATGGTACCATTCAGACCCCATTGACCACCCAAAGATGTGTCCATGACCTTTCGGACACTGGGAGCAATGGTTTCGAACAACTCTCGCATGAAAGCGCGTACCTCACGAGGGTCATTATAATATTCATCCAGGTTGAGGTCTCGGGACGAGGGTAGTCCAGACTTGTTCTTGGCTTTGTATGTGGCTTTGCCTACATCAACTGAATGAGTCAATTCGTGGAATAGAACTTGAACAACGTCCTGCCTCCCAACACCCTTCATGAAGCTCTCATGAGGGTATTTGCCATTCAAGTTGATGACCACCACGGGCTGACCCCTCTTGGGGCCCTGCTTGTAATAGCCCATACCTCCACCGAGGGCGAAATCCCCAGCTGGGGAAGCTTGGGTAGTGAACCCGACGTCTACTGCGACCTCTTCACCTCTCACGTTCTTCAAGGTGATGGTCTGCATTGATACCGGGTTACGGTTGTAGCCTGGGGAAACCTTCGGACCAAATTTTCGAGCCATGTCCCGACCAAGTTGGTCGATGACCTCTTCGACTATCCGACGGTCTACGTGGATGGCGCGAGCAGCTTCAACAATGGTCTGTCGGATGCGGTTCATCGAGAACTCCGGTATACCCCAAACCTGCTGAGGTAGGACGAACACTCTCTTCTACCTTTCGGCGGAGGGTCTTATGGATACCGGGGTTAATCCGAAGTGCCTTCGGAACAAGCTCATGACGCACGTAGCCCCTGTCATACTCCGTGGATGCATTCGAGGGGTCCTCGACCCACGGGACATCATGATTGACACACCAGTATTCAAAGTCACTCTTCCTGGTGGACAAAAAGGGCCGAAGCACATTGCCTCTAATATGAGGGATGATTTTGGACTGCCCACGGAGACTGGAGAAAATCCAAGTTTCTACGACATCGTCCAAATGGTGTCCAGTGATGACCGTCTCAGAGAACCGATCAAGGAAGGCATAGCGATGTTCTCGGAAAAAATCCTGAGGCGATCGGCCAGGGGGCTTCTTGGCATCCCCCATATGTCCCTTGACCAGGGGGATACTCCTATCCTTGCAGAATTTGGTCACCAAGAGTTCGGCATCCAAGGCATGAGCGGTACCATGGTTGAAGTGCGCGGCCGTTACGTGGTGATTTCGATTCAAGAAGTCCAACACCGCCATCGAATCAACGCCACCGGATACAGCCACGGTGATGTTACGAGGGATGAAAACTTCCTTGGTGATGGTGATGCGACCGGTGCGATTTCTGGACAAGATGACCTCCCTATATACCTTATTACATCAGGAAAAGGAGGGAACGGACAAGGGGCCTCCGGGTGTTGTTTGCTCATTTCAACATGGCATCATAGAAACGATCCTCTCACTCTTGCATACCCCAACGTGCCATGTTATAATAGGGTATAGCAAGGAGAGAACAAAATGCCCCAGCTCACCGAGACCGCCATCGCCGCCGCCTTCGCCCCCCATCGCGACGAGATGAAGAAGAGCTTCATCAACTTCATGAGCATGCAGCTGGCGCGCCTCACCCGTCGCTACGGCAAGACCATCGGCGAGCTTCGTCGGGCTGGTAACAGCCCCGACTATGGTGCCTACCACCAAATTCGGTCTTTCCTCGACCACAAGGGAAGCAACATGCCCCGGGAGATCAATGGATTCGAAGCCGAGTTCGACATGGCGCGCCTCGACAAGGCGGCCGAGCGCTATGTGCAGGATACCGTGGACTCCCTGGTGGCCAAGGTCCTCTCCAAGGTCGGAGATCTGGAGGACGTCCAACTGAGCTTCGCTTCGAGTAGCCGCTTCGTCCTCCGGGGCAAGCGCTGCGGGGATAAGGTCACCATCCGCCAGGACTGCATCCTCAACGTCTCCAAGCTGGGCAAGCTCTACAACCAATGGCCCGCCCGCATCGAGCTGAACGGTAAGCGCATCAGTGCCAAGGCATACAGCGAGCTGACCGCCTAGCCCTGACAAAATTTGCATTTCTTGGGGTCAGTCGCCATAGAGTGGTGAGTGTCCCATTCCTCCTTAGGAACGGCGTATTGAACGGCGTCTTCCGATGAGGAGGCCCCGGTGGTGCATCCGATAGGAGAGTCCATCATTAGGTCGCTCCATATGGTCCAATGAAGCGGGTCAGGCAACACCTTCAACTCTCCATCCCTCCATACAGACCCACCCTCTGGAGGATAGGTGTCAGACTTGTCAACGAGAATGACACCTCCAACCTCGTGACTATAACCATGGTTGTGAAGGTATTGGGCGGTCCCCCTCCCGAGGTAGAACTTGAATTGGAATCTCACACGCAATTGTGGGGCCGAGAAGTCTTCATCGTCTTCAAATATCCAGGCGCTGATGACTCTATACCATTTGTAATCCTCCCCTGCCTCCCATCGTTGTTCGGTGCGAGAAGATACGCACTGGATGATCACCCTCTCACCATCAGGGTATGTCACCACATCACCCTGCATGGGTATCATGAACTCCGACATAGGACCTCCAAATACGCAGCGGCCCCGTCCACTATACCGATGAACGGGGCCAGGTTTCTGCGATTTATGTCGAGGACGACGTTTAAGCCAGAGTCAGAGCCTAAGAGAGGACGTACTACCGCTATACCAACCCCCCGCAGGGTGAATGGGGGGTATAGGATTCGAACCTATGTCTTCCAAACGGGCGACCCTAGCAGCTGAGACCTCAACCACAGGGAGATGTTCTAAGTTTGAGGAGGAAAAGTCTCACTAATACCTGACATCCGCGTCTACCGTTTCGCCACCTGCCCCCAGAATGGGCAGGGAAGGATTCGAACCTCCATGGGCCTCGTGGCCCAGACGCCAGGGATTTTTGAACCTCAACTTCACTCTATACTTCAACTTCCTCCAACCGGGAGAACCCGGTAAGCGTTTTTTAGGGCTCAGGCAACAGCCATCAAGTCCCGATAGAGTTCGGGGTTTTCCTCCGCCACCAGAGTCACGCCCTCCACCTCCATCTTTCCGTCCATGGCCATTCCGATGTTCACTTCGAGAGTTTCGAAGGAGAATGTGGCCTTGACCTCGATCTCCATGAGTTCCTCGTCGGCGCCGGTGACGGAGATAGACACCAGCTTCAATCCCGTAGCCTCGACCATGTTGTCGACTTCGTTGTGGAAGCCCAGCTCCTGGATAGCCTCCATCGGGTCCATACTCTTGAGCCACTTTTCAAGGACTCGAACCTGCTTGGGATTCATGCCCCTAGACGCAGTGACCTCATCGTTGGTGGTGTATTTCGCGATGACTTCGTCCATCTTGTTCATTTTGAACTCCAGGGTGTGCCCCATTTTAACATGGCATATGTAGGGTGACAATTCTAGCGGTGATTGCGTATGACCCGACGCACTACATCTAGGTCGATATCCTCACCATCTTCTTCGATCTGTTGAAGCTCGTCATATGCGGACAGCAGAATTTGAGCCTCGTATTCAGGGTCCATGTCCCCACTTTCCGTGTACCAATGTTCGACGCCTGAAGCCGTCCATACAAAGAAGGGACGGCCCGAAGGGAGCAAGCCCCGATAGAAGGATTCGGACCAATCAGCCTCGCGACCCAAGAAGTCTTCCCAGTCCTCCCACCCCTCCTTCCAAGGAAGGAACTCGGACCCTGACACCTCATGGGGTTGAAGGTCTACATGATCCTTAAAATCCTCCCAGTCGATCTCTTCCACGGGGACTTCATACCACCAAGCCTCGGTGGACCAGTCTACCAGCTCGGAATGGACATTAGGGCACCTATACCCAGTGTATGAAAACTTTCGAGAAGCCGCCGTGACCATGGTGCCGTCTCTCACCAGGTCCATGAACTTCTTGCGCGCGGTGGGACCCATACCGGCATCATGAGCGAGTTCTTCAATATGCTCAAAACGGCCCATCTTGGCCATGAGATCAAAAGATCGACGGATACGGTCCTCACTGACATTCAGGGCAGAGGATAGGAGTTTGATGTATTCGTCTAGGGTGTACTTGGGACTGGAAAGATCCCAACCGACGTCCTTGACGTCATGGTCAGGCCCATACGCCCCATTCATACCTTTCGTGGTCAACCCAAGGTTAAGGAACTCCTTGCGAGTATACCACTGGGGTTGCCCGTTGAAGGGCTTGTATCGAACCCGAGTGATTTGACGGGGGCGAACCAGGCCACGAAGCAACGCCTGGGGCTCGTGACTTTGGTTCATGGTATATGTGAGGTAGGGGCGGAACGAGTCTGGATACTTCTCTTCTATCCAAGTGCCGTCTGCACCCTGCTCTTGAAGACTTCGACCGGAGTAATCCGTCCCATGGAGGTTCTTGGCACGAACTTTGATTTCTAGGACCACTTCTCCGTAGTGGGCAAACCTAGAGGCCAACTCGGGGTCGGGACTGACAAACAATCCCTTGTGCCTGGGTCCTCCGTATTCTCGTTTGACCTCACGGTTGGCATCAAACCCGTTGATGAGTTCGAGAACCCGGGATAGAGACGTGCCGTGGTATACAGTCACTATGTCGTTGGGCCGGACGCTCTCAAAGGCGGCTACGACCATACGTAGGACATTCATGAAACAACTCCTGCGTTGGAGCTGCCTACACGTCTGGTCCGATGGTGGGGAGTTCTGACGCCGGGTGCAGAGACCAAACAATGGGGGCCATCTTCTATTCCTTGACTGGTTCTGCGGAGAACAATACGGTGTTGGGGTCACCGTGGTAGTCCGTGTGATACGGGATGAGTGGGTCGTCCATGTGGATTTCGCAGTGCTTCCAGAATTGCTGTTCCCCCGAGTTGCAGAGCCAAGACTTGAATGCGTTCGCTTGCTCTACGCAATCAAACTCAATGGACAACCGAGTTTCGGTAGGCTCGAAGGTTTCGAAGTATCGAGTTCCTAGAGCATTGATGTCTCGCTCGGTGATTACTGCCTCTCGGATATTATCCAGTTTCCTGTGCCACAATTCAGTGATATCATCAGGCGGATATACATTGGCGGCAACCATAGCCGCTCGCTTGGACTCGAAGGCCCCATTGACCCACTCCCCACCATGATTGACCACAAAGCGGCCGTCCTCCAAGGCACATACGGTAGCGGTGGTCTTGACCAAACGCACCATGTCCTGTGCATCCTCCATCTCACTGAAGTAGAGGGATAGAGCAGCTTGGAGACTAGCCACTGCCCCTTCTTCGGTCGAGCCCTGACTAACGATGTCAGCCTCGATGCACTGTGCGGTGAACCCCCGGATTTCGAGGGCAGGGTCGATATAATAGTGAAGAAGGGGCATCAGATTCTCCTAACGGCGGTCGAAGCGGTCGAAAATATGGTTGAGGAGGGTAGCAGCGACGTACTGCTTCTCCACCGCCGTATCATTGGCTCGGGTACGAGCCTGCTTGATGGCGTCCCGAACCTCATCGATACGGTCAAGCAGCTCCCGCTTCTGGGGGACGCTGAGACTTCCGTTGAGGTGGGTGGTCTCCCAGTGTCCTTCGAGCCGGCTCTTCTTCACCGCGGCCACCTGAGCTGGGTGGTGGTCGGTAGGAGGGACGATCACCTGATGGTCATCATATGTGGAGGTACGAGCGCTCTTGACCGGCTCGGACTGCCAATATCCTTGGTTTTCGGCCCATTTCCAATCCGCGTCGGTTGGGAGGGTGGGAAGAACCGATACCTTGGTGCGAAGGTCAGACATCTGCTTCTCCATATGGAGAAGGAATGTCACAGGAACGTCACTGAGTAGAACATCCCCGTTCGGAAGGACAACATCGGCACGGGCCGACTGGTTGCCATACTCCTGGCTGGCTTCGATGTCCCACTGTTCCGTAAGAATGTCACGGGTCTGGTCGATGATATCCGTAGCCTTGAGGGACACCTTCTGGTTTTCAGGAGGAAGGTCCATTCCATCCTCGAAAGCCTTGGTGTACACCCGGCGGAGACCCTTGTAGGCCCCTTCCCGCTCGGAATCACGGTGCACCTGGGTAAGGGCCGTGTAGGCACGCTGCTTGACACCCTTGCGGATGGCGACGATTTCGTAGAGCTTGGGCATTTTGCTATCTCTCCTGATTTTGAGCCTTTGGGATGCTCTGATGGTTGTGGTCGGAGCATTCCATTTTACCCATTACATGGGCTTGATATTCAAATGCAGACTGGAATGCATCGACATATATCTTGAGGGATTTTTCAAAATCCTCACCGTGACTAGAACCCCACTCGTCCTGAAAAGCCATCAGCCAATGGAGGGCACCCTTCTGATGGGCGTTGGCTGTGCGGTCGCTGAACTCTGCGTGAGACTTGATGCGCTGGCGGACACCAATCACTGCGGAGTCCAAAGACTCTTCCAGGGTCTGCCAAATGATGGTAGGCCGTCGGACTAGGGAGTTGAAAACCTTGGGCACAGAAAACCCCAATTCCCTCCCCTTGTGGAGGACCCCGGAGAATCCCAGTCCGTAGCCGTGGGTCGGGATGCGGTCAATACCCACAACGTCAATCACTTCGAATGCGAAGCGATGATTTCTATCGAACCCCTGGAACTCGCAGGAGTAGACACACCCCTTGAATGTGAGGTTGACTGGACCGGATTCATCTTTGACCCTTTGGAGCGCCTTTTTTCTCATGAATCGGAATTGGCGCCAACGAAGGAACGAAATTGAGTCCATTCCCTTCTTGTCGGCCATCTTCCGAATCTTCCGGACCTTCCGGACATGCTTCCGGAGAGTTGGGTCCTCCCGGTGGGCCCGTTTCCAATCCTCTTTGCTACACCCAGTCCCGTGACCGCCATTGATCCCAGAGTTGAGACGCCATCTCTCCACCAGGAACGCGTGATGTTGTCGGGTAACAATGACATCCTTGTAGAGAGGGTCATTGACCATATGTCCATAGGTGGCAATGTAGGTGGCGATGTGCTCTGATTCGGTGAACATAGTCAAATACCAATAAGGGCCTTCAGCACACGGCAAAAGGCCCCAAAAGGAGGGTGGTTACTTCGGGAGGAGGGATCCCCCGTTTCACCGAGTATTAAGAACAGTGGCCTTGACTAAGTCCCTCGACCACTTGTATTTTAGCATGCCTTGCCAAGGCATGCAAGTGGGAGGATCGCAGAGAGATCGTCAGGCTACCCCCAAGCCACGATCGGAAGGTCGGTTTCAGGGTCGTATGACCATTTCACATCCGACAAAGGGATGTGGTTGGTAACCATGCGCGTGTGTACATCCGGGTCGATAGATACCAGACCCAAAACAACAAGCTCTTCTCCGCCGATTCGAGGAGCGACCTTGCATATACACAGCGCTTCATCGACCGTGCCCATATACAGTCCGGCTTTCTTGGGAACCACCAACTCCGGGTCAGGAAGTGCCTCGGTGACTGCATCCCGCACCAACTGCCCACCCACTGCTGTGACCGCTGTAATGACCCGATCCAAACGGTCTTGGAGTCTTTGGTGCTTGCTCAAAAGAGCTTCATAGTCGCTGAAAATCCTTGCAATGAAGTCAATGACAGATTCCCCCTCGGTTTTCAAGCCGCTCCTGAGAAGAACCTCATCCACAAGGACCTGAAAGTCCGAATGCATCCTGTTGACTTCATCGAGTCTTTTGAGAGCTTCGTCGAATGTTTCCGGAAACTTTCCATCAACGAAGGGAGGGGCAACTTTCGGGTCATCCCACAGAGTCATAACAACCTCCTATACTGGAGGTTGTGTTTAGAAGTATTCCCTCATGAATTCTTCGAGCATGGACGTCACCAACCGGGCTTTGTTCCCAACCATAATGCGAAATACCTCTATACCACCGTCCCTGACCGAAATGAACCGGTTGCCCTGATACTTCTCAAACTCCATCTGGGGGTGTGATTCGACCAGGTTCTGCAACTCCAACATCTCGGGGGTCACGTATACCTCGGCCATCTTGAGGTATTCCTCAGCTAGACCTTCAAAGTCGAATATATTGGGGTCGACTAGTACCTCGTCCCGGTTCATCAGCCAGACCCCTGGCCACCCCTTGCCGATGATAGCATGGACCATCATCATTTGGCGGCTTGGGTGGTCAGTAACCCTTTGGAACAGCCGGTCAAATTCTGCCCCAAGAGGGTCATTGGTGTTACCAACTCCAATGTAGTGGGCCTCTAGAGACTTCGTCAAATCTCGATACTTTTTGTAGTCCCGAGGAGGAACCCGCCACACTGTACCTTTCGGACCGGATCCGAGGTCATATTTTGTGGCTTGTATGCCTGTTGTATCAAAGAACCGGACAACATTGTTGTCATAGGGGCCATTGTGCAGAGAGAATGCCCTCTTAATCTTTTGTAGAGTCAGGGTCTTATCCTTGCCTCGGACTTCGTTGATGATACCCTGCAATTCCCCGATGAGGTCTTGAATGTCATGGATGTTGACAACGATGTCACAGGTTTTCCCGCTGACATATTTGACCCACTTACTACTTCCCCAGGTGACCCTGAACGCGTCCAACTTATCCAAACGATGGTCTACCCATTCTACAGTGCGAATGTATACTTCCTCAACTTCGTCCGGAAACAAATCTGATGGTACCTTCAGATAATTTCTGCGCTCTGTGTCAGTCAGACTCCACTCTTTTTCGTACCTTCCCGTGCTGAGGCGGAAAACAGCATAGTCTTCCATGGCTTCCAAGGCGTCACGTTCGTCCGTGGAATCGACAGTGATTGTCCCACCGTGATGTGGGGCGGGTTCTGCAGAGGTAATCCCTACATGCTCCCGAAAGAATTCGGCAGTGCCACCATTTCCGATGTGATAACTCCACCGACCAAGGGGGACTTCTGTCTTTTCACCCTCCAAGGAGGCTCGGAGAATGGCTTTTTTGACCTTATTCATTGTCTCATCCGCCGAAGGTGTTCAGTAACCAGCGCATCAAAATCGTATGTGTCCTTATTGACAAGGATTTCCCCATTTCGAAACTCAAAGATTCCAAAACGCTGTCCGAAAAGCGTTCTGACCTTCTCTAGGTGTTCTTCGAAATCGAAGGGTTCCCTTCCGAATTCTGCATTGAGAATGTCAACCAATCGACCCGAGAACCGTTGGACGTATATAGAACCGCCTATCCATGTTTTGGAGAGGTCCTTGTACTTGTGAGCGTCCCTGACTGGAATTCTCCAGAACGGATATCTGGTGTCAAATCCCTCATCCGGGTGGTCATCGGTGTACTCGTCGAACTGAATGTCTTGGGATTTGAGAAAACTTCTCACAGTATCAGCCTTGGGGGGCCAAGACAGACCATCAAAGTTCTTCACAAAAATGTCCGTGGAAATAGTCAAGTCTTTCCCTCGAACTCGGTCGAGAATCCCCTGGACCTGTTCCCCAAAATCGGGAATGTCGTGGAAGTTGATGATGAGACGTAGAAATCGTCGGTTTCTACGTACAACATATACTTCTTCCCTTTTTGCGAGGGTCTTGACGAGTTGCAAGATTTGCTTGGCAGCTTCCTTAACCTCGGATTTCAACATGTCTTTCGCCGAGGCTGCTATCTCCTGCCATCCGTGACATACATTTGCAACGATGTCCGGATTTACCGACAATTCAACTGGTACGTAGTCCTCCATGGCTTCAAGGAGGTCACGTTCTTCATTTTCGTCCACTACGAAAATGAAGGTTCCGGTGTCCTCATCAAGAGACTCAATACCAACAAATTCTCGGAAGAATTTTGCAACTTCTTCCGCTCTCCACTGGGTAGAATTTCCTAACCATTTTCGGGTGTCAACGGCAACCCAATTGGACTCGGCCCGAATGACATGCTGGCGGATCTTGTTCACAGGAAAGCCCCGATACTGAGAGGGGCCACCGTAACATCCGGTGGCCCCTCTGTCAATCTTGAACTGATTCCGGGTCAGCTGATGTTGGACCCGAAGTTGTTGCTGTCGGTCAACGCCAGACCAAACACTCGCTTCACCGGGTACTTCAGGAAGTAACCCACGAAGAAACGATAGACGGTGGACCGAGTCCGGTCACGGTAGACGATGATGTCCTGGTTCGGAAGCATCCGGCGCACCGATCCGTCGTCGTTCTGATATTCAGCGATGTTCTTGTCGTCGATATCCTGACGGATCACATTGACGCACGTGTTGCGCAGGACCTCCAGCCCGGCTTCCGGGGAATCGGGAACCAGGGAGATGACGGCCGCGTTGATAGCCGCCTGGAGTCGACGATTGATGTACACCTTCTGGGTCATGGCCGAGATAATGCGGAACTCGTCCGGGGCATTCGCCGTTCCGGTCGCGTCCGTAGTCACATCTTCCTTCCACTCATAGATGCCATTACCGATGAAATCAAGGAAGTTGATCTGGGCAGCACCTAGCTGCTTGATCTCCTCTTCGGAGAAGGTCTCGATCGTATTGAAGGCCGTGAGGTTGCGCTCCAAAGCCGTCTGGCTCGGGTTGCTGAAGGAGGCGTACTGCATGCACATGGCCAGGGCGACGAAGGATCCATCCAGGTCGACATCGGCGTTGGGGGATCCATCCGTGAACACCACGGTGAAGTTGCACGTAGTCGGAGCCACGAGAATCCGGGTACCATGAGCCGGGCTGGCCCCGTACACTGCAAGGGTCTCACGGGCCGTCTGAATGAGCGAGCCCGTCGTGTTGACATCCCCCACAGCGGTGTTCCGAGGAGCGCCAAACCATCCCAGGCGAGGCTGGCCGACAAGCGGGTCCGCCATAGTGTCCAAGTGGGTCAGCTGGGCGCCCATGGTACCCCAAGCATCCAGGACCACGAGGTCCGTGATGTCGGTAGTACCCTCCGTCCCAGAGATGGCCGTCTCGTAGTCCGAGTCCTGGTATACACCGTCGTCGTCAGCATCCTTGACCTGAACGTAGTAGACACCAACCGGGTCGTAGCTGCCCCAAGTTATGGAGTGGCCCATACCCAGGTGGTTGGCAGTGCCCAAGGGCTCCACCAGTGCCAGACCGTCGGCCTCAGACGTCACCAGGATCGGGGTATTGTAGAGTTCATCACCCCGGAGATAGAGGGCGGTGAGGCGGTACGTGTCACCCGGCTCAGGCTCCAGGCCCCGGAACTCGTACGTGACCGTGAGATCGACGCCTGGGTCGGTGCTGCCGAAGGAGATATACCGGGTGTTCTCGCTACCAGAAGTCACAATGGTCGTGGCCACGGAGTTCGAAGACCCATCCAGCACCGACACCAAAGATGATGGAGCGTTGTTCAGGATGGCGTAGTACGTATCCGGGGTGCCAGTGACCCGGCCCAGCATATCATGGATGATGTCACCGGCCTCGATGGTCTCGGACACTCGACGAATCAGAGACCAGTCGACAACGTCATCAAGGGCCAGGGACCAGGTGAACTCATCGCTGGCATCGTACCGAGGAAGGGCGATATTCCGAACGTGGGCGGTCAGGTTACCATCGAACTCAATGGCTGAATCGGCAGCCGTAGCGGTGAACGACCCAATACCACCCTCGGGGGTGTCGGTGAAGTAGACAAAGGCCACGTTGTTCGCAACAGCGGTCGAGACCTCCGCCGTATACGTGCGGTCATCCTTGATGTTCGGGATCACCCGGGCAGCATTGACCTCGAAGGTGAAGGTATCACCGACGGTCATATCACCAGCGCTGATATCCATATCCACCGTCACACCCTCGTCGAGGGTCAGGGTACCACCGTCGGTGACTGTGAGATTGGACCCAGAAGCAATACCATCGTCACCAACCGCCGTCCACCGCAGGGCGGCCGAAGTGCTGGCCACAACGGCAGATACAACAACCTTGTAGCGCCGGTTATACGTCCCAGTGTAATCCGAGATGTCCGAGGAGATGGACAGAACACCCAGGGTGCCAGCGTCGTACGTCTCGACTGGAGTGGTGAACTCGGCGAACTGATTCGTATTGGAGTGGCGTCCATCCATCTCTATGAGACCGGGGCCACGGGCGACGAAAGTGAAGATATCACCACTGGTGAATTGGTCGGACAGGTCGTTGAACCGGACCTGGATACCATACTCCAGCACCACATCCTCATCGTTGGCCGATAGACCGGTTATGAGGTTCTGGAAGTTGGCGTCAGACACCAAGCTCGGGTGGGGATTGTGGTGGGTAGAGGTGTTTCCACCGCTGATCGGAGTAGACGACCAAATAAACTCTGCGGTCGTGATGTCGCCCGTGGTAACGACCTCAATCTGGTATGAACGGTCATAAGGGTGGCTGTACGAGGAGTTGGGAGACAGGGCCACAGCACCAAGGTTGGCGGAGTTGCCAACATCAGGATCGACCTGAGTGGCATAGACTGTTTGGTCTTGTGCTGGGGTCGACCAGGTGGAAGCCACAAAGATACCACCCGGAGGAACCCGACCAGCGGATTCTACCAAAGTGAGCCCTGAAGCAGCCGTGTTGATGGTCGCGATAAGGGTGTCCACAGTAGAAGTTGCGGTCACATAGGTGATGGTCACTACCCGGGTCGAGGTGTTTTCGACAATCCCCTCGGTCCCACCAGCCACAGTGGTCACAGTTACCGCCGAACCATCCAGGTCGGCGGTCATGCGCAGGATGAGGTCGTTTTCGACGGTAGTGGGTCCGGCTAGACGCGCGAAGGCATCGAACCCAGCTATGGTTCCATCAGTCTCGATCTCGGTGGCGTAGGCAGTAGCACCAGCAGCCTCTCCAGTCAGATGGCCATTACCGGCGTCCGAAGTCACGGACCCGACAGTCACCGGGACGATGAAGTCAGTGAACTCGGTATACGTCGAGGAATCGACGCTCCGGCCCATCCGCTCGATGTTGCGAAGATCCTGGAAGGGGAGGGGGTCCAACACGTCCCGATCGACAGACTGATACGTGATGACGTAGGTAGCCGTCGCGTCGTAGTACTGGGTCGGAATCGTAATGGTGTCGTTGGCCTCAATGGTGGTGGTGAAAAGGTAGCGATCTTCGAGCTGGACCACACCATCAGCCACCAGGACCGTGTTGGCCTTGATACCATCCGCCTGATAGTTGAGCGGAGCCGTGTAGGGGCCTGCACCCGTGAAAGTGAGAGTCTCATCCTCCACCTTGGCTCGGACAATTTCCGAGTTGCGGTAACGGGCAAGCCGGGACCCCTTGGCCACAATGGCCGGAAGACGCGGAAAGCCGGAGATGACGGCGGCGACAGGGCTAATTACCTGTCCGATGTACGCGCCAATTCGCACGTACTCGCTGGTTTCGCCAAAAGACATTGGTTACTCCAAGGAAAAGAAGGTCAGAGGTCTACGGATTGGAGGAGGCGCTTCACTGGGCTAAGAAGTTCAGCCGCGACACTCAAGCGCACCACCATCCGTGGTAGAGGGTCATCCGTGAGGACAGGGGCTTCGACCACTTCGCCAATGACACCGATATCCGTCACACCATCACCGACGGTGTTCGTAACCTTCAGGTCTTCGATGTTCAGATAGACGGATTCACCGATGGTGTACTCCTCACCCACGAGGGAGTCAGTATCGGTGACGTAAGCCGTCGTGCTGATGACGCGGGACATAGTCAATTCCCTTGAACTTCGGATTCAAGGGAAAACTGGCCGCGTCGGAATTTCTACTTGCCGGTGGACCCAAAGCCTCCGGATCCCCGTTTCGTATCAGGGATCTCTTCTGCTTGGATCTCGGTCCACTCAAGGCCAATAAGCATGTGGGGGATGAGTTGAGCCACCCTCTCGCCCTTCTTGATGACCACTTCCTGGTCACCGAGGTTATATACACCGGTGAAAAGCTCCCCGGTGTACTCATTGTCAATGATGCCCTCGGACACCAGAAGCCCCTTCTTTCGAAGGGTCGACGAACGGCCAGTGATGCGGCCCCACATACCATCCGGCCAAATCACAGCAATATCAGTATGGACATCAACGAAAGTGTGAGGAGGGATGACTGTATCCCGGGAGACCACAAGGTCGTACCCAGCATCGCCGGCATGAGAATGTCGCGGAACCTCACCGCCCTCGGAAAGCTTGACCCATCGGATAGTAGTGCTCATGGTGTAACCGTGATCTCCTGTTCAAGAACCGTACTCTTGTCATTACGGTTTTGGATTACCAGAGTGGCAGTCCCAGGGGCCTTTGGGTAGAGAGTGAAAGTGGAAGGGTCATATGTGAAAACACGATAATCGGACACATACAACCTCCAGTGAGGTCGAAGCAGAATTTCAACGGCGCTATCAGTCAGAATGAGGGGGACGTACACAGGGCGACCAGAACGAACAGACTCCGGCACCGCAAAGGAAATATCGGGTCCACTGGTGTCGTCTGCAGTGATGGTGATGGAGTGTCCACCCTCCGTCTGGAGCCCTCCGGTACCTCTCCGGACCGCAAATTCGCGTCCCAAGGCCGAAACCCCATCATACATCACCTCGATGCTCGTAGAGGCTACGTAGAGCCTGTTCTGGGGGTCATCACCCATGGATTCCTTGGAGATGGCAGACATGCTGTTCTCAAGGGGTAGGGTGATTTGCCAATGGTTGTTGGGATCCTCGGAACAGATGAGGTTGCCACCCCCAAAGCGACGAAGGGGTGGCCCAACAACTGTGGTCAAGAGGACAGAGAGGTCGTTGGTGACTGCCTCGGTTTCGGAAATGACCATGAGTTCTAGGGTGACAACCATATCGACGGCAACATCAAAGTTCATTGACCGAGAATCATAAGACCGGGCCGCCTGGACATCACCCAATCCAGCCGTTCGGTTTCTATACCCGCCGTCAATGATTAGGATAGCCGGAAACCGGCGCCCCATACTCTCAACAAGTCGAGCGACTTGCACTTCCCGGTCATTTGAATCCTGGTCGATGTCCCAGGAAAAATCGGTGTTGAAGTATAGAGCGTCGCGAGCCCCGGTGCAGAATTGCCCCAGACGAGGGGCATACCCAATCAACAGGCTGTTCTGGGGTGTCCCATCTTGTAGCCACTTGGAAATATACCTCTGAATGGCGGATTTGACGATATTGATTTCGTGGCCACCAGGCTGCTGGGAAGCGGCCTCATCCGTACTACGGGGTCGATCTTGAAAATAGAAGCCAGACATCGTGCCTCCTCACTTTTTCCGGTCACTGGGCCAACCACCTTCTGGCACCCAGAGGTCCATACCCCAAAATGGGTCAGCCTGCACCTTCTCGTAGAGGGCAGGCAACCAAGATAGAGCCAGGTGTAGCGGTTCCCAAGTCATACCATAAGACTGCCGCACTCAGTCGTAGAAATCGAGTCCCCGTGAGATGAATCCGTCAAGGGCCCCCTCAGCAAGAGGGCCTTCGGGTACAACCTCAGAGAATATCACCTCAAGATTGTGGATAAGCTTGCCTCCCTGCGACAGAGGGATTTTCTTTCCCGGCTTGTCGCATGGGAACATGCACATCAACCGATCTAGTCTAGCAATTCGGAAATTGCTATCACTATGGTGGACGAACCCCGTGTATCCATCCCATGCCACCTTGAGTTTTGTCATCGCAACCGATCGACGGACAAGATGCCCGTCTCTTGGGCAATAGCCGAAGCCTCACCAGCGGTCATCACTGCCTTGATGTTGTTCTGGTCCACTACCCAATTGCCCTTAGGGGCCAAGGGGAAGATCTGGGAAGGGGACTTGGCTGCAAGGTCCCGATCGGCAATAGGCCCATGTCCATTCATGACTAGAGTTCCGCCCCTCGGAATGACGAAGAAATGGAGGTCACCCTTGCCTCGGAAGAACCGGGTACCCTTGCTGTTGGGCCTCTTAGAACCGATGTCCGAGACCTTCTTGGCAGCCCACGTCTTGCCATTGGTGACAAAAATTTCATCATCGAGGTTAACACCCCGGGCGAGCACAAGCTCCTTCTCGGTCTTCATGACGACCGAATGGTTCTTGATTGGGGGATTCTCAATGACCCCTACGAACCCGTCGGCGTCAACCACCATGAGGTGGCTGAACCGGTCTGAAGTGGACCCTACCACTGGAGACTTGAGACCGAGAGACCCACGGGTCAGGTACACCGATTGGTATGTGTGAGCCTTACCAGAGGACTCCACAATGGTCACATTGGCAGTAGCCGGGACCGTGACCGAATCGGCATACCACTTGCCCTTTCGCTGCGGGAGGTCCTTGAAGTCCCGCACGAACCCCTTGTCCGTGATGTTCCAGAAGCCGATGGCGGCCTCCCCCTCGGGCATCTCCAGCTCGGGCTCTGTACCATTGAGAAGCTTCATTCCTCGCTTGTAGCCCTTCGGGAAGATCTTTTCCGCCTGCTCCAGTTGAAGACGGAGCCACCCATCGACGTCCTTCAGGTGGGCCTGAATCTCTCGGATTTCCTTGGAGATTGCCTTGACCTTCCCTTCCTGAGTCTTGAGGTTGAGGGCTCGGAGGGACCGGATCTTGAGGTCGAGGAGCATCTGGACTTGCTCTTGGTCCAGGTCCTTTACCTTGGACCCCATCCGAATCTTGACCTTCTCGATGATGAGCTTATTGCTCTCTTCCTCGGAGAGCTTCGGGTTGGCCAGAATCTTGGCAAGCTCATCGATGTTCTGAATTCCTGCCAACCGCGCCGTCTCTCGACGGAATTGCTCAATTTTCTTCTTGCGCATCAGTCGAAGGACATCCTCTTCGACTTGACGGCGATAATCCACCCAGGCTGCGAGGTATTCCTTGAGGTTGATGCGAGCGAACTGGGATCGACCATCGGAGGTCTTGTCGATGACATTCCACTGGTAGGACACCCGGGTTCGAAGTCGGGGCAGAATCCGCTCTTCGACAACCACCGGGTCCTTGAATTGGATGATGAGCCGGGTACCCGATGCATCAGTACAATCGTTACAAGCAACGATCTTCGATTCATTCTCCAGCTGTCGGCACACCTTGAGGAATTGGGCCAGAAGGAATCCAGGGGCCAAAGAGGTGACCACCAACTCGTGGCAGTCGGAACCACGCTCGATGTGGTAATCGCAAAGGAAGTGGAGAGTCCCCTTCCCTGCGGTATATACCTCGGCGATATCTTCTCGGCTGGAAAGGCACCGGGCGAACCCATAGTCTGGTCCCTTCACCTTGGTCATGAGCTTCCGAACCGACACCTCGGGGTCATCAAGTAGCAGCCGGGCAGCCCGGAGGACCTCCACCGGATGATGGGGCGGAATGATGGTGTTAGCACCAAGAGCAACACCATAGGAACCCTGCATCAGAAGAAGGGGGACCCGACAGGGAATGATCCACGGCTCCTGGGTCGACCCGTCAAAGTTGTCGTCCATCTTGGCGACATCCAGACAGTCAAAGAGAGCCGTACCGAGTTTCGAGAGCTTGGCCTCGGTATAGCGCATGGCGGCTGCGGGATAGCGAGTCGGTTTTCCCTCACCAGGACGGGGGATACCGAAGTTTCCCTGGGGAAACACCGGGGCCCGGGGGTCACCACCGAAGATCGACATCTCGGGGTTGGTCATGTTGACCAACGCACCATAGATGCCCTGGTCGCCGTGAGGGTGATACTTACCCATGGTGTGACCGACGATGTTGGCGCACTTGGCGAACTTGGAATCGGTCCTGAGGCCAAGGTTCCACATGGAATAGAGGATACGTCTCTGAACCGGCAGGAGACCATCTTGAAGGGCCGGGATAGCACGCTCCTCCAGGGTGTACATACCATACTCTTGGTATGCCGATGTAGTGTAGTCCTCTGCGGTCACAAATTCGATTTCTTGGTCAGCCAAGGCGTCCCTCCAGTTGGGGAGATTTTAACACGATCCTCGATTTAAGTCCAGCACTTGCACTCTTCAACGTGCCATGTTATAATACTTGTACAAGGAGTTATTTCATGTCCAACGAGACCAAGCCCAGTGCCGACGAAATCAAGTCTACCTTGACTCGTCTCCTTCACCTCAATGCAGAAGAAACCATCGCGGTGGCTTCCAAAATGTGCCTCCCTTGGCGCGAGACTGGAAACTTCTTCGAGCGGGTCAACATCACAGGGAGGATGGTAGCCCGAGTTTCTATCAGTCGTCCGTGGACGAAGAGCGACGCAGATGAGTCTCTCATGGAACAGGGGTACACTCTCCTGCACTAGGAAGAAGCGACGTACCACACGATACTTGTATAAGGAGGCAATCCAATGACCCGCATCGACCCTCGTGACTGTCCCTGCAAAGGTACCGGATACGTTCTGACCGACTATGACACCTGGGAGAAGTGCTCGGTGCACCATTTCGGTCAGGCCAAGCCTGAAGGTCGGGACCTGACCGAAATGCCTGACGGCCGCCCGATCCCGCCGCTTCACGTCCAACGTGCCGCCGAAGAGGGATTCACCTTCCTTTCGGACCAGTGGTGGGACATCGCCATCAAGAAGTGGGCCCAGGGTGACGCTCAGTTGGCATTCTTTTGCTGGGAATGGGGGGTGCCTCTGCGGGACATCTGGATGTTCGAAGATCGCATCACCAACTGGGCTGCGTAAACCAGGGTCCAGAGGACCCGAATGTCAAAACAACAATCACAGAAGTGTATCGAAGGTCGGTCCGTCCACGGTCCGTCCATCACCCTGGTCAGAACCGGTCTCCTGTTCGGTAGCCCGACTGCCACCTGGAGATGTGACAGCTGCAACGCCGAGACCACCGCAGTCATCGCTATTCCGGGTGCAGAAGCGTTCTGGAACAAGCCATCCCCATCTGAGGAGGATCCGAAATGATCGGAAGGTGGTTGGTTATGGCTGAGGGCCAACCCTGGCTCGTTGATTGTTGCAAACCTGGTGGTAAACCCCCACCCGGTGCAATTGAGCGACTCGTGTACCGGGCAGAACCCACAAAAGAATTTCCGGAAGGGGAGGTTCTTGGGGTCATGTCCCTCGAAGATTCGGCTCGAAAGCTCCCCGAGGGACATCCGCAGAGAATTGCCATATTTGAGGGCCTCGGCCTTGCCGAGAAAAACGTCTCCGTAGAGCCCGAAGAAGAGAGAATTCTCACAACTCCGAGGAAAAGAACCTTATGACCTGGACCCCAACGTATCTTCACCGTGTCGGCCATCATTGCAGCTGGCTCGACCATCGTGTGATCCCCGAGGCTGCCGCTATGTTCGCAGCCATGATGTCGCGAGTGCCGAAGGGCGGTATCCTTGCTCGGTATACCGAAGTGGTCGAGAAGATCGCCGACGGGTTGTCTACCCACGCTGGCTATCCTCCCATCAGCGTGCTGCGTACCGAACCCGAAGGTCGTGAAGGGCAGTATGCCGAGTTCATGAACTCGGCAGAGGAGCACCTGTGTTCATACGTGGTCAGCGGGTCCCTACATCCGGTTATTCAAGAGTTCTTCAATACTTTCGTTGGCGATTACGGACATGCCTCGATCAAGGAGCTGACCGGACGCCCGGTGGTGTTCATCGAGCACATCTCGTGGTGGCTGGCCTACCTCACCTTCGACAACCCGTTGGTGCGCGGTCAGGAAATGAGCACCCGGGCAGTGTGGCGCCGTGACTGGCCGATGGCGGGCGAAGTGCGCTTCTGTAAGAGTGTGCTCGGCACCCGCATGGACATCACCGAATCCAGCCTCGGGCAGCTCGACCAGGATACAAGAGACCTGATCGAGATGCACAAGCTCGGCCTGGAGATCGCCTGGCACGAGACCGAGGCGTGGAAGGTCGAGCTGCGGGCAGACTGCCTGGAGTGCGGCGGGTCGGGAAAGATTGAGAAATTCGTGAAACGTGATCTCAAGGGAACCGGAGCGGGATGGAGTGCTACGTTCGAGGACACGCGCAAAGTCGAGAAGTGCGAAGTATGCGCTGGCACCGGCAAGAAGTACCCCTGGATGAACGACCCGCAGGCGTTCCGTCCCGCCTTCGACCGTGCTCGGTGGCCGCTTCCGGGCACTATCGAGACTGGGGTGGCTCACGCCGGTGACGTCCGCACCATGGGCCGGGTGCTCAAGGTGATGCGAGACATGGCTACCCATTCGGGACAAGAAAGTGCCCTTCAAATCGTTGAGGAGATCGAGGAAACATACCGGCAGGCCATGCCTGGGATGGCAGGCATGTGGCTCCGTGAGGCAGTGCATGATGTGTCAATGACCGGCAGGACTCCAAAATCCGAGCCGGAAGCATGGGCACACCAGCGGCAGCCGCAAAATGCCCCGATCGCAGGAGCAGCCGTCGGTGGTTGGTTGCCTGATGACACCCCCAACGTCCACCGGGTGGGAAGTCCGGAAAACCCCTACGTCCAAGACCCTCTTTCTGTCCCCTTGGTTCAGTCCGGTCGGATGTCCTGGGACGGTACTGTCTATACTGGGGCTGCCATCGAGAAACTCAGGGAGGGTTTCAAGAAGTTCAATCCTATAGTCCCTGACAAACCTCAGCAGACGATGTCTATGGGGGCTAAGGTTGACCCGTCATCCATTCAACCACCTCACAAGGATTGTGAGGTACACTGGCATCTCATGCCTGATGGTAGGTGCACTTGTCCGAAAGAGGAGTCCACACTGTCCGAAAAAACAACTCGGTATATGTGGAAGGCTCTGGCACGACACGCCGTGTTCCAAAAGCTTCCCGGACACCTCAACATGCTCCACCGATGGGTTGGGATGCACACTGGGGAGTCTGGGTACGACGCCTTTGTTGCCGCTGATGGGGACGATGTCGAGGTGACTGTGTGCTCCACAAGAGAGTACGTCGGCACTGACAATCTGAGCCCCCGGGCCAATCGGCGCCAGTACCTCGACCCGTCCTTCAACCACTACGGGGTGGCGGATGTGACCATTCGTTGCTCGCTGGCTGCTGCTCGGGACTGGCACCGGCACCGTCCCATGATGCCCTGGCAATTGCGGGTTGTCCGAGATGCGTCACCCACCCCACTGCGTGGCTCTGAACGACACAAGACAGCGGGAGGGTTGCTCAAAATCGACCACCATTATACCCCGATCAGTGATTTCGGGAAGGCCAACGTCGAACGTTACATCGCGATGTGCACCGAGCTGCATGAGAAGTACCTATTTGAGGGTAACCAATGGACGGCTATGCTCTGCCTCCCATTGGGCACCCGGGTGCAAATGAAGGGTCAGGGTGGACTGCAGCACGCTACCTACGCGATGGAACTCAGGGGCTGGGTTGCTGGAGGCAACTTCGAGTACGTCGAACAGGCTCGGACTGCCATGAAGAGTATCGAGAGCCAGACGAATGACCTCAACATTGGCCACACGGCGTTCGAACAGGATCCGGAACAGGGGAAGCACTGATGCGCAAATTTCTTGTCTGGCCAGATGGTGTTCCTCACCTCGGCATCCCAGTCGGAGACCGTGCAGAACTTACACCGATCACCTTCGAAGAGTTCGACAAGTTTGACAAGTGGGTAGGCTCCAGCGACATGGCCTTCAACCACTTCCTTCGGCACAACAATTTCCATGAGCTGGCTGAAGACTCTCACATGCCGTTCAATGACGAAGCCTTGCGCCACGCGAAGCTGATCATTGAAGAAGGGGAGCCGGAGATCGATTGGTCTGTGACTTATGGGAGGCAACGTGAGTGCCCTGACTCTTTGTGAGTACGATATCCTCCGAGGTATTGAAGACCCACCGCCCGGATGGGAGATGGAAGAGGGGGATATCGGCCTTCCCTTCTTCCGATACCCCAATCTCTCCGGGGGCTATGACGCCCAGGTGTCTCATGTCTTCAGAACCAATCGGTGGAAGTGGATTATTCGTGAGAGTAGCACATCCTGTACCATCAGTGAAGGTGATGTTGAGGGTCTCTTGCCTGCTATGGCCGAGGCCAAGAAGCGTCTTCAGATTTCGGAGAAAACGTGCCCAAGAATTCCGTAGACGTGGACCTCGATGAGGACCTCGATTCCAATCCTCTTGACGAAGACCTGGACACCGAGTTCAAGGCCGAGATCAAAGAATGGGGAGAGGCAACCGCCACATCCGAAGAGCCCATCAAAGAAGACCCTGAACCTGAGGTGCAGACCCGTATAATGGCGGCCGTGATTCACGCCTCCAATGTGCTAGAAATGCAAAGGATTCAGGAAGAGGAGGAGCGGAATCGAGTCAACGAGACCATCGTTGAAGTCTCGTCGGCCACCTCCATCGTTGGCCTAGTAGGTGGCCCCGCCCACCACGAACCATTCCTGGCTGTCAGACGCCTTGTGAAAATCAAGGGCAAGGAGGTCCCACTTACCTTTCTTGTATTCTCGGAGGACGTCTTCGCTGATACCCGATGCCCCCTGGCAGTCATTCGAGGTGGCATTGCCATACCCCTGTCTGTTGATAACTCCAGCGATCTCCGACGCATCCTCGAAGTTGTCCGATGGCTGGGTAGAGAAGAACACTTCAGGGACAGGGAAGGGTGGATAGACCCCAGCAACATTAGTGAGGTACCTCTGGACTTCGGAGGAGGCCGGAATGAAGTCACCCTAGGTGATTTTCGAGAGCATGCTAGCAACTGCATGCATTCTCACCAGGTCCCGAGCATCCTGATATCTGAAAAAACCGAGGAAGAGCCCATGGCCGATGGGCCGATGGAGAGACTCCATGCTTTGGTCCGTCAGACCTCCGCTACCCTCCAGCAACAATGGAACCATAACTCCAAGTCCAGAGCAATGATTCTAGATGAGTTCCTGTCCAGGGTGAAGGAAGACATTCTAAGGTGAATACAAATGAGCCCGGACCGATATGGCCCGGGCTCACAAGTATCTTACGATGAAAATGGTGGTCTAAGGCTCACAGAGCAAGGAGCAGACCTTCAATGGTGGCGATGAGGTATTCTACTCCGAGATTCTGGAACATGGTGATCGTTCCAGAATTTTCGTTGAGCTGAACCCTCTTGGGGTCCGAATCGTCAACATCATCGGACACATCCCACAGGCGGGCTCCAGTCTCACTGGGGGTACCGAAGTTGGAGTACTCGTCCATGGCCGCCTGCAGGCGAGACCGCAGACGGTCACGCTCATCGGCAAGGAAGGACTGAACAAGGGCACCGTTCTTCTGGATCGTGAAAGACCCGTCGGTGTTGAGAGTGAGAACACCAAGCTCGGTGCTGCTGCTAGCGTCAGCGCCATCGCCAAATGTAATTGAAGTGGGCTCGGAGAAAGGCATGTGGTACCCCCTTTGTTGGTTCCACTATCGATCTGCCATGGCCACTATACTCTCTCGGGTAAGTTTCACGATTTGACGTGCTCTCTCCCGTGAGATACCATATCGGTCTCCGATTTCGGCAAATGTTTGGCCTTCCACCCTAGAGATAAAACAATCCCTCTGCCTTGGAGAGAGCTGGTCCAGGAAGTCCCGAATGTTTTCTAGGAGAATCCGGTCCAGTACTATGTCATCAAGTGAACGCTTCCCATCGGGCAGAATGCATTCGAGAGTTCTGGGGGAGTTATCCCCACTTTCACTTTCGTTCACAACAGGGACGTGAAGACTTTCCATGCTATTGTTAGCAAACACCTGTTGCATACAGAAAATAATCCGCTCTGGAGGCTTCCCTAGCATCTCGGACGCCTCTTCTAGGCTGAAACCATGCCCATTGATCATATTATATGCCTTGCGAAATATTTCCAACACATTGACCGGAACGTGAATCAAATAGTCCTTTTCGTTGACATATCGCACCAACCTGGCCTTAATCCACCACCTGGCATGGGTTGAGAATCTTACGCCGCGGTCAGGGTCAAAACGACGTGCAGCATCTAGAAGACCGAAGACAGCCTCTTGCTGTCCATCCTCAGGCGAAAAATGCTTTCTATGTCTGGCATATTGATGGCCCAGCCTCCAGGCAAGAAGGAAGCACCCCGAGGCCAATTCCCACCGGGCTTGCATAGCCTGACCCCACACCCCAAAGAATCGAGCCAAGTCCAAACGATCGGCCCAATTTTCGTACACCCAATCCATGACCTTAAGGCGAGTGACCTTATTCTTGTAGACCCGGCCTGGCTTGATGTGGAGGACTGTTCGAATCTCTTCAATTTCCTTCTCGGTTACCACTTCGTTGAGAATACCCCAAGCCTGACCTTCCAGGTCACAAGCTCGAAGGGTTATTTCTCTTTCCTGCTCACGAGTTAGGATTTTGGGTTTGCTGGTCATGCTGCCCCCTATTGTACCCAACTTACCGACTGTCGCAGGGGCTCAAATCCTCCCTGTATGATAGAGCTTGTCTGCTCTCGGGAAGCTCGGATAGGGAGTCAAGATCTTCGGCTGGACCCTCGGGGCAGTCACAAACGTCCATCCACCTGACTCGGCACCGTAGCAGGTCGGCCTTCATGAGGTCCTGTTCGGACATCAAAGCCCGAGCCGGGCACTTGTCGTACAGGGGACACTTCCCGTGACCATCCTCATATTGGGTATGGATGAATTTGCGAAGAGATCCGGACTTGATGCGCCCTACCCCGATCTTCCATACCTGGACTCGGCCTCCTTCCATGGGAGGGTTGCCATCTACCATCACGGCATATTCTGGGTGGTCTCTAATCACCGAGTGAAAGGACCGATTGCGAGGTAGAGCCTCTCGCAGGGCGTGCTCCACCATATCCGATGCTCTGCGGACCACCCTGACGATGTCAGACACTGTATGGCCCTTCCAGGTCAAGCCATACCATCTCCAGATTGGGATGATGAGGAGGGATATCTTCTCCGGGTACCACAGTGAATGTCACCCGAGCCACAGGAATGGTTCGAGTCACGATATTAATCTCACCACTCTCGGGCAGTTTGACAATATTCACCACCTGTTCGGCAGTCATAGTGTCTAGGTCCAACCTCCTAGCCCTAGGAATTTGGACCCCCAGATCGTCATACAGACACAGCCTATGGATGATAGGAAGCATACCAACGTTGGCCTGGGGATCGGCCACAAATTCCTCGATATCATACACACTGACATAGCCGACCGGCTTCTCCGGACGCACAAAGGGAACAACAGCCAGGCTCTTCAACATATCTCTGCGGTTCATATCACACCTCTCGGAAAGAAAAGGCCCCGGGACCTTTCGATCCCGGGGCCGAGGACACAAGTGACCTAGGCCGCCTCTTCGGAGTCCCGAACAGCAGCCTCACCGATAGGGAACGAGGTCTCCTCGAAGACCGACACACCGCCAATGACGGTGGCCTGCTTCAAGGGAGCAATCTCGAAGTTCACGGTGGTCTTACCCATCCGCGTCTTCTTGGGAAGCTTCCCGATTGCGTCGTTCATGCGATCCTTGCAAGCTTCCACCTCAACGAGGTAGTCACCCAGCAGGGCCTCGCGCTTCTCACGGTTACTGTCACCACTCAATTCCAGAGCCTTGGTGGCAAGCTCGACCAGAATGTCTCCGGCAGCATCACGCTGGAACCCCATCCGATGAAGGAGGAGGGTCACCACCAAAGTCCAAGGGACATCGGCGGTAGGCGTGTACTCACCAGGGGCACGCAGAGTCATGGGGCCGTTCAACCTCAGAGAGGTATCGACCTCAAACTCTCCAGGGGCAATGCGCTTCTTGGCTTCTCTGGCCAAAGCCTCGGCCTTCTTCCCACCAACAGCTGGGTGAAGGCAACCAGAGCAACATCGTCCATCTGACCGAGAACATCTTCAAGCTTCTTGGACATCTTTTCTTTCCTCTGTGCGGCAGCCTCAACTGACCCATCCGCACACTGAGGATTTAGTGGACTGCCCCCAGCACGACCCGAAGGTCAGCACCCTCTTGAAGGTCAAAGATGATGAGGTCAGCACCAGCCTTCTGCATGGTCTCCATCAAACCCTTGGGATATGGGATTGGAATGATATACATCATTTGGTCTTCTGGGGACTCCAAATAGGACTGAGTCCATGCCAAGCACTCGGAAGCACTGTTCCATACAGGCATGACCTTCTTCTCCCCCAACTCCAGGGTCAGAGCACTCGTGCCTAGAAAGACCACGTGGACGGAGCCAAAAACAAGGTCGGCAGTCAATGGATACCTCTACACCCGGAAAGAGTTGGATGCATCCATTACCATAGCATGCAACTGCTTAACCTTGTCCTCCGAGAGACAGGAGCAAACCCCACGATCAGGGTCAAGCCCCGTCCCACCGCACTGCTCACAGGAGGTATCGGCAACCCTGGCCAGCAACTGGCTTGGAACCCCATTCTCCCGGGGGTCCAACAGGTCCCCTAGGTGCTGATACCCTTGAGGGAGTGTGCGAGCAATGCTGTCCCACCATTCATCTGGGGCCAGGTTCACTAGGGCTTTCCACGCCCCTACCCACAAACGGTGGGCCATGAGGGGAGTGTCAATATCGGTAGGAGCGTGGGGGCATTTGATGGCAGACCATACGGTCAATGAATGTTCCCCAAGTTTGTGGACGCGAATGGGGTAAGACCGGAACACAAAACTGCGCTTGTCTTCCCCTTGGAAGGTATCGAGAAACTCTTTCTCACCAGGCAAGAGTACTCGATCAAGGCTGTAGTGGTCAACGCCTTCCCGATACTCGTGAAAGCATGAGGGGACCACACACTCTTCTGTGGTGACTGTCGGGAGAGCATATACCTCTTCAAAAAAACCAGTCGGAATCATCAATCACCCCTGTATTCACGCCCCGAGGCGTCCAGGATTTTGCCATTTCGTGGGTCTCGTAGTATGTTGCCTACTCGTAGTCCCAGAACTGGCTGAACACAATCTGGGCAAAGGTCAAATCGCCTCATGGTCGGCGGTAGGAGGGTTTTCTTGTCAGGTGTTCTATCCACGAACGCCCACCCCTCACCGGAACACAACTCGCATTCGGGTTTGGCAATCTGGATAAGAACTTCCCGACGCATCTCGGGAGGGGCACCCCGAATTTGGCTGAAGATGGCGTCGTCTGTAAGTTCGAATTTGGCAGTGACCAGGGCTTCAAATTCCCACCGGTCCGAAAAAGCGGATTCGTAGTAGGCCCACCATTTGTCGTCGAGGAAGGCCCACATAGACATCCCCAATTGGGCGACGTTATGCAGCATTTGGTTGATGAACACGTCGCCCCACTTCCGTTGGACAAATCTCATCCCACTCTTTTCAACGATGATGTTGAAGGATCGCTTGTCCCCCTCGATTCGCTGAATCCCAAAGGGGAAAATGCGACACATCAGTGGCCGAGTCTCAGGTGGAATGGTACAGAATCTTGTGTCGACTATCTCGACTACTGGTTCGCCCTCGTCGTCCTCTCCAGTTCGGGGGTTTGATTCGGTGCGACCAAACACGCAGTGGTGGGCATATGGTTGAGTGAACGTGGTTTCCAGGCCCAGACGTTCGGCCATATACCTTTCCTCGCCGGGCAAAACCACAAGCTTGGACAGACCCCGAGCCGGACTCTCTTTGGATGCCCAACACACCGACTGAAAGGTGGCAATCCTGATGTTTTGGTACAGCTGGTCGATTACTACCTGACGGTATGACTCTTGGAGGGGAGGCAGTGCCAGGGTATCAAACAGGCCGGTCAGATGGTTTTCAATGGCCATAGCCCCTACTCCGGAGCGAAGTGAACATGGACCTGATATCCTGGATATTCTTCCCTGAGGTATCCTAGGAGCTTGTTCGCCGCTTGCTTGAACGTGTCTCCAGTGGCGCTGTAGGAGAAGGAACCACAGCTGGCAGCAAGGACAACTTCATTGTCCTCCGGGTCGGTGTGAGGGTCATGAGGGTCGTCTTCCAGGCTCTCAACGTAGAAGTGCAGAATCATTCCAAACTCCAAGGGTATAGGCTTAGCAACAACGGTGGCGATAGATGCGCTGCCAGAAAGCAAGCTTCCGATCAATGTTTTAGGACCGATCAGGTAGGAGGCAGAGAGACAACATGAGCATTCTTCATCCCTGGAACACAAAGATGAGAGGGACTGTATGCCCGGAAAAATTGACACCGAGTGGTACAAAAAGGCGATAGAAAAATGGGGCGATTGGATCCGAAAGGAAAGGCCCCACATGGCAGAAATCCGACGCCGGGTCGGCTGCTCCTGGTCCCGGGCCTGCCGGCTGGTTGAGATGATAGAGCCCGGACTTCAAGAAAAGTTGAAAGTAGGCAAGAGGTGGGGAGAACCCGAAGAACACAAGGGAGGACCCCGCAACAAGGGAGGCCGAAAGAAGGCCAGTCAAGAAGACCCTGAGACCAAGCCTGAAGAAGATGATGACCCCGCGCCCAAGATCTCGCCCGAACGGAAGGCCGAGTGGCTATGGGAGTCCAATTACGTCTACAACGCTGACACCGACACATACATCACCTTCACCAAATCTTCCGGAAAGCCCATGGTGATGTCGGGTACCAAGCATCGACAAATCATCCAGATGTACTCCAATTGGGACGGGCAACCCAGCACAATCAACATGATTTGTCGAGACCTTCACATACCTCGTCCCTGGCTCATCGAGTACCTTCGGATTCACGGAATCACCCACGACAAAGAGCCGTTCAGCAAGGAAGAGCTTGAGAGCCGACCGATAGAGGATATGGTCGAAGATGCCATTCAGATGAAGCGTCAGGCTGTATACCAGAAGTTCGAGAAGCTCAAATGGAGGGATACCAAGAAGAACTCCGACAACTGGATGGAATTCGAAGAGGTGGTCCTGAACCGGTTCATTGAGGAAATCGGCACCCACGTCCGAGCCATGAAAGTTCCAAAGCTGGACCTCGACAAACCACAGAGCGACTATGTGGCCGTGGTAGCCAACACCGACTTCCACTGGGGTATGTACTCATGGGAGGGAGAGGTCGGCCCCGAGCAGGTGTACAATTTCGATATTGCCGAAGAGCGTCTGTTCCTGCACACCGAGAACCTCATCTCTCGATTCCCGGGGCGCCCCAAGAAAATCATCATGTCAGTAGGGTCAGACTTCTTCCACATCGATGGTCAGTCGAACACCACGACCCGCGGCACCGTGATGGATACTATTGGGACCCCCACGGAGATCTTGGTGACCGGATGCCATCTCCAGCGCCGTCACATCGACCTCATGCGTCAGGTGGCCCCAGTTGAAATTTGGATGATGGCAGGAAACCATGACCAGCACAACAGCCGTGCTGTCCTTCTCTTCCTATCGGCCTGGTACAAGGACACCGAGGATGTAACTGTCCACCTGGACTTCCGAAGCCGGGTGTATACCGAGTTCGGGGACACCCTCATCGGATTCAACCACGGAGATGGAGTCAAGGTCAAGGACCTCGGAGCGTGTATGGCCAAGGAGGCTCGCCACGCTTGGTCTAGGACCAAGCACCACATCTTCTTCGGTGGTCACCTGCATCACCACAAAGTACAAGAGGTCGGTGGCATCACTCACCACCTCTTGCCCTCTTTGGCTGGCATCGACCGTTACCACCATCATGAAGGGTACATCACTACTGACCCCACCCTCATGGCCTATCTCATCGACGAGGAGGATGGTCCTTATTGCTGGCTTCAGTCGAAGGAGTAGCCAGCCTAGCCAACCTCTTCTCTTCAACGCTGAAGAGATGGATCCAAAACCAGGAGGACCGGCGAGTAGAGGGGAGAACGTTCGTCACAGCCAACTCGCCACGGCGAAATCCCTGGAAATCATCAACGGTCTTCATTTGTTGTGCATCCTTCGAAAACTCTGTAGAGCGTGAGCAAGAGTAGCAGCATCAGTAGCGATTTTTGAAGCAAGGGGGTCTTCCCCAGTGCATTCCTTCATGAGCCGGTTGCACTTGGCCCACTGCTTCAATTGAGCCCCCGTAGACGCCGTAGGGTCTTCTGTAAGCTTGTTGAATTTGTCGGCCTCGGCACACAGTTCGACAGCTCGTTCGTGGTCAGCAGCCAGATCGTACATTCTTTGACTGAGAGGGGTCATCACTCGCTCCCATTGAGTCCAAGAGGAAGAATGTCATCCTCCTCGAAGCGACGTTCTACCCTCTTTTGTCGCTTCTCAAGGCGCTTTTCCTCTTGGACCAAGTCGTTGTATGCCTTGAGAACCTTGGCATCGGACATAACATAGTCCCACAGGCTCTGGGCTTTCACTTTTCCTGGTCCTTGAAGAAGGCGCAGACATGATGCCAGACGCCAGGGTCGGGGGAGTGCAGAACCTGGAAGTTGGTCTTGTAGGGGATGAAGTCCATGGGTAGACTCCCATTTTCCTGCTGCAATCCAAGGTCCACATCTTCCCAAGAAAGGCCCGGAGCTGGGTCATTGGCGATGTACGTAGTGGTGCCCATGACAGGCCAATCAGTAGGCATGTACAGAAGGTTTTCCAGCAGCTCTTCACCATACATCGGGTCGAAGTAGTCGTGAATCTCGACCATCACCCTAGTCCCATCGATGTTCCGGTCGAATACCTCGGCCCACTCGGGATGAAGGTACTCGGACATACCGTCGCTGGAGCTGATGTTGGGCTCCCACCAGCGACGGTCCATCGGGAACGCAAAGTTGACGATGGACCCTGCAGGGTGAGTCACCAAAAACCCATTTTCGACTCCAGCCTCAGTGAATTGATAGTGCACCGTGAGCATGTTGGAGTAATGCTCACCGGCAATTTCACCATCAGAATCGAAGTATTCCTGATTGACGAACTGGAGCTTCAGCCAGGACTGGGCAGCGGAGTTCTCATTGTCATCCACGATGACAACAGAGTTGAGGTCCTCGGAAAGCATCACCTGGGAGTTCACCCGAACGGCCACAGGGTAGAAATAGGGGGTTTCCTCCTCGGGGGCCTCTTCCTGTGGGCCAAGATCACAGGGGTATTCTTCCCACCAGGGGAGAGGGATAGGCTCGGACCCGGTATCTCCGGTGTCAGCCGTGCCTAGGGGCCGTGGGACATCATCGTCATCATCGCCTATGACCTCCGTATCCGTCATAGACCCGGTATCCACGAAGCCATCGACGGTCTTGTAGACGGTGATGACCTCGGGACCCGGGGTCGTACAACCGAAAAGCGAAAAGACCAGAAAGGGGATGGCGAACATGTCGTGCTCCTAGTGTACACTTTTATTTTAACATGGCATCCCCGATCTGTCAATCCGGATATCCACATTGAGGACAGGAAAGGAATCGTTCAGGCATAGGCTCGACCCCATCCAGAACGTCCGCAGTGACGAAGAACATCTTCTCCATGCCGGGGTCAGATTCTTTCCAACGGGCAATCTCCGCAGCCACCCCACGGCTCTTCGTGGTGCCATCCTTGTCGACAAGGATGACCATGAATCCATCAGATTTCTGGACTGCCAACATGACGTCCATGGTCATCCTAAGGGCAATGTCTCGTTCTTCAGGAATATTGTCATCGAGCATGTCCGCGGTCATGACGTGGGGCACAACAGGATACGACCCGCTACCCTGGAGCAGCAGACGGCCAAGTTTCTTGGCCGTAGTGATGTTCTCTTCAATACCTCCCAAGGTGGGGGCAGAGAAGGGAGCAGCAACATACACGAGCTTCGACATGAAGTCAGAGTTGAAACCCTCACGAATGTCATGGTTCAAAAGGTCAGCGTCTTCATAGGCCATGTGGTCCTCCTATTTGGGAATGTTTATTTCAACCCACCCATCCTCGCTGCGACGGAAGCACGTTCCATCAATCACTTTGGACCGGTAGGGGTCATTGACCTCAACGCAGGCGCCATAGAACCCGGCCTTGGTGTTAAGATGGTCAACAGCCTTTTTGGTAGCCATCACAAGTATCACCAAGACGCAGATGGTGTAGATAACGATGGTTACCTTTCCCTTTCGAGTCAGCATAGGGGCCCTCACGAGATTTTCAAAGTCTCGGGCACTCATAAGTCGTTGCTCCCAGTTAGCCACTCACTATGCTTTCCGACGAACGGGGAGTCAATATCTCGCCCGGCTGTAATATTCTTGACCCACCAACCTCCGCCAGGGATGACAATCGGCTCCCTTTCAGAGATTAGGACGCTAGCCCCCCTCTCCCTCCATTGTTGAGCCAACCAGATAACCTCATCGCGGCCCAGAGAACCATCCGGGTATGGTGTGGCTAACTGGTATGGAGGGTCAATGTACACAAAGGTGTTGGGCGGAACCTTTTCTGGAACCGCGGCTCTGCCTCGACGCGTTCTAACCAGGGTGGGTTCCAGGTTGTAACTCTTCAATGTTTTGATGAGGGACGGAATCATAGGATTGATGGCCCCAAACTTATCCGTAGCCGGAATACCATAGGCACTACTACCATTGAACCCCGGGCTGCTCCAATTGCCTCTGTTAACCCCTACCGCTTTCCCAGAAAATGCAAGACGCTGAAGGAACAGGTGTTGACCAGCCCTTTCAATGAGGTCTTCTGGAACCGAATGGCCCTGCAAAGAGTCGTACACTTCCCGGGGGTCTTTTGCTGCAAGACATTCCAGGTACGATACTAGTTGTTCTCGCTTCTTGGGGTTTATAACAACACCTAGGGTTTCGGACCAGGGACTTGGGTCCACTAGGGTTACGGTCTGGGGTGCCCCTCCCGGACAGTATGAGGCAATATGCCCCCGAAGCTTCCACTTCGACCCCTGGTAGGGTAGAATGGCCTTCCGGGCACCCAGAAGATGCAACGTAATGGCGCCGGACCCACAGCAGAGGTCAACGAAGTGCCACATCAGAACGGGTCCTCAGCAAGGTGGTTATCAGAGAACGCCACCTGCGTCTCAGAAGAGGGAATGACAGCGGCCAATTCTGCAATTGCTTGGTCTTCTCTGGCCTTCTCTATTGCTGCTACCAGCCCTTTCATGACCCTCAGTATCTGTTGGGGGGTCCCAATCAGTGTTTCGTTGTGTCCATCAGGATGTGTTTCCATACCCAGGTTTCTACAGACATCAAGGATATTGTTAGCGTCAATATCCATAGTCTGGTCCAGAATTTCACACCCATACTGGTCAAACACCAGGTCGGTGAGCTTAACCTTGATATACAACTCGTTCATAGCTGTTATCTCCTAAGAGGGTACCGCCACCTTACAGTCATGGAAAGCTCCGTACTGCCCGAGAAGAGACTCGCAGGTGCCCCGGGCAACCCGGCGGGATTCAGCGTGGTGTCTCACAAACCAACTTCCACTGGCGGCGACCGCTAGCACATAGGGCCCGCTGTGAGAGATCCACATGCAGGACCCCGAATTCCACTCCCATCCGTCAGGTCCCTTGATGCCTTGAACCGCCAAAGACTCTTGCTGAACCTTGTCCAACTCGGCCAATACTTTGTTGTGTTCGGCCAGTGACACACTGCCATCACCTTCAGCCAGTGAAAGTTCTCCGCCTTGTGCAATACTGGTGCGATACGCCTCCTGAAGGAAGTCAACATCTCGGGCATACCTGGCCATTTTCTTGGCAGAATGCTTGACTCTGTTCTGAGCCCTTTTGGCGTAGTATAGAGCAGCCGTGTGCTTCTTAGATAGAGTCAAAGCTTGGTCTAGAGTATAGTCAGCCCCTTCCTCATCCAGCCCTCCAGACCGGTATCTTACCATATATTTGGGGAAACCCCCACTGGTATACCTGGACCATTTGGAATCCTTGAAGGCGGTGGGATTTTTGCTCCCCATGGTGATGTCTTCTTCGAGCCAGATGGCATCAGGGAACATAGTGAACAACCCACCCTTGACATCCACCAAGAGGTCTTTCAAGGGGTCCTCAAACCGCTCCTTCAGTTCCTTGACTCTCTGGTCGTCCCATTCCTTCCATTCTGTGAGAAGGTCTTGAAGTTCATCAGAGGCAACGGCGACTTCTTCAGGGACTACCTCCTGCTTCCTGAACCAGGACGTGAATTTGACTGCCCAACTCCATTCTCCGGGGCGAGTGCTTGGCTTTTTCGAGTTAGCCATTCTTGGCCTCCAATCGGTCCGCAACAACGTCCATCAGGATAGTAAGAGGGTCGGACATGTCCGACCCCTTGACCACAGCCCGCAAGGATGCAATGACTTCATCATTGGTCATGCTGTGGTAGTCCCGAGGAGGTTCAGCCCCATCAGTGAACACTCGGGACCACTGAAGGTGCCTAAGGCTAACCACCTCGGCTTGTGGACTATCCTCCAATAGCTCTTGTAGCCGCCTGTTGTATGCGTCGTTGCCCCTGATAGGTGTGGGTTTCAGGGCCCCATGGGTCATCCAATTGTAGACGTCCTCGTCGGCCTCCTGCGCATCGCAAATGGCTTCCCACTGCGCCTCGGCAGCTGCCTCGACCATTGCTGAGGCGACGATTCCTCGGCGATCGTCCTCCTTCTCTTTGGGAGGATTATATCCGTTCTTAACGTACCATTCTTTGTCACCGACTCGGAAAGTCCAGTCCTGGTTATATGCCCCGTCACGTTCCAGCTGATCGTCTTTGTCAAAAGACATCGTTCATCCCCTTTCTAGGAATTCCTTCCATGACTAGGCAAGGGTATCCTTCGTCACACGTGATTCGAACGGGGCCATCCCACCCACTCCCAGTCAATCCCGGCATTTTTTCCAAAGCCATGATAGCGTTCACAGCTTCGGTCATATGGGGAAATCCTTTGCCACCCCCAAGAACCTTGACTTCCAGATTGACCTCACCATCGGAATAGTATTTGCCGGACTTTCGGTAATACTCGATTTGAAATGTGAACACGCGTCGTCGGTCATTCATGGCCGGTCCTCCCTTGGAATTGATCTCCACACTTCGTCGATCAGATCCTTCAAAGCTTCAAGCTCTGTGCCGTGTACGTCGCTCTCAAGCTCTTCGTCTCCGAACTTCTTTCTCGGGTCTGCACATGCGGCAAACCATGTGTCATCCTCGTGGATGTACATCACGGACACAGGGGCCTCAGTCAGTTCGGCTAATAGGTGACGAAGAGCGGCTTCTCGGACCCACCCTCCATTGACGATGAGGTCAAGGACCTCTTCCTCGTCTGATAGGGAGGGGTCACGGATGATAGTGTCATTCATTGCCAACACGTGAACAAGACGGTCAGCCCAGGGTGAGTCCCTGATCTCCTCGGCCAAGGTAATGAGCTTTTCGACTTCACAACGCCTAGTCATTGTTGACCTCCCCAAACTCGGGAATGATGAGATGCATTCCGTAGAAGGAAGTGAAGTCCTGCAGTTTCTCATCGGGGTCTTGGACGATAGGGGCGTACTCCTCATCTTCCTCCACTAGAGATCGAAGGAAGGTTTCAGCATTCCTGTACCCCTCGATGTCGGTGACCCAGTATTCCAGGTGGTCGCTGGCCCCTCGGCCTCCTGTCTGGAGGACTCCAATAGGCTTGCCATCGAACCATACCGTGACGATGGAGTGTGACCGGTCCGAGTCTTGCCAGTAGGTGACAACCCCTCGGGTTGACACTCGCTTCTGGGTCTCGTGGGCATGGTTGGGAAGGTCGTACATACGTACGTCACAGAAGAAGTCATCGAGACCACAGTCGTAGAGGTCATATGAGTCCTCTCGGTCCAGAGAATACAACATGTTGGCCGACACTGCTGGTCCCCGTCGAGGGGCCACCTGCGTCACAATGATATCTTCCTCGGTGACATCCTCCCTAGCTGCACTGAAGTACAGGCGAACGTCCCATTCCAGGTGGGCCCACTCGGGATTCTCGTGACGATAGTAGGCCACAGCATCTTCTGCAGTCTTGGCAGCCACCCCGACGTATTCTGGAGTCCCAGCTGGTCGGTTGCCGAGAAAGTGGATGAGTGATGGGAGGATTTTCTCAGTCTCATCCTTGTCTACTACCCCAGGTGGAATGAGACACCACACCTTGAAGTGGTCGTTCTGGTTGAAGTCAGCAGCGTTCATGAAACCTCCTGGATTCCATTATAGCATGACAGACTGGACCTCGCCACTTCGATCGGGCCTCATGGATTCATCGACACCGTCCCAACCCCATTTCTTGGTGTGCTGGGCTTTGACCCACTCCATGACCACATCGATATGAGGTTGGGTGCCGTTCCAGGTCACGTATGTTCCCCAGGATAGACCAGCATCCACATCAGCCTCAAGAGGAGCCACGAAGTTGATTCCAAACTTCTCGGACATCCACTCCATGGTCCAATCGGTCAAAGATAGCTCGACGGCCTCCAGGGCGGCCGGAAGTTCGGAAACAGGGACTTCGATATACAGGGCATCATGCACCATATTCAGGAGCTTCCAGCTCTTGTCATTCTTCCGGATGTAGTCCAAGAGCTGGAATCCGGCCACCAGACAGGCATCAGATGCCGAGCCCTGGATGCCGTTGTTCCGGGCCTGGCGCCGGGCCTTGGCCTGCACCCACTCTTCAGGGTCTGACCAAACAGCCCGAGCGAACCGACGTCGACGACCCTGAGGTCCTTCGGTATACCCTCGGGACTCGGCCAGACGGGCATTATCATTGAGGTGTTTGGCAAGGCCCGGGAACTTGCGGTCAAAATCACGGAGGAGTGCCTTTGTTTCGTCAATGCTCTTTCCAATCTGCTCGGAAATGGCCTTGGGTCCACGAGCAGCGATATGACCGAAAATGACCGCCTTGGTATCCTGACGAAGCCCCTTACTGACTTCCTTGAGGGGCACCGAATAGAAGGTAGAGGCGGTCTGCTTGTGGATGTCTCCTCGAAGGGACGCCTCTTCGGCAAGCTTCAAGAGCTTTTTCATCTTCGGCCGTCTCTCGATCTTGATCTTGGTCCGCTTCTGCTTGCCAGACAACTCCTTGACCTCAGCGAGACGCAGCCACTCCTGATATGCCCTCTTGTCCGTGCCTTCCAGGGAATCGGCAAACTTCCGGAATCTCTTGACTGCCTTGAGACCGTCCTGAAACAGGTTTCCTAGAATCTTGGCCTGGGCATTGATGGCACCCCATCGGACCTCGTTGGCCTTGAGGTCTGCCAGGATGAGGACCTTCCCCTCTTCGGACACAAACATGTCCTTGACGTCCTTCCGGTAGGAATCGGTGGCCCGAGGGATTTGCTGCATGGCTGGGTTTTTGATAGCAGGGCGGCCCGATGTAGTGGCAGCCAGACGAATAGACGGACGGACGCGGCAATCCCACACCATGTCTGGATGCCCACGGTCGGGGTCAACCAAAGCGTAGAAGTTCTTGACAAACGAGGACAGGAGCTTGTCGACCCCGACCCAATCTGATATGATGGCCGCTTCATTCTGGGGTTCATCATTATCATCCCACACTCCATATTCTTTGTAGAACTCGGAGTTGATTTGGGGTGCACCCTGCTCGGTGAAGGTGAGTGGCTTGTACCGCAGAACGTCGAGGAACAATGTCTCCCGGTGGTTGGCCTTGGATGGCTTGAGACTGAATGGGGGCTCTCCGAAGAGATAGTGATTACCCCGGGCTGCCCGACCATTGATAATTTTGTTGGCCTTCTTCCCGCCCCGCGTCTTGGATAGAAGGCCCATCAGGCGCTTTTTCTCGGCAATCAGGGGGCTAGCAGCACCGCGAATTCTCCGAGTGTGCTCCAGATCGACCGGAAATCCATTCTGTTCCATCTCAACCACCAAGAGGTTGGCGGGAGACAGAAGAAATCGAATTAGGCGGAGCAGAGGCCGCCGGTAATCCTGGTCATCAGCTTGTAGGAGCTGTTTCTGGAGGATTTGCCAGGGCCACACAACATCCCCAGCGGCGTAGGGGACGAAACGCTTCATAGGCCAACGGCGGATGGACGCACGCTCTCTCTTATCTTCAGAAGAGAGGACAACCCCGAGGTACACTTCGGATAGGACGGCTAGAGACAGACCTCGCTTTCCTTGGTAGTAGCACTCAGGGTCCCGGGTCCCTTGGAGCCTGTTCTCGTCCAACAGGTGGGCAACCTGGGAAACGTCTACATTGTCCATAGAGAGGAGTTCACACTCAAACTCCCGTCGAAATTGATGCATATCATATGCTGCATTGGCAAAACACCACAACCCGCCGTTCTTGGTGCGGGTCGTGAAAAGGTCTTGCATGCAGTCATAGATGGCTTTCTTGTCATCGGCATTGAAGGGACTCTTCCGGTGGTGGTAGGGGACTACATATCCCGACTTTCCATCCCATCCGAACTGAACGGATAGCATTTTGTTATCAAATGCCCGAAAGAGGTTGTTGGCCTCGGTATCAGAGCATATGACCGCGCCCTTAGGCAGACTTTGCATCTTCTTGGCCAGCTTGAACACCTTCTCTACATCGTCGATGTAGATGGATTTGACCTCTTCGGCACAGGTAGGGTAGTCCCCAGATACCTCGAAATCGTCGCCCACTTCGATGACAACACCGCGGCTCTTGGGGGCGTGCTTATCCTTGACCCAGCCGGCCAGCTCAAGAATCCGGATGACTTGCTTCTTCCATTCCCGAAGAACTTCGGGGTCATTCGAAAGTTCAACGAAAGCAGGGCTATAAGCAAAGAAGATGAGGTTGCCTAGGGGGTCTTCTTCAACGGTTCCGGCAGATGCAGTGGCTCCACCAGCATGAGGGAACATCGAGTGGATAGCCGAGGACCCCAATAGAACCGTCAACTTTGGGGCCAATTCCGCCATATCCCGAGTGGTGTAGTCAATGCATCGGTTCAGCTCCTCACTTTCGGGCTTTCTCTTGGACTTCTTCTTATCCAAAGGGATGCATCGGGTCGCCGAGGTAAACGCAATGCCTCGTCCTAGCTTTCTGACCTTCCCCCGACGGGATAGACCCTTCTTAAGCCACTTGTTAATGAAAGCCACATGACTATGATTCTTCAGGCTCTTCGTCTCATTGGCCTGATAGTCAGGTGAGTCCAAGACGAAGAGGATGTCTACGTGTCCCTCGGGGTCAGGGGTGTATACCGTAGGAAGCAACCATTCGGAGTTCCTTTGACCTTTCAGAGGGCATCCCAGGCACGACTTCTTGCGGGGCTTTCTCGGCAACGAGTCCATGTATTGGCCTCCTGGTGCCCCTATTACAGCACGCTCTCCAACTGGGCGGCCGTGAACGTCTGGCCCAATTGAGCAGCTACGGCTTTTTTCTCATTGGCCCCTAGAGAGTTCCACTTGGCGAACAAAGAATCCGACCAATCAAAGGAGCATCCTTGGGACCGGAGGTAAGCTCTGAACTCGTATTTTGACCCTTCTCGAACAACAACGAGAGTGTCCCGAACAACACCGAGGGTAAGATTCTTACCCTCGGAACATGCAGAACCCTGCTCCTCCTCCGCACGAGGGTCCAGAACAGGTTCACCTGTCCGGACAGTCATGAACGGGCGGTATCGACGGATAGGCTTGCGACGACAACAGCTCACGATGCCAACACCTTCTCAATGGAAACAGAAACAGGCGTCATAGCGGGTCTCATCAAGTCTTCTACCTCATCATTGAATCCTGTGTCAGAGATCCATCCAACACATATTCGACCCCTCATCCTGTTGGGGTTGGGATTTGACCCGAGGTTAACAACACGAAGTTGATGCCCTATATATCCCTTCGGTATATTATCGGTATGCCCATGGCTTAGAAAGTTGAAAATACAAAACGTATTTTCCGGAATTTGGTCACCTTTCACCTCAGGAATAGCGTCTTGGTCATAAGTCCAGTCAACTAGAAATTGATTGAAAGCAGCATTCAGGTCTGACCGATTGCCAGACCCACTCTTGAATCCGAAAGGGGTGAGAAAACACCAGTGTCGTTGTTGATCAATCACGGTCTCTCCATGGTCGTCTTGAAAAGGTCGAATGAGAAGGAGGAAAACACTGTCGCTGGGGAGCAAAATCACGCTCGATATCATGCATAGCATCATACACACGCACTTCTGATACACCAATAGTGTGTGTAGTAGTCCCTTGAAAAGATATAGGAAGTTTCTCAACTAGAGGCAGAATCTGTTGAAACCTTCCTCGTTCTCTTTCTTCAAACCTTTGTAGGGTTCCTACCTCTTCATTTCCGACCAATACTTTGATGGTTTTATTCATTTTCCACCTTTTCGGTTGATATGCGCTGTACCACATCAAAGCAATACACTATTGGTGGTTCCCCTTCCTTGTCCCCAGGGGCCTTTCCATGCACGAATTCGTCCATCCGGTCCATGGCTGCGTCAACGTCCAAGGATGTCTTTGCAGCTACTCTCCAGTATGGCTCTCCTGAATCGTGCCAATGCTTGAGCTTGGCGTATACCCTTTCATTCGGGAACGCCTTGCCCATCAACACAAGGGCTTCGGCCACATAGGGCGGGTATGAGGCAGGGTCAAAGGATTCCACGCCATCATCACAGTGGTCGCAGCCCCCTCCGCTACATCTTTGACAGGGCCTGCGACAAATGAGTGCGGAGGACACTTTCAACGGCGCTCTTATCAGAGACGTCGCCATCTGCCCCACATGACTTTCCATCTTCTTGGCCACAGCTACTCCAATACCCACCACCAAGATTTACTACGATGACAGAAAGGCCCCTGCGGGCCATCATCTCATTCTTGAGGCGAAGAGGGAGATACCAATGGCCATGAGGGTCATTCTTGGGAGTGATGACTAGGGTGCCCTCATTAGGGCGTTCCGTTTCGAAAAATCCTGGCACCAAAATGTTCATTGAGTTCTGCTCGACCTTCTGAATAGGACGCAGAATTAGAACACCATGGTTTTGGCCCGGATGGGTCTCACGAACAATGTGAACAAACCACCATTCGCCGGGGTTCGGAATTTCCATGCCTGAAGGGGGAAGCCAATTTTGGTCCACTACACCAATCTTCATGCACGTGCGAGTGAGAAGGTGGGGGGCTACACCCTTGCGCACCTTTTCGACTTTTTTGATGCTCTTGCTCCGGTCTCGAAATTTGACTAGAGTGACCATTCTATCGTACAGAGGATCCATTGTTCTCACTAGTGCAGAGGTATGGGCCCAGCCTTGACCCGGAAATATGTCAGGCGCATAGAGGAGCTGGGCTTCAGAGTCACCTGAAGCCGGGCAATCCACTTGAACCCGGACACAAGATTCGGAGCCACCGGAAAAGTAGTGCCCGAAATGTTGATGACCTTGTCTCCAGCAGCAATGTCCCCGGTACTGGAGACACTCCACCCGCTATATCCGGGGGCCGTCACCTGAAATTGGGTCACTGAATCTCCCAACCCGGAAATGAGGAGGTCGTGCTCTATTGCTTTGGGCCTGTGGTATGTAGGCTTGGTAGGCACGAAGGTCAAGAGGATGGTTTTGTCCGATCCGGTGGAGTTGGTCCAGGTAGTATAGGGAAACCCATCCCCATCCACCGCCTGAGTAGGGGTCAGGGTGTCGCTGTCTACAACCAGACCCGGAGAAGAGATGTAGGGTGCGTTTACACTGACCGGTACGTACCCATCCTCCGGGGAAGGGCTAGAGGTAAGATTTGAAGTAGGAGGGAGAGCCTGGCGTCTGGCGGCGTTGTAGATGTGGTCAATCGAAAGATCGATTGACCCGCCAGGGTAATCAACCCACCCCAGAACAGTCCCTTCTAGGTTACCATCCAAATCATTCACAGTGCCACTGAAAATGGGACTACCGCCGGAGTCTGTGACTTCACGGAGTTCCACCGTGGAAATTCGACCATTCTGGACCGCAGAGAAGGTGTGGACCAAAGATACAGTATACTTCTTTGCATCCGCCGTGCGGTCAAAGGTGAACTCTCGGTCATTGTCATTGGTAATAATGACACCTTCTGGAGTGATGGCTCGACCGGTACTGATGGTTAGCAGGAGCCCATCAGTGCTGACACCCAGGTCAAATCCTTCCAGCACACAGGCATCCGCAAACGACTTCTGGACCTCGTTCTGATCCTCAGCCTTGTATAGACGTCCAAAGTCAAAGTAGCGCTGCTCACCCATTGGTCAGACCTCTATCATGGGAACTTATTGAGTTGGGCTGCCGTGTCATCTTCACGCCATAGAAGCCCGATTTGGGCGATCATGGCATTGACGTTGGCATCAGCCTCGATTCGAAGACGGTACAGGTTGTTCTGAACGTCAGCAATTGGGTCGCCCATCGAAACTTCAAACACCTGACGACCAGCCGCAATCGGAATGGACTCACTGCCGGAGGCTACGTTGGTCCATGTGGTTCCACTCCCAGTAATGTCGGCCCGCTGTAGCCGCAAAGTAAGAGTCAGAGCAGCCCCTGCAGCTTCTCGCTGTACCCATAGAGCAATGGACCGGAGTTTCGTTCCATGACGGATTGATCCGTCCAGGGGTACGCAGATGTAGGACCCCGAGGAAATAGAGGTGGGACCGAAAAAGTCTGGAGCCGCCCCAGGGAAAGCAACGGAAGCTTTGGTCCAGTTCCAATCCTGGACCAAATCCCCATCCGCCTGGTCAATAACCGCTCGGAATTCCGCCAGGGATAGAACCTCAATAGCATTCATCTCGGCCGCATAGGCAAAAATGGCCGATGTCGTAGTCCCGGAGATTGAAGCCGAGGTTCCAGTGAACACACCAGCGGCCGAAAGGGACCCTCCAGGAGTGGACAGGGACCCATTGGCACCGGCAATGATTCCGCCACTAGCAATGATATAGCCCGAGTTGAGCAAGGTGATGGTACCATCAAGAGGGGCACCCAGGGGGTCTTGCCCATCGATAACAACCATCGGGTGCCCATACCCATCACCCGATGCATGAGCTTTGAGATGGACACGGTATTCGGTATCAGGAGCCAGAAGTCCAGCGCCAGCAGAGGGCGGCTCCACAGTCACTTTGCGGTGGAGACCCCGAAGGGAAGCACCGGCTCCATATTCATAGTGCTCAACCTTGAAGGCTGTGTTCAGATTGAGCAACCCCGCGCTGTCCCCTGCCCCTTCGCGGAGGTCGGCATCAGCAAGAAGTACGACGTAGGATGACCAGTCCCCCAGGAATCGGAATTGGAACTTGTACACCTCATCGTCGGATGCAAAACCACCGATTGCTTCTGGAAGATATGAGTAGAAGGTGATAGGGAAGGAAGATATATTGGCCTGATTTCCGACGCGGGTAATATCGGCGGTGTCAAAACTTCGCCAATCAGTCCAGGTGTTGGGGTCCGAGGACCGGGCTACACGGTATTCAGCCGTGTCTCCGGTGTTGAAGTGTCGAGCCATCCCCAGGAGGGTAACCGAAATCCATACCGTCCCTTCATTGGCGGCACGCAGAGCCCGGGAATAGTAGTAGGAATTGCGCCCCGAAGTGGAGCTGGCTGGTAGTGCCGGGTCCTCCATTCCCTTGTCGCCCCGGAGTGCCCACCTTTGAGTAAGAAGCATGTCCGAGTGGAGCATCTGATCTGCATCTTCGGATGCAATAAGTACGATGTTCGATCCCACCTCGGGGTTCAAGGCATGAGTGGTAAGAACCGCCTCACCGATGGCCTCGGCACGAGGACGACCCTGCTTGTGGAGGGAAATGGTGACTTCCCGCTCATCGGTGAGGCGAGCAGCCCGGTAGCCATCCCAGAAGATGGATGACACCAGAAACGGGTGGTTGAAGTTGCCGCTGGTGGTCACCGAGTCGGGAATCATCTCGACTAGGATGGCGGTGTTTGGGCCATCGTTGTTCCTGGTTGAGATGGTGATTTGGTCAGCGTTAGCAAAGGTAGAATCCAGCACAATACACTGGGCCGGCTCCTCGACATCCGAGGGGGCAGGATTGTCTACCCAAGTATCATCAAAAGTGATGGTCTCGGTGATGAGGCCACCAGACTCATCGGTACCTTGGATGGACATGCTGACTTCGAGGGAGGCGTTAGCAATGGCATCCGTCATCCACACCCGGATACGACCGCCACCATATGGAGTGGCCGAGATGGTGATGAGGTCTGAGGAAAGGTCCCGCAGCCGGGTGAAGGGAACGAGAACTTGAGGAACATGGACCAGACCCAGGTCATCGTCGAAGACGGCCCAAATGTTGCGAGGGATGGTCCCGAGGCCCTCGGTGGAAAGCTCCGGGTCCTCGACCGTGTTGAAGGCCAGGCCATCACTAATGACGACCTCTTGCCCCTTAGGAGAACCAAAGGTCAGAGTCTGGTCCGAGTCGTAGGCCGCGGGCGGCTCCAGGATAGAAGCGCAGGTGTAGCGGAGCCTGTATGTCTCCCCTGAATCGATGGTCACATTCGGACCAACCGCAATGATGTTGCTGCGTCCCCGTGTGGGGAATCCAATAGACGTGCGGTTGGTGATGAGTTCAGGGGCCAAAAGGTCGACCTGATCCGTATCCTCATTACCATCGACCACATAGCAGGCGCCCAGGGCAATGGGATAGCCCAAGAGTTCCACATACTGGCTATTAGCCAGACCTGTGATATCACCGGTGGTGTCCACTTGCCAGCGGCTCCCGGGAATTTCTTCTTCACATAGGGTGCCTGGGACACCAGGGAGAGAGTTGGCCGGGCAAATGAGGATGCCCCGACCAATCAGGGCATGGTATAGGGAAAGGTCCCCAGCAACGGATACCTCATTGAGGGAGATTCCATGAGGGTTCTTCGAAGTCGAAGATCCGGTGCCTACCATAGAACGGTGGGAAACATCAACCACCGAATACCAGGGACGGTTGTAAGATAGGGTCCCCTGGGAGAGGTCCACAACGGGTAGGGTACTGCCATCGGACTGTTCTTGCACAGTCACCAACCCGATCACCACCGTCCGCTTCTTGGTCTCCTCAGACAGGGCTTCATAAGCACTCAGGGTGCTGCTGAAACACATATCTTCTTCAGCATTGACCTCAAACCGGGATTTGACATCACCAATACGGGTCCGGGTAGGGACAGGCGTGGTTTCTTGGTTCCCATATTGGACGTACACAACGGTCTGGGAACCCACAGTCCCTGGCGTACGAACATCCACCGTCTGCTGTTCAGAAATCTCAATGAGCTGGTTCAGGGAGTTGACCGCGGAGCCCGGGTATATGATAACCTGGGCTTGGTTATCCGGGTCCAACTGAACAAAAAGGGGTTCAGAAGTCTCACCGGAAGTCAGGGACGCAGGGTCCGTGTCCGTGACGATACCCGGAGAAGCCAAAGAGGTGAAGGACCCGGCCATGAGCTTGCGGGTGTCGTAGACAGCCTTCTCCGCCTGGTCCGCGGCGAACTTGAGGTTATCCGAGTTGAGGGGAACCTTCCAGTTTGCGCCCGGGATCTTGTCGTCAATAGTAGACATTGTTGCTCACTCCGGGGATGTGTAGGCCAGCGCCAAAGCCGATAGCCCCATTGTTTTCAAGGAAGAGCGGGATGCCCTGCTGTTGGAAATTGGGGTACTTCACATTGATTTTCTCGATGGGCGTCAGTTGATAACCCTTCGGGACAGACGGCCCAAATGGGCGACGAATTCTCTTGACCAAGAACCTTACGGATTCCTCGGGCCAAGCAGGCCACAGAGACCGGATGGCTCGGACTATATTGTTGCCCCAATCGGGATCTTCGTCGACAAGGTCGTCGTAGACATACTTCCTGAGAATACCCTCGAAGTCAATTCGCTGGGCCACGGTCCGGTGGTCCTTACTCGCCCACCAATTGGGAGGGAGGTTCAGGCTGCGAGCGATATGCCAACACACCCGAGCGTATCGGGCAGGAAGGCCACTGATTTCTCGGCGCTCGTCCTCATACCGATGGAGGTCAGCTCTGTTGACCATATGGGAAATATACTGGGAGGGAATCATTGATACCCGGAATACCGAATGCCGAGACGGCTCGTATCTCCGCTCTGTAAGAATGTCGAAGAAAGGATCAATGATCTCCTGACCCATTACCAAGTATCGGTGACCGAGCTTCGACTCCACCTTTTGGTCTTGAGGGTCATTGTATCGCAAGATGCATTCATATGCCTTGCAATTCTCGTACAGCCCAAGACGCCACACCATAATGGCAGCGCACTGGTGCAGGTGTTCAGGAGGCAAAGTAGGGTTCGAGACCAAGAGGGCTCGTATAGTGAGGTCCAGGACAGTGAGGGGGCTCTTCCCCTCACTCTCGGTCCTCACCTTGTCCTCTACCTGTAGAAGGTCTCGAATGACCCAAACAGGCGGCAGACTCGAAGTGCCCACTTGGGCTACAACTTGGTGGAGTGGTTTCATACACCGGAACTGCTAGAAGGCAGCCAACGGACCGTCCACCACACCAGCCCTTTGAAGATCTGCCCTGGATCGGAAGAAATTCTTCACGACCAGGCCCGAACCACCCCAGCTATATTCGCCCTCGGCCCGGGCCAGGATACTGTACTCTACCCATGAAAGGACCCCGGCTTCGGGGCTCCAGTCAAACAACGTCAATTCACAAGCCGGGTCTTCAGAATACCCACCGATGCTGATATGGTCATAGTCAAACGGAGGCTCGATCTTAAGAGTTCCAGCCCCGACGCGGACCCCAGCTGCCAGAGACATGGACCGGTATGCTGTCTGAGTGTTGAAGTCCCAGGAATATCCGGATGGTGGACTATACCCAAATGGGCGCCGTACAGCGGAGCGGAACCCTATGACCAGCTCGGCATCGGTGCTAGACTCAAATCCAGCATAGTATGTGACATTGGCAGGCCAGTTAGGCTCAAGGGCAGACCCGATGAGAAAATCCCCATCCTCATTGGGTTTGAGCACCGTGTTGCGACCCTGGTATTCAGCGGTACCCTCATGAATGTCCCAGAACAAAAACATCTGGGAGTCCAGAGACCCACCGAAAGAAAAGGTATTATGCTCTATGGGAGCCATCGCACTCACAAGGGTCAAGGCCGGGCTGTACGTCTGGACTGCATACGTGACGTCAGGGTCTGGGCGATTGGTAGAGGCATCGATGACTCCATCATGCAACCGACCTTCAATATAGTCCCACACCAATGGGCCGATGTTGTCCACCAAGGACGTCGTAGGCTGGGTGGGGAGAGGGATCTTCCGACTCTTGTATGCCGGATAGGCCCGGAGGTATATAGTATCTCCGACCCCATAAGATAGGGCTAGAGCCTTCTCCAATCCAAGGGTATAGACGTTGCCTGCAACCTCGTCCTCCTGAATGATATCCAGGCTGCCAGTGGGGACTTCCACAGTGGAGCCACCCGAATTCGGGTTGAGCACCTCGGCCAGCACGTCTCCATGGACCATGATGAAGGGGGTCGAGACATTGATTGTCGTATCACCTTCGGCCGCAGCAAGCTCCACTGTGACCGGCACCGCGTGGAGACTCACCAGAGACCCAACATCTCCGCCTACCAAAATCTCGCCGGTCAGGGTGATAGTCCCAGTGACACGATCGATATCGGATACAAAGTGCTTCTCGGAGTTGTTGATGACGACAATGGACCCCAGAGGGATGGAGGGTAGCATGCGGTCAACTTCAAGAATGCTCGACCCACGGCGGACGGCGGAGGTGGTCCGCATGGTGTTGTAGGGGGTCAAAACGGGGAACACGGACCCAATAGGCCGTGAGAACCTCTGGAACCCGGACATGAACTTGTCTAGAGGGACGGCATATCCGCGAGGAATGATAGTCCCAGCCACGTGACGCGGCATCTGCCGTTCGATGACCCGGGCCAGTCTTTGGAGGCGGTTTTGGCTCATCTAGAAATCCTTGGTGGTGTTCAGGATAGACCTGCACCAAGGTTTCGCCTCCAGGCGATGGCCGACTCGTAGACGTTCGAGGCCCGCTTGGTGATAGGGGATATACGATATCCGACATCGATGACTAGGCCGGAGTCTCGGAGCCTCATGAGGAGTTTGCTGGCATGGCTAATGCTCTTCAGGTCTAGCCCATCAGCAAACTCCTGGGTGGTGAATTTCTCGGCACCCTGATTGAGAGCCCACAAAACGGCTTTGGAATATCCATCCCTCTTCGACAACGCCATGTCCTCCCTATATCGGCCCAAAGCAATACCGATGCACCACAGAGCCTCATCCTTGGTCATCCACCCGCAGGACGAGTCATTGCCCTCTATGGCCCACTCCGTTAGGCTGACATAATGGGGCATTTTTTGGTCGGCGGGGCCCACGCAGATACTCCAGGTTCCATGTCGGGCCCTGAAGTACCAACATTTCCCGTCGATTGTCCCGAAAGCCTGGGTGGGGCACACCCCCTTGGGACCTTCAACAACCTCAAACCCTGGCTCCTTGAGACTGAGGGTGGGAGGAGCTTCTAGTCGTTCATTGAACTTCTTCATAGCCTCATCAACGTCACTGAGACTTTTCCAGAGTTCATCACTGTCATTCTTGGTCATGAGGAAGCATCTCTTTGTATGAATGTCCACAGTCAAGGCACTGCTTGTAGAACCCGTACCCAGGGCCACCACCAAGCCCAAAGTCATAGTGGATATCATTGGACCCACACTCAGCGCAGGCTTCCAAAAGATGAACCTTTCCACATTCTGGGCAGTCATATGATTCGTCAACCACTATTGGTGGCTTACCGTAAGTACCGCCTTCTGGTGGTCCACCTTCGTGCACAACAACTTTGATGTCAGTCTTGGTCACGAGCCCGGGCCTTCTCTTCATTGGCTCTTTCGGCCTTTTCTAGCGCTTCAACGGCCCATTGAAGCTCTTGGCAGTTTGCCCGGTCTTCTGCCTCTGTCTCTCCACCTTCATTCCACTGCCGAGCGGCCTTCACTACCTCTTCTTTCAACGTTGATATGGAAGTGCCCTGTACCACAGAGGCAAAGGTTTGTTCACTGACCGGCTGTGTATTCTCTACTAGGGATTCGAGGGCATCAAGGGAAGAGATGTCGTCCGCCGGAACCAGGCTCTGGGCCAGGCTCACGCCATGTATGGCGGCATCTCCAATGTCGAGAACCTTGTCGATGAAGATGGCTACGATCCCAGTGCCCATACCCATGGCAACACAATCCACCAGAATCCAGACTGCATGGTGAACATCCTGGGGCCATCCGTCAGGATGCATCACCAATACGTGGTAGAACAGGCTGAACAAAAGCCCAACCCAGTATCCGGTGCAGAAGGCACAAGCGAACATCCGCTCGAAGTATTCCAGCCGAAACAAGAATCGGCGAATAAACTCACCACGCTCGGAATGCATCGCGAAGAAAGTGAAACCAGCTCCACAGAGCATCATGGATATATTGCTGTCGATCATTCTGGGACTCCTCTTGCCCGGTCCAGCACTCGTTTAGGCCCATTGAGGAGCATGCGGAACCAGGGCGAGTGTACTCTACCCATTCAAGATATAGGGAATCCCGAGGATCGTTGAATCGTATCCACTTCCGCTCAGGAGGAAGGGGGTCACACCACTGAAAATGACCATATGGCAGTCGGGTGTGCCCACCCTCCCTATGGGTTGGCATAGGGTTGTGGCCTTTGCACTTCATCCTTGGTTGTACTCCCGCCAGGCCCAAAATGGGCGATAAGCAAGATACGAAGGATCATCCTCATTCTCGTAGGCTTCTTTCTCGAATCGAATAGCCATATAGGCGTCCGGGCCGGACATACCTTGCATCTTGCCTACGATGAAGTCATATACGTACAGGACGTAGAAGCCTAGAACAAGAAGCTCGGTCTGCTGGCGCAGATGAATGCGTTCATGGTTCTCCCCGGACTCGGACAGTGGGGCCGAGGTCAGGATGATAGGCCAGATGGTTATGGCGTATGCATCGATGACGATGGACAAAAGTTTGACGAGTCTTGGCGCAACAATGATCATAGGACCCCCTTTCCAAAGGATCCTATCAAAATTTCTCGTGGTCCCACCCCATGATGCTTTTGATGGTATGCAGTGCCTTGACCTTGTCGTTGACGTCCATCACATGCTCCTTGAAAGGCTGGAGATTCGGACCTCCATCTCGGTGATCCAAATCCAATCCGGAAATACTTTCTTCTTTTCTGTGTTGATGACTGCTTTGAGCCAACGAATGCGAAGACGTCGCCGGCACTGACCGGGTTTCGCTGTTCTCACTGGTAGCACGCCTCGTAGTACGTCCTTCATTGTCCGCTCCTGTTTCGCCAAAATTCCCAAAGGGCCCACGCTAGTTGATGTTCCTCTGGAAGAGTGGCGAGGGTAGGGACAGTCGGAGCACCACCCAGGTCGACGCGTTTCCACGACACTGCCACTAGGCGGTCTCCGATCACCAGACCTGTCCCCGCTGGGTACTTCACGAGATAGGCAATAGGGCTCCCAAACATCACGTCACAAAAGCGCCATCGGGCCTCGGGAATGCGGAGGTCGAGGAAAACACTGGTATAATCTGGGAACCCCAAGGAGTATGGGCCATCATCGTCAACCCAAAGTTGACCATCATGCCACAGCATTCCGAGGGCACCGTCAGCTAGAACCAACGGGCCACACCAGTTATTGAGCATTTCTGCCGTAGAAGTGACTAGCGGCACATTCATTACCCGACCTCCAGGACAAGTGGGGGTTGTCCACTTCTGGCCGATTCAATGACGCGCTTTGGACCACCACTGGCCATCCAGTAGCGCCACAAGGCCCAAGAGGTGGCCTCATTGCTATGCTCAAAGCTTCCAGGAAGGTCGCAAGGAATTTTTGCGAGAAAAGGAACGTGCAGCCGTCCGTCTGTAAGTTCCTTCCCTTCTCTTGGTTCCTGCTGCATGGCAACGCATTTGTACCCACCCATGCTTGGGACATTCAAGTGCCAGCCTCGGGACCCACAAGACAAGGTTACCCCCGAACGACCGAACCAAATTCGGGATACTTGGTCCGTGACTTCGGGTAGGAGGAGATTCATACGGAGCAAGGATACAGGGACTGGAACTTGTCCTGCCGATATGAGCTGGATGGTTGCCACAGGACCGAACTCGCCGCACATACCCGATGCATTGAGAACCACGGCTGGCATATTATCCCAGAGTACAGGACCACGCCACCCGTGTAAGAGGTTTTGCTCTGCATGGATGAGGGGAAGTTCTTTGGTCATTTGAAATCATCCAATTCGGGAGGGTCATACCTTCGACAGGGCTCGGGAGTTCCATCAGGTAAGAGATACCACTCACAGTCCTCGACGACAGGGGTACCTACAATGGTGGAGACATAGAAGCCGCCTCTACCCTTCTCTACATTGGCCGGAATTTTGTCGTACACTCTACCACTTACGGTAACATGTCTTCTAAGCCAATACCATCCAGACTTCTGAGGGTAGGGGACTTTGGTCATTTTATGAAGGGTTTGACCGATAGTAGTGGCATCTGGGATGACACTGCTACTACTAAGAAACGCAGTCAGGCAACATTCTGCTGCTTTTCTGCACTCCTTAGCCCAATAGATAGGCTTGCAATGTTTAGGAACACCCAGAACATCGATGATACCATCAAGTAGGGCCTTGTCTACCTCGGTATCCATATCGATATCCGCCTGCGAGAGGTGGTCTCGGGCATCAAGGATGACATATCCGCTTTTCGCCCAACCTTGAAGGGCGATTTCCTTGTTAAGGATACCACGGCTGCTCATGACTTCGGACAGCAGTACGGCGGATGACACTCCGGCAGGGTCAGTCGCCGCAGTATGTGGAGCGTTGCTGTCATGGGGCACGGTGTCCTCCATGGCCTGGTATAGACATGCCGCATGGATGGCCCTCTCCTGGGTTTCACAGAGGACGGCCACGGTCCTAGCAGGAGGACCATCCATCTGAACAATCCATGGGTACAGGTGGTTGAAAGTCACTCGTCCTCCTTATCGTCCCAACGGTTAGGATGCGCAGCGATGGTGTACTTGGGCCAGTTGAGGTTAGTGTGACTCACCTTCCAGCATGACCCCTTACTACGACACCCGAACGGGTTCGTGCAGGAGGTACGATCGGGACATTTGTGCCCAACCCCAACAGGTCGCATGACTCCAACTTTGCAGAACCGGCAGGATGCCCCATTGAGGGTGTCCCCATCACCTTCTAAGGCCAATTCATCCGCCTCATCGAAACCACAATTCCTACAAACGAGACGAGGCGGGTCGGTTTCAACCTCGTCATGGCCTTCAGGGGTGGGGCACACCTTCTTGAAGTCCTCAAGATCGTAGCCCGAGCGACGAGGAGGAGATTCGGCCGGCTTTCCTTCCACTAGGGACTGGCTTGGAACCAAGTGCTCGGGAAGGGACCAGTATAGCCCTTCCTGACTTTTGGGTTCTCGATCCTTGACATGGATGACCATAGAATCCTGGATGACGTTCATCACCTCAACGTCTTCCAAAGTGGGGATGACCTTCGGGGACAGACGCCAGGCCATATCCGCCTGATGATGGAAGGTGGTGGACATACGGCTGAGGTCACCCCACGACTTCAAAAGATTGGGTTCAGGGTCAATAGGGATAGAGAAGGCGGCAGAAGCATCCACCCACCGCCCCTTGCAAAAAGGAGACAGGTCGTCTTGGGGATGCACTTCACCGGGGACACCAATTCCGACCATCTTACAATGATCGCAACGGACCATCGTGCTACCTTCTGGGATGAGGTCCTTCATGGCTTGAGTGACCTCCCCCATAGTCCGAGCCTCTTGCTCATCCTCCAGTGCTTTCCTATTTTCCTCAGCCTCCTTTTCCTGAAGGAGGCGGGACAGAGACCCGACCTCCTCCAATTCCCTGATAGTGCGGTCGGAATACACATTCTGCCAGATGCGCAGCAGAGCCCATGCGTCGGTGTTCTCTCCGGGGAGGTTGGCAAGCTCCGGAACGTGTACCCCAGCACTGTCTCCGTAGAAGGCCGGATCAGAAGAGAAGGGGATATCCGTGTCACCACGGAGCATATACACAGTAGGACCAGGGTCCTCGGGACCACACCACCTGACCAGTTGGACACCCTTGGTATAGTCCATATCGAAGAAATTGGCGATCTCGGCTCGAATGAAGGCAGCAATCTCTGGGTCACTGAAGTCGATGAACAACTCATCATCCAAGAAGGTGTCTTCCCACTTGAGAGGAGCCTGTCCGAAGGTACAGACATACCCATCGAACATATGGACACCTCGGTAGTAGGCCCCTCGCTCGGAGGAGAAGATGACCACTGGAAGAGTAGACCAAGCCAGCAGAGAGAGGTTGCCTACATGGTACAGAGGGGCTTCTCCCCATAGGGTTTGAGCCTCGTCGTCGGTCTCCCAGGGGTCGACAGGGGTGGTCTTTCCATTGAACGGCGTCGGCTCCGTGTAGGGCATCCAGGCCGACACCCTCCGAATCTCCCCGAACGGGACGGGGGTGCCATCATTGACCACCGCCATCTTCCGGAGGTTCTTGTTGGCCTCACGGAGTTCGGCCATGGTCTTGGGCTGAGGTCCCGGCTGAGGGCCCATATAGATGACCATCTTGTACGTTCCGGGATGACCACCCTGATCTTCGGCGGTAACCCAATACTTTCCGGGCTCGATGGGACAGCCTCGAATCCAGGTGCCCTGTGTGATGAAGTCAGACATTGTACCTCTCCCTCTCCGTGTCCTCCATGTACTCGGGGCACACCCATCGGCGCCCCTTCAGCAGAACAATACGGTCCGCATTGACCAGGCTGTTCAGCCAATCGCACGTCTTCTCTGCAAGGTCTTTGTCATCAGTCTTGCCGCCCGGCCATTCAGGCCATTCGGCCTGCCGGAGCCGATAGATGGATGCATGCGGAAACACCGCATTGCACTTCGGCGCGACCTGACCAGGGCCCGGGCGGTATTCGCATTCGATACGATACCCATGGGCATACACGTAGACGAACGGACCCTCGGTGAAGACCACATCATCTTCCAAATATCCAACTTCCTGTGCCATGGCTAGTCCTCCTCTTCGAGGGCGTCGAGCATCCTGCGGATGGTCTTCAGGCTTTCGCCCGCTCTGGTCTTCCACAAACCCAGAGTGCGTTCCAGGGATTCCGATACGGACCGGGAATCCACCTGAACGCTTTCACCCCCCAACCTGCTCGCAAGCGTGTAGTACACCTGGCGAGAGTTCTTGACTTCTTCCAGTTGGTCGTGAGTAACCAAGATACCCTCAATCCGAGTCATGGCCTCATCGACGGCCTTAATGAACTCCAGGTATTCCCGATTGCTATGCTTGGGCGCGGACATACTAGACTCCAGTGCACTTGATGCGGGTGGCATTGGTGAAATCGACGCCTCGCATCGAAGTGTCGTCCAGGTTGCAGAACCTCAAGGTGGCGTTCGTGAAGTCGACGCCATTCAGGTTTGCACCATTGAAGCGACATCGAACGAGGTTGGCGTTCGTGAAGTCGACGCCGGTGAGGTCGGAACCACGAAAATCGACATGCAGGACCTGAGCGTTCGTGAAGTCCGAACCCGAGAGGGCAGCATTGCTGAGGTCACTGCCGGTGATGTTGGCGTTGCAGTAGTCCGACTCTCGGAGGTCCCGGCGGGCCGGCTTCAGCAAGGGCGGCTTGGGGAAGGTGGTAGCACCACACCCGCAGGTTTGGTCGCCAGGCAACGGCTCGGTAGCATCGCAGTAGGGACAGACCACCTCGGATTGGGCAGTGGTGGTCCCGGGGCGGGGTGGGGGACCGGGGGGCTTCGGAAGGGGGAGAAATGGCATCGGTGTATACCTCCAACACCATTTTAACATGGCACTAGGAAGACGTCAAGCCTTCTCGGATCGCCAGTATTCCCACATAGCCCAGGCTACTGGATCGTTGGGTGGCAGATCGGCTAGAGCCGGTACAATGGCACCATTTCTCGGGCGTCCAAGTTCATCAAATGTAGGAACTTGCCTGGCCACTACAGTGATGGAAGCATGAAGCGTGATACCAGTAGAAGCCAGGTGATGACCTCCTAGCCAGACATGGCTGCGATCCCACCACACTCTCCCGAGATGGTCTTGGACTTCCAAGTATCGAAGGTCCAGATATACCGTCAGGTCATCGTTGTCTTCCACAGAAATCCACTGGCATGCATCGTCGGACCACACCTTGGACCCGCGCAATACGGATTGTTCGATGTTACCATCGAACCAGTGCAGGACTACACGGCCCTCCCACTTCCCGATGGTCTCGTCTCCGGCCGGAATCAGTAACGGCTTGGTCATTGCTTCTCCCTGAAGAAAATTCCTCCGGTAACCTTCACGCCACAGGCTGTTTCAACGCGGTTAAGCATATCCCCCGCTACTTTGAAATCATCAGTATCAAAGTCCACGTATACCTCACCATCAGCCTTTCCTACCAGAACGTCATCACACCCGGCTTCATATATCTTGTTCGACAGCTTGAGCAACTGGCCAGGTTTGGCATCGAGGATGAATGTGAACTTCACTTGGCCCCCTCGGCCTGGGCCTCAAGAACGTTGATAGCATGCCTCATGACATCCAGGCATGGGGTATCCTTCTCCAGATGGGGCACGTGAAGGTGCCTGCTGTGTTCATTTGGGTCCTTGGGCTTGGTGCAGATGTTGACGGATTGGTTTTCGGTTGAGAACCACCAGCAGGGATGGTCCTGGTCGGAGGGGTCGACCTCCAGGGTGGCTACATCGAAATCCTCGATGGTGAACCCCAAGAGGTGACAGAGACGATCAGACAAAGCTGTATATCGAGATACCCAGGCCACAACAGTCCCATCCTTCATGAACCCCTGGGGGCCATCATACCAGGGTTGCTTTTGGAGCCAGTCAGTCAGTTCTAGCACACCCACGTATAGGGTATCCTGCCTAGAATCTCCAACCCGTTCGGCAATCTGGCCGGCTAGGGCAAAGACCCCCTCCAGAGTGTCGGCACGGAGAAACACCAAGTCGGTAGAGGTGCAATAGAGGTCAACCCCATCCTCGTGCATCACCCATGCCGTTTTGCTCTCGGCGCGAATCAAGGACCCAAACCCATGGCCGTGGACAACGACAGGGCATGGTGGATTGTTGGGGATACCCCCGATCACTTCCTTGAAGGGAACATACCTGTCACTCACTTTGGCCCCCATCGCTCTGACTATCGGCGTTGATTGCCTTATCATTGGCCTCGGCTTGGATGGACCCCATAGTCATGAGCCAGCACAGCAAGGTCATCACCACGGTTTGAAGGAAGTTGGGGTCCAGCCCAATCAGGTATGCCCCAGCCCGGGCCAGCATCCCAACAGTTAGGACAAATACCAGGCTGACGATGACAACCACTGTATCGAATTGCTTCTTTTCGTGCTTGTTCATGCCTTAACCGCCTGCCGCAAAGCGGTGAGTGTATCAATGGTGTCCAAGCCAGCATGACCCAAAAACATAGTGGACCGGTTGGTACGCATGTACCAATACCCACGTGGATGTCGTTCTATACTGGGTGCTTCACTAGGCCCGAGGAAGACGTCAAATTTCTTACATACTTGGTCGATGAGAGAAAAATAGCTGGCAAGCCAGGACACGATAGCCTTGAACGACCCGTCCTGCATGTAGTCGGGAATATAAGGCATCAGGCGTATGACCTTATCGGCTTGGTCAACGCTGTCAAGACCAAGACGACTTGTCAGCCTGATCTTCAATCCAGCAAAACTGAGTGGGTCAGAAAGGTCCAGTACCCAATCAGAGAAATCAAACCCCTCGATATGGCGAACATCTCCGTCGACGTGAAGGTGCAGAAAACCATCCACATATACTACGACAGCTGTGTCACCGGGAGCAGCGAATAGAATACCGCGATCGTAGGGGTCCCAAATTTCCCGGGTGGTCACCAGCTTGGCTCTTTCCCACGGATCGCCACAAACTTCATTTGCCGGGTGATTCATTCTTCTACCACTGCCAATGAGGAAGGAACGATAGGCACCATAGACACCTCTCCCCCTCGGGGGGCTTGGGTTGGAAGGTTCCTGATTGCTTGAGCAACCAAGGGGAGATCCCTCTCATTAAGCTTTTGAACTTCGAGGTGTCTATGACACTCTTGAAGATTAGCCTGAGCCGTGAGCAGAGCTTGCTCTGCAGCTGCAAGGTCTTCTTCGAAGATGACTCGACTGTCTTGGACAGTCTTTTCCCATCGGGCCACCCAAAATTCTTGAGCATACTCGAAGTTTTGCATTTGGTCAGCCTCTTCGCGAGTGACCAGCGTTTCCATTTCGGTGCTGCCGCAGAACCACTTCACTCGGATCCGACTGTCCATGTTGTACAGGAGTTCCCGAAACACGATGAGCCGAATCTTCTTGATTTTGACATCAAACTTCAGAGTCCAGACCCACTCAGGGAATGGGTCCGGGTCATCATCCAACGGGTCGGCCGACCAGGGAAACATCACTCCTCCTCGAACATCAGCTTCCAGACTGCTTGGAGCGCCAACACATCCTGTAGGGTAGCAGAGCCACCCGGCAGGACTGTCTCTCGGGCTTTCCTACCACCCCAGGGGAGAAGGTCATTGACCTTCTCCGAATACTTCCCCATGCGGCTTTCTGCAGCCGCATCAGCAAAGTAATTGAAGTAGCCATCCACCCCTTCCATCTCCCAGACCTCTACACCCTCATTGATGAGTTGGTTGTAGATGGCTCGCATCATACGGTCACGGACCTCCGCGATCCGGACGTTGACACACAGCTCATCGATGCCCATCCTCGCGGCCCCATATTGGTCTGGGAAGTAGCAGGACACACCATCCTCATCGGCGAGGATACCACACCCTCCCAGTGTAACTCCAGACCAACCATTATGCCGATCATTGACCGGCAGAGTCTTGACCCCATCCTCGTCTACCAAGAGTCCCTCGGTAGCAATAACCAGAATCTTGTCTTCCATCGTTACCTCCTACACTATTTTAGCACGGCAGGAGGAAGGGTGCAAGTCTACTGGAAAGAAACCCGGTAGAAGAGCCCGGACCAGGTCATACCACGTCTATCGAACTGAAGACAGGCAGGGCGCCATCCCTCTGCACCAATGTTCTGGAGGTCGAAAATGGTCATGTTACCAAACGTCTCATATTCGACCGTCTCATATTTGGGGAGGCCATCAGACAGAGCCTTGTCTAGAATGTTCATATCCAGTGGGAGGGTTTTTGGGAATATTTGATCCATTGGTATGTCATTCATTTTTCATTCCTGGGTGGAGTTTCGAAGGGAGTGAGAGAAACCATCGTACTTACTCCAGTTTCCATGACCCGTCAGGGAGTTGCTTATTTTGACCGGAAAAGAAGACTTACAATATACAGAAATGCGGTCATTTCTTCTTCATGTTCTTCTGTCTTCTCTGTCTTCTTCGCTCCCTTTTGGCCTCAGCAGCACTCATCTTACGAGATCCCTCCTCCGAGTCCTTGGGTGGCCGGTTATCCCTCTTCTTAGGGCGCAGAAGCCCTCGCAGCCAGGCGTCCAGAACTGGGTCTGCCGTCCAATCCCGGTCCTGATCCCCATCTGGGGGAGTCGGAGGCAAAGGTGAACTTGGAAGCGACTTGATTTCCTCCGAGTCCAAAGATGCCAAAGCCATTAGGAGGAAAGTGGGAAGTCTCATGTTTCATCCGTGGCCTTGGTATACTTCGTTACCTCGACCCGTCCGACCATATTTCCATGGCTGTCCTTCAATTCCGGGCCTCTCCCGATGAGAGTAGCGGGACTGAAGGGGTGTGGTTGTCGGTCCAAGATGACGTTCAGAGCCTTGTCAATGGCCTGGTCCATGACAACGTGAAATTCATCGTTATGCCGGAAGGAATCTCCACTGTAGTCAAATTCGATGGTTACTTTGACCTTTTTCACGCGTCATCCCCCAGCAAGAGTTGCTTACGGGCGGTCGAGTCCGACCCCATCAGGTCAATGACCTTCTGAATGCTAGACCGATCGGCGGTGATTTGCTGTAGACGGCGGGTCTTGTGGCTCATGCTGGTTTCGGCCAACTCGGCTGCATTCATCTCACCTAGACCCTTGAACCGGCTTACCTGGGGCTTCTTCACGCCCTTCTTCTGAGCCAGACCGATGACCTCCTCCCGGGAGTCACCATATACCCGGTTGTTGCCCCACTTGGCCACGAAAAGGGGAGGACGGGCCACCCACACCATACCCTTCTCCACCAGTGGGTACATGAATCGAAGCATGAAACCTAGGAGGAGGGCATCGATGTGGCCACCATCGGCATCGGCATCGGTCAAGAGAACCACCTTGCCTACCCGTGCCTTCTCGGGGTCACAGGACTCACCAGGCATCTCCAGGTCGTGTCCTGCCCCTACGGACCGAATAATGGCGTCGATCTCCTCATTCTCGAACACCTTCGAAAGCTTCACCATGTCAGTGATGGGAGTGACATTGGGGATCTTTCCCCGAAGTGCCAAAACCTCTTGACACTTTCCGTCGCGACCGCGGATAGCGGAGCCACCAGCCGACCCACCCTCAACAATGAAGAGTTCGCGGTCTTCGGCCTTGCATCCCAGCGCAGCCGTGAGCTTCATCGGCAGCCCTCGACGAGAGGATGGGTCCTTGGCATAGGCTGTCTGGGTGGCGATCTTCCGGCTGGCCTTGTAGGCTGCCCGGGCCTTGGCAAGCTCAGTGGCACGGGTAATGATCTTCTTGGTAATGGCCGGGTTCTTCGATAGGAAGTTTCGGAGCCGCGCCCCAAACACCCTTTCCGCAATACTGGACATCTCCGGGTTGTTGAGCTTGTTCTTGGTCTGGCCCTCGAACTGGGGGTCCCGGAGCTTGATGTGACAGGCCACCCGCATACCGTCTCGGAAATCATCACCCGACACCTTGTCGGCCTTGCAGAATTTCTTGAGTTCCCTGGTGATTGCGGACTTAGCACCAGGCTCATAGGACCCACCTTCGATGTCAATCATATTGACGAAGGTGTACCACTTCTCCCCATCACCATCGGTCCACCACATGGAGACCTCGATGCCCTCTTTGGTCTCCGAGTCATGGAGGTTGAAGGTAAGAGGCTCATCGAACAGGGGCTCTTCTTTGCCCAAGTGCTCCCGCAGAAGACCGGACAGACCCTCAGAGGACTTGAATACCTCGGGTTTGTTACCATCGATCACCAACAGAATGGTGAGACCTGGGCAGAGGTGAGAGGTAGACCGGATTCGATTCCGGATGAGGTCCACGTCGAACTTGATCTTTCGGAAGATCTCAGGGTCTGGGTGGAACATGACCTTGGTTCCATGTGGCCGAGGCTTGGACTTCTTGTCAGGACCATGCTTGACAGTCTTTCCCTTCGAGAAATCAGCCCGGTATACCCTCTTACCCCGGAAGGACCAAACGGTCATCCGATCGGATAGGGCACAGGTGGCCTTGGCACCAACACCATGGAGACCGCCGGATAGGGCATACGCCTCACCTCGTTCGAACTTCCCGCCCATGTGAAGTTTGGTGAAGATCGATACGATAGTGGGTTCGCCAGTCTGGGCGTGAGTCTCGGTAGGAATGCCTCGTCCGTCGTCCTCGACAGAAGCCACGTTGCGCTTGGTATCGATCCGAACCCGAATCTTGGTGCAGTGATTGGCCAGGAATTCATCGACCGAGTTGTCGATGACCTCCCATAGGATATGGTGGAATCCTCCCTTGCCCGAACCACCCACATACATGCCGGGGCGCAGGCGGATGGGTTCCAGCCCTTGGAGCTGGCGAATGGAGTCCTTGTTATATTCCTTGCTCTTGGCCATTTTTGGAGCCTCTCAATCAGGTGAATGGGTCCTGTTTAGCCCAGGAACCCTACCACGTTTCCCCGGCGCTCAAGAATCCCTGGCGATCGGTGAGGCCCGATACGCCGATTCCGAAATCGTCGGCCTTGGGCCAGGACTCACGCACCTTGTTGACAAGTTCATTCGCCTCTTCATGGGTGTCGAACACCTTGCACATGGTGGGGTCGGTAGTGATAGCCCCATCCTCACAGAGGAGCACATATGTCATGTCACAAATATGCCAGACCACCCACCCATCGGATTCGGATTCATCACCCTGGGGCTTCATGAAGGTGATAGGCTCTCCGGTCGACCACTCCTTGCCAGGATCGAGTTCAGAATCAGACATTGGAACTCCCATGCCAACTCTTGTTGTCTAGGTTGTTGACCTTATCACTCGGGTCTACAGGGAATACCTTGACCACATCAATCACCCATTCAGGGTCGATTCCGCGAGGGTCGTCCTCCTGGCCCTGACTGACCTCATGAAGAGACAGACTGCGAACGAGGCTGCCAACTTCATGTTGAACTTCCTCGTATACCTTGGCCTCAGTCCGAGATTCATCGAAGGGTACCCGGACATACTGGTAAAGGGACCCGTCTGGGTAGGAGTATGCATGGGCATACTCCCATCCGTTATTGGCACAAGCCAATGTCAGGGCCTTATCAACGCACTTCTCGGCCATGAGAAGTGCGTTGACCTCTACCTCCTCATTGGTAGCGAAACTGACATGTACACCTCCAGAATGGATGCTCCTACAGGGAGGACCATCACCATGGGGCAGCCGGCGGGGGTAAGAGAACTGCAAATCCATGTACAGCCAGCCCTCGTGGGCATCACAGGAGTTCTTGAAACCCTTCTTCCGGAGGGCCTGTTCGAGAGCATTCATGGGTTCTCCATCTTCTTCAGAGAGGTCAGAAAGCATCCTCGGATGACACCGAGGGCAATTTTGTTGTTGGCTAGGGGACTTTCGGTGACGAGGATATAGAGACTCTCCTCCATATCCTTCAGATGAGACCTTGCCTCATCTAACTCAGCCTGAAGCTTGGTGACCCTGTTCTTGAGCTTCATGTCATTCATCCCGATCGGTGCAGGTATCCTGGGGGAAGTAGGCCAGGGCCTTCGCACCTGCTCCGGTGGACTCATTCTCCTTCTCAAGGAACACCCTGGTGCTCACCTCGGAGGAAGGGATGTGATTGCCGAGGGCATAGGTGTGGGCGAAGCTCCTGACACCGAGGTCCTTGATGAAGGGAGGGTTTTTGACCACGAAGCGGGTGACCAGGGTGCTGAATCGGTCGTCAGCATGAAGACACCTGATGAACCCACCGATGTTCCCGTAGTCCGGGGATACCCGGATGGCCTCAACACTCGTGACCACGACCAGCATCCCCTCGGTCTCGTTGCAGAGAGGGACTCGGATGTGCTCCTCGATGTTGTTCATGATTCCTTGGGCAGACCGGATGCCCAAGAGGACGAATAGACGTTGGTTTTCCCGCTGGCCAAACATCTGGATCATCTCGTCCGATGGCTGCCAATTCCCTTCCACGTCGAAGACGATGGCGTTGTTGTCGGGGTGAAAGTCGAGGTGAGCCTTGACCTGAGCCTTGACCCAGTTGCCCTTGCCCTCTCCGATTCCGGCGTACACAACAGTATTGGTGAACATGCTTGACTCCTAGAAGGGAATGTCATCAGGAAGTGCGTCGTCGCGCATCGGCATTGAGGTGGCCAGGTCGTCCCAGTCCTTCTCCAACGCACGATCGGTTTCGGCGTCACTGGTCATCACTTGGGTGTCTCCCGAACGAGTCCGAGGTTTCGGAGTCCGTTCATCAGCTTGTGGTCCTGAGTCGCCTGGCTGATCTTCTCGTTGTCCAGGAACTCTCGGATCTTGTCAGCGGTCACTTGCATTTGCATTTCGCCGCTATCCTCAGCCCATTCCAGGATGCGGCGCAGCAGAAGGATGGCTTCCTGGTGCCGGCCGACGTCTTCATTCTGGGCGGCGGCCTCAATGGACTCGGCACGACCCAGGGCGTTGCGCATCAGGCTCGCCGAGTGGTCGTAGGCCATCCGCTTCCCACTCAGGCGAGCGTTCCGGACAGCGTCGGCCTTGGGACTCTCGTCGTACATCTTACGACACTCAGCGGAGCGACGCTCCAGGGATACGATCTCTTCGAGGATGTGGTCGAATGCTTCGTTGTGCATTTTGCCTCCTTGTGTAGTCATTATAACATGGCACACAAGGAGGCGCAAGTGCAAAGATCGTCAGCCCTCGTCTGGAGTCGGCCACTCGGGATTGGGCCATACGTAAGTCTGGTTCACCTCAACTGCGGGAATCCGCAGTTGATCCCGGTCATCCGCCGCCTTGTGAAGGCTACTGCGGCTATCAAAACCAGTCCTGTACGTGTGGCCAACATACTTGGCTTCGGCCAGATTAGCAAGGTTGGCCGTCTTACTGGCCCACTCCAAAATGCCCACATTAGGAGGGAGACCCAGTACATGTTCTAACTCGGACAAAATAGTGTGTCAGACTCACCCCCGAAAGGAAAAGCGCCTCTTCTCTGGTCCCGCATGTTCCCGGCGATATCCCCATCGGTCAACTTGTCGGTGTGACAGAACTTCCAGTCTACCACTTCCTTGACGTCAATGAACAGACCATATGCCGTGGACCATCCATAATTGCACAAGTTATTTCTGTTCATTTGGGTATTATCACACCGCAGTATTCGTCCATCAATAAGAGTGACTTCCAAGGTCATGGCGCGGGCTTTCTTGGCATCCGGGAAAGATGCTTGAGCCTGAAAGATATCGAAATCCTCTTGAGTGGCCATCTCTTCGGGGGCCGAGGGCGGGTCCATCATGTCATAGCCTCCTGAACATCAGACACGTTCCCATTCCAGGCTACGAACTTCTGGCTGCCATCCCTAGCGAGGATGGCACCTCGGGTATTGAAACACCGAGCCTTGTGGTTCTTCATCTTCCACCCGGCAAGAATGAGTTGGTTGACTTGCATGTGGTACTGGGTGGATGGCTTCTTTCGCTTGCCCACTTTCTGGACCTCCTATTCAGAGATTACAAACTGGTCTCCGCACTGACATTCAGTGCAGGTGTTGTTGCTCATGGTCAGGGGCTTGCACCCCGAGGAGCACCGGTATGGAGTAACCGGGCATGGGTCTACCTTGCCATATACGTTTTGGAGAGTGGTGGCTATAGAAGCCACTGTGATCATCCACACGGCAGACAATACCACAAGCATAACCCCAGCCTCATACATCCGTTCTTTGACGATATATTCAAACATCCTATGACGCCTCCGGATAGGTATCCATTTCATCTGACCACAGCCCATTTGCTTTGAGACGCTCTACAATAGGAGCAATGGGTCGTTGCTTGCGTTGCTGCACAAGCCATATCGTAACCCCTGAATGACCATGTGCACGGAAGAGGTCATAGAGATTCCACAACGGCGAACCGTCCTCCATCTCAGGCCATGTTGGAAGATCCTCTGCATCCGCACAAGCCCAGTAGAACGTATCGCTTGCCAGAACAAACAACTTTCCCCTTGGGCTGACCATCACCACTTCGTGGAGCATAAGCAAAGCCAAAGCCTCGTCATCTGCTCCCCGAAAATTCGGTAGAGTATCGTACGGTGTTGGTGGAAGCTCCGGCAAACCTTCCCAGGCTGGCCACCACTCTTCACTAGTGCTACGAAGTTCGTATCCTACCCGCGCAAGAATCCTGTTGAGGAGTTTAATCACCTCCCCTCCTTAACCGCTCGAATGGCGTTCATGACGCGGCCTACAGTGGTCAACTTCACAGTGTTGCCATGGTCATCTTCGCCCCATAGTGGGGCGTCTATACTATCCAGGTACATCCGAACGCATTCAAGCTCTTCAGCATCGGCTTGAAGTTTTTCCTGCTTCTCATCATGTACTGATTTCTCTAGAGAAGAGGCAAGGCTGTTCTTCTCCAAATTCTTCAGCGACTTGACCACCTCACCAGTGTTCTTGGCGATGATGTCCAGGCTCTCGATGAGAGCCAGGGTATGCTTGCCACCATTGAGAGTGACAAACCGGGTACCATTGTCCATGCTTTCTCCACTACCGTAGGATTACCGTCTCGTGGAAGGCGCTGGTACCAATGAGAGCCACTCGAACGCCGGTCTCATCTTCCAAGCGGTCAACCATCTCTCTAGTCTTCTGGGAAAGCTTGGCGAACTCGGTCACTCCAAGGTCCTTGTAGTCGTTGTAGTGCACGAAGTTCAAAGCAAGCTTCGTGCAACCATTGACTCGGACAGCGTCGCGGAGCGCCGAATAGGATAGGGTGCTGACCCGGCGCAGGCGCTTGGTGACCGAGGTATGTTCCTTCTTGAACAGCTCGGCCTTGGCCTCCGGGGGGAATCCGGCGTCATCGGCAATTTTGTCCCAGGTGATTTCGGTCTGGTCAGGGTAGAAGTCTCCAGAATATCCCAGGACATTGCCATCGTCATCCTTGACGTTGCCAACCCGGATTGGAAAAGTGCGAACGTTCAAGTAGACATCCCCGACCATCTTCGGGGGGATGGCCATGTAGTCCATGGCTGCCTGGGCAGAACAGTTGCGCGAGGTACACTGGGGGTAGTGGCTTCCGTGGTCAATGGATAGGGCATACCCCTGACTACCCTCGTGAAGCCACGTAGTCTTGGGGATTTCCTCAAATACCCGGTTTCGGAAGTCCTGGGCAGACAGAACGTGGATAGAGGAAAGGTCGCCATCGATGCCAACCTTCTTGGCCTCAAGCTCCCAATCGATGTTCCGAGCCAGAAGGATACCCTGACCCCGCATCACCTTATCGGAGATGGCAACCCCAGACCCCTGCATGGTGGACGCGATATGCTTGGTGGACTGCTTGCCTTCCCGCTCCCGAGCAGCATGGTCTTCGGTGACCACAGAAGCGCGGCCGTGGATGTAGACATCGGGCCGTCCGCACTCGTTCCACTCGAAGAGGAACCGTTCGGGGTAGAACCCCGAACCAGGGGAGATGTAGGCGTCCACGGTCTGTCCATACCGGTTCAGGAACGCTGCCGTAGCAATGGCCTTGGCCATGAACACAGACCCATCGGCACGACGGGTGACGTGGCCGGCGTTGGGGAAGTTGGCAGTGCTGACACACCGGGACTCATACCGGTCAGCCAGAAAAGGGGTCATGAGACCCTTCCCGCTGCTACCGTGTTGGCTGTCGAGGAAGATGTTGAACTTGCCGTGCTGCATTTGAGAGTCTCCAGGTTGGAACACCGGATTTAGGCATTGCCTCCGAGGATAGACACCATGATTCTTTCATCCATGTCTTTGGTAATGGAAGTAGTGATGTCCCTAGCTGACACAGGGTGCCTATACACCTCGTTGCGCCATATACGACGAATGGCCGACAGGGGTGTCTTCCGAATCTTTTTGTTCGTCCAGAGACGGTCCGTCTTGAGCCACTGCCGAAGGATACCGGGCGGAGGGTTTCTCACGAATACAAACCCCTCCCACAAATGGATACTGAATCCGATCTTGACTTCAAATGTCCGATGTTGGACAGGAGGAGTGAACCCGCCCGAATGAGAGGGGTCAAAGCCGATGGGCTGTCGGTATTGATTGACCCAGGGTCTACTCATAGCGGACCCAATAGATGTGCTTGATCGTCTTGACCTCTTGAAGGGTTTGTAGAATCTCGGCCTGTCGATAGCGAGTGAAAACCGAATCCATCTCATCGACGAAGAGATTTTCGATACCTCTCGACTTCAACTTATGCACCACGTTGGCCAAACCGTCGTCAACCCCCAACCGGATGTTGGTCACATAGGAAGGAGTGTCCACGTAGTCAGGGAAGGGGGACAGGTAGGCATGCTTTTCCTCTTCCTTTGAAGACCACCACATGACAGAAAGCAGAATGGTGGTCTTTCTGGATCGAGGTGGACCTGAGATGTACACAATTTTTGCCATGGTTACCAATCTCCTTCAAGGTCAGAATACCAGCGTTCTAGGACCTTTTTAAGAATCCTCGATTGTTGACCACATCGAGTACACATCTTTTCGTCGAATACTCCTAGCCTGTACTCGTCGTCAGTAGGGTCTGCAGGATGTCGAACATATACTTCGACCGCATGGACCGCATCGAACCATTTTATGACCGAAAACTTGACATATCAATTTCACGATGAGCATTTAATACAAAAACGCCCCACTAACCGATCGGTTAGTGGGGCGCGTTTAATCAGTTAATCAGCTGTATTCTCTAGGGAAGCTCGTCGATGTCGATATCGACCTGTGCGTTGGTGGTTCCGATGCGCTGGATGACGCAGTGGCCGGTACCTTCGGGTGCGGCAGTACCGACCAGAGCGCGCATGATGAGCCAGTGGTGGGTCCCGCTGTCGACCTCCTGCACCTCGCACCACACACCGTCCCAGGGGTTGCCCGACTTGACTGCAGGCCAGTGGCCCAACTTGTACGTCCAGCCTCCGGTTTCCACCGGAAGAGGACGCCACGTACGGTAGTAGCCCTCCGGACCGTCGATCTCCCAGCCGTTGGTCCAGTCGAACTTCTGGGGGAGCCAGTAGTGGTCATCACCTTCGGTGAGTACGATCGTCAGGACGAAGGTGTCTCCGTTGTACGTGTGGGTGCACGTCGGGTTGGTTCCCGGAACGGAAGTCGGCCACGTGGAGTTGTTGCCCGTGATGGCAATCACCGGAAGACCATCTTCGGTGATGTGACACTTCAGCTTGCTCCACGTGGAAGTGACGACGATGTCGGTAGAGAAGGTGGTGTCATCTACCACACCGTTTCCGACCACGTACGTGTACGTGGTGTCGCCGAGGGCGGCAGGAGGGGGGTTGAGCGGGATCTCGAATGAGATCTTGGCGTTGTACGTAGTCGCCTGTGCCAGCGACAGCAGCATGAAAAGGAAAGCGAACATTGGTTGCTCCTACCAGGTGGACGGGGAAGACATGGTTTCGATCCACTTGTCGTCGGTGAGGCTCGGGTCAGTGAAGCCCTGGAGCTTGCAAGCGCACTGGACACAGAAGGTATAGCAATTCTCGTCCTTGCCATTCGGCATGGTGCGATCGTGCGGGCAGTAACCGACTTCCCCTTCGGGGCACTCGTGCTGCTCTTCGCACGTCTTGTCCGCTTTGTTGTTCTGCTCGGCCGTGGCGCCGTCCCCGCACTTCGACTCGGCAGGGATGACCAGCTGGGGCCCACACCAGGTGCCCGTAGGGCATGGGGTACAGCTGCTGCCTTCTGCGGCGAGCAGCATCGGTACGCTGGCGAGCATTACGACGGACAAAGCCCGTCGAGTAAACTTCGTCATAGTATATCTCCTCGACTGCCGTTTGTATATGGGGGACAGTCTTAGAATACAACTATGATGTGATTACAGAGGGGTCTCACGAACTTGAACACCCCAAAGATTGGTGCAGTAACAAATGTCATCACGGAGCACTGCTTCAGGGCGGTGAAATACATGGGAGGGTTCTACTTCATAGAATTGGTAGACGGTCATCTCAACCCAACCATCACGTTCGGAACAGTCGGACTTACATGCATTCAAGTCCTTGTAATCCTGAATGGCTCTGTACCCTTTGGCAAGAATCACCCCAATTACCAGGGATACAAAGACAACAACGGCCAAACGACGGTACATGGTTACTTCCCCTTGGGTGGAAGATAGGAATTGTGAGCATGTGTCCAGGGAGGGGACAGATCATCCCCTTCCTTCATCCAATTGCAATGATAGCAACAACAAATGCCATGATCTCGGCACCCGATCACCGTAGACTCGATGGCCGTCTTGAGCTTTGGGTATTGGTATACCTTGTCTCCATCGTTCCGGTATACCGCCTTCGCGGATTCTAGATCGAACCGATCGAGATACGAGATGATGGTCTTCGCAGTCATCGAACCTCGGGGCACATTCGTTTCCAGGTTCTGAGCATGGATGATTCGAGCTGCCCGAAGGCAATCGGAGGCCATCATGAAGAAGTCATACAACTCCTTCGACTTGGGAGTGTCATCATAGGACCTGAGCTTGTCCAGGTCCGTTTCGACACAGCGCACGGCCCGGTGCAGGTCACCCTCTTTGAGGTACCGTTCGGTCAGAACGATGACTGTGTACAACCGAAGATTGGGTCGCTCCTCGATGGCCTGGTTCATCATACTCAGCACGGTTCCGGCGTTCATGGCTGCTCCTTCTGTTCGGTAGTGGTATCGATTGATTCGATGGCGTCCAAAAGTTGGACGAGTTCTTCACGAGGGACCATGAATTGGGTTTCCAAGGAATCGTCACTTATCCAGCGATGAGTCAGCTTCTTTCTGTACTTGCGGACGAATTCGGAAAGGAACTTGTTCATGTGTATTCCTCCTTGATACCCATAATGCGGTCGATGAGGTTCATGCCTGCCTCCACATTTGGAACTCGAATCGAAAGATTCGCACGTGGTCGATGGACTGCTTCGATGACCACAGCAAGCTGCTCATGGTCATTTTCTTGGTGTTGAATATATGCTATGTTGACGCACCGAGCATCAATTACAATGCGCGTACTTTCCCCTCCTTCTTCAGGCAGAAGATCAATCCAGAACGTGCTGAGCCTCTTGGGCTCAGCACTGACCCAATTCAGGAGCCTTCGGATGAAGGAAATCATTGACACCTCCACTACCATTTTAACATGGCACGTCTAAGGTGTCAATCACCGAATAAGGATTGGACGCCAGGGCGAAGAGGGGGCGTCTTCTTCACGGCCCGAATCGTTTCCGTCCATCGGACGAAGCGTTTTTCCGGATGCACCCAGATGTATCGTCTTTTGATATTCTCATGCCACCATTTGAGAGCATGCCATGTCCCACCGGACCGTTGGCCATCCCAAACCGTCACCTGGTCATCCGATTCTTGGCACATGGTCACATTGCGTCTAAAGAAATGGATGTTATCAGCATTCGAGGTCCAATGACCGTCGTGCAGAAGCTTGACCTCCGAACACCCGTCAAGGAGGTCAAAAAAGTGAGCGGCCTGGGACTTCGACCACCAGGATGACCACCCCTTGGGTTCCAGTGGGAGGTAAGCACATACTGGAATGCCTAACTCAATGGCCTCACCAGCCCACCACTGGTCCGTTCCCAGGGCCATGCCTGATGCAGCCTTTAAGTCAGGCCCAAAAAACTTCAGGCCCCGACGAAGTATGACCCTGAATCGAGACCTGACCCACTCTTCATTGTGGTGACCGACCCTTCCAGGCCGGTGGCCGGTCACCATCAGTCTCACTTTTGGGCTCCTCTATCAGGATCAGTAGCCCACAAGAAGAAGAGAGTCAAAGGTAGGGCCACAAATAGACCAAAAGAAATGCCGCACAGGTCTATCCATGTTACAAACCACCCCTGAACGACCTCAGACTCAAGGTCAATCACTCTTTGTAGTCCGTGAAGTCATAGATCTGGTTGTTTGTATTAAGATACTTGCTGTACCCATCAGACACCTCAACCAGAGCCTTCCATTCATGATCAGACATCCAGGGGCACTCATTCTTAAGACGGTTAATGAAGTCGATACCCTCTTGGTCGGACACATGGGCTACATATTTCATCAACAACAACCGGAAGTCTACGGTGGGCTCGACCACCTCACGTTTGAAGGTGGTAGAACTTATAGACCCATCGGGTCTACTTTGGATAGAAACGAGTTCCCAACCTAGGGCCCCCTCTGAGTCTAGGTCAACTTCATACTGAAGGGGGTCACCTTCCAAAACCTTGTATTCCCAACGCTTCACGATGATATCTCCTGCGGCATGGGCTCAGCATCCAAAATTCGATAGTGACCCAATGCGCTTTCAGGGTCATCCAGGTCTGCCCTACGGACAAAAGCAAGGAGTTCCTTTTCTTCCTGCGAGAGGTTGTTTCGACGTCCAAGGTTCCAGCCCACGGCCACCATTCGGGCTGTGGAACCATGCTTCTTGACGTTCCAATATCGAGAGTCAGTAGGCATATTCAGGGCCGCCGAGATGCCCCAGTCGGCCGCCGAGTCCAGGCTGGCCCTGACCCTATTCCCCCAAGCGACCATCCCTTCACTGACGGCATTCAGCACGTCAGGTACTACGCTCGGATCCGAGGAGATATACGCTACAAGTACCTTGATGAGTTCTTCTCGATTCATGACTTGGACTCCAAGATTGGTCGGCTCTGAAGAAGGGCTTGAACCCGCGAACGAAACCCAGATTCCTTTTCGGACTCCATATTGATTTGGATCGCGGCGTGGTCCCAAATCTTCCGACTGAGGAATTCCTCCCGAAGCTCCAGAGAGCACTTTGGCAGGCACCGACGGGATCGGTGGGAGAGCGGACCATTCCCTGCCAAAAAGACGAATTCACACTCTGGTTCGTTGTCCGATGGCGACCTCCTTGGGTAGACGGTTATGTGAAAGTCACCTCGATCTGCCTCGGCGGAGACAACAGTACGAATCGAGTTGTGGAGACCACACCCTCCAGCACGAAGGGAAAGTTCCATACTGATCCGGTCCAAGAGCCGTTCGAAATCACTCTCCATTGGAACCTCCGGTGACACCGGTGACCATATTTCGCATCACCTGGCGGACGCTCTCATCGCTCATCTGGTCATTGAGGTAGAGGAAGGCCACAGCCGAATACCCGACGATGTCACTGAGGGCATCCTCAAGGCCCTCTCCGACGGCCGAATACCCGTCGCGGGCAACGATGTTGGAAATGCGGTGGGTCTTATCGGTGGCCCGAACGCAGATACCCACCTGCCCAAAGGACGTGATGTTCTGGTGGCCATAGTCGATGCGCTTCTGGGTGAAGAGATCGGCAGCCTCTCGCATTCGAGTTTCGGTCCACTTGGAATTCTGAACCACCAGGGCGGCCAGCTCCAGCCAGAACCGGGTCGATTTTTTGCGGAAAAGGTCGTTCTCCCCCTGTGCCAAACAACGTTGGTAATGGGTGTCCAACTTTTCCTGAACAATGACGGCAATTTCATTGGGGCACAAAGTTTGGGGAACACCCTCGATCACCGAGCAGGAGGCAATAAAGGTGAAAAAGCGGTTGCGGAAACAAACCCGCAGTCCTTCGGTGGTCATCATCTCGGTCATGTTGCGTTCTTCCTTGAGGTGTTGTGCAAGTTGATCCAGAGTCTTATTGAATCTGAGTTGTGATTGGTCTAGCCGCGAACCGGGCCCTCCGTATTTCATTTCATCATTCCTCTTTGGCCATTTCTTCAATGACCTCTTCATCGTCAACAAATCGGATGTTGAGTCGATATCCGTTGGACTGGGCAGCCTGCATCAATGTGCGAAGGTCAACGTCCGAGGACTCGGAGTCGGGGTCCATGCTCCAGGGAACGGTGAGTTTGGACCCGCACCCACTGCAGGTGGTGGGCAATTCCTCTTCGACAATAGCGTGACAATAGCAGCAGATGCGGGCGTCGCTCATTTCTTGTTACTCCAGTGGTCAATAGCCACTGTCATGGCCGTCACGGGGTCTCTTGTGAGCCCAATGCCTAGGGTGACGTAATCGTCATCTTCATGGGACCCAAAACGAAGTTGGCCAGCGTCAGTGTTCAAGAGCCACCCAGGACCATACGAATCACAGACCCTCTCCCAGACTGGCCCATGTTCAGTATCGAGTTCACAGTCGATAAGCTTGGCAAGCTTGTGGGCATAGTCTATGAGCTTCTGGGACCCCATGTTGATTTCTGCCACACCGGGTTCCGGGGGCACACATCGAGCCACCTTTCCATCGATCGTGGGTCGTGAAATCGTAGTCAGACACTGGTATCCTCTACAGGAAAAGCCAATTGGTGAAGTTCTTCACTGATGACTTCAGCTTTGATTGCAACATCAGCCATTCCTTGGTCCCGAAGCTTTCGAGCAAGGTTCGACGCGTCATCTCGAAGATGCACATACGCCCGCTTGGGATCGTTCTCCCAGATGTCCACGAATACATCCTCTTCGTGGAATTCCATTTCGGTCCCACACACTTCGCACATACCCCAATCAGGTAGGGGACGAGGACTCTGAACGGTACCAACGTTCAGAGTGAAATCGTAGCACCCCTCACATCGTGCCCGAAGGGAGTGGGTGCAACTCTCCCGATGGACAGCAAGAAGCCTGACAGCTCTCTTGGAATTGGCAGCCCCTAGCTGGGCCTCAAGGCGTCCTGCCGTGAAATGAACGGGGGCACCGTTACTTCCGTCCAAAAAAAGCTCCATGGCGTTGTTGGCAACTTCGAGAAGAATCGTATCCGCTTCACTGAGTTCAGACATCAGAACACCGAATCTTTGGGATTGATGACAGGCTCGAACGTTTTGGGCCTCAAGTAATTGCCCGTTTCCGGGTCCCACTCGAAGTCGACGGGCTCGTCATGGTTGGGGCAGAAGTGATGGGTACCACTGCCTTGGGCAGCCACCTCACCGCACTCGGGACAGTATGGGCTATCGGTGGCTGCCTTGAGAAGGTCGAGACTGATCATCAGCCGATCTCGGCCAGCAGGAACCAGGAAGGGCCCCGGTAGCGATGCTCGACGCCCTTCTTCTTCTTGGACTCCGGCTCGGGCTTGGGTTCCACCTCCGGAGTGGCGGTCAGCGTCTTGCAGACCTGAATGCCCTCCCGGGTCAGGACAAGGCGCTCGTCACTTCCAATGGTCACCTGTTCGACCATCCCCTTTTTGGTGAGGGAGTTGAGGGTTTTGCTGTGCATGGGCACATCCCCATCCTTCGCGTGGATGATGGCCGCAGCCATTCCGGTGTTGGAGTTGTAGGACACCCGAACGCCGGAGTACATGTGACCCAGAGCCTCCAGCTGGACGGGAGTGAAATTGGGGGTGTTGGTTACGGTTGCCATAATGGTCCTCCTTGTCGTCCCTTACAACGATTCTTCGATGATGGTTGCGAGTTCCTCGAAACTCAGGTGTTCTTCGTCATTCAGCTCGTAGAGGGTCTTGTACTTGCCCCTGTACTTGATGGTGACCGCCTGGTCATCCAATCCGGCCCACCTGGCGACTTTTTTGTGTAGACACTCCTCCTCGCCCATGAAGCAGCTGAGGAACGCTTCCTTGACAACGGGGTCATCTTCCACGTCCTTCGGAGTGGGCGTCCGGGCCATCGTGTTGCGCCCGGCATCGGGGTGGCTGGAAACCTTGTACTTCGAAGACAGGTGCTCGCTGTCCCTGACAGTGTTCTCCCATGCCCAGACATCGATGTACTGGTCGAAGTCCATATCTCGGATGAAGTAGGTGTTGTCTTCCCAATCCCCAAGTCCACTGATGTCGTTGAGAACTCCGAGCACGCAACAGCACTTCTGGTCCGGTCGCATGCCAGTCATCTTGGCGTCGTGAAGGGACCCCTCGCCTTGGACGTACTTCCCAGATCGGAGAGCATCAATCCACTTCTGCTTGATCTCGGAGTTCATGGCTCAATTCCCATGATGTTGCGAATTAGGCCCTTGGCCTCATCGAGAGTGTCAAAGATCTCCCCTCCTGGGAGCCCGATGCTCCACCCGTCGCCCCGCGATTCGAAAACCAAAACGGCATCCGGGCTACCATCGGGGTCGTCGATGTTTGCCCCGCGAGGCAGGACCTCGACTTCTGGCGCCCCGTTCATATGGCTGAACACCTCCCGAAAGAAGAAGCGATCAGGGTCTGGCTGCGGGAAATAGCGGAACGTCAGCTTGTCTCCCTGGCCCATGACGAACATCGGGACATCATTCTTGAGACAGGACTTGTTGAAGGCTTCCCGAGCAAACCTCTTGATGTCAAAGTGGGCGTTGTAGTACTCACCAAACATGACCTCCGGGTGATGGAACGCCTCCATGGCCTGGTGGAATGCCCCCACCGCTGCCTTCATATGAGGATGCTCGGGGAGCTGGTCAGCCGTGAGCTTCCAGCCCTTCTCTACCTGGATTTCGATGGTTGCCATTTCGTACCTCCGAAACCATTTTAGCACGGCACGTCGGAGAACGCAAATACAGATGAGCCCGGATCGCAATGAACCGGGCTCGGAGCTTAACCCTGGATGTATTGACGAAGAAGATACTGATGGTTCTCATGGGCGTTGGCCATAGCCATCAGAAAGTCATCCATACCAAGGGAGAGAGTGCCCTCGGCCTTCAAGGAATCGTAGGCCGTTCGGATGACAGACTGGACATCGTCCTCGGCCGCTAGGGCTCGCTGGAGACTATCCTCTCCGGTAGCCCACTTTGAGAGCCAGGAGGACATCCCTTGCACAACGACCATTTCATTGACCATATTCGGACTGAAGTCGGACATGACCTTCTCGGCCAGAGTATCAATATTTCCGTCAAGGTCCACAGCCGAGTCATCCGAACACCCATATAGGCGCTGAAAGAGAAGGTGCTTGTCATACTCGGTAGACTGCCAATGCAGCGAATAGTAGAAGAGACGAAGAGCATGAAGCAGGCCCACAAGGTCGGAGAGGGGGTGTCCCTCGACCCCATACTGCTCGGTGATTGCTTTGATACGAAGATTCATGGCTGGTAATTTTCCGCCGACTCGCGGACGTTCAGTGGCTGGGCCGAAGTTCCAAAAACATATTGATTGTCGAGTTCATCCCAATATGCCATCCATTCAGACCGGGGACCGCGAGAATCGTTGACTGGGTGAAACTTCAAATAGACCACCTCAGGATCGTCACTGAAAGTGGTATTTCCATCGATGTCAACCCAGTTGATGAATTCATGAGGCCCGGTGGTATCATCCTCAATGTCATAGACATTGCCGACTTCGAGATGACCAAAAAAACGGGCGTCAACTCTATCGAAGTCGGGATAGGAATCGCCTGTGGATGCAAGGATGGCTTTTTGAATAGCGTTCATGGGACTTCTCTTCGGGTAGGGTTTGGTGTCGGCCTTTCCAACAATGGAAGGGTAGCACGCGGTGTACTTGGCCACAATGGCTTCAAGTCGTTGGTGGACCCTTCGCAGATGTTGGAGAACACTCATGAGAGGAGTTCCTTGGCGGCTTCACGAGCGTCGGTGATGCTGGAACCCTTTTCGATGAGACCGTGCTTCACCATGTAGGCCCGGAGAGGCTTACCATTGCTCTCATCGGCTAGACTAGAGAGGGTATCGATGTTGAAATCGTCCTCCTCCTCGTCCTCCTCCTCGTCCTCCTCCTCGTCCTCCTCCTCGTCCTCCTCCTCGTCCTCCTCATCCGAGTCCTCCTCATCCGAGTCCTCCTCATCCGAGTCCTCCTCGTCCTCAGGATCAGCAGCCTCAGGATCAGCAGCCTCAGGATCAGCAGCCTCAGGATCAGCAGCCTCAGGATCAGCAGCCTCAGGATCAGCAGCCTCAGGATCAAGGTCAGGCTCTCCGGCCTTGACGCAAGGGAGAATACGGGGGCCAGGCGTCATGATGCGGCCTACCTTCAGGGTACGGGACATTTCGATTTCCTTTTTGTGTTGATGGTGTGGGCATCGATCGTACCCAACGACAGAACAGAGACAGGCCAGAGCACGTCCCATCAAGAGACCTTGGCTTGTTTCTCAATGCCAGCCATGATGTAATCGAGCGGAGCGTCGACCAGCTGGAGCATCAAGGAGGCAGCGGCATAACGAGCAGCCGAAGTTGAGATATCAGGGATGACATCCGAGACCATGGTACCAGCAGTAGCAATGGAGTGAGAGCCGTCATCCACATCACGATAAGGCTCGGTGTGGTTCTTGACTGCCAGAACCACATCCTCATCAAGCTCAACGACCTCAACTGCAATGGGGTCCTCTTCGGCATCATCCCCGACCATGTGAATCACCTCGGTGATGGGTGGGTTCTGTTGGGGCTCTTCCTTGAGCCTCCGAGAACGGTGGTGACGAGCAGCAGGGGCCAGGGCCTGGATCTGACGAAGAAGGTCGGCCGCCTCGGGCTCATCCTTGACGCCTTCCAAAACCTTAGCCACACCGGTCAACTCGAAGTAGGCCGGGTCCTTGATCACGTTGACAAAGTTCTTAATATGGTCTGAGGGACCATACATATGAAGTTCGAAGCTCAGGCTCAACTGGGCCGTGAGAGTGAACTTTCTAGGAGTTCCCTTCTTGGTGGGCACCGGAGTCATGGTCAGGTGAATGCCCGGAAGGATGTTGTTGGGGTCCATAACCGTTTTGCATATCCGGTCCAGATGGCGCAGGAAATGACCTGAGATCCCCTCGCGATTCTGAAGGGCACGCTTGAGGTAGACACCTCCCAGAGCAGTCAGGCTATTGGCGACGGCCAGACGTAGAACCGGATTGGAGATAACATTCCGAGGTTTCATGGCCGCATGCTCATCCAGGGACGAACCAACCACCAGAGCCGTATCCTCAGACACAAACCGAATGGTTACCTTGGTGCGGGTCGGGGAGAAATCCCGAAACACAAGGTTGAAAGACTCAAAATTGCAGGGGGAGCTGACCTGGACCTTGCAACCCTGGAGGTCAACCGTCTGTCCACCCAGGTCAGAGATCTCGATAACCCTGCGGGAATGAAGGTCACTGGCCACAGCCAGAATCTCTTCCCTCTTGTTCGGGAATGCACGGGCTGCTACTTCAACACCACCCCGACTCATGAGGGCTACAGCGGTTACGGTTTCCCTGGTCGATAGCCCAAGGGTATGCTCTGCTAGGAGGATTTCTTTGTTTGCGATACTGGTCATTTGTTCACCACTGGCACACCATTCTCCACACCATAACGTCATTGGTCGTCTTCCCGAAGAGGGGACGGTGAGCGTGAGCAAAGAGAACGTATGTTCCTACTTCAGATGGGTTCAATGGGCTAGAAGTGATCTGCGCAAAGATGCCAATCTCTCCAATACCCGATATAGCCTCCCCAGAAGCAACGCGGCACAAGAAGGATATCCCATAGTCATTAGGGGACTCGTACCGGTCGATGGCCTCTGGAGGTAGAAGATGTGTCGGGAACACTGTGTTCCCAAGGGCCGTGTCAGCAGGGTTCAGTGGGGCAGCCTGGGTCGGGTCATTTGGGTCATACCCAGTAGAGCCAACCCGAAACCCAACAATCTTGAACCCAAGCCCCTCAACCAGACGCCGAGCAATAAGAATAGCCCCAACATCAGTCAATGCAACGAGGACAGTATTCGGCACCCCACCCACTGGTAGAAGGTTCTGGGCAACCAGACCAGCTGTGATAAGATAGACTCCCGTAGAGGGCAGTGTGCTGACCGAGGGGGTAGACGAGGAGGTAATCCCCATGCTCGACCCCAAGGACCCCCCGGGCACTCCTGGCGTAGAAACCAGTGGCATCAGATGGCCACTCCGATCGGGAACAGGTAGACATGACCACTGGTGTCAGTCCCCGGTTCGGGTGTGACATATAGAATGCTGGGAACAGTCAGATAGTCGTTGGCGGAGATGGTGATCGTCTGGTAGATGCCATGGTCCTTGTTGCCTACCAGGCACCCAATTAGAGAAAGAGATTCCTCTAGACCTGGACCATCCAGATAGATGTCCTGCTGGTACACAAACCCCTCACTACCACGAGAATTCCGGGGTGGGTCGAAAGAGGGCCCATACAGTTTGCGCCATCCCATACCTTCGTCCCGGTCGAAGAACTTATCGTCCGGGCCAGCCGTCTTGAAGACAGTCTCGGGCCAATGCCCAAGCTGCAGACCAGTGACAGGGTCTGCCTGGAAGTAACGACTATTACCAGCGATGATAAGAGGATATGGATCATCCGCTGCACCTGCATGGGGAGTGTATTCCCCAAAGTACAGGATTTGGGCTGAGGACCGAGGACGAATCCCGGCGGTCACAGTGCCGAGCTTGGGGGTACCTTCGAGGACGGCCACACACCGCTCGTCATCGGCAAACAGGTGGAGCTGATATGTCTCGTTGACGGGGTCCATGCGAAACGACGAACCAAATGCGGTGCGAGCAGCAGTAGGACCAGCCCCACCCCCATACCCATTGGAAGTCCCGGGATTCCAATGGCAGAACAGTATATCCTCGGAGTCAACTGTGATTGCCTTGAATGACACATACATGGTGGTAGCACCAGCGGTCTGCAGGAAGAGATTTCCTGCATTGGAGGCTGCCGTGAAAGTAGCATCCTGGACCCAGGTAGGCCCGGGTCCACTTGCGGTTAGGAAGGACACCATGGTATCGATGATATCCTGAAGGGAGGCAACACTAGTGCCAGTGCGGCTGTAGTCGGCCATTGTGAGAGTCTCCTATTCGCTTCAGACCTTGCGCACGGGCAAGAGGGGTCGGTAGAGGGGCCAGAAGGCGTCGTATACACCTCCCACCTGTACAGCGTAAGGACCGGCAGGGGGCGCCTGCGAAACCTTACGCGGAGAACCAGAGACCTGCATATGGATCACGCCCTCCTGGGTGCCAGTAGTGGCCCGAATGAAGGTAGAATGACCGCCATAGTAATTGACGGTCGTTCCGGACCCGGAGATACGGAATCCAGTACCCACAGAGAGGAAGGTAGGCAGCGTCTGGGGGATCAGGTAGCCTATGTGGCCCTGGTCCATCTCACTGGTAAGTAGTCCCTCAACACTGCCAGGAGCCAGGAAGGCAACTCCGGTGCTGATGAAGGTGTCCGCCGTAGTATTGGTGAGATCATAGGCCAGCATGGTGGTGGCCACACCTCGATCACCATCCACCATGAACACCGATTCCAAGGAGTTCTTCTGGGCGTTGGTCAGGTCACCATACCCTATTTCCAGGCCGGGAGTCGGGCGTCGACCGCTAATTTCCTCGGCGATATTACGGTCATCACACCAATAGAAGTACCCTCCGCCAATGTTGCCATTGTTCGCAGCGGTGAAAGGCTCATACGTGAGTTCCCAAGCCTCGACAGTGCCGGCTTCCCAGTCGGTAGAAGTGTTCACAGTCACGGACATATTGGCATAATCCGGCCAAGGCAGACGCTCGGGCAGAGCGTCCATTCCATTCTTAGGAATGTGCATGACCATCGAGTAATTACCCACCTCTTCGTTGGTCACATCCGGGACGTTGGGGTCACGGTAGCGACGGAAACCGGAGCCTGCTTGAATGAAGGCCAGGGCCCGGTTGGGGTGATTACTCATGAAATCCTGATCATATCCGGAACGGGCAGGGGCGGCCTCGGATACATCAGTTGGAAACACGTAGTAAGGAGCATATCCACCCGAGGTGACGAACACCTTGCCGGGCAGGAGAACCTCACCCTGCAGGCGGTCCACAATAGCTGCTCGCTTGGATGCAGCACTCTGGAGACCGGAGATGCCCATATAGGGGGTCGCCTCGTAGTATATCCGAATCTCATCGGCCGCCTCAAAAGGCTCCAGGGTCACGAATACCGCCTTGAGATCAATACCGGTGTTCAAGGCTGCTCCGGATATATCCCGCAGCTCTATTTGGGCAGAACCCTCATCGATTTGCCAGCGGTTGAACTCGGGGCTGTTCGAGATCTCCCAATCGTTGGAGGTAGAGGTGGTTCGCCACATCAAGCAGCCGCCCATCATCCCCTGACTCTTGGCCTGCGGGACACCCATCACCTTCCGGGCAGTGGTCTGGTCAGTCCAGGTATATTCGGACCACTGGAAAGGACCAATCACAGATTTGGCAGACCGGGAGAACTCTAGCCACTGGGTTACGGTGCTAGTCTCGTAGGCCACCATGATTCGACACGTCTCACCGGTATGAGCAGCCGTAGACAGGGTTACGACAGCCTCGGTCTGAGCATCGTTGATTGTGGCCGTGTAGGAATAACCAGACCGAGAGACATTTTCCACAGAGGCAGCCATCACGCCCAAGTACGTCGGGGTTCCAGGGGTATCAATGGCCGCGGTGAGGTTGGCCAGGTCGAAGGTTGCCGTGTCACCAGAGAGGGTGGCTTCCAAGGATGCCACCAACGGAGTGGTGGAGATGGGCGTGGTGAACCCACCACCGGTTTCGATCTGGATGATATCATCCGGAGGCAGGAGGAGGCCGCCATTGTCTTGATGCTGTACGTCGGTGTCCGACCTCTGCATAATGGCCCAGAAGAAGAACCGTACCAATCCTGTACCAGTGAAAGTCAGGGTACACGTCACATCAGTCGGATACCCAAAGGAATCCGTATTGTTGATGGTGAATCCGGAAATACCGGTGACTGCTCCAGACTCAGACCCGACGGTATTCCAGCCTGCGGTGCTAACCTTCGGAAGAGAAGGCGGCCCAGCACTTTCGTATCCCACAAAGTGGAAGGCCGTCGGATCCGTAGCGGTGATGTATATCGACATCCCTGTAGGCATGACGATGTCCAGCTGGCCTGTACCCGAGTCATATGAGAAGATAGGACCAGAGAAGGACCCGGTGTGAACCAGAAACGAGGTACCAAAAGGACGGAGTTCCACGGCATCGGACCAGGCCGTCCGGAAACCATCAGGTGCAGCGGGAAGCTCCCGATATCCAGCCGAGGTTACACCAATAGCCTCCGTCATCAGGAAACGTCGGCCAGCCACTCCAGAGTGAGTCGGATGCCTCACAATGTTCGTAGGAAGATCCCCACGCAAGAGGGAATCCGTCGAACGGTGTAGGAGTTGTTCTATGTCATGGCGATCCAGACCCACCAAGTGGGACCAACTGGTGATGTCCTTATTCACAATGGAAGTCGTGAGGGAGTCAGGACGAGAGGCACCGCCATTGGGGTTAGTAGAGGCATCCCAAGTACCAGTGTTGCGACGCTCAACCACTGCGATCGGGATGGCATACGTCACCTGGTCAAAGTTGAGACGTGGGTCGAAGCTGACATCTGCGATACCAAATAGTCCCGGGTCCCCAGGTATGCGGGAATACCCCAGGGCAGCAAAAGCGTCATCAACATCCTCTACCTGACCCACGCCCTCCATGTGGAACTCGACCTGAGCATAAACTTCCTTCATATACGTGCTAGAATAGGGAACCTCACGAAATTCACCCAGTGGGATGATTTGACGACCGGTGCCCGCAGGGTCGGTGAAGGCCACGAGGTTCAGGGTGGCATACACCAAGTCACGCCGTGCACCGGTAGTGGGGGCACTCGGCGTGCTGATGGGTCGGGTAGTGGCCTCGGTCACTTCGAGGTTGTACCCAGCAATAGAAAGCTTCATACCACCACTGTACCCACTGGACGGACCGTTCCAGGGCGTGGTCTCCTTAACACCGGAGGGTAGGCGGGCATCCTGGGAGGAACTCCGGGCATTGGACAAACCTTCCAGCAACCCACGAATGTAGCCGCCCGTATCACACACTGGATGAATCGGGAAGATGAGATTCTCTCCACTCAGGCTGGTCAGAACGCCCAGACTCTCACTGGAGTCCCGCTTAATCATCACCAAAGGCATGCCATAGGAATGGGTGCCATAGGCCGAAGAGTGTGTGGCATACCACACACGGTCATCATAGGAGTTGGCACCATAAGACCAGGTATTCCCATCAGAATTGGTGGGAGCCACCGAGTAGGTGGCGAGGTCGTAGGGGTCAGCCACGGTGCTGGCCGAGAGGTCCGACTCCTCACGAATGGAGTAGACAGTGATGAGGTATTTGTTGTCAGCGGTCCGTTCGATGGGCCCAAAATCAATGGATGCTCCGGTCTCATCACTCTTGGCTGACAGGCTCTCCATGGCGGTAATGACCGTACCCAAAGACACAGAGGACCCGGTGTAATTGTCGAAGGTCACGGCCGAGGGGCTGGCGACCTCCATCCGGTACATCTCCAAGTACAAGAGGTCATACCGGGTCCCAACACCGGGAGGGGCCGTCATCTGGTAGTCGATGTGCTTGGTTTTGAACCCAAATCCATTGATGATGAGACGCATCTCACCAAGGCCGATAGTGCGTGCAGCGGCCATGCTATGGACCTGGAGGCCGGGGAGACGAGCAAAAGGCTGGCTTGAATCCAGACCACCAGCCAGGATACCACTTCCCTGAACAGCCCGATCTTGGTCCACCCGATAAGCATCAGTGATGCCAGCGGCCACATGTAGGGATGCAGCACCGCCAGCGGTGACCCAGGCCGACCCATTCCACACATACATGGTGAAAGAATCCCGAACAATGACAGTATCACCAGTCTTCAAGATATCATTGCTGGAAGTAGGGAGGTTGGCGAAGGTGTCCACCGAAGGGCGCCAGGGAGTGTCGAAGAATCCTTCAACTCGGTCCCGTTCATCATAGGACACCGTACCCGTGGAGGCATCCGAGGTGGCGCCCAGAGTCAAAGTCCCGACAATGATAAGTTGGCTCTTAACTGGAGATGCATTGTAGTCGGCTTCAGTCAGGGACTGAAACTCAACAACCTCACCGCCAGTAGAGGGAGCGTACAACGCGCGGAGCACGATGTAATTCTTGGTGCTTGCTGCAACCGTGAGAGGCCCATGGGTGCTAGTCTGCTCTCGGATGACCATCCCGTCGTTGGATAGGGCCATCCACCCGATACCAGAACCCGGAGTAACATCCACATTGAGGGACCCAGAGCGAGGAACGATGAGAGGGGCGATAGACTCACTGACTACATTCTGAGTCGAGTCCTGCCAGGCGTTCACGAAGCCCTTGCGCAAGATACGGGCAAACCGCGAGATGATGTCCAACGAGGCGTCGTTGCCGTTGCTGCGGTAGGGAATGAAAAGCTCGAAGGCCATTTTTGCTCACCTGGAGAAAGAAAGAGAGTTTTTCAGCCGACCTGGATTCCGACTAGGTACTCGAACGTATCACCGGGCACCTTAGGAACACGGGGGAAGTGGGCCACTGCATATATGAAAGTGGTTCCTACCTCATCGACAGCATCGTCACCATTGCTAACAATCTCGGCAATCAGAGCAATACTAGAAATGAGAGTACCATTGGCCTCCCCATCCTCGATTGTGAGTTCCCAATAGGGACATGTGGGGCTAAGGTACCCAAGGTTGTCTACCGGCTCAGGACCAAATACACGACCTGGAAGCTCATTGATCGTAGGGTCCGGAGGCAGCGCAACCAATGGGTCTGAAGGATCGTGACCCTCGGTACCGACCTCAAAGGACACTATCTTGAAGGACTTCCCAGTGACTGTCCCCTGGGCTTCCCTTTGACGTGCGGTATTTGTGAGTGTCGCAATAAGCTGGACTGCCATCGTTTGCTCTCATACGCGAGAGCCCAGGGCGGCCCTGGGCTACAATAGGAATCTGTGGTGTCTGAATTCAGACTAACGGACATGCCGTTTGTATGCAAAGTCTACTGACACAGTAGGGGGTCCAACCCCATCGGTCCCAACAAACACCTGCATTTGGTCTCCGAAGCATTTGAAATTGAAGTGATAGAAAAGGGTACCAAAATAGGGGGTGGTCTTAAACAAAATACCAGCTGTAGACATAATGTCTGCAGACTCTCCTACTCCCCCGTTGTCTGCGATCCAGTTGGAATATTCAGAACCAGCGTGTACGAATGCCTCCTGGCCAGCCCCGGCAGACAGAACCCCATCTCTAACTCGTGCAAAAGCCTGAAGTTCGTCCAGAGTCCCTGTAATGGTACCAGCATCGACTTTGATGTACACATCAATATCAGTATAGCCAGTAACGTCTATCCACCCCGACCCACCGGTAGTAGAGACGCTGTCAGTAAGGGCAACGGCAGTGGGTCCAGCGATGGCTGCGGGGTCAGAGCGCACGAGGGGCCTCCCGGGAAGGAATTCGAGGTTACTGACACCAATAGTCAGTGTTCCGGTGCTAATGAGGTACATTGGAGACCTGAACATCTGGTCTCCCTCTATCACGAACACCTGCGTACCAGGGACGGCATCGGTGCTGTCATCCATGAGTGGAGATCGGGTCCAGACACCATTGGACCCTGTACCCACCGTGTCTACTTGATATATGCCGTTCTCGGATGCTGTGGTTTGCTGCCAAGCCAGGATAAGATCACCCACGGCTAGAGATTTTCCATCCAGAACGTCTGGAGTCGCGTTGAAATTGGCAATGTTGGTACCAATAGGGGTAGCCAGTCGCACAGGAATGTAGGCAGGGCCAGTGGCGTCTACCAGCCAGTCAATGTCCACCAGCAAGGCATCAGCCGCATGGGTTCCCGGCTCGGAGGGAACGTCCCGGTATATGGACATGATGAGAGTATCACCAGCCACCATTCCGATATCGGGAAGGGTCAGGGTCAACTCTACCAAGTCACCAACCACACCTGCGGCCGTAGAAGGACCAGAAACGGTAGAAGTGAACGCGGTGTCATATGTATCCGTATCAGCCTTCTTCTGAATCCCACAACCAAAATATATCTGGCCGGAAGTCAAGGAAGACTTCCAACGGAGACGGAGCTTGTGCCCACCTCCCGAATAGTAAGAGGGGACCTGGACTTGAACAAAAATGGTTTCGGTCGTAGCCGAGTCAAAAGCCCATTGTCCAAAGTCGAAGTTGGTGCCTGTGACCTTGGTATACTCCGCGGCCTGATATGCTGGAGGACCAACACGGGTCTCGGCAGCAAGACAAGCTCTGGCAGGAATTTTGACTGTACGATAGGGCACGGACCCCTCCAATCAGATGGCTGTGAGGATGGCGCCTTCGCCTTCAGTGGACGGGACCGGGTTGATCTCGTATTCACCAAAAGCCACCATGTCGATGTCGATCTGGGCAGTGGTAGCAGTAGTGAAAAGGGGCGTTACCACAATGCCCTGCTCATAAGGGCATTGATCGGCCAAGAACCCCTCGATGACCCCGAAGGTGTCAAAGGAACCGCCATAGGGATAGTCAAAGCGGCCATCCAGAGCGTGGCCTACCCACCCGTCTCCAGTAGGGTCTTCTTCATCCACCGCGTCCGGGTCATGGACGAGGGTGGTCAGGGACCCTCCGCAATCCCAGTACACAGCCCCAAGTGGAGAACAAATCTCCACTGCCGTATCGAGAATATACGAAGCTTGACAAATGACAAACTTCTTTCGCCGGGTTGCCCGAATGAAAGGGCGTATGGAGTCAAAGCACCCTTCCGATAGAAGAAGGTCCTCAGTAGAGCAAGATATCCTATTGGTTGGGTTGACCATGACGTGGTTGGTATCGGTATCCGTTTGCCGATAGGACACCGCAAGCTCGGACATCTGAAGGACGTCGTTGTATTCGGTGGTGTTTTCAATGTATCGACCGGCTGTGATGAAGCCCATAGTGCAAACATCGAAGAGCCACAAATGGATGTCAACTCCGGCAACGTCCTCTCCCACCGTAGGAAGAGGGGTAGTAGGCCCCTCGATTATCCTGGGGGCTTGGCGACTAACGATGTGAGGGTAGCTGCCAGTTAGTCCAGACACCACCTTCCGGATACCAATATTGGTGCCGGATCGACGCATACCATCGACGATCATCCGCATACCAAGGCGATGCAGGGAATTGGATCGGGGTAGAAGGTCCGCTTCAGGGAACCACCGCTCGGTGAGCAGGGACCCGGTATACGACAGGATGGCATCCTGTCGTTCCTGATTCCGAATCTCCACACCACGAAGGCCGTTGGAGAAAAGATGAAGCCAGGTAGCCCAGTGAGCCACTCCGATGCGCATAGAAGAGTCACCGACATCCGAGATAGCCCGAATCCGGTTCACTCCGGACACCAGGGGGACACGGATGTTTTCCACTTCCTGCTTGGGGACCACCACCAACCGCTTCGGAGGGACAGGGTTTTCAAGTCCTGCCTCATCCGGACGGTCGATAACAATGGTCACTGGTATCCCAGGTTCGGATACCTTCAGCCTGAATTCGACCCCACGGAATTCGAGAGGTACAACCATATCGACCACCGACACCAGATACGAAAGACTCTTCGGCACCTCGTTGAGGAGACGCTGGTAACTCTCGGTATATAGGACCGGGTCGAATTCGAGGCTCATCAGCCCTTAACCTCTACAACACCGGTGGAGAACGGGGTGCGGGGGGTGCGGGCAGGGTTGGTCACGCCATCCTCATTCTCATCGATCTCCTCGGGAGAAACAGGAGTGCCATATACTACACCGGGGCCGGTAACAGTGGAGTTGTTTTCCCGGGTGGGACGACGACGGTGAATGACCTCGACGTCGTTGAAATCGGTTGCCTTGTTGGACATTTTCTGCTCCTTTGGTGGCTCAACTGCCACATTGAACCTTACTGGACATCCAAGTCTATGATGTCAAAGTCTATTTCTATGACCTCGTTTTCATTCAAGGATATGGGCTCAATGTCCAAGAAGGATCTTGCCGGAAGTTGAAAGATAGACAAGGTAGGGCGACCCGCGAGACCCACCACTTCCTTCTCCAAATAGTCCAAGAAGGAAGTGGGCAAGAACGAGGCCCCAAGTCCGGCGTCTACAAAGAAATCCACAGTGACGGACTCGATGTTGGAACGCAGGGTGAATGGGTTGAAGTTAGACATAGCCCTGGCTTCTATCTGAAGTTTGGGGGCTTGAACCACAGGACGACGAGGGAGGGTATTCACTGCAAACAAGGACTGGTCACCTGCAAATGAAGTGTTGATAGCCTCTGTGAGGGAATCGTATTTGTACCGGATGAAAACAGCATCACCAGTGGTAAGAGCCGTTTGCAGCAAGATGTATGACTGGTCGTTCAGGGATCCACGAGTGGCCGGGTCCGTATCAACCACAAGCTCCCAGGTGACAGCAGACCCGTTGACCAAGAGTTGTTCTACCGACAGAACCGGTTTCTGAGGGATTGTAAGAGTCAGCTCTCCGCCGTCTGCCGTGAAGGTTGTGGATACGTCAACCGACCGACTACCTACGTAGTATATATCCAAGGCAGGTCCGGAAACGATGCGCCGAAACAAAACTTGGTCGGCAGAGGTAACCACCGAAGTGTCGGTGATTACACCCTCAAATGCTTCCTTGACCGCACGCTCTAGTCCGCCAATAGTCCCAAGCTCCCGACCTTGGAAAGCCGCCTGGGCTCTGTCGACAAGATCCTCGACCGTACCCGCTGCGCGGCCATCATCGATTTGTTTCCGATTCTCGGTATAGTCGATACCGCTGATAGGCGTCACCAAACTCCGAATGCGGAAGGGAGGAAGGTTATACACTGACCCCGCGGCGACGGCTTGAATAGGTACTTCAACCTCATATGTACGACGAGAAGGATTGAAGTAGACGTCAGAGAAGTTGCCGTCTATTTGGGCTGGTCCGGTTGTCTGAAATATGAGTTGACCATCACTGGAAGACACCAAGGTTCCTTGAGGAATTGGGATTATCTGTCCAGCCTTCGGCCGAGAATATGTTCCAAACACTTGGGTGGTCGTTGCCGCGTTACCAGAAAGCGGTCCCGTGCCCACAGACCCGGCCATCCGAATGAGTTCTTCTGACGTAGCCGCAGAAGCGAAATCGCCGCTGGAAAGTCGGTCGGTCCGATCCTGGCTTTCCTCCAATTCGGCAACGAAACGCGAGTTGGGCCGAAGTACAAAGTCGTACACAGGCCCTTTTTGTACATCCACCGAGGGGTCGATAATACGGTATTCATCTTCAAAGTCGGAAACGACTTCATCGGGAGTCCTCGCCATACATCACCTTTCCTTCAGGTGCTCGTTGCGCACCCGGAAGACGGACCGGATATCAGGGGTCTGCTTGGACACGACCGCAACGGTAACCAGATAGGCTACCCCGAGATTTTGCTGCCTGGAAACAATAATCGATTTGACCCGGTCGATCTTTTCTGTGCTTGGGAGATACTGACGGGGTATATATGACTGAAACCGACGTAGGCGTGACATGACCTGGCCAACCTCGCGTTGAACCAGGGCCGGAATGGCAACACGAGCCGCTAGAAGGACCCCCTCCGTCACCAAGGAATTTCCGTAATCTCGGTCGACGTCATAGGGAGTCCCCAGGGCCTGGTTGATATCCTGCTGGAGCTTGTTATATGCCTCAAGCATTTGAGGCTGGCCAGTAGACAACATGTTGAGGTCGCCGTTAACGATGGCGAAAGTCTTAGACACAGTAGCGACTCCACAACGCTTCTATGAATAAGACTACACCTCAGAATCAACCACGAGATACTGTCAATGGCCGCAGTCGACCACCCAGACTAAGACGGTCCATAACGCGTGCTGCAGAAGCATCGAAAGAAGGACCGATATCCTCCCAGGTTTCCGGTGACCATAAGTATACTGGAGTCGGAAGCTCGCGCAAATATCCGAGGTCTGCTGCTGACACAGAAGACTGCCATTCTTCGTAGCAAACCTCAATCTGACCGATAAGGTTGGTAACCGCTGGTTCAGGGCGTATTTTGCGGCGAGCGGGGCGACCAACCGGAGAACATGCCAACACACATACTGCGTCAATAGTCGTCGGGTCTACGGTGCGGGGCAATCTTCCCAGTACCGACCGAACACCTCCATCTGCCAGAGGACGGCCTCGGAAGTGCCACGCTTGGTGTATCAAAGGGATGGAGCACGAGGCGACTACGGCATCACGACGGTCCGCTACGTTGCCAAGGTCATGTAGTGCGATCAGCTCATATTTTTGATGGCTCATATCATATACGCCGACCCAGGTGGGACAGACAAGGTCGGTACACGCGTCATACCGGTCAAGCATCGCCCGAAGGCGAGACAAGGTATACAGACCACGCCATGGTGACCATGACAGTGACTGGAAAGTCTTGGCACCATCGACGGTGCTCCATGCCTCTCTGAGCATGCTAGGAGGAGCTGAAACGGTAACGGCCCCGATAGAAGTGCCTACCGCTATTGATGGGGGCCCATGTTCGGCGTATAGCGTCTCCAGTGGTGCCACCTGTACTGCTCCGCGAGATGCTCCGCCTCCAGATAATAGAGCCCACTTACCCATCTTTCACCTCCCTTCTACATACCCACATCATCGGCTTCCTCTAGGATAGCCGCCAAATGACCCAACCAATGAGTGCATTCCTCCTTCCGAGCTTGGATGAGGGGGTCAAGTCTAGAACGTGTGGCGCGCATTCGAGACTCATTGGACCCATTCATAGCCACCATTATATCTCTGATGGACTCTCGAAGTCGACGATTTTCGGCCTGGGCAGCATTTCGGTCAGCACGTGCCTCATTTCGCTCTACTGAAATTTGGACCCAGTTGCCATCTCGGGCATTCATCACTGCTATCCAGCGTTCAAGCTCCGGTACCCCTATGGGTTCCCCATCCAAAGTAGTGGCCCAAGTCAAGGTATGCTTGTCCGTGACCTGGGTCTCTCCCTCCACGAAATAGGTAGCCGTCATGTTGTCCTGGGCCACCCACCCGATTTGACCACTTGCGAGATACCAAGGTCCAGGCTCTGACGGCACGGGACTCCCAAACTTCTGGTAAGCCCTCTTGGCCTTAATAAGCCTTTCCATACTCCCCGGTACGTCGTCGATCCATTCATCAAGGAACTTGCTGATTGCGGCCTTAAGCCCCTCTTTAGTAGGACGTGACATTACTCCCCCTTCAATACAGCAAGCACTTCGTTGGCGAGGTCGATCAGGGCCTCTCCAGTATCCCGAGTGTCATCATGGTCAAGTAGAGGCACAGCGGTCATTAGTGCCTCCTTGGCGACCCCCTCTGCCCTCTCCACTAGAGAACGAACATGGTCCCACCCCCTCTGGGCGTCATTGAGAAGGTCACAAGCGTCTGTCCACTCCGTAAGAGTAGGAACCCTCTTTCCTGCCCAAGCAAGTTTGTTCACAGACGGGTCGGGGCCTTCTATAATGCATGCCACCAGGCGCCCTGCACGTCTCCGTACCACAACAGGATTGTTATTGGCCAGGTAGTACGTGCCTGACCTTTGAGGGACCATAGACACTCGATGGTTGAGAGCCTTCTCTGCTCTACGCACAGCTTCAGCAGCCTGGCTGAAGCGATCACGTGATGCTACGCAGTCGTGGGTATCCATAGCCAGCGCGGCCGTGGCTAGGTCCTCTCTGGTCTTCCTCACATCTTCTTTCAGCTCACTTGTGGTTTTCATTAGTCGCTTGCTCCTTCTTCCATGATGTCGAGTTCCCGATGGTCTCGGCCCTTTCCTTGACGAATTCAATGACCTCGGGCCAGACGTACAGGCCCCAGGGCATACCCTGAACCGGGGTCTCAATGAATTCGCAGGGACGAAGTTCGGCCTCATGTCCCAATAAGGCCAAGTCGTATATATGGTTGGCCACGATTCTGGCCTTTTCGCGCTTCTCCAGGGTGAGACGATGAATGAACGCCTCGCCCTCACGTGCCGCGGCTCGGCGGGCTATTCTTCGCTGATGGGAATTCATCCTTTGAATCCCAATTCTCGATAGGCATCTTCACACGCCTTGTAATTGGACCCCGAATCGGGGTCACAGAGAGGATTGTCATTGATATAGCAATCGAAGCCCAACTCCTTAGCCCTGGTCCAGGCTGAATGTTCGTTGGCATACCTTCCCCATTCCGGATGCCACCAAAACAGGGAGATACCATCAGTCCCGTGGAATTGGAAACAGGCGTAGGCCCCCTTAATCGGTGGGTCGGGCATCACCCAATCACTGTACACCTCGAACCCATTGACCACCCTGGGCTCAGCAGAGATAGGGATGTTACCCCAGCTGGAACGGTCATCCAGTGAAATCACGGCAGTTTTGCGGTCGGTGTAGCCATACACGCGGCTGATGAATCCGACCAGAGCGTGGGCTTCGGATGGTCCATACACCTCGGAGTTTGATGCCTGGGTACAGTGCCGAGCCCGGACCGTTTTGCCATCGGCGGAGAAGATGATAGACACTGGGCCACCTACCATTTCACTGGCGGTATGGCGCAACCAGGCCAGGAAGACAGGATCACTGGCTACAGGGAGAGGGTCATCCTTTTCTTTGTATTCTTCCAGCCAGATAGGAATGGTCCCAGTTTCAAGCTTCGGGTCGGTATACCGGGGCTTACCATCAACCAGAGGAAGGATCGGGCTGCCCATGGTGCGGCTGCCCATATTGGTGAGGATACCATCTGCCCACTTCCACCATTCCTGGCGAACCACAAAAGACATCAAATCATCTTCAGTCCAAGACTGAAACTCCACGAGGTCAATCCACATCTTCGTCTACCTTGGGAGGGGTCATTGGCTTGATGAATTCAATGAACTCACCATCCGGAGATTTGACTCGTTGAGTCATGGGAGGGTTTTTCTTAAACCCGAGAGCCTTCATGGCCCGCCGGGCATGTTCACGATTCGAAGGGTACACCCGGAAATGCCAAAACGGGTCGTTATTGGCAATCTCAATGGTCGTGTTATGGATGACGTGATTCCAAACACTCAATCCGGACATCGACTTTTGACCCTGGAAGGCCCAGCTGTTACCTTTGGGACGTGGTTCACTCATTGGAGGTACCAGTCATCTTCGGCCGGACCTTCATACAGGTCGGTTGGGTCTTCAAAGGAAATAAGACAGGGACCGAGCATTGCCTCAACCTCGTAATAGTCGGCATCAGGTCTGTTCTCATTACGGGCTTCCTCTTCGTCCTCCTCAACTTCCTCGGGAGTCCGGCCACACCCGGGCCCATGCTCGAAGTATGTGAGCTGGAGGCAACGAGGGCAAGGCCACATACCCAGGGTCTCCCAATAGGGGAGGTCACAGACGAATACGATGACCTCAGGTTGGTCCTTCATTGATTCTTCCTGGCTCTCTGCATGCGTCGACGAGCTGTAGCACGACGCATAGCGGCGGTATAGTGGGGTCGATAGAGGCGATCGTACTTACGCCGCATCTGGGTGAAGACATGGTCATTCAGGACCTTGTTGAAGTCCTTCAATTCCGCGTCGAGGAGTTTCATAGACCCCTCCCGCTCCGCCATGCGAGATGCCCAATTGAACATATGGACGGCTGTTTCAATCTCTTCCTGGGAAAGGCAGCGAGGCCCCCAATATGCATGCTCGACGCTGGACGCTTGAAGTTGCGGAGACTGGACAGGCCCACCAGGAGGAGTCATGAAGAAGAATTGGGAGTTGGACCCCATCAGAGGCTCCTGGCCGGACATTTGGGCTCATTGCAGGACAACTCAGATAGGCGGTCCCAACCATCCTCACAACCTGGATTCGGGCACTCATCTCCGTTGGCCATCTTAGTAGTCCCTTCTAGGGCATCGCATCCAGCAAGAAGGGCCGCAGCCAATTTCCGGGCCATTGTCGTATCTAGAGTGGCACTACCCTGAATCCAGATACCCTCCGGGAAATCCACTGATCTCCCAACAACAACCCCGCCGTGCTCACCTTCTTCGGCACCTCGAAAATAGAGGTCCGTGCCTCCCTCCTCGGGCCACTTCTTTACACCCATGCTGTCCTCCTCTGGCTTTCTTTACCAGAGAGAACAGTCCGTATATACTAGAACCTTCCAGGAACCATATTCGACAATATCAAACCCATAGTGCGGGCAGGTGTTCAGACTCTCATGGGGGTCTCGAATGTAGCAGTCAATCTCGGCATCCGCACAGGGGTCGATGTTGTCATCCCTGTGCGGATATTTCTCGATGTTGCCACAAAACCACGTAGGCATATTGTCCTCGCTCATCGATAGGTGGACAGGACTTCTTCCCATGAGTCCCGCTGTTTTTGTATATTATCGCCACCTTCTTGGCGAGTGTTTAGGGACTCTAGTACTCGGGCCACCTGGAGACGGTGGTACATCCTTTCCCGGTCTTCAGCCACAATACCAATATTGCGCTGGACGTCCTGGATAAGAGGTGCGATGTCAGGGCTAGACCCAGCAGGAGAGGCTATTACGTTTTGGCGAAAAGCACCGAATCCTGCTACTTGCCGCTCTAGCACCAAAAGACGTTCTTGGGCGTCCTGTTGCTCGAAAGAGATGGCCTCTTCGTATAGCCGGCGACGGACTGGGTCTCCCTCATTGGCCTGACCGAGGCGGTCGATGATTTCTTCTCGAAGGTCAGGCTCGACTAGGATAGCGAAAGCCTCGAAATCTTCCGAGATCTGGATATCCTGGCGAAGGATGGCCGAGTAGTACGTGGGCCGTTCCACGCTAGCCTGGACTTTCTGGACTTCGCGAATCTGCTCTGGTGTGAGGTCAGCCATTATTTTAACCCCAGTACGTTCTGGTGCTTGATGAGCACATCAAGCACCTCTTGCAAGGCTGCTTCATTTTGGTCGGTAAGATAGGTATCAATCCTTATATTGAGGTTCAAGGATGCATCCAAGGCCCTGTGGACAGTCGCTCCTACCATAGAATCCTGCGAGAAGTTGGAACGGACACGCTCTTCGATCTCCTTGAAGGGAACGACGAAGTCATCTTTCTCCTCGTCGAAGACGGTCTCTAGCTGCTCCATGTAGAAAGAGACAAAATCCCAGTCGCCACAATTCTCAACGATGATTGCCTTACCACTCGCAGAAGGGATGACGTTGAAGGGTATGGCTTCGATGATATGGTGTTCAATCTCCTTTGCATCAGAGTCATCCAACCCTTTCCACCACAATCTCATTTCCTCTTGTGGCCAGCCGGAGAAGGTACTCCATTTTGCGCTGGTGGGCAGACCCCAAACCCTGGAGTCCTTGTACCATTGCTTGACTCGGTTATAGAACTCCCTGTTGCTGGTGCGGTAACCTTCAATATATCCACCTCCGCCGTCAATCTCCTCGATGTGGTCACCGAACCGCTCTATCAGGATTGGCACTATCGTATTTTGAGAGGCATGAGCAGAGAAGAACCCCGGTCCTGAACCGAACATGTACAAGAGGTTGTCAAGCTTATAGACCTTGCCAACATTCTTCTTGACCCATCTCTTGGTTATGTTATTAAGGTCAGCGGCGGTATCGGTAGTGAGGATGAAGAAGGTGACTCCAGACCTGACGGATTTGATTTCTTGGTTGGTCTTGAGGAAGTCATAGAGATACCTGTACAGATTTCCGCGTTGATTTTTGTCGAGGGTCGATGGGACCTTGAAGGGACGCCTCCCTTGGATAAGAATCTCAAAATCCCTGTGATGCTGACCTCCGCCTCTCTGTTTGACATAGGAGTCCTTCACAAAGGTCGCCAGAGTGTAGTCCTGAACAACCTCTAGGACTTCATCCCATGCCTCAGGACTGACGGCCCTGTTGAGCTGGGCATGCTTCCGGACACCATCGATGTAGGCAACGTCACGGCAGAACCCAGTGAAGAAACGGTTAAGCCACTGTACGTCAACACCATGGGCGGTCTCGGGCCAGTGAAGCCATTCTTCAATGGCCTCGACAATCTGGGATTGAGTGGCCGCTTTGATTACTTTTTCGATGCTTTTGGTCATAAGTGTTCCCTGATGAAGGGATCCTATCACTCCCGAGTCCAATCGTCAAACTTCTACCTTCGAAATCATCCCAGAGTCCCGTTGCCTCGGATGGACTGAAGGAAGGAGATGTTGGCGGGACTCTCACATGGCTCGGTAGTCAAGCTCTCTAGCTGACCCAAGCCAATGGAAGCCAACGAGAGGTTGGGCCCTATTTGCTGGAACGCCTCCAGCATGCGCTCTGTGCTCTTGAGCACGTCCGACACATCTTCGAGAGCCATGTTGGTGCCGCCATCGGTATCGTATGGTCCGCCTTCGGCGCCAAGGTCTTCGAGGTTATTCTGTCCCTGGCAATTCAGCGAGACAGCCTCACAGGACAAAGACACCATGTTGAAAGAGAGGTCGTTTATGAGGTCACCGCCGAAGTTGATGTTGGTAGCCACATCTTTCCATTCCTTCACGAGGTTGTCGATGCTTTGACTTTGGAGGTCGGACAAGACCGTACCCCAAAAATCAAAGTCACCAAACCCGCCAGTACCCGAATTGCGGCCACAATCAGCACCGACACCAAAAAACGCGGCTGTCTCTTCAGCTAGGGCCGCCTGCTCGATGAAGAAGTCAGCGCTCTGCTGAAAAGCCCCAAATGTCTGAGTCATCTGAGTGAATTGAACTTCCTGGGCCGCTAGTGCTGCCTGACCCACTTGGGCGTCGGCCCCTATCTTGGTCGAAGTGCGGGCCATAACATCCTGACTGGCAAAGGTCTGACTCAAATCAATGGCCCGAGCCAACACCAAGATAGGGGCCAAATACACCTCTACCCCCGAATTGAGCCGGCCCCCAACACCAGGATACATCCGAATCTCGGCGGTCAGGGCTCGGGCTGTCTCTCCTGGATAGGGAGTGGACAGGAAGGCCCCAGGCAATGTGTCCTCACTGTCCCCCTCTCGGATTTCCTGAGAATCGATGGTCACCTTGGACACACCACGGCTGAAGAGCTTGTATACACCAGAATCCGACAGGCCCATGGACCGGAGCTTCTGAATAAGGTCAACACGAGGAATAACCACCACCTCAACCCCATTCCGACTTTGGCCAGACATGACTCCATATAGGGCAGCACCCGGAATGCCTTTTTCAATGATGAGATTACGAAGACCCGAGTTCACGTTCCCATTCCAGGCAAACAGGATAGAATCGAACTCAGATACCGATATGCCGAGGTCTTCAGCCACCTTGTTGAGGTTGACGTCGGTATACGTAACGCCCTGGTACTTGGCATGGATGTGAAAAGGGCGACCGGAGGAAATCAGGGAAGAGATGGCGTCGCCTACGTAGGAATGCAACGTGGTATAGGACGTGAGGTCAATGCCTCCCGGGTCCTTCATCAAATATTGGCCATCCACCACAACCGTATTCACCTGTTCCAGCAACCAGAGTTCCCTCTCCTCTTGGGTTTGGGGGAGTTCATACATGCCATAACGTTGACGCAGGGCAGCCCTGGATGTGATGCCAAAGTTACCTAGAGCGGCTAGAAGTACATCCTCCAGATCATCGAGATCCCGGAAGTTATTGGCCACGGTGTTGAGAACGGTCGAAATGTTTGACCGGACTGTCTCGTGCCTCGAAATGACATACGACTGGTAGTCCTGAACCGCAGCACCGAGGTCTGCATCGAACTCACACGCGCGATACCTGATACCGGCCATTAGTCATACCTTGAGTGCGAAGTAGTGGGCCTTGATTTCTTGGGCTGGAAGATACTTGCTCTCCAGTTCAAGAATCTGGGGAGGCAGGAGCTGATCCGAATCTGTGGTCGGATTCTCCATCGCCTTCTGAAGCATGTCAGGGGCTTGCAAGAACTTAGACACCGACTTGGGGTTGAGGTTCTTGAAAGCAGGGGTGACTTTCCGAATCACCCGGTTCATCAAAAATCTCGTGCCCTGGGGACTATCCGAGATTACAGAGGCCAAACGCTCCTGGTCAATGCGAACCCGGCGCCACACCTTGGACCCATCGGGCTCCAGACATTCGACATCTAGGGATAGAGAGCCATCGTCGTGCCATTGAAAGAAATCACTCATCACGATGCCCCAAGGCCAAGAGGAGCGTCACAATCCAGAATCTTGATGGCACCGGCACCAGCCACGAGAACGTCCTTGATGTTTTGGACAATCTCCAAAACTTCCTCACAGGGAGTATCCTGCGAGAAGACAGGGATTGGGATTTCTGGGATGAGGTCCTCGCCTGCCACAGTGTTGGCAAGCTGAATGAAAGAATTGATGGTTTCGATGATGGCGATGACCACCTCAAACAGAGTATAGACGTTGCTCTGCTGGCACTCCAGGTTGTATTCCGCTGCCAGCAAAATGTCCTCCAATTCGGGCTGGGCTCGAATCTTGAGAAGCTCTTCCAGGTTGGTCAAACGACGAATGCCATCACAAAGGGCCGTCAGCTCATCAATCACGCACCCCATGAGGCGAATGAGAAATTCGAACCAGGAGAGAATCATGGTCGGGAATGCGAACGGAGGATAGACCGCACACAGAAGAGCCACTACAACGGCAATGAGATTCTCCAAACACTCCAGCAGCGGTTGAGGCGATAGGCTGGTGATGGCATCAGGGATGGCCTGGATACACTGGAGAATGGCTAATAGAACGTCCGAAATGAGGAACAACGGAGAGATGGCAGCCAGAGCGGCCTGAAGCTGGGCCATCAACTTCTCGATAAGGTTGCAGTCCGTGAACGGGGTTCCTGGGGCCAGAAACGGCTTGATGCTAATTCCGTTCAGGAACTTGAGTTCCGGTGCCTCAATGTTGCAGGGAAACGGCGACGGGACCGGTATAACAGCAACAGGAAGCTCAAATTCAGACTCTTCGAGGTCGGTAGCCAAGAGGTACCTCCTTTCAGAAGGGCGAGGGTGTAGAGTTGATGACTCTCTTGTTTATTTCGACTATCGCCGCGCTCAGGGTGATCATCCCCTTGGACACGAGCTTGATGGCCACTTCGGACTCCAGGTGAATGATGTTCCTTGTCCGCACGATGAGGTTTTGGCCTGTGGCAGTAATATCCTTGTCCGCCTGCATGGCGATGTTAACTCCTACCTTGATGCGGTGGGATCCCTCTGGGATGTCTATTTGCTTGCCAAGTTTGGCATTGGAAGAGAGAAACTCCCAGGTGTTGCCAGATTCGTCCATCAACTCCAGGTTGTTGTCCCCTTGAGAATCGTAGTATATCGCCCGGCGTCGGGCAGGCTGAGCTGATGGAGTGTTGGCCCGGGACCCATCATCCTCAAAGACATGTCCCTCACGGTAGTCTACCAAGACACCAGGAATACCCTGGAAAGATAGAACACGGGTATATTCCCGGGCAAAGGACCCATCGATTTCCTGCCATCCCCGGGTATCATTCTGAAGTCCGGTCGGCCTCCACACGGCACCAAACCTCTCTTCTCCCGCCAGGCTGGCATATCGATGGTCGTGGAGCTGACGAACGTGAAGTGGAGCCTTGAATCCAACCTCAAGGGACTCGTTATTGAACCACCCCCTAGTGATGCCTCCACGGAGGTCCAAAGACCCGCCCCGGGACCCGTACACCTGGGCCAACCCATAGGACGACATATCGAATTCGCCCTGGTCAATAGCACGATAGTAGCCAACACCGGCCCTATATTTGGCCACCCGGCGGGCAGGATCCAGGGACCGGTAATATGCGGTTTCGGAAACCGCAGAATCTCCGCGCCGGGACAAGACTACCGAGGCGCCTCGCTCGGGCAGGGCTCGAATCCAAGATCGCACACCCATGAACGGGTGTGTGACTATACATTTTCCACCGCCACCGAAGTCGGAAGCCTGAATGGTCTCAGTTTCGGTGGAGACAGATTCAACCACAGCCTCGGTGGGGCGGTTGAGACCTTCCCTTTCATCGGCAGGCTTGGACGTGGCCTCTCGGGCTATTTTGCGCCAGTCATCCATCGGTCACCACTTACTGTTTGCCGTTTCTAGGAGAGACGTACGGTACATCCCATACTTGTCGTTGGCGTTCCGAATGTTTCTTTCAATAATGGCCGCCCCCTCAAGGTCCAGAAGGTCTTCCTTCAACCTTACCAGGTCACCATCTCGTTCCCAAGATCCCCCAGGTAGGAGATCAAATTCTACGAGGTCGTGGTATCCTTCTCCGTCATAGAGATCCTCACCTTCGTCTCTGGCCATCTGCATGATAATGGCCGTGGCCAACCTGGCATATGGTCGGTCATAGTCCAAGGAGAAGATGAAGGTTTTGTCGCCGGAATCACGCAGAAATCCGTAGCCATATACGTACTTTCCGTCATAAACGTCATCGACCGACCCTTCGTATACCCTAGCGTCATACAATACGAAGGAGATGTTGTCATCCACAAGGATTAGAGGCTTGGCCTTCGCAACCTCCTCTTGACTAGGCTCCGGTATGTTAGACCGTTGAACCTTGGAGTCAGACAGCCCGGAGATGATATCCTGCGCTTTCTCTTGGGTCAAGGACCCATCTCTAACCAGTTGGGAATACCAGCCCCGCGCCAAGAGGTCACGGACGGCCTTCTCCCACACTCGGATGGCGTTGTTGTACCCTTGAGGAGTGAATCCGCCAGACTCGTTCTGAGGGTTCATCTCATACCACTTCTCGGTGATATACTGGCCGAGGCCCATACCTCGGTATTCTCGGGCCACAATGACCAGAGTGGCACCCCATTCATTCTGAGCCACGGCCACTACCTCCCCCTTACCGTTGAGGATGGCAAGATTCATACCTAACGGTTGGTCTTCGGCACCCTGGCGAAGCTCAAATTCTTGCTTCTTTCTCTTCAGGCGTTGCAGAACACGAGGATATTTCCTCCTCATACGTCGGCCTTGACTACTTTTTGCCTCAACCACCTCAGCCAGATATTTGACCTTCACAGACCGGGAGAAAGCAAAATTCACCCAGTCGTTATCGCTTGAGGTCCACTCCTCGGACCAATATCGGTCAGCCAATCGGCCTGGGTTGAAGCCATGGATGTGGTATAGGATGGTGTCATACAGGTAGGCCACTGGTCCACGTTGCCGGTGGTTGAGAAACAGACCATCGGATGTTTCCTCCACCAAAAGTTGGTCATGGCCATATGAGATTTCCCCAATACCTCGTCGCTTATAGTCGCGATTGAGTTCCTCTAATCCTTGGTCATAGGACTTGGGGTCATGAAACTTGCCTCTAGGATTCCTACTCTTCAGGAATTCCTCTTTGGTCTTCAGGGCGATATTCTGCGAATCCGGGGCCGGACCAGTGGCTGCAGTGATCATTGGACTCACGGGAGACTGAAGTGGTTTAGGAAGGGAATACTGGACACGAGGTTGTCGAAGGGTGTGGCAAAACCCTGGACTTCAGACTCGGGGCGAATTCCCGGAACGTAATTGCTGAAAGTCTTCACCCGAGCATTCTTGTCACTTGCCTTCTTGAGGGTGGTTGTGTCCTTGGTTCCACCCGAAGCACCAACCACTGAGGGATACCCAGCTTCACCAATAAGCACGCAATGGGTGATTCGCCCCTTGCCTACAAACAGGATGTCCCCGGGTCTGGGGTTGTCGGTCGAGGGAAAGATACCAGCAAGCTGGCTTGAGTTTGGGCGGGTATCCCGGCTCATCAGACCAGCGTACACATAGCAGTCAACGATCAGACCGGAGCAATCAACCCCAATGGACTTAGGGGATGGGTCTTGCTTGTTGAACGCTCCGCCATATATGTAGGGAGTACCAGACCCTCCGTCCTTGAACCGGGTGCTGGTGTTGGATAGGTGGAAGTTCACTCGCTCGAAGATCTTTTCCTGCACATCGGCAATAGTGGGAGCCGACTCGAAAGTAGGAGCATCTCCTCCCCATTGTAGACCGATGGACTTTCCTAGGGCCCCAACAGCTTCGTAATCCTCCTGGGTACCAGCCGAGAAGTCCCACCGGTACACCACAAGGTCAAAAGCCCGGGCAGGATATATGGAGTGAAGGTCAGGGTCAAACGGCTCGTTCGTGTCCACCACTGGGTCACGGAACGTACACGTAAGCTCCAGCCTCAGGCGCAACTCGTCCAACGCCAGCTGCTGGAGACGCTCCCACAGAGACCGAACGTCGGCTGCCAAGTCATCGGCACTCTTAGAGCAAGATTGGGCGGCATTCTCATCAAATACCAAGCCGATGGCATTGTCCAAGGACAAGTAGTCAACCGCAGGGGCACCGCGGGTGGACCCATCACACGGGTCGGCAGTGATGTCCAAGTCCGTAGGGCTCGTGTCCGAAATAAGAATACCCCGGGACGAGTTCATGGCCGGACCCTCTCCGGTGTACGAGAGAGGAAGCGTCTTCGAGCCCGTGATGAGACGGTATTCGATGTCACCGTTGGCCAAGGTAACCGGCTTTCGGACGTACTTCAGGACAGCACCAATGGTGGCGTGTCCCATGTGCATACGAGAGGGGGGGACGGTGGACGTCACCTGGGATATCCACCCCATCCGGTCCCGCTTGCTTTCGTGGAGCGGCCGATTTGGGAACAGGAGTGGTCGATAAACCAAGTCAACCGCAAGGTTGTTGGCCTCAGCAAGCTTCCTTTGGAATCGCAAGACGGCGAATTGACGGAGACGGCAAACGTCATCCAATGCAAACGGCAGGGACGTTCGCTCGATATTCATCCCAATACGGGACGCCACGACAGGGGCCAGGAGGACGACTCGCAACACCGAGGTGAATTCCTCTTCCACGGCCGCGTCCTCAAGTTGCCCTATCCTCTCTACATCTGGGTTGTACCCTGCAGTCATGATCATGCAGGCTGGGACGTTGGGTCGGTCATCATCAAAGGTGATGGACTTTCCTTCCCCATCGTGCCGAACTCGAAATGCCTCCTCGAATTCACCAAACCTGTCCGGCTGGAAGTCATACATTGGAAATTCGATGACCATATCCCCGGCGCCAGTCACCGCGATGTGGTAGTCCAGGTTGTCGAGATAATCCTCTATAATAGACATCCGGCTCTGCCAACGTCTTTCATCAGAACCCTGGTCCACCGTGAAGGATGTGACCCCATTCATGCCTCCGCCAGTAGAAGGCAATAGGAAATGGAGAGACATAGCATGAGGGGCTGTAGGGCCATCCCAGGTGCTTCCTTGGCCGTGACGCTCGGTCTCTTCTGGGGTCCAGGGCCGGCTTGAGGTGGAGAACAACAGGCGCTGGCCTAGGGTGAGATTCAAAGTGTCGGCATCCTCGTCGGGAAGGTCAGCCGACACCGCATCTTGAGCCTCGTCGGATACTTCGAGATCGTCCCCCTGATCGGGTACCCCGAATAGGCACAGGCGGTGCCATTCCTCCAAAATCCTCACATCGTTGGCACTCTCCCCGCCCCCATTGGGATAGGAAACAACAATACCAGTCTTCATTCGGCCCACACCCCTGCGGGCCACTTCCTCCCGAGAAGTAGAGAGAATTTTGTCCCGAATTTCGCTAGAATACCCAGGAATTTGGATCTCTTCGGTCTCGGTGATGGTTCCAGTCACCAAGAACTCGATGGTATCCTTGAGGGACAGACCAGCGACAGGAGTGGTCCATTGGCTCGGATTCTGAAGGTCCGAGAATATACCCTCCTGAACCACTGGGTCGAAGGCATTCAGAGTATCAGCATTGGACGTGGCTCCAGAATTGAAAGACACCGGAGCCAACGCGTTGGTGATGACGTAATTCATCTGAAGCCGCATCCGAGATATCAAAGCCCGGATGTCAAAGCCAGTGACCGTAATGTTGGACTGTCCATTGACGAAGTTTTCCGAGATGGTTTTGGTTTCGACATATCCTTTGAACGCTGGATAGTAGAGGGTTTGTTGACTATAGGGCCAACGTTCCGCCACAAAGATGGTGTCCAGGGAGTGGAGAATGGTCGAGTTGACCGATAGGGGCCACCGTCGCTCTCCGGTCTGCTCATCAATTGGATTTCTGGTTTCATCGTTCTTGTACTGGAACATTGCGAGCTTGATGCTCTCACCATGCTCGGCTGGACTGCCACCAGTATAGAACCGCTCATTCAGAGGCAAGCTGGAATCAAGGTTCCTCTCATTAAGGACGAACCCATCCGAAGCGTTCGATAGGGTGAACTGAACAGTGTTATGGCTACCCCTTCCTACCTTGGTGATGGTGACAGCCGAGGTCAAGCGGGAGGTTACCTCGACCCCCGAGATCCACACACGCGCATCCTCAATGAGATTACGCTTTGGATCGTCTTCAAACATGCTGACCCCTCACAAGAGCGAAATCACCCCGAACGTAGGCTCTTCTTCGTATCCGTGCTGCCAGTGGTAGAAAGCATAATCCGTACGACCACCAGAGGAACCAACAAATACCGGCCTCTCTGCAACACTCCAAAAACGACGAATGGGTGATTCATTCCAAAACTGGAATCTCTGACCCGACGAGAGGTAGCGCAGCGGAAGAAAGAATGCTACGTTTCGAGCGAGCTTCAGGGCATGCTCTGTATGGAGAATCCCAGAATTTCCGGTGAATGGAGGATTGCCAATGGCCCAATCAAACCGAAACCTACCATCGCTCCGAGGTTTGATGTCAAAGAAATCCCCATGTCGTACTCTTTTGGGCCGGATAACCCTCCGAAGCGTAGGAATGTACTTCGCCTGATATTCATTGGCAAAATACTTGCAGCCCATGCCCCGAGTCTCAAGCTTGATGGCTCGGAGGAAGTTGCCTTTGTTGGCATGGGGCTCAAGTATGGTTGAGCCCGGTTCGATCGGAAGAAGAGAGGTCAGATACCGGGCGTCAGGAAGTGGTGTCGGGTAGTCGTCGTATTTCTCTATCTTGACGTTGGCCATACCTGGCTCCTCAAGGCTTCTACAATGAGCTGCACGGATTCTAGCCGTGGCCAAATCAGGTAATCGGTGTTGATTCGAGTGGATGGCAAGAACGTTCTACGCTCACTGAGCCCAATCACTGGAATCTTGTGGGCCTTGGCTATCAAGCATTCGGCTCCTGCCGGAGAGTAGTCAAGGTCAACCACGAGAGCCTGGGCTCGAATGAGAATATACGACTCCAAGTCACACTCGGTGTTCACCGTAGGCTCTTCGACAAAATCCAGATTAGAGTCATACAAATACTCAGGAAGGATGCCTTGAACTTTGGGGGTGATGTCTCGCAGGGCAGCGGACACAGCCATGCCCCTCTGGGGTCCAGAGCCTAACTGGAATACAGCACCACCCACCAGCTGTTCCAGACCAGGGTGAGAGAGGGCTACGACCCCTGGGTGCTTTTGTCCCGGATCGCCCTGAAGGGACGGTTGCTTTCCAGGCCCAACACGTCCTCCAATCTCAGGTGCAGAACCTTTTTCGCCGACCTCCCCGGATGGTCCACCATTACCCATTCGACCCCTCCCTTTTCTAGCACACTCTTGTACGATTCGAGGGTTTTGACCAGGAAAAGAGGCTTCCACTCCTCAATATCGAATGTATCTTCACCTTCATTCGTACGGGCGTTTTGATAGGCCCGAGCCTTGGCCCTGGAAGTCCATACCAGGACCGACCTCCTCCCCTCGTTGGATGAGAAGATAGGGGCCCTATTCTTCAGCAGAAGAAAGAACGTGCGGATCTTCATTGCCTGGCGATCCTCATTGGAAGGTTCGGAAATAGCCTGTTTACCTCATTACCGACGATGTGCTTGGCTACTTCCGGGTCCACACTGGACAGACTCAAGATGTTAATGAGGAATTTGATCTGGCCCACCTTGTCTATGTACTCCCTGAATATCTTCTGGGACGTTTCATCATTGTCGGCATTGGGATTTGACACCATGAAGTTTTGAAATTTCCCAAACGCTTTCTCTGATGCCACTTCGAATTCAAGGACTTCCTTGAACGCAGAATACAGGTCATCCACCCTCTTGCCATCTTTCGGGTTAGGGGGACGAGGTATCGTATTATAGAATGGTCCTTCCCAATTGCAACTCATGCAAAGAGTTGGTTTAGACGGACTTTTTCCTTCTTCTCCCCAGTCTACGGCTTGCCCGCAATCGGGACAAGACCGTTCGTCTATGGTAGGGCGCCTATTCACCGGTTTCTATTCCTGCTCTTGCCCCGGAGGATGGGACTATCATCAGCCTTCAACTCGGACAAGGCTACCTTAGGGATTGCTACCGGTGTGCGGGCAGAAACCTGAATCTCAATGAGAGCGTTATGCTGGGCAGAGAAATTGCGCAGGGCAGCATCACATTGTTTGAGGAGAACATCCACCCGGTCATGGGCTTCCTGCAGCTCCGCTAGGACGGAAGAGATAGTGGCCTTCCTGATGGCTTCTGGCTTGACGGTACGGGTTTCTGAGAACTTGGAATACATGTAAGATTCGGCCTTCTCTCTGATGACCCCGATCTCCCCAGCCCAATTGATGGCCATACTTTGAATTTCGGATACGCGGTCCCTGTACCTCTGCACCTCCTCCAAAAATGGGATGAGCGCAGAGGTATCCTTGTGTTTCCTGAGGACTTCCAACACTGGGGCCATGGTCCTCTTATTGCCGGCTCTGGTTTGGGCCCTAGAGAATACTCGCCCGGCCAGGCTTTGAACCTCTTCGATCAAGTCCCCCAGCTGCTCCAGGTAAGGTCCTGCCAAAAGATTGTATTTCTTCACAGCAGAAATACGACGGTAGTATGACGGGTCAACATCGATTTCAAAGTCCACGCACGCCCTGGTTGTGCGGGTGACTGAGAACGTATCCTTGCATGGTCCCATGGTTGCCGGGTGAAGGGCAGAATAGAATATACACCGACCGCATATGGCCGTACCCGCAACCTCCTCTGGACGCATAAGGTTACCCTCTTCATCCCGGTATACCTCCGGCTTCTTGCTAGCCATCGTTTGGCTCCTTCTTGGGTATGGTCACATTGACACGAGTGACTTCCTTTTCCATAGGATGAATGTTGGCAATGGTAGAAAAGCGTCTATCGCCCAGTCGAAGATTGGACCGGGGCTTGGAACAACAGAACACATAATCAAAATTGCTCTTCCCAAACCGCAACAGCCGTACGTATTCATCCCTGAACATGACAGACATCTTGCGACGTTTGTACTCCTTGGAGTGCTTCCTGAAAAAAATGGCGGCCGAAATAGGGCCATCCACAGAAGCCGTGGGCTCCCGGCTTACTTCCAGGGAGTACATGATCGGCTTACCATCATGTAGCCACACATATAGGGTCACCCGACCATCCCTATACAAAGACTTCTTGAGTGCCCCATATTCCTCTGGTTCTCTCCTAGGGGCCTTCGACGACTTCAGGACATATACCCTGAATTCTCGGGGTCCGGTTTTTGTGAAATCAGTAGTCATCGGCGCACCAGAGTGCTCATGAAATGGGTGGACTCGTGATCTCCCATAACCTTCATCCGTAGTGCGTTCTCCCACACTGTGAAGAAGGAGGGGCAATTCTCTTTGAAGAGGCCCAGAGAATTGAGGAGGAAGGCCGAATCTACATCCACCGTTCCTGCCTGCCCGGAATGGATCGGAATCTCCTGCTCGGCCTTCCCAATGTTCGATTCCATGACCAACTTGAGCTTGCGGCCATTCTTGTTGACCATCATACTCAACCGGTATTCGGACTCGGCATCTCCATCATGAATAGAGGCCACATCACGAACAGCCTCCACAAGGTTTGCAGTGTCAATAGCAAACCCGAAATCAGATTCGTCATCCTCGAAGGCATTGGACCACTCGGACACATTGCGGACATTACCATGTACCCTAGGTGATACCGAAGTACAGACGTCGGTGTGAAGCCATATGGAGTCGTCTGTGGCCCCGATCATCATGGACACCTCCTCTTGGGAGGCTCCGCGGAGGAACTTCCACATCGAGGAAGCCAGGAAGGTGCCAGTGCCGGACTTGCCCTTGACCGAGATGCCATCATGGGAGAAGGCAGCACGGTGAAGGTCATGGACGGTCAAACGAAGGATGTGGGACGGGCCGTCACCCTTCTTGGCCTTGGGCTCAATGTCATACCGCACCAGCACGTCTGGGTTGTCTTCAGCCACATCAGCGTTGAAATATGCCGTCTGATATACCTCCGAGAACTTCTTGACTGGCACCCACATGGAGTTCTCTGGCTTGTCCTTGGGGCGATTCCTGACAATGGAGTCTGGGTTGGTGGAGCATACGAAGTCTCCACGGATCCGAGAGGAATACTTGACCCTCCTGGCCTCGGTGTCGGTAGAGAACATGACGGTCGGGCCGCCATACCGAAGTTGAGGGATCTGCATCTGGGTGCAGAAGTAGCCAGGCTGAACCACCTCCGCCGTGACCTTGACCTTGCAGTAGGACCCCGAGGACCCAGACTCGATGAGTATGTACCCCTCTTCCTTGGCGGTGACGAGAACCCGTTGGTGCTCGGCCTTAACGTCATTGATGGCCAGCATGCTGGACACTCGACCCAGACCATGAAGGAAAGCCTGGGTGGCCACCTTGAACCGGCACTGGCTCAGTGGCTCGGAGACGTTTTTCTTCTTTCGCTTGAGATTACGGCCCACCGAATAGCCTCCTCATGCTGTGGTCCAGCTTGCTGCATCCGTACTTGTCTTGTAGTAGACCTCGGAGTTTACTTTCCGAAGCCCGATTTTTGCGTATCTTCAATCGGAGTTCAGTCCTGATGCGAGTTAGGAAAATATTGTCCTCGACCTTTCTCCTGTAATTCAGGACCTTTTCGTACACCCTACTGGAGCATTCCTGCTTGGCTAGGGCCACGAACTCATCAACAGATAGAGGGTCCTCCATCTTGGGGAGGATCGCAGCTGTGACCTTCTTCTTGAAGTAGGGAATTCCAAAGATGTTATCCGACGTGTCTCCATGTATGGCCTTCATCATCGGGATGTGTCGCGGGTCCTGAGCTTCTTTGATTCCGGATGGACCATAGGGGTTGGATTTCGAGGACGTCCAAATATAGACATCTTCAAAATCGAGCAATTGCTCAAAATCCTTGTCGCCAGTGACAAGCATGACCTTGGCTGGTCTAACTCCTTCCTTGGCCTCCCGGGCCCGAAGAGCACGCACAAAAGACCCGGCACAGTCATCGGCCTCCCAGTCATCTCGATGCACAGTGTACCCAGGCATGAGGTGAGCAACCTCTACAACCTCTGGAACGAGGTCATACTTCTTGTCTCGATTGCCTTTGTACTCAGGATACCTTTCATACCTTGCGGCTGCGTGGCCGTCTGTGCAGTAGACGATGGATACTGGCCGAATCTTTGAGGCGTTGACGAAGGAGTCGATGGTACGAAAGAAACCGTACACGTGGCCAGTCTGTTGACCATTGTGCGACATGTTCTTGTAGCCTGGGGAGTGCCAGCATCTGTGGGCGATGTTGGATACATCCACCACCAGAACACACTTCGTCTTGAGCAGTGGACCCACCATCGAGGTGGCCAACATTGGTTCGTTGGATTCGCCGAAAAGAGAACGCATATTTCCTCACAACAGGGTCAACCCATCCATGGCCCCGCGTGGTCTGTTACGCTTCTTGGGCTTCTTCTTGGGATCTTCGTCCGCTTCCTTGGGAGTATCCTGGGTCTCAGGCTTGATCTCGTGGAGCGCCTCAACGGACATGGTGGAGAAATCTTCCCTGAACTTCATAGAATACTGGCGGGCGTTACGGGCCTTGTCCTGGTGGACATCAAAATAGTGGGTGATCTTCTCCTCATCATCCCGGCGCCACCACAAAATATAGTCAGCGTGCTCGGCCATGGCCCGGCTGTATTTGATGCGATTTTCGTCATTGAGCTGAGCAAGGACCACGATAGGGCAGTTGAGGAAGTTTTCACCGGCACCAAGCTTCAGGGTCCGGGCCATCTCACCTAGGGCGATTCGCTCATCCTTCCCGGAAGGCATTTCAAAGAGATTGATGTAGTCAACGATAATGAGGTCGAAACCATATGCCTTCAACTCATTGATCATTTGGGTTGGTGTCAGGGCCCCGGGGTTCCAAACCGAGAATCGCACCCCATTTGCTTTTCCATACTCCATCCACTTCTTGCGGGCATGGCGGATTCTCTTCTTGTCGTCACCGCTGAGGTTGTGCAGACGGAATTTTGAGAATTCAATCTTGGTCTCATTGGACCAGACACGAGCCCACACCTGACGGCGGGGCATCTCCAGGGAGACCACGCATACCGAATACCCTTCCTTGTAGACATTCTTGGCCATGTCTAGGGCTACAGTGGTCTTGCCGCCACCATAATTGGCTGCCAGGAACACGAGGTCTGTGCGACCAAATCCGCCCGTCTCGGCGTCAAACGGCTTCCATCCGGTAGGGATGAGATCGATTGACTCGTCGGACAGAAGGTCCTCAAAGTCATCGTTGAAGTTGTCACCCTGGCCGATGTGGACTATGGACTGACCCTGGCCTCTGCGGGCTTGGAGAATGAGTTTCTCAACATCTTCGAAGAGGTCTTCGTGGTCTGGGTTCTCCTTCTCCAGCTCATCACCGACAAGGTTCCCAATGTGGTGGCAAATGCGCTGCTTTCTGTACTTGGAGAGGTATTTGAGGGACCTTTCGAGATCAGCCTTCTTGGACATCCTTGCTGGATGCTTTGACCCCCTCCCCTGACCCTTCTGAAGGAAGGAGCGAGCCCTATCCGTCAGGCCGGAGTCCATAGCCAGAGTTCGAGCAGTAGGGATTTCCGCCCCTTCCCTCATCATCCTGGCAACATGCTCGTATACCTCCAGAGCAGGCTCATATCCAAACCACGAAGTCCGAAGCTGAGACATCAAGTGGTTACGCGCCCGATCGTGGCTATCGGTAATAGTAACGAGAACCCGCTGTTCAAGCTTCGGGTTGTACAAGGGCATTGAGTTGCTCAACGGCTCACCTTCACAGAAATCCGGTCCATATACAAACAGACCTCAGGCTTCACTCGAAGAACGTCAAGGGCAAACTCAATAGGGTCAGCTCCAGCAATTACCACAATCCTTGTGGACAGGTGAAAAGCCCTAATGACGTCACGGCACTTTTGGAGCCTTCCAGGGGTGCATTCCTCGGTGATGTTGTGGATTACATGAACCGCGGTTTCCTTCCCCTCCCACCACCAACGAGAACCACGGGTACCATCAGGCATTGACGTGTCAAAATCTGGAACCTGGGACAGGTCGGTGAACCTGACCTTTTTGGTGGCTACTCCCGATTCAGCAGCCTGGTCCATGATGGGCCGGACCATGTCAACTGCAACATGTAGAGCATGGGTGTCGTGACCTGGGCACCCAATCAGCACAAGCCGCCCCTTGAGCAATTCATCCGGGTCCATCAGAAGGTTGAACCACTCCTGCTGCTCTTTGTCAGTGATGGTAGAACTCCCACGGTAGTGAGAGTATGACATATTCGAGAAGACCACGTCACCACTGATAGGCTTCCAATTCTCGGGAGGGACTCCGGCCAGAGCCAAGAGCTTCTCCTGGGTCGTGGCTTTGTTGAATTTCCATCCCCGGTGGATCTTTTTCACTAGTAGTCCTTCTTGCGCCTAATAAAGCTCTGTTCGACCCTCTTATCCGACCCCTCCTTACTCCGGATCCTGGCATCCAGACGCTCCAGGGACCCCCTGGGGGTATAGTCGGATATCTGATATCCATGGCGCAAGGCCCACTCTTCCTTAAGGGCCCAAGCCTTGACGAGGAACTTGGCCGCGGGGTGATGGTCAGGTCCGGCCTTGAAATCCCAAATCCGGATACGAGGGGTTTTCTTGTCGGGGTGCTCGCGGCCGACACGACCCCATCTTTGGCGGATGGCCTGCTCGTTTCCGACAGGCATCATGTCATGCAGGCAGTCCATCCTGTCGATGTCGGTATTGAGTTCGACGATAGGAGTGCACACCAAGACATCAACTTCGCCGGCCCGGGCCTGCTTTTTGACCTCGTCGTTTTTGTAATTGTCCCTTTTGCTCTTCCCACCCTGTAGGACCGCCACCTGTATTTCGCGGTACACGGTCCTTGTCTTCCCAGTCTTCTTGTTTCTCTGCCTGACTGGATATTCCTCGGTGGCTAGCCTCTGGCTGATGTATGCCACCTGGGCTTTGGTCTTGGTGATAATCATCACCTTGTACCCAGCAGCCACATCTTCAATGGCCCTACGAATCACAAGCTCCGAGAATTGCTTGTTCTTGCTGATCTTAGACTGGAGGGTACCCAGCCAGTTGCCATAGAAGCGGGCGGCATTCAGGGTAATCCCCGAGTTCTCACGAATCACCTTTCCAGTCAGGTTATCCCTTCTCTTGCCACGAGAAATAATGGGGCCGACGATATCGTACGTGAGCTTATGGAGACGGTCAGCCCTTTTCTCATCGGCAGTCAGGGCAACCCGCCACTTCGGGTTGAATGCCGTGAATGCGGCAGACACCTCCTTTGCTGGCAGCTGGGACGCCTCATCTGCAATGACCATCCCGAAAGAATTCTTGAGTCTTTCTCTCTGGTGCTCGGCAATATGGGTGTAGAATGCGCTGAAGGTGCAGAAGTTGATGCAAGGAAAGAGGTCTTCTTCTCTGACGCTGTTCTTGATGATGCCGCAGACTGGCCCGCCATACTCCTCTTCAAGCTCCTCCATGTTGGTATGCTTGCGGAGGTCCTTCATCCAATCATCCAACCAGTTGGTTCGGCTGGCTAGGACTAGGGTACGCTGTCCGGTCTCGATGGCCATTGAGATACCAAAGAACGTCTTCCCCCATCCGGTAGGGGCGATTTGAAGGCCCCCGCCGTCGGTCTTGAGCATGCTCTGGATGCACTTCTCTTGGTCATGGCGGTAGGAGATACCTTCCTTATGAGCCAGGGCCGCCCCCATAGGAATGGAGGTCCTCTCATCCTTCCACTTCAGGTGCCCGAAGAATTTCTTCAGTCGTTCAATGTTACCCCGATGGAAGCCGAACATGCGGCCCTCACGGACGAACATTTCATGCACTTCATCGAAGAACCGGTACTCGTAGTGCGAGAAATATCCAGAGTCATCCTCCACTCGCACGTCTTCCTTCCTCTTGAAGGTGTACGTAAATTCGGAGGTTATTGACCTGTCAACATGCCCGGCAGGCACCCACAGCCGCTCGTTGAGGATGGCAGTCTGGGGCTTCTTTTTCTTCTTGGCTACCACGCCACAGCCCGCTCGAAAGCGTCCCGGGCCTCAAGAAGCTTACGTAGTGCCACCGTGGCCTCCACCTGTCGCTCTAGAACCGCAGGGCATGAGGTTATAACATGGATGGCCAAATAAGCAAAGTGAGCATAATGCTCCTTCAACGCCTTGTTCTCAACATCATGGAAGGAGAAATGGCCCAGCATCCTTCCATGGCCGGGGAAAATGTTGGGGTCGTTGATAACCCCATCAAAGTCCATTTCTACATCGTGAACCATATTACCTCCAAACCGTGGTTTAGAGGCTACCTGATGGCCAAATGAACTCGATTCATAAACATGTAGGCATCTTCACTGGACACGACTCCCTGCTCAACACCCCGGTCCAGAGCCTGTTTGGCCAAGTTGGCATACCCTGAGAAAAAGTTGAGAGTGCTGGACCCATTGAATCGAAGGTCTTCGAGGCGGTCGTCGGGCATCCTTTTGTACACCCCTTCCTGGACTAGGAACTCATCAATGGCTTCGATGTCAGACACCCGGTCGGCCAAAGGTATACCAAGCTTGACCCGAGAGAAGAACACGTTACCCCACTTCCGACGATAGGGAGTGACAGCCTTCTTCCACAATAGTCGAGCCTGACGGGCGGTCATCCTTTTGGTATCGATATATCCATGTCTCTCGTCGATGAAAGCCACCGAAGCGACCAAACGGCCAACGCGAGGATACCTGAAAATCATCCGTCCAATGCCCTGACCGGCTTCGGGGCGTGCGAACTTGACAGTACACTGGATAGGGTGAGTATCAAACATCACCTTCATCCTACCCTCTTTGCCGTGGCGACAGCAGCGGCGCCAGTCGGGCTATCCAACGGAACCATTCGGGCACTCCAGTTGGGCAGGGACCTCGTGTACATTTGACCGGATGAATCCTTGTACACGACTGTATAGCGTCCGTCGATGGATTTGGCTCTGGACTTGACTACAGCCAACCCGATAACCTCATACACACCTCCAGACTCGGTGTGCACCCACTTCGAGTTTTCCCTAGGTAGCATCTTCATACTCCAATAGCCCAAGTGCCCGGCGGGCTTCACGATCGTTGCGGATTTGAATCATGGCGACGGCAGATCCCTTCAGCGCTGAACGTAGAAGGGACATGAACACCCCGTCATCATGAATAAGGTCCTTTGACCACTTCCTCTTCTCTCGATCGGTCAGTTCAACCATCACTCCACCTCGAACGTGGCTTCACCCAGAATTTTGATTGCCTCAATCAGATGGGATATGGCACGCGAAGGATGCCCCTTAAGTCGAGACGCGTCCTCAATGCAATTTTTGAACACCTTCGGGTCATATACCCCGGTCTTTTTGAGGTGTTCCATCCAAGCACCCCTAGGGGTAGAAATCCAACCCTCCTGGGTTACAGGTGGGTCGGGTGTATCTCCTTTGGCCATAGAACACAGCCGCTCAAGGGCGTTGACAGCGTTGGTGTAGGATGAATCATGTCGGATGGATTCATCAAATGCATCTTCGATGAGAAACCGCAGTTGATCGACCCTTTGACTACGAGACATTCTTTCCTCCGAGCGTCAGGGGGCACTTGTCGGTTCCCGGGAGGCAGTGCCCACCCGTAGCACCACACGCATACCCATTGTGGCTTGTGCCCATAGGGTGGGCGTTGACTGTGATGCGCTCCTCGCAGTCGATCGCGTCATGACCCGGATGTACTGCGTGGTTACCCATGGAAGGGTAAGGCTTTCTGTTCCCGGACACCCTCCTATTGGCACTTCGGATAGAGGCCAGCTTGTTGTGCTTGGTATTGAAAGCATACATAGCCTCTATTAATGCTGCAGCACACACTGCGTAGTCGCCTTCATGTGCGCACTTCAGCTGGAGGCTGTCGATCTCCAGGCTGATATGGCTGTCATCGACACGCCACAAAACGTCGCTACCATCATACAAGGTGCCATGGACCTCAGCCTGAAGCTCAGGCCAAGAGTCTTCCTCTTCACCCTCCCACATATACGCTGGTACGTGGTCAGAAAGTTGTCGTCGTGCTTCATCGACCCACATATGTTCTCTCCTGTCTGATTGTATTTTAGCACGACATACAAAGGAAGGCAATATCCCAAATACAGGGAGGCCCCGGTAGGGAAGCGCTACCGGGGCCTCGTGGGTAGGGAGAAGGTAGTCCTACGCCTTTGCTGCGTTCAGGAGAGCCTCAAACTCCTGCAAGGCAAGACCCATGGCATCGTACGTCTTGCGGAGGGTGGCGAGACGGGCCTGCATGGCCGCAAACTTGCCCTCATCACCATCGAGCATGGTGATGGACACATTGTGCTTCATGAGAGCCTTGGTGACCTTCTTGGTAGCCTTCTTGTCGAGGGTCCAGACACCACGCTGACCGATACCTGGGATTTTCTTGTTGCGATTCCAGGTGAACCCAAGCTCCTTGAGGAGGTTTTTGGTGATGCCCTTGGGGAAGTCGTTGCCTACGATGCCCAGGGAGCCGTCTTCGAGGGGAGTCATAGCAAGGGAGGAGGATTCATCGTCCTCGTCATCCGACTCTTCATCGTCCTCGTCATCCGACTCTTCATCGTCCTCGTCATCCGACTCTTCATCGTCCTCGTCATCCGACTCTTCATCGTCCTCGTCATCCGACTCTTCATCGTCCGACTCGTCCTCGGACTCGTCGTCCCAATCATCGTCGTCCCAATCGTCGTCCGAGTCATCGTCGTCCGAATCATCGTCGTCCGAGTCATCGTCGTCCCAGTCATCATCAGAGTCAGAGTCATCATCGTCGTCCGAGTCGTCGTCTTCGTCCTCATCATCCCACTCGGAGTCATCCTCGTCCGAGTCATCGTCGTCCTCATCTTCGGACTCTTCGTCGTCCCAATCGTCGTCCTCATCTTCGGACTCTTCCTCTTCCCATTCCTCGTCGTCCTCGTCGTCAGACTCCTCGTCTTCCCACTCCTCGTCGTCCTCGTCGTCAGACTCCTCGTCATCGCCCCAGTCTTCATCATCGTCCTCGGGCTCCTCATCCTCCCAATCGTCGTCAGACCCCTCATCGTCGGACTCTTCCTCGTCATCACCCCAGTCGTCGTCTGCCCAATCGTCGTCTTCCTCGACCTCGGGCTCGGGCTTGCGGGACTTGGGCTTGCGGGACTTCTTGGCGGCCATTGGCTCTCCTTTGGGGCATATGCCCCGTTCTACTTTGGCGACTACGGTTTATCACAGCAGAAGCTGTCTGACAAGCTCTTTCTTTCGTTCCAGCTCCGACCACACCTTTCCGATGGTCCAGTCGGCAGCGACCATGTGGTCCACCTCGTGCCGAACCTGGGCGGTCGATAGGGGGCTGATATAGCAGTATGTCATTGCCATCTGAACCGACCCAATCCAGGGGTGACACTTGTTATTAAGCATCACCTCTCGACCGACCGGGGATTTGACCCACTGCAGATAGTGCTCCCGGTGGTGAGTGTAATTGAGAATGACTTCCTGGATGAACAGGACTCGCACCTCAAAACGTGCCTTGTCAAGGTCCCTGAATTCCTCTTCGAAGGGACCATCAAACTCGATACCCCACAAGGGGTCCAACACCTTGTCATCGGGACATAGGATGAAGTGAGCAAGCTCATGCTCGTTGATGAATGGATCCTTGGAAATGGGTTCGGTGGTTAATGGATGAGAAAGACAGGCCATGAATGGCTCCATTTTCCGGGTTCCGGACACACACTCGATCATGTATTGCCGCCAAGGTGTGAAAACTTGGCCCGAAGGCAAACCAGCCCACCACGAGGCATAATCGATAGGTACCATCATCGCCTCCAGGGCTTCTGTGGGGTGGTGTAGGGCCTGGTGTGAACTTCGTTGGTCCAGTCTCTATGCCATCCGCACTCACACACCTTGATATCCAGTCCTACGTGATGCTGAACGAAGGAGAGGTCGAATTCATGCAGACAGACACGGTCACAGAAGAAAGGACGCGGCTTGCGGTTGGCTGCGCCGGTAGACCGAACTTCGATTTGGTCCAAGTCAGCCGCAACGTGCTCAGGGTTGACCACAGGGGCCTCGGCCTTTTCCTGGCAGTCCATGCACTTTCCGCTGTAGTCCCCCGCCTTGCAGATGGATGAGAAAATGCTCCCACACTCGTCACAATTGGTCGTTACGAAGATGTATTTCGCCATTTGATGCCTCCTAACCCATTATAACACGGCAGCCGTAAAAAGGCAACCATTCTATGGAGATCTCAATGAACACCCTCAGCAAGGTCCGGTCCAAGGCCCATGACGCCGTCACTAAGGGCCTCAAGTATAGGATGAAGGCCGCGGAAATCGATGTTGTTTTCAGTCACGCTCTACAGGGAAAAGATGGAGGATTCCCACCTGTATCCCGAGAGGCCATCGTCTTGAAGCACCTTCGAGAGAACGTGATATCCGAAGTGGAGGCTGATGACCTCAAGAGGATCCGCAAAGAACATGCCCAGCAAGAGGTCCTCAAGGGGCTTGACCCCTACGATCCCCGGGCTCTTCGGCATTTCCTGCCTGCTGCCATCAATGCTCTCGAAAGGGTGGAAGGCATCGGAACCAAAATTAAGCCGAAGTTGGAGGTGTTCGAGGGCCATAAGGACAACCCCATTTTGCAAGATTGTTTCGTTCTGGCCTATGATTGGCACCTGGCGTATGGGGTAGGCTCTAAGTTCACTATTGACTGGTCAACATCCGGCAGTAAGGCCAACACACTTAAGGCGTGGACCAAGTTTGTAGCCCATCTCCGGGCCCTTAATGAGAAGCCAGCCGCCAACCAGAGGGATTTGGACCGGCTCACGACGCTCCTCGAAAAGATGACCGTCAAGTATAGGAAATGGGCGTTCCGTATCCTACAGCGAGACCTCAAGATTGGTTTCAAGGAAGGAAATGTCCGCAAAGTATGGAAGGACCTCCTTCCAAGCTTCAACGTCAGCTTGTGTTCTACGGTCAAGAGGGATATCAACCTGGAGCGAGTTCTGAGCGAACTCCCCCCGAGGCTCATCATCGAGACCAAGTATGATGGTCTGCGCACCTTGGTGCAGGTGACGGACTCTACTCAGGGTCTGGGTCGAGTGTATTCCCGAAAGGGCCTGCCACTGGACCATCTTCAGTATCTGGTTAGAGAAGCTGCTGCCCTTCTGAATGCCGGTGGGTATACCATGGGGGTTCTGGACTGCGAAGCCGTAGCCAAGGGGTCGACTAAGTACTCGGACGCCGTATCCGCCCAAACCACCCAGGATATGGAAGATAGACCGCTTCAACTGATGGTGTTTGACTTCATCTGGGACCTCCAATGCTTTGAAGATGGGGTCGCTGATGTGGCTTTCGGTGACCGGAGGTCGGTGATCGAAGAACTTCTGGACGGATCCTCTGATATCGCCCCTAGTCTGGTATTGTCCCCTGCCCGTCGGGTAGGGTCCAAGGACCGGTTCAAAAAGATCATGCATCTGTATGGCGTTGCCCGCAACAAGGGATATGAGGGGATCGTCATCAAGGATGTCGACGCCTCTTATGCCGCCGGAGAACGCAATAGAAAGCGCAGTGGATATCACCGTATTAAGCCGTTTGAAACGGTGGACGTTGAGGTGGTTGGGTTCTACCCCGGGAACCCAGGGACCAAATATGAGCATATCCTGGGTGGTTTGAAATGTCGTCTTGACAACGGAGTTGAAATCCAGGTGGGTGGAGGCTACAGTGATGCCCAACGAGAGAAGTTCTGGGAGATCCGGGATTCCCTCCTGGGTACTACCATTGAAATCGAACGCCAGGAAGATACCCCCGGCATCAAGACCCGGCACGCAAGCTTTGTTAGGCGTCGTTTGAAGTCTGACAAGTAGCGACAGCTTTTTTGTAGACAGGGAGAGAAAATGAGCACCGATGAAGAGAGGGAAATTCCCGAGTTCATCGACCACTTCCCTGTTGTGTGCCGCATACCTTCTGAGGACATGGCACACAACATTGCTACCATCTCTCAATTCACTGGGAATATAGCCGTCTACCTGGATCCAGAATTGGATGAGGGTGTGGCCGGAATTTGGACATATTGGACTCGATGCATCGTGAGCCCCGAGGTATACGAGTACATGACCACTATCACTGAAGACAATGAGGAATATGAGGTCGAGTACGAAGATGAAGAGGACTACGACGAGTACCTCATAACCGAGCCCCTCAACATACCAGAGGGCGATCCAGAGGAGTAACAGGGGCGAATGGCAAACAGTCAACCACCCCCAAGTTGTGCCACCTGTTTTTTGTGGCAACACAAGGTGCGGGGTCGTACGTGCAAGGTATCCAAAAGGGTCAAAATAGATGGTAAGAAGGTCATCGGAACACCCCCTGACTACCTCTGTGATAAGTACACCCCCTTGACCCATGCCACTTGTGGCGAATGCCAATTTTGGACAAAGTTCAGTCGCTACAGGAAGTCCAAACCATGCTCGGACTTGGGCCTTATTGATGGCATGGACAATCATCGAAGTGCCGAGTCAATATCCTGTGAGCATTTCAAGGATATGTCTGACCAAGTACAGAAAGTCCAAAACAGGACCATCAGAGTGGGTGGGGTCCTGGCCCAGGAATTTGCCCTGGCTACCCATTCCCAAACCACTCCAATACTGGTCAGAAATGGTGAGCACGAGGGCCTGCTCCTGACCTGGGTCTCGGAGGGCCCCGGGGAGGGCTCATGGACTGTCGCCCCCGTCGAAATACTCGACGGACCCCACGGCCGCTTCCTAACCCAATACGAGGACCCTCTTGACCTTTCTAAGGGCCCAGAAATCATGTTCTCCGGGAGCGTTGGGTTCAAAGCGGCCGGAAGAGATATACGGGTCAGAGGTCAAACCCACCCTCGTGGTACATCGGAGATGGTGTTCCGAACTGAAACCGGAAAGAAGTTCCCTAGGAATGGAAAGGTGACCACCCTCGATGCTCCGCCAGTCAAGCGTATCGAGGATGAGCCATGGGGTGACGACTGGGAGGACCTGGTAGCCCAGATGAGAAGGGTTCTAGAATGCAATACGCCCCCGTCTGAGGCGGCTAGGAGCGTTCGCAAGTCGTGGGAGGAGTCTCGAAACATCCGTCTGTCCAAAGGCGGCAGCATACGGATGGAGGCTCAACTCAAAATCAAGTGTCGGGACGTCTAGAGGTTCCCAGTACGGTCTTGGCCCACGGCTACTCCTAATACAGATGAACCCCCTACTCTGGAAGTTGTAGGGGGTTCATCACTGATGTTCTCAAACCATTCCATCAGGGGGATAATGGAATGGTTTGAGAACAAGGGCTCTCACCGCTTGTCCCAGGCATCTCTGACGGACGCCTCGGGGCGCGACAGGAAGTAGTCCAGGGCGTTGCGGGCGTCGTCCTCGCTGAAGCGAGCACCGACCATCACCAGGCTGTCCCGGATGGAGGACACGAGGGTGTTGTACGCCTTCCGGTTGGCCAGCTTGACGGCCGGCTTCTTGGCTGCAGCCGGCTTCGCAGCCGCGGGCTTCTTGGAAGCGGCCGGCTTCTTGGAAGCGGCCGGCTTCTTGGAAGCGGCCGGCTTCGCAGCAGCTGGAGCCTTGCCACGAACGAGCTTGTAGCCAGCTTCCTTCAGGGCGGCCCGAAGCTCCTTGATCTGGGCGTAGGGCGTAGTATAGCCCACCGACTTGAAGTCGTACGTCATCAGACCCTTGAGGGCACCCTTCTTGAAGTGCGCCTTGTTGAAGTTCTGCGCCTCGCCAGTCTGGGGGTCGTTCTTCTGGAGAACGAGGTTGTCACCGGCCTTGAAGAAGGTCAGCGGAACCAGCGGACCCTTCTTGGCCGCAGGCTTCTTGGCAGCGGCTGGCTTCTTCGCCGCAGCTGCCTTCTTCGCCGCAGCTGCCTTCTTGGCCGCAGCGGGCTTGTCAACCGCCTTGGCCTTGGCGGGCCGCTTCTTCTTGGCCGCAGCGGGCTTGTCAACCGCCTTGGCCTTGGCGGGCCGCTTCTTCTTGGCTGCCGGCTTGGCAGCAGCAGGCTTGGGGGCCTCCTCCTCAGCCGGCTTGTCATCGGAAGCAGCCCCGGACGAATCCCCGTCCTCGCTCCACTCGCCCCAATCGTCCTCATCCCACGAATCATCACCACCGAACATGGTATCTCTCCTGTTGTTGAATTCCCTGGTCTCTCACGACCACACTAGGAATATAACACATTATATCTCAGATGTGCAAGTATTTCGTATACAGATAGGCCACCCAAGGATTTCCCTAGGGTGGCCTAAGTGGTCGTGAGAATTCACGTGAGAATTCAGATCAGGCGACGCCGGGCGGCTTCGTATCCTTCTTCTCACGGTATTCGATGTTCACCACGTGAGTGAGGGGGATCGTCGACTGGTATACCTGACCGAACCGGTTGTGGACGATCATGGCAGCCTGGTCGTCAATGGTCTGCACGTAGCCCTTGATGGTGGTGACCTTCTCGGTATCATCCGTGCCGAGGTCACGGATCATGACTTCGCAGTTCTTGCCAACCACAACCATACCAGTGGCACCAGCGGGCTTGGACTTCTTGAAGGTCTTGGCCCAGGACTTGGGCGGAAACTCCTTGCTCGGACCATGCTTGAGCGAAATCATATGGACAGCGCTCCAGGGGGCAAAGTCCTCACGGGGCGACCCGCGGAACGACCACTCATAGGCGATGCCGAGGGCATCAGCAGCGGTCACGTTGACCTTGCGGGGCCGCATGGTGCCCTCGCCGTGGTTGAGGGTCAGCTCCACTTCCTGGCCCGAGAAAGCCTTGGTGGTGGGGGTGCTGGACTTCATTGGGTATCTCTCTTTGTTGGGGTAAGCCAGAGGGGGTGACTCGCTACCCTCCGGACACCCAACCTTACACCCTTTCAGTCACTTATGGACGTCAGCCTTCTTCTTGAACCAATCGTCATTCATTTTGGCAAGGAACTCGGGGCTAATGTCTACCCGGATGTCCGGGAGCACAGCATCGATACCACAATGAGGGCAGAGGGCCGTCTTTTTGCTGTCGGTCCATTGCTGTATATCACCCACCGGAAATATCCTTTCGCAGTGAAAGCATCCAGCCTTCTCGCTGGCTAGAAGGTCCTGGCCATGATGGCCGCTATACTTATGTGCGTCAATGGTGTTCATGAATATACCAATCCGGCTCGTTGGGCTAGCAAGTTGGCGCGCCTGATGGTCTCTTCATTGGCCTCACTGATAGCGCGAACACGGTGCTTGTGCGGATACAAGATGCTTCGGGACACTTGGACTTCAGGCTTTCCGAATTGGTCACCGGTGATATCAATAGTGAGACCGTGGGCCATGTTGTACCAGTGACTGGCCTGATTGACTATACTACTGCCAACCCGCCACCTGAACATCCAGTGTCCGATTATGGCCGCAACAGCACAGTGTCCTGTTGATGGAACATCAGGGTTCCATTTCCCCTGTGCCGTGTCCTTGGCGAAGTGCATGTCCAACACGTGCCGCAGATAATTGGCCCTCTCGGTCACCTTCGCGAGCATCTGGTCTTCGGCGTCTGTCCACTTGGACGTATCGAGGGCCTTGATAAGCTCTTCATGAAACCCAAGTACCTCGGGGTTTTCGGACTTTCCCATTTTCTCAACAATTCCCCAAGCTTTGGCTAACTTGGGAACGGCGAGGTTATACTTGGATTTCATGACACAAGCTCCATGGCATCCCTAGGGTTTACGAGAATCCACAAATCTTCATGAATAGCAGGGTCATTTCCGTGACTGTTATGGAGGTCATCCTGTATATAGATTGCACTTTCAGCAAGAGTGTCTATCAAGGATTCAAAATCCTCCTCGATTTCTTCCCGGGTCAGAGTCTGAAGATGGTCTACTTCTTCCCATCTTTCGAGGCCCATATTCTCCAGGTGGTCGGATACTACCAAAAAATCTTCCGAATTCCGATATAGCATGTCGACTGTGTAATATTCTTTTCTGATGATTTTGTTGGTGATTTCTATGGATGTCTGATGGTCCTCGACCACCTCGTATGGTAGGCGTCTGACCCCGAATGACTTTTCATCGACCTTCATCTGATTAATACCAGATGATCGAAAGTCAATCTCCCTAAACCACACACCTTTGATAGTACTTGGGGGTAACCCCTTTTGATAGAACAATTGTTCTCGGGTTTCCATCCAGTCTTTGGACATTTTGATAGTGCCGTCTCTTCGCACGTCTAGGTATGGGTGAATACTGATTGACTGGTACTGCCCAGGGGTTCTCTTGTTGGCCCTACCCCACTTCTTAAGTGCATCCTGTATAGCCCGAACCACATCCTTCCTAGTAATCCAGTTCGAGTCTAGCACCTTCAGGATGGCTTGAGGTAGGACCTTGTAGACATTAACCCCATCCAAATCCTCTACCTCATGGAATTGAGGTAGTCCCCTAACCGAAAAGTGGGGTTTGTGACCAGTGATGTTACGTATGGCATCACTAGCAATGTCTTCTAGTATAACGAGGGCTTCAAAATCAGTTCCGCCCTCATCGTCTATTTCCCATGCAGCATCATTACGGTCAAGAGGATCATACTTGAGTTTTTGGGCATGGCGTCCAGAAATGCGAATTTCAAGGATGGCTGGTACCTGGTCTTTCTCTTCACCAAAAGAATATCGAGCGGCCTTTTCGATGTCAGCTGTGAGAAACACAGAATTGTTTCTCACGTCGACGAGGGTATTCTTGTCCCAACCCAGGTTGCCCACTGACCCACGGGGTTTCAAGCCTTGACGGAGAATGGATTCAACGTTATAGGCGTCGGTTCCATGGTATAGCAGTATGCTATCAAACCTGGCCAGAATCGTCTTGCGCAGTATGTTCACCGTGGTCCCCCATCGGCATCTGTATCGGCGTCACTTTCGGTTATGTCAACGTCGGCGTCCGCATCTGTATCTGGGTTGCCAACTTCAACCGATACCACTTGGGCTGGCGTTGGGTCTATTTTCTCTATGATTTTCCCAAGAGTAATAATAGCGTCTTGACCGAGGCCCAAAGCGACGGCCCCTACAATCAGACGTTTCCCGCCCTCGGTGCCAGCTAGGCTGATAGTATTGGAGAAAAAGGTCCCAACAGCCTGGATGACCCAGTGCGGTTTTTTCTCGGATAGTGGGGTTGCGGTTCCAGGGTTAGTAGGGATAGATGGTCCATGGTCCCGGGCCCTGGGGACCAAGGTATCTGACTGACGCATAGCCAAGACATCCTCGGTATTGATGCCGAGACGGGCAGCAATGTCTTGGGCTGCCTGGATATACCCCTCATCCCTACCCTCCCTTTTGGCTTCCCTTTTGGCTTGGTGTATTTCGTTGTCTCTTTCTTCGTCTTGACGGTGTGATTCCAAGGTTCGGATGCGACTACTCAACGTCGTAATAGAAGTAGTAAGAGCTGATATCTCGGTGGCTATGTGCCCATTGAGGGAAGCCACCTGCACAGACACACTTTTCAATTCGCCGCGTACAGCACTGAGCACGCGAATGGTTTGGTCGATCCGCTCCGAGTCCGAGAGTTCTTCCCTCCTCGGTTCCCGTAGAGGCGGAAGGTCAGGTGTTTTGTCCAAGCTCATGGGCTACTCCTCTCCCAATACTTCATCCATAATCCGATATCGTTCCTCCGACGCCACTTTGGACGCGTTTTGGACTTCGATAACGATGTCACCGCCCGGGAGGGGTCGGGCGGTATTCAACCAGGTATAGCCATATGAGCGGGATACCCACTCATGTTGCTTTTTTGTCTTTCGAACTTGATCAATGTTGGTGTCTCGGAGAATAGAACCTTCATCAATCCATTTTGAAAGGTGCATGAGTTCTGGGTCTTCAAGAAACCCGTTGGGGGCAAACTTACGAAACGCAGGAAGCTTCCACCCGTCGCCAATAGAAAAAACGATGGTGTTATCTGGGCGAACCCGGTAGACAAAAGATCGGCCCAGGTTCACAAGAGTTTCATGCAGACCCCACGAGGCGATCATGGCCTCGTGCTTCAGGGAGTTGGAACCAAGGGCAATAGCGAGAGCAACAGGGACCGATATGGCGGCAGTAATACCCTGCCAGAATGCGACGAGGTCCCAACGGGCCCAAAACTGAAGGCCCACGGAAGCTAGAAGGTGACCCAGACCACAAGTACCCACAAAAAGGGTAACCCCCGGCAAAAGCCAGCGGGGTAGCCAGGAAGTGGAGGGATGGTCATGAAGGGTCCATGCCTGATAGGCTATTTCCCCATACGATATCCAGGTCAAAAACCCGGTGAATGCCCAAACCTGACGTACCCAAATGGGAAGGGTAGTGCATGGACCGTGGACTATTCCTTTCTCGGGCAGAAAGGAAATTGCTCCCAACATCAGAACCGCCGGGATGATATGGACCATAACACGTTTTTGGAGGAGACAGTCAAACATTTGGCTAACCGGGGGCAGATTGACAGCCCCTACGACGACATGGGGCTAATCACAATCTGCCTGCACCCGAAATTTGGCCGGTCCTCCACGAGAGTTCCATCGATTTGGCGGAACTCCATCGATTTGGCAACGGTCATTCTCTTTGGCCCCATCCCTGGCGGGATGGGTTGTGGGTCACTCGGTTGCTCCGCAACCTCGTGCTTCCACCTTCCTCACCTTTCCAGTGGTGGGGAACTCAGTCTATTCCCCACCTTTCCACCAGGGGAGATCGATCTTGGGATCGGGGGTGGGGTGGGAACCGCCCCACCCCCCAAACCCCCCTCCCCAAAGGTTGGTCCATGCATGCCTTATGGCTCAGTGTGTTCGGAGAATTGACATGGCAATATCTGGGAACGATCAGTGTCAGAAAGAGCATTTTGAGAAGCCCCTTCATGTATGGCCTGGACGTTTTCTGGGGCCTACAAAAAGCTCGCGGTCATACACGAAGGGCTTTGGGCCGTATCCAGTGCATTTCTGGGTCTTCTGAGACGTTTTGGGAAGTTCTGACCCTACCGCTTAGGGGTTTTCTATCCCCTATTGACTGGTCTCAGAGTGCCATTGACATGTCAAAATGCAACAATGTGTTGCATTATTGAATGGCACAATCAACCTAGAAGCCACCTTCGCGATCGTTTTGACATGTCAATATACCTGTCGGGAATAGGAATCGCTCAAAATTCGACCTCGACCTGGACGTCATCTCTTCTTCTAGGACGGTTGGACCCAGGTGCTTTCTCATGAGGTGTCTGAAGCGGTCTGTCACCCGAACACGCTGTTTGACTTTGTGGACATCATGGGCAACCAAGTATCCTCTCTTCTGCAGCTCTTCCAGAAGTTCCAACGCGCTATATTGTGACAACGAAGTACGGCCCATATGGCCCTCCGGATACAAAGAAACCCCCGTCGGAGGCAATCTGACGAGGGTTTCTGTGTTGTGTGTTGAAGCCGACTTGGTTTAATCACCAGTCGGAGCCGCCTCTAGACAGCGCAAACATGGACCGTGGGTCCAAAAATGCGCGTGGCGTAGACGCAGGCGGTTTCGAAGTCGACAGCAGGCAGGACGATGCTACGACCTGCGAAAATTGCGATGAACTTGGTCATTTGAACCTCCAGGCCGGTGTGCCTATATACAATGTAGCATGGCCTGAAGGGGTACGCAAGTATTCGGTTAAGATTCGGCTACTTCCCCGAATTTCTCGTATGTTTCCCAGGACTCCTGGGAAACATCCAGAATCATTTCCCAGAATCTTTCCTGCATTTCCTCAGGGAAAAGTCCGACGGGGATCTTCTCTATGTCCCCTGATTTGAACATGATAATTATGGTACCATCATAGGGAAGGAGAGATAGGACAATTTTTGTCAATCCTGAAGTATTGGTCTCCTTGTCGTCCATGACGATCCTTCCCTATTGTTCGAGAGAGCGAAGAATGATTTCTCGAATAGCAGAGGTACGCTCTCCGCCCCCATCTCGATGCTTCATGCGCTGAAAGATACCATTGACATAGGCCCAATCCTCGGCTTTTCCGGCCTCCTTGGCTTGGTCTTTGGCCTTTTCCCATAGTCGTTCGTCTCTTTCGGTCTTGACAAGGTTAGAGGGCATGTCAGACGTCCTTCTTGTCGTCAAGGCTATCTAGATGTTTTTCAGCCCGCAAGCGAGCTTCTCGGGCCTCCTGGAGTAGTCTGTCGGCCTTCGGTCCTATGGCATCAGCTATTTCGACACCCTTCCGGGCCCTTCCAAGTGCTTCTTGGGCTGTTTTCTCGGACCTTTTGGCTCTTTCGCTAACTATTGAGACACTATTCTCAATATCTTCACGGGCTTTGTTGTACTCCTCCAGGGCCCTGTGAGCATCTCTGTTGGACTTCCACTTTTTGAGGTTGGACCCCACAACCCCTATGGCAACCGCAACAACAGCTAATATGATACCCCACAGGGAATTGAATTCGATTTCCACGCTATCCTCCTTGTTTTTGAATCAGAGCATACCCAGTAGTGATTACCACTGCACCAGCCCAAATCAACCGTTCAGCCTTGCCGAGGTCGGGAGAATTGATCTCTTTCCTTCGGAGTTCCTCACTTCGCTCGGCCCATTTTTCAGCCGCATCAGCACGGCTCTTATGGAGGATGATGAGTTCCTCTTTGGCTTTCAAAGTGTCCTCGAAACTTCGAGTGGCTGTTTCAAATTCTCGAATAGATAGCCGAAGCTCCTTATTTTGAGATTGAAGAGCTTCGACGGCTTCTTCTAGAGCTTCGTTGGACTTCTGGTAGTCTTCAATGGCTGCCCTGAGAGTGAGGTTTTCCTTCTGGACTTGCTCAATACTGGGGTTTGCCCAGGACAAAGATAGAAAAATAGCGTATGTCATCGGTCTCTCCTACGATATTCCGGTGAATCCAAGTCGGGATCCTGCCCATTGGGCCAGGGATACAATGTCTCCATCACTGACATACTCGTCCCATACGGCAACCATATGTATGGGGTTTCCTACCCACACTTGTGTAATGGACCCTCTACCCCCGAACGCTACACTGTCAATAGTCATGGTACCGGTAGTCGGGTCTGACCCGTATGTAACCTGTGCGGGTTTTGTTATTCCTCCACCTGACAGGTTGTCATACCAGCTGTCAAGATAGAGGTCAACCCCTGCCTGCCTGCGAAAGAACACGATGGCATGAGACCCATTGTTACCGGTTGACCAGTCAACCGGTATTTCAATAGACCCTCCTTGCATAAACGCTTGAATATCATCAGGGGTTGGACCCTGGCCTAGAACAAGTTGATAGTTGGCACCGCCGCCGTCATCGCCATACATACTAAACATCGCAGTACCATTTGTTTGCGATGTTATGGTTGGTACAATAGCCATAACGGTAATATCGGTGAATACCTTGGCGAGTCCGGTAGCGCTTTCGGGATGGTTAGTAGGAAGCGCAACCGTGAAGGGCCCTGGAAGATCAGTTGGGACCCCATCCACTTCATATGAGGTAGGGGTCGGACCAGTACCGGAGTCAGGCGTGATATCAATACCATTTGGGCCTTTGTCCGTAATACCAGTAAGCTCATTAGACCCATTGTAGGTGGCTGAGTCAAATCCATCCTCCCACAAGTATAGTCCTGATACTTCGTCTGGAGCCAGGCCGGATGCACTGGCCAACACTATAACGGCTGCTGATGTATCGCTATCAGTACCCTCGCTGTTTGTAGCCTCTATATCAACAGTCAAGCTTCCATCAGACCCAACCACGAGGGAGGTTGTCGTGCCTTGGGACACGGCGCCCAGGAACCATTCGTACGACAGAACAGGAGTTGGGTCACCAGTGGTCGAAAATATAGGGAAGAAAGTGTCCCCGACGTTGGGGTCTGTATCAGCATCAGCGTCTGTCCAGTCTATGCTTATATCTAGAATGACTGGGGCAGTGGGGGTAGGAGGTATAACATCATCCCCTGATATTTGTCCAGAAAGGGTACTTTGATGTCCATCAACAACCATTGTGAGTTCAGATTGGTCTACCTTTGAATCACTGATGGTCTCTCCGATTTCCAGGTCTGTAGTCGGAACAACAATCCACGCTACGGAAGCATCTCCGTAGGCCCAGAACCAATCACCTCTACGAGCCCTTTCCCACTCGTCATCAGTGAGGTCTCGGTTGATTTGCAGCGCCCAAGCGTTTTCATATGTAACCCCTCGCAGGGTGGGGTTTGTCTGCGAGGTAGAGGTATGTGGAGAACCGAAGCCTGGACCGTGAGGGGAAGTGCCAGCAGCAACAGTTGTAGAATTCTCAGAATAATAACTCTGGGCAGTCATATGGGCCATACCAACCCGTACGCCCCACGATGGATTGGCAGCCACAAAGTGCAAATCTCGATCGGCTGTCGATATATTTTCCACAGTATGGTCTTGGGTGACAAGATTGTCCCCACCATCTCTCCAAATAGCCTGGATGGTCGCGCTGTCGGTATACCGTATGGCCACACCAAATTCGCCGGAGTCCGGGACCGCTCCGGCTAGAAACCCGTCCAAAATACCAAGGCTTTGAACATTTCCGTACCATAGGAGGGTCATGGTATCAGACACTGCATATGTAGAGGACCCTTGGATGTGAGTTCCTCCGCTCAGTGACAACGTGGACTGACTGAATCCTTCGGCATAAGGCCATCCGGCCGTATTATTGATACCGGACACCAGGGTGTGACTGAAGGTCCCAGAGTTATCAGTGACATCACCAGCAACAGTGATGTCACCAATATCCGCAATAGGAGACCAAATGTACGTAGACCCCTCGGCGGTCATATGAGAATCCAGTTCGGACAGGAATACGACCCAAGATAGAGAACCACTGACCCCAGCGATGGAGGTGTGTAGGGAATCAACTCGGGTGTCTGTGATCCAGCCATCAATAACCACTGCTGACACAGCTCCGGCCATTTCTCGGGCTGGAGTGGTAATGTCAGCAAACAAAGCGGCTGCGGCGCTGGTCAGCCCGGAAGTGATACCTTCGGGCCGGGAATCAGTGGCTTCATCCCCACCAGTAGCGGCGATGCCCATTCGAACGGTTCCCGGAGTGCCGTCTTGAATTCGAATCCATACCAGGTGTTGGGCGCCGTCATAGAAGGTATCAACGGAAGTAGCAAGGGCCAGAGTTTGCAGTCCAGAGTTGGTTCTGTATTCGAGTTGGAGACTGGATTCTCCGGTGATAGACAGCCGGAAGGGTGATCCGGTGCTTCCATCAATACCAAAGTCGATGATGGTTCCATCAGACCCTGAAAAATCATCAAGCTCGAATAGGACAAAAGCAACGGTGTCACTGACCGTAGTGACTTGACCGGCAGTGATAATATAGTCGTCTCCCAGAGCTTTTCTCTTAATGGCACTACCCAAAGAGGCCACGGCCCCGACAGTGGTAGACACGTTTCCGGATACGGTTCCGACGCTATTGGTGGCATCCTGGTTGAGTTCTACGGTGCCCTCTGGGGCTGCCACTAGGGTTTCAGAAGTTTCTCCCGAGAGTTCTACCCCATCATCGGACCATTGGGAGGCATAGGACTGTGGATACGTACCGGCCCACCTCATAGTGGCGGTGAGAGTTTGCCCCTCAAGGGGAGAGGAAGGATCGATGGTTCCACCCACAAAACGGGGGAGAATAGTAATGGCTCCTCCCTCATCGACTATTGAGGTAGCATATGCCTGCCCAAGGTCTCGCTGGCCCTCTCCAGTATACGAAACAGGGTCTACCTTAGGGAATCCGGCTGGATTGATGGCAAACACTAAGGGGTCAGCAGCAACCACGGCAGCCTGGGCGGCTTGTACTGTGGCCCAATAGGGGTATGTACCGAGGGGCAGGGATCGCAGAGAGCAAAGGTGGATGCGTACTGCTATACCATACAATGCCCGAATCCGGGATATGAGCGCCAGGAGGTTGGCTTCATATGCATCGGCATCAGAAAGAGTCTTAGCATCCTCCTCGCCGTGGGTGATTATTACATCGGTGGGGGTGTCACCCGATGTCATGGCATCGATGACAGCGTACCAAGTTGCCTCGTGGGTTGAGGCCCAATCGGATAGGGTAGCCCCGGATACAGAGTGGTCAGCCAGCTGGACGAATTGGCTGGCCGAAGCCAAGCTCTGCGTGACTCCTAGGGCGGGACCAAATCCAGTAGTGGGTATGGTAGTGGCGCCTCCGGAATTTCGGTATTCATACCATGCACCCAATAGCCCAGCATCACTGGAGGTATCCGAGTGGCCACCAACCGAGTTGACATCCCCCATCATGGCGATGGTCACCTCAGAGTTGACCCGCACTGTGTCACTTTCGAGATTGTCGGATCCCTCGGTATTGGTGGCCACCACGTATACTGTGACGTCACCGGCAGCCGTCGTAGTATACGTAGGGTTGGTTTCTCCGGGCTGGTCAACGCCGCCCACCCGCCATTGGTATGTTAGGGACCCGGTGGGGGTCCAAGTGAGATTGACTACAGCTGTAAGGACATCTCCTACTCGGACGGGGCCCATGGGGGTTACCGTGATTGAAGAGATATTTGGTGCTGCGGGTACAACCGTATTAACGTAGCGCTTTTTGAGGCCATACCTCAGGAGAGCCTCAACAAAGTTCTCGGTCCAGGATGGTCTGTCTACTGGCACTTTGCTTCTCCGAGTTCTTACGAAGAAGCTGCGACCTTACGGAGTTGTCAGGGTAACGTCAGCACCTGAGGCTCCCAAAGTGTAGAGTAGGGCGGTATCGTAGGGGTCATAGACTCCACAAACGAGTCCGTCTGTCGCCAGGGCAGGCATCACAGCAGCGTTGCTGGCTACAGTGTCGATATCCTCTCCAGCCAGGATGTCATCTACGACAGACTGCAGCTGCGCATCGGACAAAGTCGCTCCATCCCATCCGAGAGCAATTCGGACTGTTCCACTGGTGTAGGCATACCCGGTGCTCTTGGTCCGACCAAGGTAATAGACTCCGGAAAGGTCCCCGCCGTGGGCACCGCTAGTGTCCTGATCCGGAGAGCCTGCCAGTGGCGTTCCTGTCTCATCCCATGCGTGTGCCGTCTGCGTAAGAGTTCCGCTCGCGTTGTCTACAGTGGCAGCGATGAACCGATCAGCCGCCGTGGTGGACAGTGCTCCGGCTATGTCGGTCTGCAGTACACCACTGTTGACCGTCTGGGTTCGGTAATCACCCGAGGTGTACAGCATTCCCCATCGAGGGTCAGTACCTGCCCCGAAGAGGAATCCCTGCGGTACAGCCGGGGTGGATGTCTGTCGAGTCAGCGCCAGCGCACTCCCGTAGTCAGAGTCAGACAGGAGGATCTCGATGTAGTCTGCGTCGGTGCAGGCATCGAAGCCCGAACGTCGCGCAGTTGCAGGCGCGCCATGTACCGTGGCAGTCAGAAGACCGTACACCTTCGGCTCACCCACAACGTCTGTGTCGGCGAATCCCGTATCGACAGAGAGGTACTCGTTGGTAAGGCGCGACTTATAGTAGTCGTTCTCGTCCTTGGGCAGCTCACCTGTTGCATCCGTGAGAGTCTTACCTCCGTTGTAGCGTGCGACGAGAGCCGGTACCACGGGTGCAGTGACGTGAGCACGCACCGACTCCCCTGCCCCGGATTCGGTGAAGAGGATGGTCGTGTCCAGCGGGTCGTAGGCACCGCAGATGATGCCGTCGGAGGCCAGGTCTGCACCCGGTGCATTGGCGGAGGGTTCTCCGCCTGCAATGGATGCGTCGATGACTGCCTGCAGCTCCGAGAAAGTCTTCCCTGCACCACCGTCCCATCCGTAGACTTCCAGCACTTCGGCGTACTGGAGAGGCACACCACCGCCAGGCCGACCGCCGAGGAAGTAGGGCTGCGCCGTAAGCGTGACGGGCACAGAGCGGGTACTTGTGCCAGTGACCCCCAGCTGTGCACCGACATCATCCCAGCACGATAGCTCGGTGTCGGTGCCGTCGTGGAAGCCGCCGATCCACTGGAGGTCATTGGCAGTGACCGGTTGTGAAATCAGTACACGTGCGGCTACATCCTCGGTGGTCGCAGCGTTGTAAGTCCGAAGGTTGGGTTCCAAGTTCGACAGCAAGCCTTGCCAGCCTGCCCCGAGAGGAGCCGTGGCATCAAAGCCAAACACGAACTGGGTGCTGGGGCTCGTCACAGACGGATCGCCTTCCAGGTAGACGAGGAAGCTGTGAGCCTCTTCGGAGGTGAGGTTGAATCCGATGTACTGACTGCCAGAGCTATCGAATGTAAACCCGTTCCGGCGCAACCCACCACGTGCGATTGGTGTGCCGTTGTTCTCTACTACGGCGGTCTTCAGGCCATACATGTACTCCGGACCAATCGCATCCCCTGACCCGAATCCATCGTCCAAAGTCAGGTATTCGCCGGTGAGGCGCGACTGGTAGTAGCCGTCATCATCCTTGAACAGCTCCCCGATGGAGTCATTCAGAGTCTTCCCTCCGATGTAGCGGGCGGCGACTGCGGGGAGTGCCGGAGCCGTGTTGTGGAGTCGGACAGACTCGCCTGCACCAGCTTCGGTGAAGAGGACCGTAGGGTTATCGGGGTCGTAGGCACCGCAGACGATACCGTCCGTGGCCAACGTGACACCGTAGGTGGTCCTGATGTCATCGATGTCCGCACCGGCCTGCATTGCCGCTACGATGGCGTCAAGGTCAGCTTCGGACATGACCGTCCCGTCCCAACCCATGGCCCAGAAGATGCCGCTATCCCAGGCATATGCGTTGTTGAATTGCCGACCCAAGTAGAGGGGACCGGAAATGTCGACAGCTACCGTTCCGGTGTGAGACCCTGTGCCCAATGGGGCACCGGAGCTATCCCACACCTTCGACAGCATGTCTCCCGTGCTACCATCCAAGGTACCGCCGAAGAAGTTCTGCCCAGGCGGGACAATTCCTGCTGTATCAGCAAATTCGGTGACGCCTCCGTCGGTGGTGCGCATCCGCAGTGTGGCGATGCCTCCTGGACCAGTCGATAACTGGACTCGCGGGTCAGCCGTTGTTGAATCGAAGATGGCGTCATAGGTGTTCGTTGCACGGTTGGCCGAGACGAGGAAGGAGATGTCGCTCGTATCGAGAGTCACGAGCGCGTAGTTGAGGTCGTCATTGTTGTCGAAGCCCGAGCGGCGCTGGGTGGCCGGGTTTCCTATCACCTGTGCAGTGAGTAGACCGTAGAGCTTGGGTTCACCGACGACATCGCCAATGTCGAACCCATCGTCTACCGTGAGGTAGGACAACCCATTCCGCGTAAGATAGTAACCGTCTGCGTCCTTCGGAAGCTCGCCTACGCTATCTTCGAGCGTCTTCCCGCCGACGTAACGCGCAGCCTTGGCCGGTAGAACCAGAGGCTTAATCAAATCGGTGTCCCAACCCAGTCGGGCAGCGTGACCCTTGACCACGGCAATCATGTCATCGTCAGATATGGCGCTGTCGTGCATAGTAACACGGTGCACGCCTGAAAAGCTGTTCCACGACCCTACGCTTGTTCCATACCTTCCGCCGACTGCCACTCCAGTAACGTCAATCGACGCAGAGAAGGTATCGGAGGCTACCACCTGTGTGGACCGTACCAACCCGCCTCCCGCGTCCTGGTCATACCAGCAGTCGACAACAACATCCCCACCAGCTGTACGTCGAAACACCAGGATCGCATGAGCAGCATCACCGTTGCCCGAGGTACGGGCACCATGAGGTATGGTTGCAACCGTAGTACCAGAATCGTCAAGGATGGCCATTGTACCAACAGACGGCCCCTGCTGGATCTGAAGTCCCCACGTGGCGATGGCCGCTACGTTCATGCTGAAATACGAACGGCCCGTCGAGCTGTACGACCTGATCGGGATCGAGCACGTAACGGTGAAGTCTTCGATGGTTGTAGTGATCGCACGCTCCAGGTAAGTCCCTCCACCGGTACCTGGAAGGAATACGTTGCGACCCAGCATCTCGACAGTACGTTGGCCTACGGTGCTACCGTGAGTCAGGTCCCACTCATTTGGACCATAATCATAGCAACCCGTCAGGGTGGTACCGGTATAGGTAGCACCGCGCAAGCAATCCCAATCACCGATTAGACCATCGATATCCTGTGGCTGGGTGTATGTTTCTCCTGATGTGCCCGGGCGAGCAACCACTGGCTTCGACCCAGCCCCTGATAGACTGAAAAGTTTCTCGGTTGCGATGCGGGAGTAAGCGCCCGGTGTTATACCATCCGACCAAGCCCCGCCATACGTCCCGGCTAGGGTATCTACATCCATCCCGGCACGAATGGATGCCTCCATTGTTGAAAGCGTCGCAGAATCATAATGGTCACCGTCGAAGCCACCCCATACATTGATGGTCCCATTGACGAAATCACCGCCTCCGCGGCCACGGCCAATAGTGTACTCACCCGCCAGGCTGGTGACGGTACCGGCGAAGTTGTCGGTATCTGGGGTGTTAACTTCCGTGCCCGTGTCATCCCACGCGGCTAGGGATACATCACCATCAGAGTCGGCACCACCTCCAGCGGTGAACGTCACACCAGATGCGAATGCGCTGGCACCCGTGATGGTGGCAGTAGCACGTACCACGGTGTTATCGAAAATGCGGTTACTAATCTCGTTCGGCCCGACTACCTGAATACCCCACCGGTAATCGGATGCATCGATCCCGAAGACCGGGTTTTCTAGCGTCGGAGACCCAGTCATCGTGGCTTGCGCAATGAAGCTGTGAGCGTCTTCTGAAAGGGTGACCTGCAAATAATTAGTGAAGTCTAGTTGGTCTAGACCTTGTCGCCTTTGGGAGGCAGGTGCGCCGCTTCCGATCCGAATAGAACCATCACTACGACCGATGGCACCCAAATACGGTTCGTGGTCCCCAACCGTATCGGTATCTTCCCAACCGTTTTCAACCTGAAGTCTTTCACCGGTATAGGGGTCGAGAATATAGTTATCGGAATCTACGGGTAGAGGACCATAACGGTCATCTAGGTCCTGACCACCCTGATGCTCGACTGCCAGGGCGGCTGAGGGACCACCCCTCTTTCGAGATAGGGCAAAGGCTACAACCTTGCGGATGAGAGGGCTGTTCTTCATCCACCCGAACATCTTTGTTAGGCTGTTTTTGCGTCGGGTAGTCATTGTCAGGTCACTTCACGGTGACGCAGACAGTAGTGGCCGCAGAAGCCGAAAGCCATATTTCGGTGACTCCCTCACATACAAAGTAATGAGGGAGCTGGCTTAGGGGGGCCTTATCAGTGCCAGCGGAGGTAGGGGTGGACCCACGTCGAAGGTCAACGTACACGACGATGGCGGAATCCACGGAGGCGCTGCTGATATGAACGAATTCCTGACCTACCAGCGGGTTCCCAGAGGAATATTCCAGCCTCTGGGGAGTGGTGGTGAGATTCAGGTCAGTCTGCTCCGCAGCCTGGATAGTGAAGGCCATGATTGCTCCTTCCCCGGTGGGGTTTCAAGAGCAATCTGCCCACCTGATCAGGCCGCTTCAGCGAACTCTGCAACCTCATAGAGGAAGAGGGTGTTGGCTAGAAGCTTGCGATTATACGATGTGCTCTGAATGAACACGAAGTACTGGTCTAGGAAATCACCCGCCTTGGAGGGGGACAGGGTATAGTCCTTGTCCTTGGGCAGCCCAATGAGCTTTCGGGCTGCATCTCCCGTCCAGAGGTCACCACTGGTCTTGTCTACAAGAACCACATTCTTGTAGGACTGAACCTTGACTGACTTGCCCTTGCCCTTCGGTCCACCGCGTCCGAATTCGTAGTATCCAGACCCCTTCTGGAACGACCCTTCGCCGACGTTGGCTACCACCATCTTCTGGATGTCAGTGTCCTTTTCCACTTCGAGGATTTGGAACCGCCCGGGAGGAACCGGCTCCAAGGATACATCCCCGTATGCTTCGAGGTCGGCTTCCGAAACGGTGGTGGCCACCCTCCGGGTGCGGGTGCTGGTGGACCGTGTCGACCCACCCCCTCCACCGAGGCTCATCTTGGTGACCGTTGGACGCTCCATCCCGGTCAATTCGGCGACGGTGTCAGCCAGGCCAGAGGTCATCTTCTTGGTGGTCACCAGGGACTCGACGTATTGGTTGACCAGGTCGGGAGCCTTGTCGGTCTGAGTGTATGTGAGGAGCTTGAGGGTGGCGACGATCTCGGGGAAGTCATCGAGGGTCAGATACTTCCCAGAGGTGGCTTCGGCCATTCCCCTCCAAAAGAAGGCCGACCCCCTGCGATAACGGGCGAGTGCATGAACCGAGAACACCTTGACACCGAAGTTGTTATGCAGGAGTTTGGCCTCGTTCTTCCAGTCAAGGCGACGAGGGTTGATGACTTGGCCACATTCCTTTGTACCCCACCTGCTCTCCGGGTGACAGTGAGCGTCTCCGATCATGACTAGGGCCTTGGTGGCGTCGGCCCGCCAATTGAGTGACCGAGCCAGCCAGAGGACATGCTCGTATGCTTCCTCGGCGGAATACCCGCAGGTGGAACCGGTGCTCTTGACAAAGGACACGATCTTCTTCTGATCCGAGGTCAACTCAATGTGCTTGGACAGATAGGACGACATGGCATCGCAGTAGTCGCCGTGGGCGATAATGGATACCCGAAGGTCCGGTACGGACTCGAAGAGTTCATTGACTGTGTCCTCCACCTGGCGGCGTACTTGCTGCATGATGGAGTTCATAGAACCAGTCGTATCAAAGGAAATGGCGATATCAGTAGCCATGGGGGTCACCTCTCTTGTGGTGCCGCCGTTTTATAATATCAGCCCTTTCCTTTTGGTCTCTCTACTAATCGAAGAGGCTCCATGTCGGTGTCGGGAACAAAGGGGACGAAATACCTGGGTGCGGGCCTGCCATCTGACATGACAGTGTTGACATACAAGCCCGCACTGGACACTTCATCGACCTTGGCATTGACACTTCCGTTTCCCCATGTGACTATATCTCCTACTCGGAACTTCTTGGCCATCTTCTTCCGTTGTGCTCGTAGTCCCATGTTCTATCTCTCCTAATTCTTGCTCTTGAGCCACTCGACCCATCTGGTAACAGTCTTGTGGACGATTTCCTTTCTTTTGTCCAGGTCGGGCGTCTGAAGGGCGATGAGTTCCGTGTGAGACTCTCCGTCAGTACACTTCTTGAGCCCACCATGAATGAAGAAGTCGTATGCCTTGTGGTATCCAAGGGTAGTCACACGAACGCCATCATCCAAACGAATGAATGGTTCCATAGGGCAATAGAAAATGATGTCATAGAGGGCCATATGTTTGACGGCCACATCAAGGATGCCAGTATGCAACTCGTTGGGACAGTGCATGGCGATATATGCCGCGACGTCCAGAGTGGTTCGATCCGTAACCATGAATGGATGGTTTTCTTCCCAAGCAACCTTCTCTAGCATGAGCACTTGCTGGAACTTGGCCCTCATGGTGGTGTCACCAAGCGTACACCCCTCCATACTCTTCCGGGCTGCTTTGTTGGCGTCCCGGGTCCTGTTCAGGGTTTGGTTGTACACCAGCAGGGAAGCCATATCTACGTCATATGGAGAGTTGAACCCCATCATTTTCGAGACACTTCGAGACCCGATAGGGTTGAACTTCATGTCAGGAGCCATGACCTCATACACGTACTTGGCCAGGGTGGTCTTGCCGGTGCCGGAGGCTCCAGCAAAGGCGATCCTCAGGGGCTGTCTACTCATGACTTTCTCCTTCTTTCCTTTTGCAAAATAGCCTCCATTAGTGCAGGAGGAAAGTTGTTTTTCTCGGCAAACCCCCTCCACGGGTACAGCCTGCTATCAGATGTGATGTCGTCCCATGTCAAGACGTTGGAGATAGAGACCTTCAACTCATCGTCGGGTTCTTCCTCATCTTCCCCATCGTCCCCGTCAAGGAGGGACAGTTCTCCGCCTTCGGCCTCGAACAGGGATTTTGCCAATTCTGCTTGAATCTCGACCTTCATGGCTTCTGCCTGCCTCTTTCGAAGGTCAAGGCCAGCCTCAATGCCTTTGCTGGCCCCGACATCAAGCTTCATGGTGTCGACATCATACCAGTCAGTATTGACCTTGATATACACCTTCCCGAAGTGTTTGGCATACATCTTTTCTGGTTCGTCTGGGTCCCTTCTGAGTTGGAGATTTGGGTCGGGGTCGTTGAGAGTTGGTCCCTCAAGTAGGGAAGTGAATAGGGACATGGTTATTACCATAACGTCACTGATGTCGTCCATCATCAAGGCACATGGGTACCCGACTGACCAAATGAGACCGTGGGCTGCCCGGGTAATGGTATATCCGTGATTGAAGATATATGATTCAGTGCCCTCATATACTGCGCGTTCCCATCTTTCTCGCCATACCGTAGTCATGGCTCCTCCTTCTTGATCACAATGAACCCATAAGGGAGCTTCTCCGGGAGTCTGGCCGTGGATTCCTCTGAACCGAGCCGAGCAAACTCAAGCTTCCACTTCTTCGAATGCCTCTTCAGCCAGTATTCACACCGAAGTGCAGGAATCTTGCCTCCTTCCACCTCGGCGCACCACAACAACCTGACCGGACGTTGCCCCCGGAGAGCCCTGGCCCCTCCCTTGATTTCCCCGTTGTGTTGCCGGAGTCTCCTTGCCATGAGAACAGTTACTCCGACATACACGTACCCCGTCTTTTCGGATTGGACCATATAGAGGAACCAGGGCTTATCACCCATTCAAGATTCTCGAACAATAGAGATCAACACCCTAGCCGGTAGCACTGTAGAGATGACCATCAAGTGTTGCTTGTCGCTGAACTCTCCAATCTTCAACCATTCCGCCATCCACTCCGGATAGGGGTGTGGGATTTTGCCCCTCAGAACGATGTCCTCAACCACGCTGGTCATATCAGCCCGCACATCCTCCGGGATGTCTTCGAACAGCAACGACATTTTGTGGATTTTCATCCGAGCCTCCAGCTTGGTCCCTTCTTGACCACGCATCCGATGTTATGGGCCATGACCAGGGCCTCCAGCACCTCGCCGTGAGGGTACCCGGTATCCCCGGAGATCTCCTTGGCGTAGACCCCCTTGCCCTTGGCAAGTTCAAGCCTGTCTAGGGAGTTGATGACGGTTTCGAGAAGAGAATCCTCGGTTGCTGTGTTGGGCTTGGGCTCCGCATCCGGGTTGGGCCTTACCACATGACCTTTGGGGTGAACAATAGGGACCACAATTCTCTTGAGCTTCTCGTTCTTCTTGTCTTTGTACACACGGATCACTCTGGAAGCCATGGCGGTCTTGCAACCGATGACCATCCTCACCTGAAAGGGGGTCATCTTGGCTTCGTCGATGGCTCCGGCCTCGATGGCCTTGACGAGTTGGTCGACCCCCTTCTGGAGCTTCTGGCCCCAGAAGTCATCGATACGCTTATTGGACGTCTTGTACCCTGGTGTGACGTTCACTTGGTCACTTCCTTGAACCATTCATCGTGGAGGCGTCGACCCTCCACTGAGTTCTGGGTGATCGCCTGGCTGAGGGCCTTCCGGCGGGCCTCCTGTTGACCGAACTTCCGGGCGACATCGTAGACATCCCAGAGCACGGTAGCCACGTCGTAGTCGGTGGTCCCGGGGTCCTCGCTGAGGACCCTGATGGCCTTTGCCAGCTTGTTCAGGGGGTGACCCTTGACTTCACGCATTGAAGAGGGACCACCGAGGATGCGGCCAATGTTCTCCTCCAGCCAGGGGAAGGAGAGGGGGTCTTCACTCACTTGTGCCTCCTAGGTACACAACCATTTTAACATGGCATCCTAGGAAGCACAAGTCGCAATCACCATCACTCGGTCGGATTCTCTTCAGGAAGAGGCTTCCCAAGCTCGGCGATGAGCTTCAAGATCTCCCGGCCTTGACTATGACTCGCGATAGCCACAGCCCCAGTGGATAGACCCGTCAACAACACCTCGGCGCTGAAAGCATCGGCACCCTGCCATACAGCCAATGCAGACTGAAGACCAGTAGCCAGGACCATAGCCACAAGGGGTAGGATATGACGCATACGAGGGTACTTGGAAAGGTCTATAACCTTTCCGGCGCCAAGAGTGAGTACCCAGGTAAGGGCAGCAACAAGAACACTATACAAATCGAATTCCATTTGGGATCCTCCCAGAAGGACCTGCTTGACAGGTATATCATGCCGTGTTATAATACTTGTGTCAAGGAGGCAACCTGATGACTAACATCAATCCGATCGTGAAGAAGCTCAAGAAGATGATGGCCCTGGCCGACGACCAGGCTGGTACCCCCGAGGGGGAACTCGCCGCCAAGCTCGCCGCCAAGATGATGCGGGAGCATGCCATCTCCATGTCGGAGATCAATGATGTGAGCCTCGAAGCCGACCCTCTCGTTGAGGACCGCCTGGATGTTGGTCGCGTCACTTGGCGTATGAAGCTGGTGTGGGCTCTGGCCAACCACTGCAACGTCAAGGCCCTCCGTATGAAGGTCAAGACCCCCGGCAAGGGCTCCAACAAGGCCGTCGCCCGGCTCTTTGGTCACAAGACCGATATTGAAATTCTGCACTACCTCTACGATATCTGCGAACGTCAGATCCAGCAGGCCCTCAAGAAGTGGAAGAAGGAGCGGACTGCTCGTGGCCTTCGCAACCTCTATGGTGACTGTCAGTCCTACCGTGAGTCTGCGGTGTGGGGCCTGTCGGTCAAGCTTCAAGAGATTCGTGACGCCGGCAAGGCCGAGGACCCCCAGGGCACTGCGTTGGTGCTGTCTCGGGCCCAGAAGTCCGACGAGTTCATGTTGGCTCGTTGCCCCAAGATCGGAAAGTACAAGGGTGGGTCCAAGAGTGACTTCAACCGGGATGGCTACAAGGCCGGTCTGGATATCAAGCTCCACAAGGGTGTGGAGGGGCCCAAGAAGGACGAAATCAAGGAAACGAAGAGAATCGAGGGAGGTGTGCGATGAATTTCGATTCCACTGACATGAGTACCTGGACTGATGACTTCTTTCTAGAGTATTGTTCGAATCATAGTGAGGCTCCGAGGGCTACGTTTCCTGGGTCCACTTTGGCCAGGCTCTATCGCCTGGCCGGGCGCGACGCCGAGAAGGTGTGTGATGGATTCTACAGGGTGTCCTCCGACAGGATCAAGGCCCTGGTGCAACGTGCCCGGGATATGAAGAGGGCTGCTTTGGAGGAGGCAGAACCGCCCAAGTCGTGGATTGTCACCGACGACCTTTCTGTGGATGCGTCGAAGTATATGTATATGGGGTCCAAGGTGTGGGTCCTGGCCAGCCTCGATGACGAGGGGGTGGTGAAGGCCATCGATGAAGCTCGACGCCACATTCGCCGCCAAGAGGCTGGGAGGAACGTGTACTTCGCATCCTTCCGTGTCCCAGGTGGAGAAGAACCCCTTGAGATTGAGGTCGAACCTGGAGCTTCCGCAGTCGCTCCCGATTGTACCAAGGGAAACTTCTACAAGTTCAACTTCCATGGCCCCCTGGAGGACCTTGCAAAGCTTGTTCATGAGCTTTGCGACCATGAGTGCCCGGACATTCTGGGTATGGATTGGGCTGGTCTGGGGAGCGGTGGGTCATTGACTACCGAGCTGGACGTGGAGGAGTAAGGAAGTGGGACCTGAAGAGAGTGGAGAAATGGCTTCTTTCAATCCTGATATTCGTAACCGTGTTCTATCTGCCGTGCTCGAAGAGTCTGGTGGTACAACTGTTGTCGCCCGCAAGGCAGAGTGTTCTACTCCTACTGCCCTCAAACATCTTGAGGCTTTGGTAGAGGAAGGCAAGATCGCCAGGTGGCAAGGCAACTTGGGCACTGTGTATGGCAAGCAAGAGACGAAGGGGGTTCCAAAGCCACCAGACTCTCTACTTCTTCAGGGTGTTTTTGAAGGGAGACGTATTCGCCTTCGGGTCCACGTTCTAGACGTCAGCAAGACCAATCGCAAGCTCAAGGTCGAGTCTCGCACACGGGGTGAACTGAGTCTTGAGTGGAACGATGAGAAGCATGGGTGGGTTCAACCCGACAGTGGGTTGATTGCCCGCCCGGGATAGAGGTCAAACCTTCTTGAGGTCTGCCTTGTAGCCGGGAAAATCGACCTTCTTACTAGGAGGGATTGCCCGGATGAGGCGGGTCAGCACCTCAAGACTGGCGTTTGTCCTTTCTGCCGCGGCCACTACCTTGATGGATGGTTTGCGGCAGCAAATTTGGTAGGCAGCCGTAACCGACCGACCCTTTTCTGGGTCCTCAATCCATTTCTGAAGCGTTGAGCACTTCTTCTTGAATTGCTGCAACGCTTCAGTGCTATCTGGTCCTGTGAACCGTGCTGCGGCCTTAACCCGAAGGGAAGTGAAGTCCCGGCGCTTTGAGAAACCACCAAGGAATTTGTACATACCGCTCTCGAAATCGGGGCGGAAGTCCTCCTTCAGGTCGGACAGAATCTCGTCGAGAGCGGCCAGAGGGTCGAACTTTTTGGAGTGGTCAGGCAGAACTCGGATGTGAGATGCCCGGATAGCGGCTACCTTTTTGGGGTGGATAGTCACCGAATACTTGGACCAACGGATACGATTGACAAGTTCCGCCGGAGTGAGACTTTCGAGCTTCCACCTCCCATCCACCAGACGACCGTCACCTACCTTCACCTCGGGGAGTTCGCCCAAGATAGCTGGGATATCGCACACCACGACGTGGACGAGCTGGGGCTTAGGGCCAAGCTTCCTGAGGTTCCGGATTCCGGATACCACCAGGGTCTTCTCTCTTTTCATTCCGGAACGCTGGGCCTTGATGAACTCTCGTACGTCAGACACGGAGGTGTCGTCATTGACGAGCATGGCATTCAGGCGGTGATCCGCCATTGCCATGACGATAGCCATAGCGGGGCTGATGAACGCCAGACCTAGAATACGCCTCTTGGGCATTTCAGACATAGAAAACCTCACAGTAACGGATAACAACGATTTAAACGCTGTCAACGGAGGTTGTATGTCCCAGTTGGATAACCTGACCCACACCAGTAGGCCCCGCAAGCTGCGCGAGTTCGCAGGCAATGAGGCGACCATTGATATGGTCCGGGGCATCGTGGAGCGGGGTGTTGATAAGATGCCGCATGCCTGGCTGCTGGAGGGTCCAACAGGGTGTGGCAAGACGTCCATGGCTCGTTGGATCTCGATGCGAGTCAATTGCAAGTCCCCTGATGGTATCGATCCTTGTGGGGAGTGTGAATCATGCCTTGGGATGCTACAGGACCCCCCGGATCACCCCTCTCACCTAGAGGTTAATGCCTCAAATCATCGGAAGCTTGATAATATGCGGAGTCTGATCCGCAAATCGAAGTATGCCCCCATGAGAGGTCACAAAAGGGTGTTTCTTCTTGACGAGCCCCAGGGCATCATCAAGGAGGGACAGGAAGCTTTGCTGATTCCCATTGAGAATCCTCCGCCCAACACTATATGGATCTTCTGCACCACGGACCCGGGTAAGCTTAAGAAGGCGATTGTTGGTCGATGTTCAGCCGGTCACCTCACGTTCCGCAGAGTAGAGGCCGAGACCCTGGCCAAAAGGTTGTATGCCATATGCAAAAGGGAAAGGGTTAAGGTCCCTAAGAAGGTCCTGATTCGCATCGCCGAGATTTCCGATGGTCATCCGCGCAATGCCATTGGCATGCTGGACAAGGTGATGGCTTTGGTGACCAGCAAGGGCTCTTTGTCCTCTGATGACATCGAGAACATGATGTTGGGCATCATGGATTCCAACGAGGCGGCGAATCCCTATCAGGCTTCCATGAAGTACACCGAGGCCATTATCCGGGGCAATCTTGAGGGTGCGTATGCCGCGGCATATGCAGTGGACGTCCCAGCCTCCATCTTCTTGGGGTTTGTAGTCCGCCACTGGTCCCACTGGGTAGTGTCGTTGCACGCACCCGACCTGGTGCCGAAGTCCCATGCTTGGTGGACCAAGAAGGTTAAGAACGTTCGGTGCAACACGACGCATGTGGGCCACACTGGCATGCTTTTGGATGCTACTCTACAGCGAGCCAAGGACTTCACGGGGGATAGCACTTTGGAGTTGGTGTCCTTCGCTTCCTATGCTGTCAATCGCCTGCATGGGGAGTAGTGGTGTCTTTCACTTGTGCGAAGACAGGTACCGATTGTTGCAACCCCCGAGGTTGTTCAGCCGGCGGGTGTTGCTTGATGGATGTTGTACCCTCGGTCGCGTTCGATGCAGAACTTCAGGAACCGCCCCTGGAAGTGGCCGAGACACTGTCTGAAATTATTAGGGATGTTCTGGAGCCTGCCGGTCCGGAGAGCTTTCCGGGTGAAGACTTTCCCTCTGATGGCCCGCTGCCCACTGACTACAAGGACTGAACCTTGCAAATTCGTCTGAAGAGCTTGAAGGTTCGCCATGGGCTCACTTGGAAGGAGCTGTTCCTGCGGTTGGAGAACCGAGGTCTTGTCCTGGTTCAGGGAAAGAATGGAACCGGGAAGTCCAACATCCCCGAGCTTCTATCGCTGATTTTCTACAATCAGAGTGAGAAATCCGGGAAGAACAACGACGTCATTTCTAGGACCGTCGGCAAAGACTTCATGGGTATGGTGGAGCTTGAGCGCCAGGAGGGCGACGAGTGGGTCCCATATGTGGTTATGTGCTGCCGAAAGGTGCCAGGGGAGCCTACGGGCATTCGAATCTGGAGGGGGGAAGAAGAGGAGCCCATCACGCCGGTTAAGAAGCCGGTGCAGGCCCAGAAAATGGCATCCGACCTTTTGGGTATGTCCTATGCCGAGTTCCGGGCTGTGGTGTCTTTGGGGTCGGAGTCAATTCACCCTCTCATTGATGGGACGGATGCCAGCCGGACTGATTACGTATCCCAAACTTTTGACCTTGAGTATGGGGAGTATCACGATGCGGCCCAAAAGAGGCTCAAGGCTATTCGGGGTTTGATGGAGGAACACAAAGAAAATGAAGTTCGGTTGAAGCTTCTTCGTGAAGACCTCCGCAATCTCAAGCCAGTCGATTACTCCGAGTTGAAGAGGAAGAAATCCGCCAGAGATGCCGTCAGGAAAAAGGTTGACAAAGCTGACCGTTTGGTCGTCAATTTGGTTAAACTCTTGGCCGAGCAGAGGACCAGGCAGAACATTCAAATGACTCTAGCGCAGGGAAAGGAGAAGGAGTCCCTTGAGGTTCTTCGGGCTCGTCAAACCAAGATTCGGGATAAGATGGACCAAATCGATGACAAGCTTGACATCCATGACTCCTATTATGCCCACAAAAAACGCCATGAGAAAGCGGTTGTTGACCTGAAAGAAGCATTGTCAGAGGTTAGTAGCCATGACGAAAAGAAATGCCGGGCAAGGGTCAAGGTCACTCGGAAAAATCTCGCCGAGGTTGAAGCAGAGATTTCTTTGATGGAACGGCTTGAGGGGCAGGACACATGCCCCACTTGCGAACAGGGATTGGACCATATCCACCAGGGGAATTACGAATCCAGACTGGCTATTCTTACGAAGCGCTCTCGGATATATCAGAAGAAGATTGAGACCTTGGAAGACATCCTTGAGGTCTTTGATGAAGCCAGAGGGCTTCGTGAGGTGGTTCGGGAGGCCAAGGCTGCCCTTCCTTCAAGACCACCGGGGGTTCTAGAGAGACTAGAGAGAGAAAAGGATGTCCTGTATGAGAAGGACACTGCTCTCCACAATCGGATTGTGCGGGCCAAGAAGAATGCCGAACAAGAAAAGAAACTCCAAGGGCTGGCCAAGGGTGACCCACGCAAAACCCAAGTAGAACTGAAGCAGTGGAAGGCCCGCTTGGAGAAATGCAGACGGAAGGAGCGAGTGCTGACTGAGGAGGTAGAAAAGGTCAGGGCTCACATCCAGAAGGAAGCCCGTATTAAGGAATCCATTGAACGTGTTGAAGGCTTGGTGGAGAAGGGTAAGCCCATAGCCGAAGAACTGGAAATCTTCGAGGGCTTGGTATCTGCTTTCGGTCGACAAGGTCTTCGCCGGGACCGGGTACGAGAGATTCTGGCATTGATTGCCGAGCACCTCGACCATTATGCCAATACTCTTCTACCTCGGTATACTTTCAGCCTAGTGGACAACGAGAAGAAGACGGCGTTCATGTGCCACGACAAGGTGGAAGGTGTTAACAGTGATGTCCGGGTGTTGAGTAAGGGTGAGAAAAAGCGGCTGTCTATTGCTCTTCTTCTCACTGAGCGGGACATTCGGCGGGTTAAGACCAACCTCCTGTTCCTTGATGAATTCGATGGTGGTCTCGACCGTCCAGAGGAGCTGGTTGAGGTCCTGGCCGATCTTAAGAGTGAATACGAGACCATCTTCGCCATCACCCACACTCCGGCTATCAAGTCGTTTGAGGGTTTTGACCGCGAGTATACCGTCAGCAGACCTGAAGTCTTCAGCCAAATCAAGAGGAGGAAGAGATGAGAATTCCCGATTGGGCATACGAACTCCCTCGGGGTCTTGTGTTCTCCCATGGTCAACATGTGATTCACATGTGTACAGAGCACCCTACTCGTGGTATTGTGCACCTCCCTTGGGATAGGGCTGTCACTGAGGATCCTCTCTACTTCCCGCTCGGTGAGGACTATTCGTACAAAACACCGGCTGACACCTTGGTCATGGACCTCTCTACCTGGGAGGGGTATGGTATCGCCCTGAGGTGGATTCTCCATTCTTGGTGGACCCCGCCCGTGGACCTCCGGGATGAATGGTCCCGGTTGGTGAAGGTTCATATTGAGGCAACTTTCACCGAGGATGATTGTATGTCTCTGGCTAAGATGGTAGCCATGGTCCATAGAGGGGAGTTCGTCATGGTCCCCTTCGACCAAATGGAGTTGTACCGGCTTCAAGCCAAGGCCACAGGGGTGCCACTGGCTGACCACCTGTCGTGGTTGGTTGAAACCGGGGTAATCCAGAAACCTGACTGGTTCGTCATGGTCAACAGCGGGCCGATGCACTGAGGTACAAATGAACAAGCAATTGCAAGACGAACTTCTGGATCGGCTCGTCAAAACCCCTTGGAATGACATAACCGTGTATGTCGACGCCCCTGGTCCTGATGACCAGGTGTTGGTATGTGGGTGGAATGACGAAGTTGAATCGGTGTTCTGGCTGGTCCGTACTGTTAGTGAAGAGGCGGGGGTCCGGTACGTCCTTCAATACCAGAACACAAACAGGCCCATGACTCCGATCGCAGAGATGACGGAGACTTTGGTGGCTGCCCTCTATCACAAAGTGGTCAAGTCCGCTACAACACCGGGCATCGAGGATGAAGATGAGGGTTACGTTCCAGACGTAACCATTCACCCGCTGAACGGTCACTTTCTCGTTGCCTGTGACCACGCGTGGGTATTGGGTGCCTACTCCACCGAGGAGGCAGCCAGTCTGGCTGTTGATGTAGACCCAAAAACGCTCCGGGACCTATGGGAGTCCAAGCTCAAGTCCATGGGGCCGGACAATGCAATCCTGACCCTGGAAGACGTGCAGGGGGCGCTGAAGTGAAACATTCTTACCCAGAGCCCATTATTCGGAAGTGCAGACCCACTTGGCGTGCGACTCGGGCTCACAACTATGTTCCTCCTGAGATTGAGGTATGGATAAACCCCAGCCTACCTGATATGCTTCGAGAGTGTGAGGTTATCCGGTGGGTTCTGTATGCTGACCGTGGGTTCCTGGCCGGCGATGCTTCTCAATTCATGCATGCTGATGCTGGAGACCTTTTCACAGACCAGCAATATTTTCCGATTGCTACTGGTTGGGTTATGAAAAGGGGCACAGATAATGTGCCCGTTTGGCGGGTAGTGGATTGTGCTCTGACCCATGATGGCAATCGACGTTGCGATTTCGTCGAAGCCACGGACCCATGGAACGATTTTGTCCGCGGGGTCGAACTGGATAGGGCCATAGACCACGAGTTTCTCTAGTAGGGCCAGTCACCGTCGGGGCCACGGTCCAGCCACTTGGTTCCGAACCCACATGGTGTGCCCATCAGGTGACCAGGCTTCTCGGTGTGTCCGCTGATCACGTACATGCCTGGGACTTCCTCATCCCTCTTCTTTCGTAGACCCCTGGCATGCCCATATTCGTGGGCGGGGCTGCACATACTGATTTCGTTGAAGTTGGTGTACACATCAATGGACCGGACCATGCCGTTGGCATCCACATTGGTGTACGTAGCTCCAGGGACCCTTTTGAGCCCCTCCATGGGGCAAGGGATAACGTCCCCATCTCGGGTCCTGCGGAGAGAATTGCAGGACCTGAAGGTGATGGTGCCAGTAGGAGATGGCCCGTGAACGTAGTCACAGGTGACTACGTCGAGGTCAGGCCATATCGGCCAGGAAAGGTCCTCCTCGAAGAGGATTTTGGCCTCTTGCAATAGTCCGAGTTCCTTGTAGTCATGACAAGCGTTCTGATGGTCGGGAATCCAATCACCTTGAAAGGCTGGCGGTTTGGGCTTTCTGAAGATGTCGGTGGTTTCATTCAAAATGATGAGGACCACCGACCCCACGAACATCCCGATACCCAGGGCTGCTCCGAGACCGAGCTTGTTGTCCGGGCCCCAACTCCAGTCAAGAATGTGCATTTGACCACTCCTTGAGGTATTCTTTCATCTCGTCTATATCGAAGTCTCCGTTTATGATGACCGAATGTCCGGTGAGGTCATGAACGAAGATGTGGGTATCAGTCAACGGCACATAGTGGTAGTCCCAATCGTCTGGGGCCCACTCTATCTTATCCTGTAGTGCAGGATTGTTTGCCATGTCCGAATCCTACCGCATCAGTCGGATTCAGGTTTGGGCTTGCGCTTCTTCTTGCGCCTCCGTACCTTCTTATCAGCGCTCTTGGTATCACCCTCGGCGTCGGCACTCTTCTTCTTGAACAATAGAGCGCTAACTTCTCTATTGAGGGCAGGGATGACGTTGCTGTACTCTTCTACCTCTTGGCTGAAGAGCTGAACGTCATGGTCCAGCAATACCCACCTGCCCTTTTCGGTTCGGCCACAGTGCATCAACTCATGGTCCAGCATATAGCGCTTGTGGGCATGATCGAACCGTTGCCAAATCTCGTGACAAAGAGTGATCTTGAAATCAAACCCAGTGTGAGATTTCTCGGTCTTGCTCATCTTCTGGCAGAATCCCCAAACCTCGCTCTTCTTTCCTGTTCGAGCGATTTGCTCTGCCTTCTTTTCGGGGTCATAATCCTCAATGAGGATGAGGACGGCAGCCGATGCCAGATGTGGATGCTTCTTGGCTATGAGGCCCATTGCCATTTTGTCCACGGCAGTGGGTGCCTGCCAGATGGGGTCAGTACCCATCTTTTGATGAAATTCCTTGGAATAGAATCTCACCGCCCGTGGATGCAAAAGGTCAACCATGGAATTACCAAGTGCATCGGTCAAGTCTAGAGTGAGGTCAACTCCCTGGGCCTTCCAAGACATCTTGAGATTGCGGATGGCCATGATGTTGGTGGGGTGGTCATAGTACCAAATCTCCCTAACATCCCCATCCTCGTTCTTTCTCTCCATGCACTTCATACCCAGCCGGAAGAAGAGCGAGGATTGGATTTGGCCTTCGGACACGGCCAAGATGGACACCACCTTCTCACCCCTGAGATAGGCAGCAGATTTGAGCGTAACCTTGGCCACGTGGGACCTCCCTCAGTTGTTTTCGTGACAGGTGGTATCGGCGAAAATGCCGAATCCATGCACACATTTGACGGTGATGGAACGGCGCACCGGCTGGTCAGGTGGCCCACAGACCATAGACACCTCGGTCTGGCTGGTTTCCGCCCATCGGTGTGACAGGGCGTCATGACCGGAGCACTCGGGGTGGGCTCGCCGAGCATAAGACACAGCCGTGTCTTCGGAAACACAGCCAGTCAGAAGCAAATAGAAAACCACCATACGCATGGCCTCTCCTAATAATCGAAGATTGTTGAACATTGGCACCAAAAGGTGCTCCTCCCATCGAGGTACCCTTTCATTATGGGCCTGCCACACCTGTTACAAGGTTTTCCCTCCCTTCCGTATATCCTGTGGTGGTTTTGGAAGGTCCCCGACTCGCCATTTGGCCCTCGGAAGCTTTGGGGACTAGAACCTCCGCATCGGAAGGCATGGTCAAACAGACGTGGGGTTGCTCCGTGGATTGCCAACCATCGCTCTCGGGGAACAAGCTCTATCCTTGAGTGGGGATGAACCTGGGCATAATGCAAGATTTCATTCGCATATATATTGCCGTATCCTGAAACCAGGCTTTGGTCAAGCAAAGCCTTCTTGACCGTCCATTTCGGTTTCTGGGACACGCGACTGTGAAAGGTGTTGAAGTCAATAGCCGCCGCTTCGGGGCCTATATTTTTGTATAACTCGAAGCGATATACGCTGGGGTCTTCAATGACCATGGCCCGCCCGAACTTTCGGGGATCCACGAACACTAGGGCCTCTTTGTGTTCGAAAGCCATCCACGCGTGGCAGTGAACACCCTGTAGAGCTGGGCTACTCAGAGGAACGATACCAAGCTTTCCTGACATGCCAAGATGGAAGATGACTACTTTGCGGGTCGAACCTTGCCGAAGGTGAAATTCGATGAACTTGGCCCGCTGCCGGATTCTCTTGACCTTCAGTCCTTCTATCCCGCCGAGTTTTCTGCCTGGGTTGTACTTGGAGTTGGACCAGGATCTTGAAGTGACAGACCCTACCAGTCTTTGGAGCTGGTGGACTACCACTTTGACTTCGGGCCATTCGGGCATGCAGTCTCCACTAAACTCCATCCATTAGAGGTGATTCATGCCACATGTTGCCGAGGTTACTCCCGATTGGACTCGGGTGTTTTTCTACTGTGAGGTCACTGACCGCCATTATATCGGGTGGGTTGAGACCCTGGATGTGGACCCCGATTCGACGGTCCACATCCACCACCGAGAGGGTGCCTTGGTCGGTCGGGAGAAGCGCAAGTCTCTTCACGTCCTTTCAGATGATGACTACAAGCGGGTTGCCTTGATCGATGCAGGCATCCGAAAGATGCAGGCCAATAGAACCCAGGTTCTATGGGACATCGTCAAAGAAAATCGGTGACACCCTTCATGGCTTCATCGAGTTCTTCCCTACTCGGAAGGTCTTTGGCCCTTTCAAGTTGACGTTGCAGCTGACTGGGCAATGGTCCAGGTCGCACAGGGTACGTAGGAGAAGACACCGGCCGGTTGCTCTTCTCCTTGGCCGCCACGGCGAGCGGAGCCAATGCAATCAGATGCTTGCATAGGCGAGGGACCATCCCACTGTTTCGTACAACGGGGTAGTCACCGTTGGAGAACCGGATGTCTGTGCACCCATAGCGGTTCAGGGCAACCTCGCAGTCATACAGAAACCATTCACAATCACAGGATACCCATACCGGTACTCCGTAGAGTTCCCGGCCCGTTGGGATTTCTCGACGGAGGTTTCGAAGTGCTACCAGGGAGGATGGAATTCCTTCCGAATGGTAGAATCGAATAGAGGAAACGTGTACTCTGTCAATACAGAGCGAACGCGATTGGACAACCTTCGAGGCACCGAAGTCATCGAGTTCAACGGACACCCTGGACACCCTCACTGAGCACGTCCTGACGCCCCTTTGGCGTATCTGCTTGGGTGTAAGGCGTATTATCTGACCGAGGTTCAGCTTCGGTATGTTTTCAGGCATGCGGTTACCCGTGTGTTTCCTTTAACCTGTAGGACCTAGGGGGGTCTAGTGTACAATCTCGGAACCCTATACAACGCACCGTTGATACCCCATAGAGAGATGGTGTGGTGGTATCATGAGTTCTATGAGGTGATTGAAGACGTTGCTGACCTGATAGGCGCTCATACTTCCTTCTTCGATGCCTTCATGATTGAGAATACCACCAAGATGGCGGCGAAGGTTCTCAAAAATGTCACGATCTTCTACGGGGAGGACATCATCAGAGAGCGGGGTGGGTATGAAGTTGATGATTATCTGCCGCGGGAAGTTCTGCTGATTGAGCTGGGTTTGGACTTCATGTATCACTCAGCGATGAAGGAAAAGGATACAATATCCCCCTATGTTCAACACAAGGAATCTCTTCCTTTCGTCTATGCAGTGTATATCATCCTAGGAGAGTCATTCCTCCGAAGCACCAAGCGCTACTGCATGTATGTTGACCAAGCCATCCCTAAACGGCTGGAAGTTGAACGACTTGAGGATATAGGGGAAAGGGTTCGACCGAAGTTGAGACTGGAAGTAGCAAGACTGGAAATGAAAGCGAGGTCAATGGAGGAAAGGTTTGGGGCGACACAAACTCACTTCTACGGGGTGGTCAAGCAGGTACAGTGGCACATGAAGATTGCTATGGCCATGAGGACAAAGGTTCTGGTCTCCTTCCGTCGCTTGGTGATGCAGATGGCTCGGAAGTATGGAAGGTCAGAACAGCAGATACTCGACAACTTCCAGCACGGGTCCACTGGTTTGGTTCGAGCAGCCAATTATTTCGACCCCAATCGGGAAAAGGCATTTTCGGGACTGGCTCGCAACTGGATTCAGGCTTCGGTCCTGCTTCATCTTAAGACCGAAGCCAACATGTGCAAGATCCCTGCCCCTCTTTGGCAGGTGTACCGCAAGATGGAGCAGATGAGCCACGACAAGGGGATTGTAGGCGACATCCCCGCCATCGCCAAAGAAATGAAGATGACCGAGGAGCAAGTGGTCGAAGTCATGCAGGCCATTCAGATCAATCGTCCAGTCAGTCTTGAAAGTCCACTGTCCGAAGACGACCCTGGCACCATGCTTCGAGACAACGTAGTAGACGAAGGTGAGTCTGTAGAGGACTCGTTGTCCCGGAAGTCATCCACTCAGGCTAGTGACTACATGTCGGCCCTATCCTACAAAGAAAGAATGGTCATCTGTTGCTGTTTTGGTACCTTTGACCTTGTCCCGGATAGTAAGGACATGTACCCACTGGACATAGTCCGTGAAAGACTCCGACAGATGGCCCTCATTGCGGTCGATCAGATGAAGAGGTCGTAACATGAGCGAGTATGCAGACTTGAAGGCAGCCATCATTCAGGTAGTGGAAGAGGCTTACCTGGCTGACCCCGCCGGATTGTCCGTTGTTCGGGCATCCCTAGGCGATGTAGGGTCCAGTCCCAATTGGAATACAGTAGACATCAGTGGCAATCAATTTCTGGCCGGCGCTGCCTGGAATCCGAAGCCTGTGGGCAGCCCTGCTACCGACGGACCAGACCTCACCCAGATTGACAAGACCGTAATTGGATACCTGGTGAGGGGTCTTTGGGCCGCCCTTCGTGGTCCTCGCATTGAGTCCAAAGCATCTCTGTCGGCAGGGGAAATCTTGTGCATTGGACCTGCTGGGGGCTGGCTTTTGGCCGATTCGAATGATGTGGGAACTCGACAGAATGCCCTAGCAGTGGCTCTGGCCGATACATCGTCGGGGGATATCGCATCTGTCCACAATTTCTTTGGGCATCAGGTGACGGCGAAGTTCAGTTCCACTCCGGTGGCTGGGGATGTCGGTAATCCGGTATACCTGTCCAATGCAATCGGCAAGGCCACAACCACAGAGCCCTCCGCAACTGGGTCCCGTATCTACTCTCTGGGGGTTCTTTTGGAAGCCAACGGCACGGATACCTGTGACATTCTGTGGGCGCCCTCTTATGTGGGTGACGTGCCTTAAATTCTGAGTGTTGCGATTGTTGCAACACAACACCACATCGCCTAAATGGCGCCACCACTTGGTTACCATCCCACCAACCGTCATGACGACCATGACGCCACCATTAGGAAAATTTGAATATGCGCAATTACAGTGACCGCGGCAGCGAGCGACGCAGCCGCTGGGACGAGGATGTCAACTTCATCGTACCTGATAACCGGAATCGTCGTTTCCGGCTTGTGGGTCCCGTCCAGGACATCGCCAACCATTGGTGTGTTCAGGGAGCCGGCGACTACGCTGACAAGCTCGGGTCAATGCGAGAAAAGGCCATCGCCGAGGGCAGGGAGTTCAAGCCCCCGAAGGCTCCGCCTGGTGTTCCTTTCCTCTGCCCCAAGTTCGACCTCTTCCGTGAGAAGGTTGTTGATTGGAAGAACCCCAAGACCGGTCAGGGCTGGTATGATTCCGAGGTCGTAAAGGCTGTCGCCCTGGAGCGACAGGGGATCGAGGTGCCCAGAGGAACGGACCGCAACAAGGACCGGTTCTGTCCTCGGGCTATGGAAAATGGTAAGGCCGTCCGTCTGGACCGCCTTTGCTGCCCCATGTGTGATGATTTCAAGTCCCGCCCAAATCAGCGTACCTGGTGGTTCTGCTTCGAGCGCAACGTCAAGACGATCCGCGGCCGGGATGTGGTCAAGGGTAATTCTGACTTCGGTGTTCTGGGTAAATCTGGAATGCCCTACACTCCTATGAAGGCTATCGATAAGATCGCCAAGTTTGAACGTGTCGATCCCGCTGACCCCAAACAGGGATTTGACATCACCATGAGCCTCGACAAGACGGCTCGTCGTGCCGACGACATGTATTCCGTACAGAAGTGCAATGACGCTCCAAATCACCCTCTCACTTCAGATGAGATAAAAGAGGTTTTCGGCCGCTACATTCTCAAGAACGGCAAGAAGACCAATATCATGGGGATTTTCAAGCTCCGTCGTGAGAACCCCAAGGCGCTGGTAGGCATGAAGGTGATCGAGGAGGCCGGTCTTCTTCCTCTGGAAGAGATGGCGGCTGCTGACGTTGACCCTGACAACATGCGTCGGTTCATGGAGCGGTCTGGGTATTATGACGACGACGGTCGCCCCCGTCGTGAGTTGTATGAAGGCAAGGATGAGAACGATAACGCTTGGAAGGACACGGGCTCCGAAGATGACGAGGAGGAGGAAGAGGCTCCTCGCCGTCGCCGTCGTTCGAAGAAGACCGGTAGCAAGTCCGCCAGAGGCAAGACTCGGACTCGTACCCGCAAGTCTCGTCCTCCTGCTGATGGCGAGGACGAGGCCCCGCCTCCGCGTAAGCGTCGGCGCAAGCGCCCTCCGACCAAGTCTGATTCCGAAGAGGCACCTCGCAAGCGTCGGCGCAAGCGTCGGCCGATGGAGTGAGGTAAGATATGCAATTCGTGGGGTCTGAAGGTTTCACCTACGTCCATGCGCACCAATATACCTCTCTTATCAGGGATAATCAGGAGTTTGCCCTTCTGATGGTAGCGCCAACCAAAAAGCATCTGAAGTTCGTCGAGCACCTTCATGGTATTAAGGGATCACAACCAGTGTTTGTGATGCCTATCGATGAGACTCAAAGCCACCTGGTGGATATCGCTCGGGCCCCACGGATTCGCTTCTTCAAGGATGGTAAGATCATCCATGACGTCCTGCTAAATCAGGATGACCTGAACTCACTAGGGGACAGGCTACGCCCTCTCGGCCTGTTCTAGGGAGAGCAAATGTCCGTTATTTTCGTGCAGTCCCCTAGCCGGGCTGAATTCCTGGGTCGTATCCACGATTCGGTGCTTTGTCTACCCGAGCACCGAATGAAGGTGGGTCCAAAGGGGATATCCCTTCACCCGGGAACCGTATCCACGTTGGCCAATCTGGACACAGACGTGGTATACTTGGGGTTCCCCCAGACCAACGAAGGCGAGGCTCTATCTCTGGCCATCCAGAAACAAGTGCAGGCGTTCCACCCCGACGCCAAATGTACCAGGGTGGACCTCTCCAGGGTGACCGACAAGAAGGGTCTGGACTCTGCCCTTCGAAAGAAGCAGTCCATTGACCTGGGGGCCATCGAGCAGTATACTGCTCTGACGGCAGCCCGAGGTCTCTCCAGGCTTCATATCTCCCGGGCTCTTACCGAATATTTGGGCACTTCTGTGAACATTGGGGTCGGGGAATTGTTGCTTCTCCACATCGCCGCGGTGCCAATGTTCCAGAGTCGACGGATGGTCTCATGCGAGTGGATATGCCGGACCAAATTGAGCGGTCCAGTGGACGTTGTTTTGGAGTCTGGATGTGTTGGGTCTGAAGGCATTGCTAGACGATACCAGAGGATGGCCGAATCTGGGTTTCTGACTGTAGACACTGTGTCCAAGTGGGATACGGGTCGTAGTACTCCATCTGTGCTCAACCTGGGCAGTCTTGTTTATGATATTTGCCTTGAGGTTGGCCTTCCGGGCTCAAGGATAATCAAAGCTCTACAGAAATTGGAAAGCAGTGGGATGATTACTGCTGTACTGGGGGCTAAGGATGGTATGGATCCAGAATTCATCCGGGGAGGAAAGAAAGTTCTGAAGGCCGCGGGATATAAGACGGCTGGGGTCTCTCAGCGTCCGGGTCCACTGTTCATTCAACCTGTAGACCCTGCTGTGACTCCTGCTGATCATCCCTCCTCTGACGAGGGTGTGATTTACAAGTGGGTATGGTCACAGGCCCTCCTCGCTTTGGAGTCTGCAAATAAGGGCAGCACCATCCAGTGGAAGTTGTGGGATGGTCCTGGTCAGAGGAGGCCATTGGGGTCAAAGAGCATGCTCTTCGTGTCCAAACCAACCCTAGATGACAAGAACGTCCTTCCCAAAAGAGGGTTCAAGGCGTCTGAATTTGTTGTAGAGTCTTCTTCTGTGGTCCAGAAGTGGTATGTGCCCAGTCCCAATGTGTCAGAGGGTCACCTTTTGCGGACGGCTATCCGGGAGTATTCCATGGACCGCCAATCCAATTTTGGTCGGGTCATGGCAAGTCTGTTCAGTCAGGGTTTGCTGAAGAAGATTGGACCCAGTACATGCCAAATCACTCTGCGTGGTGAACTTATTCTTAATATCCTGTCCTCCAGTTCCTGGGCTGAGATGGTAGTGGCATCTAAGTTTCGAGGTCATTTTGACACAATGGCGGACATCAAGCCCCTGATGTCCAACCTCAAGTCCCTGGTGAAGGTCATCGAGGAAGGGTCTAGGGTTAAGGAACCATTCGACCATAGGACCCAGACATATTATACCCTCGTCTATCCCAAGGACATCGAGACCCAGCCCTATTTCAGGAATGAGCGAGTGAATGGGGACATCGGCCTCGATTTCTCGGAGGATGGGGTCGTTTCTGGGTTCCAAAGCCGAGTCGTTCCGGGTCTTTGTCCTGAGTGTGGAAAGGAAACTCTATCCGAAAGCCGCAACTGGTTTGGATCCAGAGTGAATTGTACTGGTTGTATGGCCGAGAACGTTACCCCCATCACTGATATTGAGGTATAGCAACAATGCCTGCCAAGAAAACCGATATACCCGAAGCCCCACACGGTCGCAAGGTTCTTGCTGACCATTTCTGCGGTCAGTGTTCGTTCATTGATACCTTCTTTGAGAAGAGCGGCCTGCCTCCGGGTATTTCGTGTCGCCTCGGACGTGGGGTCGGTACGGGTACCCCCGCATGTGATCAGTACAAGGGTCGAGGTGCGAAGATCGACCGTGAAAGTGCTGGAATGAAGAAGGCTCGGAAGAAGCTCGGTTTCCGGCGTCGGAAGCTGCGCCCAAAGCTCGTTGGCGATTGCTTGACCACCGGGTCCCATTACCTGGACCTTGTGACTGGAGGAGGCATTCCCGGTGGCAAGCTCGTGGTGTACTTTGGCCCTGAACATTCTGGTAAGACTACCCTCTGCTTCCAGACCATGGCGGCAACCCTTGAGTCAGGTATCCCGGTTGATGCATGGGATGCTGAGGAAAGTTGGGATAAGGGATATATGCTGGCCAACAGGGTTGACCCCGAGCATGAGCTTTTCACTATGGAGGCTCACGACAATGGGGACGATTACTACAATTACCTGGTGTACCTCCTCAACGAGCTGGAGGACCAGGATGAGGGTGGTCCTCCCCAGATGCTCATCGTCTGTGACTCGGCCGCTGCACTCATCGCTAAGATGACTGCCGATGACCCCGAGAAGGAAAACATGGCTGGACCGGCGGGTGTTCACTCCCGAGGTCTTCGGAAGATCAAGCGTCTTCTTGGTCGCAAGAACGTCTCGATGATTTTCACTAACCACACCGGTGAGAAGCCTGGCGTTTCTTTC